AGGCAACACATAGTAAACTTTAGAAAGGCAACTCAACTATGGCATCATTAGCAGAAATTCGCGCAAGACTAGCCGCCAGCGAATCCAAACAAGGCGGAAACTCCACAGGCGGTGACAACTCGATTTATCCACATTGGAACATGGAAGAAGGCCAAAGTGCCACACTCCGTTTCTTGCCTGATGGTAATTCAAAAAACACATTCTTTTGGCAAGAACGCAGCATGATCCGCTTGCCATTCAATGGCATCAAAGGTGAAGCAGATTCTAAACAAGTCTACGTCCAAGTGCCATGCATGGAGATGTGGCAAGAGACCTGCCCAGTGCTGACAGAAGTTCGCACCTGGTTCAAGGACAAGAGTCTAGAAGACATGGGTCGCAAGTATTGGAAAAAACGCAGTTATATTTTCCAAGGTTTTGTTCGCGAGAATCCGCTTGCTGACGACAAGACTCCTGAAAACCCAATCCGCCGTTTCATCATTGGTCCTCAGATCTTTACACTTATCAAAGGCGCACTCATGGATCCAGAACTGGAAGAATTGCCAACAGACTTGATGCGTGGCCTGGACTTCCGTATCAGCAAGACCAGCAAAGGTGGTTTTGCCGACTACAACAGTAGCAAGTGGGCACGCAAAGAATCGGCCTTGAACGAAGCCGAGCAAGCCGCAGTCGAAAAGCATGGCCTGTTTGATTTGAGCACATTCTTGCCCAAGAAGCCAAGCGAAGCCGAAGTCCGGGTAATCAAAGAAATGTTTGAAGCGTCGGTGGATGGTCAGAGCTATGACACTGAACGTTGGGGTCAGTATTTCCGTCCGGCAGGTGTGACAGCTTCTGCTGGTGCTGTTGCGGCAGATGAAGATACTCCAGCACCTGCAACCAAACCAGCTACAGCCGCAGCAAGTAGTTTTGACGACGAGGATGCTCCAGCGGTAGCAAGTGCTCCGGTGGCCGCCAAGCCAACGACTCAAAAGGCCGAAGATATTTTGGCCATGATTCGTAGCCGTCAAAAGCAGTAATGGAATTAACAGTTGTGCTGGGTGCCTCTAAGGAGGCATCTTTTGACATCCACTTAAATGACAACTCTTTTGTCCGCAAATGGACAAAAGAGTTACAGTGGTGCACAGAAAATTGTGAATTTAATCAACAAGAAGCATTTTGGTCGTTGTTAACATTAGATGAATCATCTAACATATTAACTAATGCTTGCTTGACCATTAATCAATATTTAAAAAATTTTATTGAAATTCGTAATGATTTAGCTAATCAACCACAGGAATATTTCAACTATCTACACACAAAATTTGAAACTTTAAGTGGTGAGTATGGAAAACCCACTCGATTGTTTGCATTGGCAAATACTGAATTAAAAACAGCCATACGAAATCTAAACTTTTTTATACATAGAGTAGAAACAAAACAAGACCCAGATGCTAACTTATACATAAGTTTTAATAAAGATCAATATAGACGACACCCTTTAGAACAGGACGACTACCAGTATGCAGAATATACGATACCGCCGGGAACATTATTTTTACATTATGTTGAATTAGGTAAAAATTTGTTTGACCTTTATAAAGATGGGTTAGATTTATCATATCCGGGATTTAAAAATTTACATTATTTTAGCGGTGAAGCAACACTTACACTGGCAGGCATTAATCAGTTTGATCACAAAGACTATATTAATTGGTTGACTAATCAGGGATTAGACCCGTATAATAAACACATGGGTCATGTAACAATCCCACTGGGCAATGTAATCGATATAGAAACCGTAAAAGACAAATTAAGTAAGTATAAACATATTAACCAAATTTTAATTAAGGAAGACTAGCATGGCAAAACCATTCGACGTAAGCAAGTTCCGCAAGGAAATCACCAAGAGTATTGATGGATTGTCCATCGGTTTCAACGATCCTACTGACTGGATCAGCACAGGCAACTTTGCACTAAACTATTTGATCTCAGGAGACTTCAACAAAGGTATTCCGCTGGGCAAGGTCACTGTGTTTGCCGGCGAGTCTGGTGCAGGCAAATCATACATCTGCTCAGGCAACATTGCCAGAAATGCACAAGAGCAAGGCATCTTTGTTGTGTTGATTGACAGTGAAAACGCCCTAGACGAAGACTGGCTCAAAGCACTGGGTGTAGACACATCGGAAAGCAAACTGTTAAAATTAAGCATGGCCATGATCGACGATGTGGCCAAAACCATCAGCACATTCATGGCCGACTATAAAGCCTTGCCTGATGGCGAGCGACCCAAGGTCATGTTTATCATTGACAGCTTGGGCATGTTGTTGACCCCTACTGATGTAAATCAGTTTGATGCCGGTGAAATGAAAGGTGACCTGGGTCGTAAACCCAAAGCTCTCACAGCACTTGTCCGTAACTGTGTCAACATGTTTGGTAGTTACAATGTGGGCCTGGTATGTACCAATCATACCTATGCGTCACAGGACATGTTTGATCCCGATGACAAGATTTCAGGCGGCCAAGGCTTTATCTATGCAAGTTCTATTGTAGTTGCCATGAAGAAGATGAAACTCAAAGAAGACGAAGACGGCAACAAGATTTCGGAAGTCATGGGCATCCGTGCTGGCTGTAAGGTAATGAAAACACGCTATGCCAAACCTTTTGAAGGTGTGCAAGTCAAGATTCCTTATGAAACAGGTATGAATCCCTACAGCGGTCTGACAGATCTGGCCGAAAAGAAAGGACTACTCAAGAAAGATGGTAATCGACTCATGTTTGTGACCAGCGATGGCGAGATCATCAAACAGTTCCGCAAGGCCTGGGAAAGCAACGAAGATGGTTGCTTGGACAAGGTCATGGCCGATTTTGCAAATCAGAAGGAAACGGTAAGTACTGAAGACACAATCACGGAGGAATAACGGATGTCAGTGGAATTAAGCAAAGAAATTTGGGACGAACTCAAACGCTACGTAAACACAGTGGATCGTGACGAAGCGGCAGAAACCTTGGTCAGTGTGTTGATCGACAACGACGCAGATGCCGATGAAATTAAAACAGCATTTAAAAGCGATACGGAAGTAAAACGTGCCTTGGCACACTATCTCAAAGATCATGAAGAAGAGGAAGAAGATTTCCAAGATGACGACGATGGTGATGATGACGAGGATTATTAATGTGGTATAGCAAGGTTGTAGCCAATCTTGGTGCTATTCCAGATTTTATAGCATATTACGAAACTGAGCTAGAATCAGCCAAGTTTGAATGCCGCATTGGTGGACTGGTGGAAAAAAATATCACGGCCTTGCCGGGCATCACCGAACACAGATTCAATCAACTTCAAGAAATAGAAGCAGTGTTAAACTATCTCAACATACAACTGCGTAAGATCCGTCGCCGACACTTCCAAAAATATCTAGAAGGTTATGCTCGTGCTTTGACCAGCAGAGATGCTGAAAAATATGTAGATGGCGAGGACGAAGTGATCGACTTCGAAACTATCATAAACGAAGTGGCCTTGTTGCGCAATCGCTGGTTGGGCATTATGAAAGGGCTAGACACCAAACAGTGGCAAATGGGGCATGTGGTTAGGCTACGCACCGCCGGCATGGAAGACATACAAGTATGAAATTTGTACATCCTGGCGATAGCCATGCACATAGTCTACAAACTCTGAACCAACTATATGAGTATGATGATTTCATGGCCAGCATTCGCAGCATGGTAGATCTTGGTTGCGGATCGGGTGAGGACTTGATCTGGTGGGCCACTAGAACTACTCGAGATGACAAGCCTGAGCCCTTACACATCAGATGCACAGGCATAGATCTGCAACCAAAAATACAGTTAGGTGCGCAATATCCAAACATTGCGATTACACCTGGCGATTTCGAACAACCCATAACACCTCACCCAGGCGGATTTGATGTGCTATGGTGTCACGACGCATTTCAATATGCTTTGAATCCTGTACAAACTCTCAGCAATTGGTGGCACATTGCCAGTCCGGGCGCCATGCTGGCACTTGCCGTACCAATCTCACAACGCATACATCATCGACAACTGGCTTATGAATTGCCCAGTGGTTGCTATTATCATCATACCATGGTCAGCCTGATGTACATGCTGGCCACCGCAGGTTGGGACTGCGGCTCAGGTTTTTTCAAACAAACTGTTGGTGAACCCTGGATACATGCCGTGGTCTATCGTAGCCAACATCCACCCATTGATCCTCGCCAGGCTACTTGGCACCACTTGGTTGAACTGAATCTTTTACCAGAATCTGCGGCTGCAAGCATATATGCCCACAGTGCCTTGCGCCAGCAGGATTTGATTGTGCCTTGGATTGATCATAGTCTGGCCAGCATGGCCACTTTGTAAATTAGATCAGACAATTTATGGGCCTATAAATATCCACATGAATACTATTGTGGTTGTATCAGGTGGGTTTGATCCCATACACTCTGGACACATAAAACTAATCAAAGAAGCACGAACTCTAGGCGATTATCTAATTGTGGGCATCAACAGTGACGAATGGTTGGCCCGCAAAAAAGGCCGTGCATTCATGCCCTGGCAAGAGCGCCTGTGTGTGCTAAACAACCTGTCCATGGTAGACGAGGTTTACACCTTTGACGACGACGACGGCACTGCTTGTCATCTTTTACAACAGGTCCGCGCACACTATCCTGATGCACGCATTGTATTTGCCAACGGTGGTGATCGTACTGCAAAAAATATTCCAGAAATGACAGTGCCTGACATAGAATTTGTGTTTGGCGTGGGCGGGTCGGACAAGTCCAATTCCAGTTCGTGGATACTTGAAGAGTGGCGAGCACCTAGAACACATCGTGTCTGGGGGTCCTACCGTGTGTTGTATGAAGCAGGCGCCGGAGTCAAGGTCAAAGAACTCACGGTAGAGCCTGGCCAACGACTCAGCATGCAACGCCATAAGTCGCGTGCTGAGCATTGGTTTGTGACCGAAGGTCAGGCCACAGTTTACACTATCAACAGGAAAAGCGACGCTGAACTCATGGGAGAATTTACCAAACATCAACACATACACATTGATCGTGAAGAATGGCATCAACTGTGCAACGAAACTGATCAACCTCTGCGGGTGGTAGAGATACAATATGGCGTGAATTGTGTAGAAGAAGACATAGAACGACTATGACACCAATTCCAATTTTTATCGGCTACGATCCCAGAGAAGCCATAGCATATCATGTGTGCGTAAACAGCATCATCCGACATGCCACACAACCAGTGGCCATTGTGCCCGTGGCACTAAATCTGTTCCAAGACTACGAAGAAACACACGGCGACAACAGCAATCATTTTGTGTACACCAGATTCCTAGTTCCACATCTCATGGGTTATCAAGGATGGGCCATATTCATCGATGGTGACATGGTGCTTAGAGATGACATTGTCAAACTATGGAGCCTGCGTGAATATGACAAAGACGTCATGGTAGTCAAGCACGATTATAAAACAAGGATGGCAGAGAAATACATGGGCGCCAAAAACGAAGATTATCCCAGAAAGAATTGGTCCAGTGTGATCTTATGGAACTGCTCTAGTTGGCCCAACAGAAAACTCACACCGGACTTCGTTCAAAGTCAACCCGGCAGTTACCTACACAGATTTTCGTGGTTGGATGACGCTCGCATTGGCGAACTGCCCATGGAATGGAATTGGTTGCCAGACGAACTTGGAGCCAACGCTGATGCAAAACTTTTACATTACACCTTGGGCACACCTTGCTTCACTGAGTTTGCTGATACACCACAAGGCGAAGAGTGGCACAGAGAACGCATACTCACCGAATACTGCCAACAAAGGATCTTATGACCTTGCCCATAGCCGTGGTCGAACGATGGCCCATGGAAGAATACAAGGTGCTGTACCCAGATCAGTGCATTGCGCTCAAGCACAGCGTGGCAGACACCTTGAAATTATACAATGAACTCCAACTGTTGCGACAGTTATTCCGGTTCGAAGATGACAAAGAGAGCAAACGTCTAGATAAAAATCTTGAACTGCTGATCAGAGAAAAAGAAGAACGGTATTTTAGACTGACCAAGTTTAGTGACTATCCAGCCATGACCATGGCTGCTTTCCCACAAAGCAGTTTCATGACCAGTCACGATTATAAACGTGCCAAAGATGCAATCACAGATCCGATCTTGGTGCGTGGTATCAGCGCAGGCGCATACATCAAACATGCTGAACAAAATGGCCGCGATTACTACTTTATGGAAACTGGTTATTTAGGTAACTATCGCAGCGAAAACAACAGAACTGGTAGAAAAATATATCACAGGATTGAAAAAAATGCCATGCAACAGCGTAGGTTTTTGGATGTGCCCGATGATCGGTGGCAAGCACTCTGCAGATACAATCCCGCACTGAGCTATCAAGGCTGGCGCAAAGATCCTGGATCAAAAATCCTGTTGATCATGAGCACAGAAAAACCTTTTCAGTTCTATGGTGCAGATAGAGACACTTGGATCAAAAACACCATTGATACTATAAAACAACACACAGATCGACCCATAGTAATCAAGGACAAGCCCGGACGTGCTGAAAGAAACACCACAGACAACATATATGATATTCTGGAACAAGACATATGGGCCGTGGTCACTTACAACAGCATAGCAGCCGTAGAAGCCGTGCAGGTTGGTATTCCCAGCTTCAGTCTGGCTCCCACTGCAGCCAGTCTTGTCACCACCGACGATCTCAGTCTTATTGCTTGCCCGCCTCGAACCGATGAACAGGTGATCTACAAATGGTTGTGCAGTTTGGCCTATGGTCAATTCAGCATAGACGAAATCATAACCGGCCAAGCCTGGAATCTGGTACAAGAAAATGAGCACCGAACGACCTTTGATTATTAAAAGCTATCTCGGCAGTCTACCCAGACACATCAATGGCACCGAAAAGATCAACGCATTGACTTATTTTGCCGAAGGTGCTGCCAGGTGTGGAGATCAAGCCCAGGTAACACACAGCCAGACCTACGAGGACTGTGATGTTGGTGCCATAATCGGCAATGCGTTTGATTCTAATCCCAGCAAAACCAAAATGGCACACTATCAGGTGCGCAAAATGGTTATGGAGACGCAACAACAACTGGGAAGATATTGGCTTAGTATCGATAGTAATGTGTTTATCTACAAAGATCCTGCAAATCCACAACGTTATCTGCGCTACAGCTTCAACGGTGTATTTCCTAAAACAGGAATATATTGCAATGAAACTCCTGGAGAGGAAAATTGGAACAACATCCGGCGGCATTACAACATGGATTTAAAACCTTGGCGGACCACAGGCAATCATATTCTTATCACATTACAACGTCCGTTGGGCTGGAGCATGCGTGGATTTGATTTGATGGCCTGGTTGCAGAACACAGTCACACAAATCAAACAACACAGTGATAGACCTATCTTGATAAGATGGCATCCTGGTGATTGGAAGGCTTATCCACGCTATGTGGAATTGTTGAAAAAACACAATGTTACCATCAGTCCACAAGGACGACACATCATCCAAGACTTGGTCAACTGCTGGGCACTGGTATGTCATAACAGCACCCCCAGTGCTGTGGCACCCATAGAAGGTATTCCCAGTTTTATTACCGATGATCCAGGCTACAGCCAAGCAGGATCCATAGCCAACACTGATCTTAGTCAAATTGAAACACCGGTTATGCCTGATCGTGAACACTGGATTAGACAACTAGCTCAATGCCATTGGAATTTTGAAGATCTCAGATCTGGTCGTTGTTGGGCACACATGAGACAATGGGTCAGATAGTGTTAGTGACAGTGTTATTGCCCACTCGTTGCCGTACATCATTGATCACACGCACAGTTGAATCATTGCTGAGTCTGGCCGATGATCCTGCACAGATTGAAATAGCAGTGGCCTACGATGAAGATGACGCCGAGAGCCATGATTTTTTTTCTTCTCCGGCCTGGGTCGACCTGGTCAGCAAATATGGCACCGCAACACAGGTGCACAAAACTCCAATCTGGGGATATGTTGAACTGCATAGATATTACAATTTACTGGCTCAACATGCTCGTGGCCAATGGCTGTTGATTTGGAACGATGATGCCTTGATGAAATCCACTGGATGGGACAGTATGATCAAACGCGAGCAGGATCACATGGGCATGTTGCACATGATCACTGAAAACTATCGACCAAAATTCGCACTGTTTCCTTTGATTCCGCGAAAGTGGATTGACATTTTTGGATCGGTGAGTTTGTCAAACTCCAACGATTCTTGGATACATCACATCTGTCTGGAAGCCAATGCAATCAAACTGATTGATGCTGTGGTATTCCATGATCGCGCAGACCTCACAGGCAACAATCTGGATCAAACCTATCTAAATAGAACCAATCAAAAGAAACTTTACAAATCAGAAGCCATGCGTCGTCTCAGACACGAATGGGCACAACGACTCATTGAGTATCGCAAACGCCTATAGATATTTTTGTTGTTCTTGTTTGAATATAGCTAATTCTTTGCGTTTGCCTTTGGCCGACCATATTGCACTTTCGGGACGCATGGCCCAGTCAATGTAGCTCATGGGCAAGATTCCTTTGCGGTATTTGGGTACCAATTGATCTAAAACTACCTGATCCAGGAACCAGTAGATATCATTGCGTTCAATGTTTTCTCGCATGGCCTGGCCATAGGCCTGTAAAAAATCATGTGATCCTGTTTGTCCGTTAAACAAGATAGCCCCGGCTAGATGTGTGCCATCTTTGGGTTTTTCGTACAGGTAAAAATCACACTGTCCAAGATCAATGTTGAAAGTTGCACGAACCAGTCCATCTACATCAATTTCTAAACAGCGTTGTCCAGGTTGTAGAATTTCTGCCAATCTCACGAATCGCATGCAAGCAAAATAGGTTTGCCGGATCAATTTTATCAATTCGTCACGGCCGCCTACATGTCCCCTTTTCCACATTTGACGTTGACGATCATTGGCAAACTGTGTGCGATTTTGCCACTCAGTGGCGCAGTTTTCAAATTCCAAAGGATCAGTGATTTCCCAGGTGACACTGACTTGAGCATGTTGCTGACAATAAGCCAATTGTTCCTCGGTAGGATCATAGATGTGTATGTGAATGCCCAAGTTTGGGGTGTTTGCAAGTACGCTACGAATCAAAGCACGACCGTGGATGTCAAAATACACACGATCTGCGGCTGCGTACACAAAAAATCCAGATTGATTGATAGTTCCTTGAATGGGAGATAGGTTCATGGTTAAATATTTAACCTTATGCGTGTGGCCTACTTTCCAAATCAGTGTGCTCAAAACAGCGGTCCTGTCGTGAAGGCCCTGCTGACCAGTTTGTACAACGCTGGGCACAAAGTTGTAGAAAATGATTTCGATGCTGATGCAGCCATCATATGGAGTGTGCTATGGTCCGGGCGCATGGCCGCCAATCAGGCAGTGTGGAGCCATTATAAAACACATAACAAACCATTGATTGTGGTTGATGTTGGGGCTCTTTATCGTGGCGAAACTTGGAAGATAGCCTTGAACTCAGTCACTTCCAATGGGTATTACGGGCACACAGAAAATCTAGATTGGGACCGTCCAAGAAAATTGGGCATCAGTTTGGCCCTCAATTTCTCTAGAAATCCACGAATCGTGATAGCCGCACAACATGCCCGCAGTCTACAGACAGTGGGGTTGACCAGCATGGAAGGTTGGGTGATACAGCAGGTAGAACAGTTGCGCAAGGTCACAGACCGTCCTATCGTGGTACGCCCACATCCACGTAGTCCTTTGAACCGGTCCGGACTTGTGCATTTGCCCGCGGACGTGGTCATAGAACAACCAGCCCGAGTGGCCAATACCTATGACAGCTATAACTTGGCTTTTGAGTGTCATGCCATGGTCAACCACAACTCGGGTCCGGGCATACAGGCGGCCTTGGCAGGAACCAGACCCATAGTAGATCGATCCAGCCTGGCCTATCCTGTGAGTATAAAATTAGAAGACATTGAACAACCTTACACCGTGGACAGAGATCAGTGGCTGGTAGAAATTTGTCATACCGAATACACCGTGAATGAAATAAGTCGCGGCGTTTGGCTACAACGACTGGAATCACGTCTTGGATAAAGCTACCAAACGAGCACACAAATTGGCACACCAGCAGACCACAGTCGTTGAGCCAATGATCACAGGACCCATAGATTGTGCTTGCGTGATTCACGGCAATGCCTATGACTGGAGCTATGTTGAACGCCTGTACAACATGCTGAGTCGCCACATTACCGCGGGCATACGATTACATGTTTATACCGAAGCAGAAAGAACAGTACCTGCACCCATGATCAAGCACGAGCTGATACCGTGGCAACTGAAACGTGCCAATCGCGGATGGTGGTACAAGATGCAGCTGTTCAATACCCAACATCATTCAGGGCCCTTGCTGTATTTTGATCTGGACACTGTCATAGTCAGTAACATAGATTGGATTTGGCATCAGTCGCCCACACATTTCTGGACCGTGAGAGACTTCAAGTACTTGTGGCGTGCCAATCATGTGGGCATAAATTCCAGTGTCATGTGGTGGAATACCAAAAATTATCAGTATGTTTGGGACAGTTTTTGTGCGCAGGATCTGGACAACATGGTTCGACGCCATCACGGAGATCAGGACTTTTTGACTGCCACGATACCTCACAACCAGTGTAGATATCTGGATGTTAACCGAGTGCAAAGCTGGCGCTGGCAGTGCGTAGACGGCGGCTACGATTTTCGCCGCAAGCGTCACAGATCTACAGGCACCGGCACACAGATCTTAAACAATGCCAGCATACTGGTATTTCACGGAAATCCAAAACCACATCAGGTCACAGATCAATTGATTTGCGAGCACTGGCAATAACCCTACTAAAAGTAGGGTTTTTTATGGCTTGACCTCAAATTGCTCAGGTGCTATAATAGTAACATAATGTAGTTTTTACGCAACACTTTTTGAGAAAGGCAAAGTATGAATCAACATTTAAGAGCAACAGCAATGACCGCAGGCATGATGGCCATTGTGTTGGCAACCACAGCATTTTTCCATTTTTTAAGCACAGTCGTTACCGCCGACATGGTTCCTACGATCGTGATTGGGTTGGGTATCACGTCTTGCGTTTTTCTTATATACACCGTTTTCCTGGCCCAAATACGCTACGAAGACTCACTGAAAAGCATGGTTGACAAGAAATAACCAATTTAGTATAATAGTATTATTAAAACAATCAAGAAGGAGCTAGAAGTATGTCAACTATTCTCGTTAAAAACGGATCATATCGCAATCAACCCGTGAACGGCATGATCTTTAATCTTGTCAAGGGTTTTCAAACTGGTGCCAAGGGAGGCTATGTGACAGTTCAAGCAGATGGCTATTTTGGCCCAGATGTTCCAGATGTGGTTCGAGTCAAAGTCGACAGCATTGAAGATGTAGAGTTTACCACTGAGTCAGTGACTGCTGATCGCCCGGTAGTGGTTCAGGCCCCAGAGGAGACTGATGATCAAGTCATGGATCGTATTGAACAACGATTTGACATCCTGGATCAAATGACCAAGGCCACCATAGCCGGTGATGTTCGTGCCATGATCGTGGTTGGTCCTCCTGGAGTAGGCAAGAGCTATGGTGTGGAAAAACAACTGGAGAAGTCAGGTCTGTTTGACAAGCTCAGTGGTCGCAAGATCAAGTATGAAGTGATCAAAGGTGCCATGACTCCCATCGGTCTCTACTGTACCTTGTACAAACATTCAGATCCCAACAACGTGTTGGTGTTTGACGACTGTGACAGCGTGTTCCAAGATGACTTGAGTTTGAACATTCTCAAGGCCGCCCTGGATTCGGGCAAGAAGCGTAGGATCTACTGGAACTCAGACTCGGCCATGTTGCGCAGAGAAGGTGTGCCTGACTGCTTTGACTTCAAAGGTGCCTGTATCTTCATCACTAATTTGCAGTTCAGCAATCTCAAAAGCAAGAAATTGCAAGACCATTTAGAGGCCTTACAAAGTCGTTGCCACTTCTTGGACCTGACTCTCAATACCATGCGTGATCGTTTCTTGCGTATCAAGCAGATCTTCCGCCAAGGACAACTGTTCAATGACTATGATTTCAGCCCAGAACAAGGTGACGAGATCCTAAACTTCATGGATGCCAACAAGGACCGACTCCGTGAAATGAGCCTGCGTATGGCCTTGAAGATTGCGGACTTGACCAAGGTCAGCGCCGACAACTGGAAGGCCTTGGCCGCAAGCACTTGCATGAAAAACTCCTAATCGGTAGCTCCTGGGCAGTGGCAACACTGCCCATTTCACAACAGGCACTTTGGTGCCTGTTTTTTTGATCTTGAACAGTAAATATGTTACACTAGCACATGATCTTGACCATTGATCTCAGAGATTTGTCACTAAAATTTCGGGTATTGAAAACGCCCATAGCCCAATTATGGATTGAACGCATGAATCAGAGACATTCGTGGCCCATGGATGATCCCAAAAGATTTTACGGATTTAATACCCAAGAACAAGATGAACGAATTGCCTTGGCAAAGATACAGGAATGCATACAAGGAATTAATGCCTGGCAGCCGTTGATTACTAGATCGTTGTCTACAGTTTACGATCAAGATACATTAAACTATCTACACAACGTTTTTGAACAGTGGCACGGTTTGTTAGATCAACATCCGATGCATCCAGAATATGGTCTTATACCTTCGGAAGTAAGACAACATTTGGCCAATTTAAATGTTGATGTTCACAGGTGCGAAAGTGCAGCACGTGGCAATCGCGCTAGATTTGTTTGCACTTGGTTTGGCATGCCCAAGACCAAAACGTTGCCGGTAGAAGTCATGCACAAATATGGAACCTTAAATCCCAAGTTTGGTAGCGTGTGTTTGAACTATGCTGAGGTCGGCAAAACTCTGGAGGACCTCACACAAGATCGTGATAACTACATCAGTAACGATGCGTTTTTACCGTTCAACCACTATTCAGCAGACTTCAATGTTCGCATGCACGAGGAAACTGCGGATTGTGTTGCTGACAAATTGGTCAGGATGCAGGCATACTACAACAAACACAGAGAGTTTTTCTTTGATCAAGGCTTTACCACATTCCAGGATCCTAGACTGTTGCCTTTGCGTTTTCCAGTGGCCGAACTCGTTGAAACTCAACCTAGAGATCAGTTAATAGAAACGATTAAGCAACATCAATACATCACACAAGTTACCCTACAATGAGAACAGCCACAATCGTAATCCGAGACGAAGTAAACATCAAGATCGAAGGACTTGAACTTGATGCTCGCCGTAGTTTAGTAAATGCTTTCAAATATGATGTTCCTGGTGCTAGATACTTACCTGCGGTCAGACTAGGACGTTGGGACGGCAAAGTCAGCTATTTCCAATTAGGTGGTAGCACCTATGTAAACTTGTTACCTGAGATTATTCCTATCCTGGAAAAGTTTAACTATGACGTTGAGCTAGATGATCAACGTGATTACTCTACCACGTTTACTTTTGAACAAGTAACCGAACAAACGTTCAGTCATATTGAGTGGGGCAAAGGGCATCCCCTAGAAGGTCAGCCAATGGAACTGCGTGATTACCAAGTTGACATCATCAACAATTTTCTTGAGAACCCACAGTGTATCCAGGAGATTGCCACAGGTGCCGGCAAGACAGTTATTACAGCCGCATTATCAAATGCCGTGGCCCCCTATGGTCGAACCATTGTTATTGTTCCTAACAAAAGTCTTGTAACGCAGACAGAAAAAGATTACATCAACATGCAACAGGATGTGGGGGTTTACTTTGGTGATAGAAAGGAGTGGGGTCGTCAACATACTATTTGCACTTGGCAAAGTTTGAATGTGCTGTTAAAGAATACAAAAAATAGTGTAGGCGATGTTACTATTGGTGAGTTCCTTGAGGATGTGGTGTGTGTGATTGTGGACGAAGTACACATGGCCAAGGCCGACGCACTCAAGAGCCTGCTCACAGGTGTAATGAGTCGCATACCTTTGCGTTGGGGACTCACAGGAACCATACCTAAAGAACTCTTTGAGTCGCAGGCATTGAAGTGTAGTCTTGGTCCGGTAATAGGTCGACTCAGCGCCAGTGAACTACAAAGCCAAGGTGTGCTGGCACAATGTCATGTAAACATTGTTCAACTGGTTGATCATGCAGAGTTTACCAACTATCAAAGCGAACTAAAGTTCTTGCTAGAAGAACCAGATAGGTTAGATACTATTGCCAACTTGATCCGGCAGGTCAATGAGACCGGTAACACACTGGTCCTGGTTGATCGAATTGCAGCCGGACAGGGCATTATAGAACGCCTGGGTGACAATGCAGTCATGGTAAGTGGCGCAACCAAAGCCAAGGACAGACAAGATGAATATGATGAAGTGGCTGATGCAACAGGCAAGATCATCGTGGCCACGTATGGCGTGGCTGCGGTGGGTATCAATATACCTAGGATTTTCAATCTGGTTCTTGTGGAACCTGGCAAGAGTTTTGTGCGAGTGATACAAAGCATAGGACGTGGTATTCGCAAGGCCGAAGACAAAGACCATGTGCAGATTTGGGACGTTACATCAACCTGTAGATTTGCCAAACGGCACTTGACCAAACGCAAACAGTTCTACCGAGAAGCCAACTATCCTTTCACACAAGAGAAACTAGAATGGAAATAAAGGTTGCACTTGTGACAAAATATGTTATAATCAATTTATGAGAATACTAACACTGGACAACGAGCCATTTGAACTAGATCATCTTCCAGAGGAAGTTGATGACATGCGTTTTGCTATATTTGACAACAGCGATCCCAAAGATCCTGACTATCATTACATACCCTTGATCTTCCTAGAAAGCTTCACTGCGCCAGCCTTGGTGTTGCGTATAGGAGACCATAGGATCAAAATGCCAGTGGATTGGCAGATCCTGATCGGAGAACCTGACTTGGGCGACCTGGAAGTGTTGCCACTCACCAGCATAAACGATCGTGGATTCAAAGCCTTTCAGTTCAATCCACTCACGAGTTTTAGGCCCAGTTTCCTGGATGTGGAAATCATCGATGTGTACCAAGAGGTCACCTGGTATTCTCCTAAACTAAAAAATGGCCAGATGCTGTGCGTGCCTGTAAGCGAAGGTGAGAAACCAGACTGTGTGTACTTTGTCAAAGACATCAGTCGCAATTGTGAAGTGGTAAACTATAATCTGGCCTGGTAATGGACAAACTCAGTATACAAAATGAGATGACACAGTTTGATAGAAAGAATCGAAAATTCTATGACGAACTCACCGACGAAGAACGTAAAAAGTTTAGTAACTATCTCATGATCCGCTGGGGCAGTGCTGTGCAAGGTTCGCAAGAACTGCAGGAGTTTTATTTGATTGCTACCAACGAAAGATTGAACAAACATTTCTTTGCTATCAATCGACATCCCCGATTGCAATGGTTATCGGCTACCACAGTGAGTCCTGGTATGGGCTCACATAGACATCAGTGGATAGCTCCTAAGAAACGAGAAGCAGGAGCCACGGGTATTCGTAAACAGTTATCAGAACTATACCCACATCTCAAGGATGATGAACTAGAGTTGATGGCCAAAATTACCACAAAGAAAGACATCGATGCTTATTTAAAAGCCGGTGGGCAAGAGGTCAAAAAATGATTAAGATTAATGCAACCCCAGACACATACGTTGCCAATTATATAATTTCACATCAACAATTACGAGACAATATACGACTTTATGAAACTGGTGAAAATATTATCGATTTGCAGATTGGGCCCGGAGATATAGATTTTCATGATTCTGTTACTGGTGGTCCTCAGAACGATCTGTTACACCAGTGTGATCAAGATATTGTTGCAGTATGGATTGAGGGTTTGCATTCGATCCTCGACGATATATCTATTTTTCCAAAAAATAAAAAATATATTTTTTTCTGCCCCTATAGTTGGGATTGTGCCCTGTATCAGTTTCCATTCGAATATACAGTTGTAGAATGTAATTTTCACTGCTGGGATCGATTATTTTCGTATTTTAACCTTTATAATTTCAATTTTTTTACTCCATTGCAGTATGAATTTGAGTCACCAAAACCCTATAAATTTTATGCACCTATAGGGGCGCGCCGTCCTGTAAGAAACATATTTGTACAACATCTACTAGATAATATTGAGTTTGATGATTTTGTGCTTTCTTATCAAGGGCATAACCTAGGAAAAACTGATTATTATCGATTGGCAGTCGAAGACAGCAAAACCAACGGTCATTATGATTGTTTGAGCCCGTTTGCTGATTACGAAAAATACTATGTTGGGCTGGCCGAGCTGGTTCCAATAAAGACCATGAGTCAGGCTCGATTAACTTTGGTAGTAGAAACACAAATAAATTATTTAGGTAGTTTTTTTTACACTGAAAAAACAATGAAATGTATAGTGACCGGAACACCTTTTGTGTGTTATGCAAACCAATATCATTTAAAAAATCTCAGAGAAAAAGTAGGGTTCCAAACCTATTCTTCACTGTGGGATGAATCATATGACAATATCCAAGACCCCTACGAAAGATCTGTAGCCATAGTAAAGCTATTAAATCAACTACAAAATTTTGATTGGGAATCAGCCCGGCCGGAACTGTTGCGCATAGCTCAACATAACATGTACAATATATTTCAATTCCGAAACAAAGAACGGTCAATATTCATACAAAATTCAAACAATTTAAAAAAGTTTTTAGGTCGTGAGTGATTCCAAATATATCTGCCAGTATTGCAAGAAAGACTTTATCAAGGAGTCCAGTCTTGCGGTGCATTCATGCGAACCGCGTCGTCGTCGCATGGAAAAAGACGAAGCAGGTGTACGTTTAGGATTCCACGCATACCTAAGGTTTTATGAATTGACACAAGGTTCGGCAAAGTTAAAAACATTTGAAGACTTTGCCGATAGTCCGTACTACAAGGCCTTTGTAAAGTTTGGTAGGTACTGTGTGGACATCCGGGCTATAAATCCAGCACGGTTTGTTGAGTGGGTGTTGAAACAAAACAAGAAGATTGATCACTGGGCCAAAGACACAGTGTATACAGAATATCTCATTGACTATCTGCGTGTGGAAAATGTCAACGATGCTCTGGCTCGGGCCATGGAGTTTGGCATAGACTGGTCAGAACAAAGTCAGCACCCAGCCGAAGATTGTCTGCGCTATGGCAACACCAATGCCATGGTCTATGCTGTAACTGCTGGCCGTGTCAGTCCTTGGATAGTGTATAACTGTGAATCAGGTCAGAAGTTTTTGAGTGAACTTGATGCTACACAAGTAGCCATGGTGTGGCCCTACATTGATAGTGAAGTGTGGATGAAAAAATTCTCAGACTATGTGGCTGATCAGGAATACGTCAAAGAGATGCTACAGAAAGCAGGTTGGTAATGAGCGCAGACATTGATATTGACCTAGCCCATAGAGAACAATTATTAAAATTGATCCAAGCAACGCCAGCACGACAACTGTATCAAGGACAAGTGCGTAGACACAACAGCGGAGTATATCCAACTGACATGCCGTATGATCCTGTCAATGCCTGCGCGGCCATTGACTATGAAACCGCTGAACAGTTGGGATACTTCAAGATAGATCTACTCAACATGACAGTGTATCAACTGATACAGGATCAAGCACATTATGATCGCATGCTGGTTGCTGATCCGCCATGGTCCAAATTGTGGACCGACAGTGAATGGGCCCAGCAACTAGTGCATGTGGGAAACTATACAGAATTGTTGAAAACCATGCGTCCTGACAGCATACCCAGGATGGCAGCATTTATCAGTATTATTCGTCCAGGCAAAACACACTTGCAAAACCAACCCTGGGACCGGGTTTTTGCTTCAGTATGGGATGGCGACGACAGCCGCGGTTTTGTGTTCAAACAAAGCCATGCTGTCAGTTACGCAGCCTTGGTGGCCCTGCACATGAATCTACTCAACTCGTCGTACCAGAGTAATTGATTTTCTCTTGCTTTTTTTGCGGCTTATTTCGCTGAGACTGCATATGGGCCCGTGTAGTATTTCCAGATCCTTGTTGGTAAAGGTGCGCAGATAAGGACGAAAAATGTCCCACTCGCCTTTTAAGAATATGTTGATAGGCACAGTTCTGTTGCTTTCCCACCACCACACATTGGCCAGTTCAAGGAATCTGCGTTTGATTTCTATGTCTTGGATCGCTCCAAAATCATAGATCGTGGTTATGGCATCGTCTTGATTTTGAATGATACCCACATATTCCGTGGTAGCATACACACACAAGGTGATAAACGGATATTTCTCCGCTAGTTGGGCAAAAAAGTCTGTGCTCATAAGTCTAGGATATTTACCAAACCCTTTTTGTACCCTGTGCAGATCACGCTAAATACTCTGTATGTATTCAACCCAAGTCTATATCTATCAGCAGATCACCAGAGTCCTGCTCATGGACACAGGTGCGGGCGAAACTTTTATCTATAGGTATGATCCTGTGTACGCAAAACAACTGACAATTAACAAAGGTGTAGACAATGTGCTGTTGTTTGAATTTATCAATCAACAAGAAAAGCCTGTAAACATCACGGGTAGCACGTTCCTGTTCCGGGTGATCAGCACCGCCGGCGACGAATTATTGCTGGAAAAACCCATGGTCACGTTGAATGCGGCCACCGGGCGTGCCAAGGTCACTTTGACCAGTGCTGAACTGCTGGAGGTCCTAGCACAGCCGGCCAACTACAGCATACAACGCAGCAGTGGCAATCTGGTAGAAGCAGTGTTTACCAATGCACAGGCCGGCGCCCGTGCTCCTGCGAATATCGTAGACAGCATACTGCCACAGTATGTTCCAAGTGCACCACTCACAATACCCACTATCAAGCTCAGTGCTCAGGGCAGCCCAGATGGTATTGGGTGGACTCAATGGCCCAGCAATCCATATTATTCTGGAAATCCCAATGGTGGAAATTATTACAACAGTTTTTTAAACACTGAATATTTTAGTAGTTTTATTGAACCCACAAAAGGCATTACCACAGTGCAGATGACCTTGGTAGGGTACACCGGCACAATCAAGGCACAGGCCGCAGAAAACTATCAAAGCATATTTTACAATGTCACAGAGAGTACTACCTACTACGACGAAACCAGAACCATATACATGAACATTGTAGGATGGCATCCTATAATTAGATTGTGTTTCAACAACAGCATTTTTGCTGTGCCAGATCAACCTGGCACTCCGGCCATAGCCACAGCCATTACAGAAAACGGTGTGGTCACTGCCATCAACGTGGTCAACGGTGGAAATGGTTATCTGGCACCACCCAAGATCAACATCATAGGCAGCGGTTCTGGAGCCACAGCCGAAGCCACCATCTCGGGTGGTGTGGTCACAGGTATCACAGTGACCAATGGCGGCAGTGGTTATTGGTATCTACCCAATGCAGGTTCGACCAGCGTGGTCAGTCCTGCTCCTCCGTCGACATCCAGTGCTGCTGTGGTAATCAGCACCGGTTATGTGGTTGATCTATTGTATAGATAATACCAAACACTGTTGAATTTTACCAAAAATCATGTTAAAATAACAACATGATCGATGTGATTTCTTACTTGCCCGCACGACGCAAGCCCAGTGCTTCGGGTTGGATCAGTTTCAATGCACCCTGCTGTATACACAACAGTGAAAGTGCGGATCGTCGCAGTAGGGGTGGTATCAAAACTTCAGATGCAGGGTGGAGTTATCACTGTTTCAACTGTGGCTACACTGCTAGTTTTATCTTAGGTCGCAATCTCAGTTTCAAGGCACGCAAGCTGATGTCATGGTTGGGGGTACCAGCAGAAGAAATAGAACGCATCAACTTAGAAAGTCTACGCCATCGTAGCATGGAAGGTCTACTTTCTGATCGTCAAAGGTTGAGCAATACCTTGCAAGGCATAGAGTTTGAAGAACGTGACCTGCCACCAGCTGCAGAACTGGTCACTACAAAACATAATCTGCACTGGAATTACTTGCGTGGCCGTGCCGTACCAGAAAGCTATCCTGTGATGACTGTGTTAGAAAATGACAGTGTGCATTGGACACGTCCACAGGTCATAGTGCCATTTACCTATGACGATCGCGTGGTAGGTTACAGTAGCCGCATGCTGGACAATCGTCAGCCTCGGTACATACATGACACACAGCCTGGCTATGTGTTTGGCACAGACTTACAAGGTGCTGACTGGCGTTATGCCATAGTGGTTGAAGGTGTGTTTGATGCACTTGGCATTGGAGGCTTGGCTGTGTTGCATGCCGAGATCAATGACGCACAGGTCAGACTCATACGCAGTCTAGATCGTGAAGTCATAGTGGTACCTGATCAAGACGCGGCAGGCATGAAGTTAGTAGACCGTGCAGTAGAACTAGGCTGGAGTGTAAGCATGCCTGCATGGCCCGCGGATGTCAAAGATGTCAATGATGCTGTGATTCGTTGGGGAAAGGTAGCAACTTTGATAACTATCATGCAGTCCAGAGAAACCAGTAAAATTAAAATAGAACTAAGGAAGAAAGCACTCTTAAAAAGACTTAAACAATCAAAGATTGTAACTTCTTAAGTCTCCATGTTTCTTTTTGTTTTTCAATTTGTTCTGCTGACCTTTTTCTTCCTTTCAAGGCCGCACTTACTTTAGCATTCCATTCTTTTGAGTGTTCAACTTTTTTAAGTGCCATTCGTCTTTTCTCTATGGTGTCTTTAGTTTGTTTTAGACCTGTGTGTGATATGCTATTCTTTTTCCTACGTTCTAAACTATGTTTTACCCCAGTGAGAGATTTCTGGATTTTTTCTTTTGTTTTTGTTGTTCTTGTTTTACCGCGGTTTGAATTGGCTCTTTTCAATTTGGTTTCTGCAGATTGAATAGCACCAATTGACCCTTCTCCGCCATCGGTACGGTTATGAAGAATTCCTGTATTGTTATTTTGCCTTCCATACCATCTTATTAATTTTCGTTCCAAAATAAATGCACCTATTTCAAGCAAGTCATGAGAAATAATTATAATACGACCAGGCGGTGGAGTATGCACACCCTGATTGTTTTGTCTGTGCTGAATCCAAGCTCGTGGGCCAGAACCTTTACCTATATAATATGGTGTTCCAGAATTGCGTAGGTAGGCATACACATAAAAGCTATTGGGTGGAGATAATTTTGTAAATATCATTGCTGGTGCTCCTTTCAAGCATTAGAGTAGTTGGACATTGGCGTGTCGCGAACTACACCTTTATTTAGTCAATTGAGTTGTTTTGTCTATAGTATTCTGTTATACTCTTAAAATAGCTGATAGAAAATATGATTACAGATTATAATTTGGCAGTGCAACGTCTCTTTTTAGAGATGATGATTTCTGACGCAGAATTGTTCGTCAGAGTTCAAAATATTTACAATCCCGAAAACTTTGATCGCAGTCTGCGACCGGTTGCAGAATTTTTGAAACAACATTGTAATGAATATAAAACACTACCTACGCCAGAACAAATAAATGCCGCAACAGGAATCAAACTTGAGCCAATACTTGATCTAAATGAAGGTCACTGTGATTGGGCGTTAAACACATTCGAAGGATTTACTCGACGTCAAGAACTAGAGCGGGCAATCTTGAAGTCAGCAGACCTGCTGGAAAAAGGTGAGTATGATCCTGTGGAGAAGTTGATCAAGGATGCGGTACAGATCAGCTTGACCAAGGACATGGGCACAGACTACTGGTCTGATCCCAAAGCTCGTATCAACAAATACTTTAATAGCGGTGGACAAGTTTCAACAGGTTGGCCACAGATGGACAAGATCTTGTATGGTGGATTCAGCAGAGGCGAACTCAACATTTTTGCAGGTGGATCAGGTTCTGGTAAATCCTTGGTCATGATGAACATTGCTTTGAGCTGGTTGCAGGCTGGCTTGTCGGGGGTGTATATCAGTTTGGAACTCAGTGAAGAACTGTGTGCCCTGAGAACTGATGCCATGTTGGCCGGAATGAGCACCAAAGAAATACGCAAGGACATTGATCAGACCGAGCTCAAGGTCAAACTTGTGAGCAAGAAAGCCGGACAATATCGTATCAAGGCCCTGCCGGCGCAAAGCAACATCAATGACATACGAAGCTACATCAAAGAAGTACAAGTGCAAACAGGATTGAAAGTGGACTTTGTCATGTGTGATTACTTGGACTTGTTGATGCCTGTGAGCGCCAAGGTCAGTCCCAATGATCTGTTTGTCAAAGACAAGTATGTTTCAGAAGAACTGCGTAACTTGGCCAAAGAGCTCAATGTGTTGTTTGTGACAGCCAGCCAGTTGAATAGATCGGCCGTGGAAGAAATTGAGTTCGACCACAGTCATATTTCGGGCGGTATCTCAAAGATCAACACAGCAGACAATGTGTTTGGCATCTTTACCAGCCGAGCCATGCGTGAACGTGGCAAGTATCAGATACAGTGTATGAAAAGTCGTAGTAGCACAGGTGTAGGACAAAAGATTGACTTGGACTACAACATTGAAACCATGCGTATCACTGATCCAGGTGAAGAAGCAGGGCCAGTTAACTCTTTCAAGAAACCTGATATTTTAACCAGCATCAAAACACAAAGTCGTATGACCACACCTGCAGAAGAAGAAATTGTAGAATCTGGCAAAATAACCGCTGATGTTCAGAGCGCAAAACTAAAACAGTTGTTGGGAAAGATAAAGACCACATGAACCAACAAGCCTTGGATACTGCCATTCAACTCAGACCGGATTTATGGTCTATCAAAGAAATCTTGTTTGAGGATGAATTAAATTATCTGTTGTCTACCATTGAAAATGAAACAGATTGGATCAAAATTGATGGACAACAAACTCTCAACAGAGAACAAGTCGCTTGGAAACCGGATGGAATATGTGATTGGCTCTGGTGTAAGTTATCTGAATTAGATTTTTCAAGACTTGGTTTAAAATTTCGCACTGCGATGATCTGGAAAGATCAAGCCAGGTATAAAATCGATAATCATTTTGACAACGATCAAGTCACGGCTGCCATGCAAATTTATCTTAGCGAAGACCGTGCCGATCTAGGAACTTGGTTTGAAAATTCCGTGGAAATAGCTTTCAAACAAAATACCGGTTATATCATGCATAATAGAAACAGATTGATCCATGGCATGAAGAAATCTGTGCCTGACAATTACTCACGCCTGAGTTTTTATGCTCTATTTGATCGCCTTTGATCACGACAAAAACAAAGGTTAAAAATGATTGCGTATAAAGACATCAGAGATGTTCATTTAGAAATCTCTAGCCTTTGCAACGCCAGTTGTCCTTGGTGTCCTAGAACATTCTGGGGGTATCCCTACAACGGCGGGTATCCTGAAACCAATCTCAGTTTAACACAAGCACGACATATATTTCGCCCTGAGTTTTTACAACAGTTGACCAGTATTCGTATCAACGGCAATTTTGGTGACATCGTTATGAATCCAGAAGGGCCGGCAATAGTAGACTATTTTTTCTCTCACAATCCAGACCTTGAAGTAACTATCAGTACCAATGGCGGTGCTAGAAACAAAGATTTTTGGACTAGACTGGCACATACACCAGCTACCGTGCAATTTTGTTTAGATGGGCTCAAGGACACACATCATCTTTACCGACAAAACACACAATGGTCCACGGTTATTAAGAATGCCAAAGAATTTATCAGTGCAGGCGGATACGCTGTTTGGAGTATGATTCCATTTGATCACAATAGACATCAAATTGATGCCTGCAAAAAAATAAGCCAAGACCTAGGATTCAAAGAGTTTGAATTAAAAAATGATGGACGTGATACTGCGCCGGTGTTTAATCAGCATGGTCATTTAGTTCATGTCATGGGCAACTACACAGGTGAACTCAACTTTGAGACTTTGTTGCACAAGAAAAAAACAGACACTGTTTTACTACAAGACATCACAACTAATCGAGTTCCTGCCGCATCTATCAGCTGTGAAACAAAAAATCTTAAATCCATTTATGTCTCAGCTGCTGGTGATGTTAGCCCATGTTGCTACACAGGTTTTTATCCTAAGACATATGGTGCAGGACAATATCATCAAGCGGCCAATGCACAGTTGATTCCACTAATAGTTAAAAACAATGCTTTAGAATACTCCTTGCAAGAATGCGTAGAATGGTTTAAATCTGTTGAAAAATCGTGGAAAATACCAAACTATGAGCAAGGACGTTTGATTATTTGTGATGACAACTGTGGCCAAAACCAATAAATAATAAAAAGGTCCTGGCCCAAAATGCAGAAAAAAACAAAAAGTCTATTAGAAGAATTAGATGCCATGTACATTCAGCGCGATCAGCGCCATGTCATAGAAAACCGTGCCAGCAACGTGATTGCCAGTGCCATACGTTTGATGGAGCAGATTGATGATTCTTATCCTGCTGAACAGGCAGAAAATCTCAAACGCAAATTGCTCAATGCTATAAATCAGCGTGATCCCAACAAGTTTACTCGAACAGTGAGACGCACCGATGCAAATTCATGAAATAACACAATGTAAGTTAGACGAAGGCTTGGGCAACTTGTTGGGCAAAGCTGCCGGCGGAATCGCCAAAGGAGCCAATTGGCTGGCACAGAAAACATCTCCTGTGGGCGATTTCAAACGTGCCTACACTGGATCAATGGCGTCGCAACAAACGGCCATGCTAGGGAAAAAAGTTGCTGACATCTGGGCTCGCTATGATCAGCAACTACGAGCTGCCACACCTGATCCAACCCAGTATGCTGATCTATATCCCAAATCACTGGCAGCGTTTGTACAAAAAAATCTCCTGGGCGGTCAGTCTTTGTCCTATGCTACCAACAAACAACAAATCAACCAGCTTATCAGTGACATTACCAACAACAGAGACAATCCACAAAAGGTGGCACAAGGCATGGCCAAACTGGTGCAACAGGCCGCGGTCAGTCAACAAGATGTGAATCAGACACAAGGTCTGGCCAAGGTGGTCAGCGTGCAACCGGCTGTGATACAATACAGGAATGTCAACTATGCCATTGACAACAATGGTCAATGGGCCAATCAAACCACAGGTCGTGTGCCCGATGAAAGTTTCCAAGCATTCCTAGATCAGGAACTGATCAAAGCTGGCGGATCAGCACCAACCGGATCTACTGTTGCGTCTGCTCCGTCGACATCGCCGCTGGGTCAGAATGTCAGACGTTCGACACGTAAACGTCCAGGTACAGTTTGATCATGCATTTGCTCGAAGGTGGCAACGTATTCAAAGATGCCGATGGTCGTGCCCTGACCCAACGCATAAATCAGACCGATGTCAAGCCAACTCTGGCCTGGTTAGAAGAATTGGTGCCAGGTCTGGATCTACAAAACAACACCTTGGGCAGCACTGGTATCCGAGACACCAGTGGTGATCTTGACATTGCCGTAGACAGCAAGCAGGTTACCAAAGAACAGATGGTAGCCCAACTCACACGTTGGGCACAGAGCCACGGGTTCAAGCCCGAAGAATGGGTGCGCAAGTCAGGCACCGCGGTGCACTTCAAGACACCCATCAATGGTCGCCCTGATTCAGGATTTGTGCAAACCGACTTTATGTTTTTACAGAATGTGCCTTGGTCAAAGTTTGTGCTGGGCGCCATGCCCACAGATAGCCGATACAAAGGCCGTGAGCGCAACGTGCTGATCAACAGCATAGCTAAAAGCAAGGGCTACAAGTTGAATCAAATCGCAGGCATACAACGCAGAGATGACCCCACAAATAAGGTAATAACCGACGATCCAGATCAAGTTGCCAAGATTCTTCTTAACAAAACAGCCACACGGCAAGATTTGGCTAGTGTAGAAACCATATTACAAGCTCTCAGCACAGATCCTGAACGTGAAGCCAAGTTGGCCGACTTCCGTGAACACATGAAGCGCGAAGGCCTGCCATTTATGGAAAGCGAAACACCTGCAGTAACCGGATACACAGAAGTAAATTTCCTGGCCAAGTTGCGTGATCGTATTGTTAAACAAGGCATGCAACCTTTGATTGAGCAGACTTTGATGGAAGCCGAAGCTCGTATACCACACATCGAAGATCTGGTGTTTGATCGTGGCACACGTGGCATCGAAGAAGCCATGGCCATCATACGTGCAGCCGCCGAGGATACTAGAAAAACAACCACAGTCAAATGGGATGGCAAACCTGCCATTATCTGGGGTAGAGATGAACAGGGCGATTTTGTACTCACAGACAAGAGTGGCTTTGGTGCCAAAGGATATCAAGGCCGTGCCACCAGCATGGCGCAACTGGCCGGTATCATGAGTCAGCGTAGCGGTGAACGCGGTGAGCTGATTGGCATATATCAAAAACTATGGCCCATGCTGGAAGCAGCTACACCTGAAAAGTTCCGAGGATACGTGCAGGGCGACCTGCTGTATACCGAAACTCCGCCCGAAGTGTCGGGCAACTATGAATTCAAACCCAACTTTGTGGAATATCGTATTCCGGTTTCCAGCAAGTTGGGACAGGCCATTGGAGCCAGTGAAGTGGGCATAGCCGTGCATACCCGATACAAAACTGCCGACGCCACAGCCGAACCCATAAGAAGTGCAAATCTAGATCCAGTGCCAGGCCTGCTGATCATTGAGCCCACGGTCAAAGACATCCGGAATGTCACACCCAACAAAAAACTCGTAGATCAACTGCGTGCAGTCATCAGCTCGCACGGTGCTGACATCAACAGCTTGTTCAATCCCGTCGAGCTCAGAGCCGCACAGCTCAGCGACTTGCCGGCGCTGTGCAAACGCTACATCAACAGCAGAATCACCACTGACTATGAAAATCTCCTGCCGGACTTTGGTGCTTGGTTGCAGAAAAACGTAACTCCAAGAAAATACAACAACATAGTGGAATACCTGCAGAGCCCTAGAAGCAACATGTCGGGCATCACAGCCGCATTCACAGCATTCTTGCTGTTGCATGAAATCAAGATGGACATGCTGGCGCAGCTGGATCGCCAACAGCCCGGACAAGAAGGCTGGGTCTTGGCCACCGATGCCGGTCGTGCCAAGTTGGTCAATCGCTTTGGGTTCAGTGCCGGAAATAGGATCTTAAACAACCCCAATTTGGTCACCTAACTCCTGATTTTTACCAAAAGGTATAAATAAAAGTAGGCCCATTGAGGCCATATATTAAGGAGATTTAAAATGGCATTTATTACTAAAGTTTCTGGTGGCTCACAACCAGTATTTGCATCTGACGTATTAAACGGTCCAGTTGCTCAAGGTGCAAACATTGTTGCACAAGGTCCTGTTCAAGTAGCCGGTCCCAAGTTAGACTTTTACACTTTCACAGCTAACGCAACTCTAGTTGCTCAAGGTGGTGTAAATGGTTTTGTTGCCAACGTTATCCAAGCGTTGCAACAGACAACCACGGTTGCTATGTATCAAGTTCCAACAACAACAACCATTGCAGTTGCTACATATCCAGATGGCGCATTTGGTAACGTTGCTCTTGCTTTGGCTGCTGCGCAAGGTGCGAATGCTACAATCGGTATCAGCTCTGCCACTGGCACAGCTGCATTCACAAACTTGGATAATCTATAATTAGTCAAATTTGTAACCACACTAAACCCGCTCCGGCGGGTTTTTTGTTGACTTTATTGATCATCGTGCTACAATAGTTAAATACATCATGCAGGTCAGCAAAATCACAGAACTCACAGTGTTTGAAAGTCCCGACGGTGGACGCACGGTGTACGCTAGAAAACCCGGGGACTCCAAGCGAGAGTTGCATTGGCAAGATCCCAACCTGCAACAAGAGCTCAAAGAACTGGAACAACAAAAACGTTGGGTAGACATATTTTCAGCACGTCGAGACAATGTGGAACTGGATCGCCTGTGTGAACAGGTTGAAATTATCTATGAACTGGCCAGGAAGGACTCATGAGATTTGCCTGCCAGACCCTGTTTGATATCACGGCCACGGGTACCACGGGGCACTGCAAGTCTGTACGCATGCCTTACAGTGATGCGGCTGGACAGGTTATACGTGACCAAGTTACCTGGAATCGCAGCCGCAACCAACAACGCAACTGGGAGACCCTGCAACAGATCCTGAGCCTACGCACACAAATCATGCAGATCACCGTGCCTGTGACCGACCAAACTGGCACACGCTGGATGTTTGAATTTGAAACTGACACAGCCGGAGCTTTTGGGCCCGACGAGGATGCCACCGTGATTCTTCGCCAAGATGCTGCGGGTGTGCCCATGTTGGGAGAACTTGACAACAAGCCTGACCTAGACCCTTATCTAGTGACCACTGGCCCGCGTCAGAATATCTGGTTTGCCTCTGTAGGCATAAATACATAATGGAGACACAGCATGGTTGAGCCCACTGACATAGAAAAGAAAAGTCTGGAAGCACACGTGGAACTTTGTGCTGAACGCTACAATGCCCTGGAAAACAGACTGGATCACGTGGACGCCAAGATCTCCAGTCTGTCTGATGTGATTCGCGAAGTGCATGACATGGTTCAACGCATGAGCGAAAAACGCACAGATCAACTCATTGGCTGGGGCGTGGGCCTGATAGGCGCTCTGTCAGCCACTGTGATATATCTGGTCACACACTACGTATTGAAATGATCAGCGAACGTGAAGTAGAACGGGTATTCCGCCAGGAATTCCGAGATCTCATGCCCAATGTGATCTGGCAAAACGACGACGGCGTGTACGAAGTTTTTGGACGCTACAGGATACAGCCGGAATCTCGAGGATTCCGGGTGTTTTGTAGTGCCACAGATGTGGGTGTGTTTGCCACCACAAGAACAGCACTCAGCTGGTGCATAGCCGACAAAAATCAGGCCTACAACACAGCCCGAGAACTTTTGACCACTGACAACAAGTTGGCCGCGCTGACTGCCGACATAGCCACCCGTGCTGGCATAGGTGATCGCAGCCGAGATCCTGCGCTACGTGAAATCATTTTAACCAAGCTGGAAAGCAAGATCATACACAAAAAACACCTGGAAAATCAGCTGACCAAATATGTGAACTGGGCTAAATATTCGCAACAACGAGGATTTGAAGATGAAACTGCAAGAACTGGCCGTGGCCAACCCAATAAAACAAGCCGCTAAGGTATTTGAAAGTTACTTTGGACAAGGCGTCAACTTTGGTGATCTGACCTCTCAACAGGCCAGCCACATGCTGAAACGTGTGCGGAGCATGATTGCCGAACACCGCAGAACTCCAGAATTCCATAGTAGCGAGCAAAATCCTGCCTATTTGAAACTGGTGGTCATGGAACAGGCCTTGGCCGCCACAGCTTCAGCACCACAGCAAACTCCTCAGCAAGCACAAGCCGCTATGACTCTTAAACGTCAGCAAGATCAGCGTGCCCTAGACGACGAAGACAAACAATTAACACAACAGGCTCAGGCTATCACAGCCAGAAAAGCTGCCATACAAAAACAAAAAGCCATGTTGGAAGGACGTCGCAGTCTCAAACAACGTCTCAAAGAAGCTAGTGAAGTCCAACAAGCTCAGGTAGTGTTGGCCAGCCAAGACATGGTTGACCAAGTACAGGGCATGAGCGAAGACATCAGCGCCATGCAATTCAAAGACCTTCCAGCCTTGGTGGATCAGATCAAGAACGAAGTTGGTGTGGATCAGGCCATGCAGTTCAACACAGATGCCACAGCAGCCTTGAGTGGACTGTTGCAAAATCTGCAAACAGCCAAGACACAACTGGAAGCAGCCTTGGGAGTGGTCACAGGACAAGCTCCAATAGTACCCGGTGCTGACATGACCGCAGGAATGGCACCTGCTGGCGAAATGCCAGCTGAGTTACCAGCACCTGGCGAAGAAGAAATTGATGTCACTGATGTAGACATTGAAGAACCTGTTACAGAACCTGCTTCTACTCTGGGTCGTGCTCGCAGATAATGTTGATCCGTGAGTTTGCTCTAGACAAAAACGTCAACGACCCGGTCAAGCTCCTGGCCCTGGCCACCTTTCTCAAAGACCGTGCCCAAGATGAAAATGCACAGGCACAAATCAGTCAGGATGCTTTTATTGAAGCTGCCAAAAGTCTTGATATTACGATAACTCCAGAAAGCCTGGCTGAACTTATTTCAAAAGATCCACTTAAAAATGTGCTAGAACCCCTGGAGCCCAATTCTGGCGTGGTCAGATTCAAAGGCAACACCGAAGAGGTCACAGGTATGACGGTGGATCAAGCTCGTGCTGTGGTAGATGCCAATGCCAAGTCCGCAATGCGGCGCCGCCAATAACCAAAATCAGTTGTAAATACCTAGGCAGTGTGTTACAATAACTCAAGGAGTGTGAAATGGCCTATTCTGAAAAAGTAATCGATCATTATGAAAACCCACGCAATGTGGGCAAGATGGACGTGGGCGATGTCAATGTAGGTACCGGCATGGTTGGTGCGCCGGCCTGCGGTGATGTAATGAAACTACAAATTCGAGTAGAAGATGGAATCATACAAGATGCGAAATTTAAGACTTACGGTTGCGGCTCTGCTATTGCGTCGAGTTCGTTGCTCACGGAATGGGTCAAGGGTAAAACTCTGGAGCAAGCAGGAGCGATTAAGAACTCACAGATTGCAGAAGAGCTCGCATTACCGCCGGTCAAGATCCATTGCTCGATCCTGGCTGAGGACGCGATCAAAGCTGCTATCGAAGATTACAAGAGAAAACATCTAGATGATTGAAGTAACTGATGCAGCCAGTAAGAAAATCCAACAGAATCTTGCTCGTAGAGGCAACGGTATTGGCATACGCATAGGAACTAGAACCACGGGTTGTTCGGGTCTGGCCTATGTGTTAGAATATGTAGACCAACCAGCTGACACTGATCAGGTATTTGAGGCTGACAAATTTAAAATTGTAGTAGATCCCAAGAGTTTGCCTATTGTGGACGGCATCACGGTGGATTATGTGCGTCAAGGACTCAACGAAGGCTTTGAATTTATTAACCAAAAAGAACGAGACCGCTGTGGGTGCGGGGAAAGTTTCCGAGTCTAATTTGTACAATCCACGATTTGATTATCAACCCTTGAACCGGGTCACCGAAGACGGCCGCAGGCTTTATGATACTCCAGGCGGCAAGTTGCCCAGTGTCACTACAATCCTAGAAAAAACCAAGCCCGAAGAAAAGAAACAAGCACTCCAAGAGTGGCGCAATCGTGTGGGGCATGCACAGGCACAGGCCATAACCACAGAAGCTGCCAATCGTGGCACTAGAATGCACACCTATCTTGAGCACTATGTAAAAACAGGCGAGTTGAAAGAACAAGGATCAAATCCGTTTGGCTGGGCCAGCCATGCCATGGCACAAACTGTGATTGAAGATGGGCTCAAAAATGTCACGGAGTTTTGGGGAGTAGAAATACCCTTGTATTTTCCCAAACTGTATGCTGGAACCAGCGATGGCGCAGGAATACATCTCCGTGAGGAAAGTATTCTAGACTACAAGCAAACAAATAAACCCAAGCGTAGAGAATGGATTGAAGATTACTTTCTACAACTAGCAGCCTATGCTCTTGCACACAACGAAGTATATGGTACAAATATTCGCAGGGGTGTAGTGCTGATGTGCGTGAAACCTCCAGTGGACACCCAGGGGCGTCCCACAGCCCGCCCAGAATATCAGGAATTTGTGTTGGAAACTGCGGATTTTGACCATTGGGCTGACGCATGGTGGCGCAGACTTGAGCAATACTACCTGCTGACCTAAACAGCTAAATACTGGATAGAATTCAAGGACAACTCAAGTGGCCATTGTACAAATATCACAGATAACAAACCGAAAAGGTTTACAAGAAAATCTACCACAACTAGCTGGTGCAGAACTGGGCTGGAGTGTTGATACTAGGCAATTGTACATCGGCAATGGTACCTTGGAAGAAGGTGCTCCTGTAATTGGTAATACTGAGATACTGACAGAATTCTCGGACATCCTAAATTTTACCAATACCTATACCTACAAAGGCGAAGCAGCCGGCTACACAGTACAAACAGGACCAACTGCTGGCACACCTGTCACACAGAGTTTGCAGTCATGGCTGGATCAGTTTGCCACGGTCAAAGATTTTGGCGCCACTGGCGATGGAGTTACCGACGATACTGCGGCCATTAATCGCGCCCTGTATCAGCTGTTTTGCAGAGAAGTCAATCCACAAATACGTCGCAGTCTATTCTTTCCAGCTGGGGTGTATCGTGTGACCAGTGCCATCAAGATTCCGCCATATGCCACCTTGTATGGCGAAGGCAACGACAATTCTGTGATAGCCATGGATGATGGCGTGGCCGACTATGTGGCCCGCACTGCAGACAGTTTACAAAATATTGGAGTCAACATTGGTGATGCTGGAGCCACTGCTCCAGAATACATCACCATTACCAACATGGGATTCACACACTCCGATCCTGAACAAGATGTGTTCCTAGTACAAGACGCCACCAACTGTCGCTTTCAAAATGTAGGATTCCGTGGCACATCAACCACGGCCGACTTAGATTCTGATGCAAATGGATCTATTGGTGTGAGTTTTGCCAGCACCAGTGCCTTGGTCTGTGAACAGATCACCTTTGATGGTTGCGTGTTTAGTGGACTGGTCTGGGGTATCAACACCAACCAGCAAACCAAGGCTGTGACCATCACGACCTCACTGTTTGATACCTTGTATCGAGGCATTGTGTTGGGCACGGCCGCAGTGACCAACGGTGGGCCCACTGGCACTCGCATCATAGGCAACATGTTTGACAACATCTATGCAGAAGGCATCATATTTGGCTCCAATCTTGTGTTGGCCATCAATGCCAGCGGTCACAACATTTTCTATGATGTGGGCAATCATTTTACAGGTGCTACTGGCACACCGGCCACCAGCATCATCAGCATACAAAGCAACAACAATGTCAGCATCAGTGACCTGTTTGCCAGAACAGATGCATTTGCCACTGCCTATCCTAGAATTGATCTCAACAACACTGTGAGCATAGCCACCACCAATGGCGGCCAGTTGGCCATGGGCTCATACACACGCGAAAGTGGCGGCACTGCCACATTGACCGACAATGACACAGGCACAGTATTTGATCTTGATGCTACCGTAATCCGTGCATTCAGCGTAAATTATACCATTGTACGGAATTTTTCATATCGTACTGGCACCATCATGGTGGCATCTGATGTGGGTGATTCCAGTTTAGGAATCAGCAGCAGTGATGACTATGTAGAAAACAACAATACCGGTATTACTTTAACAGTTGATCAAGCAGGTGATACAGTCAGTCTGACCTACTCTGCTACCAATGCTGGCACCAATGCCACAATGACCTATAGTATCACGTACCTAGCTTGATCTGGCCTGCCACATTTTCTGCCCGGCTGGAGAGCTGGAATCTCCTGCGTGACCAATGTCAAAATCTTCCTGCACAAACCGCTCTTGAAGACATCAATGCCTGGTGGTTTCGGGCACCCTGGCGACCTTACTACCTACACTGGGATGATCAACTAACTTGGCCCGATCCCTGGCAACTTTTGAGCGATGACATCTACTGTGAACTTGCAAGAGGCCTAGGAATCCTGTATACTATTACTTTGCTAGACCGTGCAGATTTGGCACCGGCCGAATTGGTTTTGACCCAAGATGATGTGAATTTAGTCCTGGTAGCCAAAGAAAAATATATACTTAATTGGGCCGCTGACACGGTAGTAAATACCATCCAAGCAACAACGATCAAACGGCAATACCAGCAACACCAAATAGCATAGCAATAAAACAATTTAGAACGAGAGAAAATGACGCAGATCACAGTTGTAAAAAGAAGCGGACGCAAAGAGCCACTACAGATTGACAAGTGGCAGGCACAGGTTGCCAAAGTCTGTCAAGGCATCGCTGACGTAAGTCAGAGCATGATAGAAATCAAAGCTCAGTTGCATTTTTATGATGGTATTACCACCAAAGAGATTGATGGTATCACCTTGCGTGCCATTGTGGACTTGATTGATGTAGAAGCAAATCCTGATGTGGGCCACACCAACTATCAATTTGTGGCTGGCAAGCAAAGACTCAGCATGTTGAGAAAAGATGTGTATGGTAGCTATACTCCTCCGCATTTGTATGACATAGTAAAAAAGAATGTAGCCACTGGTCTTTACACCGCGGATTTGTTGGAATGGTACACTGAAGAAGACTGGAATCGCATGAACGACATGATCGATCATGAAAAAGACGAACAGTATAGTTACGCAGCCATTGAACAGTTGATTGAAAAATATTTGGTACGCAATCGTGCCACCAAGGAAATCTATGAGACGCCGCAGGTCAGATACATGGTGGCAGCGGCCACGGTGTTTCACGAAGAAGAACCCAACACTGCAAGGATGCGTTACATCAAAGAATATTATAATTGTGCCAGTGATGGCCTGTTCACTCTGGCTACACCTGTGTTGGCTGGTCTAGGTACTCCCACCAAACAATTTAGTTCCTGTGTTCTTATTCGCGCCGACGACGATCTGGACAGTATATTTGCTTCAGGAGAAATGATGGCCAAGTATGCGGCCAAGCGTGCCGGCATTGGCCTGGAGGTTGGTCGTTTGCGTCCACTAGGTGCCGCCATTCGCGGTGGTGAAGTCATGCACACTGGCATGATTCCATTCTTGAAAAAATGGTTTGGAGATTTGCGTAGTTGTAGTCAAGGAGGTATTCGTAATGCAAGTGCTACTGTGTTCTATCCTATCTGGCATTATCAATTTGATGATCTCATCGTGCTCAAAAACAATCAAGGCACTGAAGAAACACGAGTCCGACACATGGATTACGGAGTGGTGTTATCATCGTTCTTTTGGCGGCGTTTTAAGAACAAGGAATCGATTACGTTCTTTGATCCTAACGAAGTGCCAGACCTGTATGAAGCATTTTACAAAGACACAGCGAGATTTGAAGAGTTGTATGTCAAATATGAAAAAAGAAAAGACCTTCGCAAGAAGGTAATCGCGGCCGAAGAAGTATTCAAAGGTGGTATATTAAAGGAGAGAACTGACACAGGTCGTATCTACTTGGTGTTTATTGACAATGTTATAAACCAGGGACCTTTTGATCCTGAGTATCATGCCATCTATCAAAGTAACCTCTGCTGTGAAATCTTGTTGCCCACCAAGCCATTCAAACGACTTGACGACGATGCTGGGCGTATTGCCTTGTGCACCTTGGGCAGCATCAACTGGGGTGCGTTCCGCAATCCTGAAGACATGCGCAGGGCCTGCCGTATACTGCAACGCAGTCTATGTAACATACTTGACTATCAAGACTATTTAAGCATCCAGAGCATGCTGAGCAACCAAGAGATCCAACCCTTGGGCATTGGTATCACTAACCTAGCATACTGGCACGCAAAACGCGGCCTGCTGTACGGTGAGAAAGATGCCTTGCAAGAAGTCAAGTCGTGGATGGAACATCAAGCCTACTACTTGACAGAAGCCACAGTGGAGTTGGCCAAAGAACGTGGACCATGCAGTCACAGCGGTCTTACACGTTATGGTCAAGGCGAGTTTCCATGGGAGCGTCGCGCCCGGGCGGTCAACGAATTGGCCAACTTCCGGCCAGAACTTGATTGGGAATCACTGCGTGAGAAGATGAAGATCCATGGTGTGCGCAATGCCACACTCATGGCAGTGGCTCCGGTTGAGTCGTCATCGGTTGTGATCAACTCAACCAATGGCATCGAAATGCCCATGAGTTTGATCACGGTCAAAGAATCCAAAGCAGGAAGTTTGATCCAAGTGGCTCCCGAATACAACAAGTTGAAGAACCGATATCAACTCATGTGGGAACAACGAGACTGTGCAAATTACTTGAAGACAGCAGCTGTGATTGCTGCCTACGTGGATCAAAGTATCAGCACAAACACATTCTACAATCCTGCACACTTTGCGGATCGCAAGGTGCCAACTACCTTGATCGCCACCAACCTCATGCAGGCACATCGTTGGGGACTGAAAACATTCTACTACAGCCTGATCAACAAACAAGGATCAAAAGGTCAAGACGAAGCACCACAGGTCTTGCACACACAAGAACCCGACAGCGACCTCTTAGAGGAAGATTGTCTGGCCTGCAAATTATAAAGAGAACATCATGAGCCAAGCACAATACAATTTACGCACACGAACAGATTACCTTAACCGCAAGATGTTTTTGGATCCTGCAGGTCCGGTGACCATACAACGCTTTGAAGAAGTCAAATACAACAAAATTGTAAAGTTTGAACAAGAAGCCCGAGGATTCTTTTGGGTACCCGAAGAGATCAGTCTAACCAAAGATGCCGGAGACTTTAAAGAAGCCAGTGACACAGTGCGTCATATCTTTACCAGCAATCTGTTGCGTCAAACGGCCCTTGATAGCCTGCAAGGGCGCGGCCCCACACAGGTATTCACGCCTGTGGTCAGCATTCCAGAACTAGAAGCACTGATGTACAACTGGGGATTCTTTGAAACCAACATCCACAGCCGTAGTTACAGCCACATCATACGCAACATCTACAATGTGCCCAAGGAAGAGTTCAACAAGATCCATAACACCGCAGAAATTGTGGACATGGCATCGACCATTGGACTTTATTACGATCGTCTACACATGATCAACTGCCGCAAAGAGTTGCAGGAAGAGTTCGATGAGTACGAACACATCCGGGCCATATGGCTGGCACTCAATGCCAGTTATGGTCTAGAGGCCTTTCGTTTTATGGTCAGCTTTGCCACCAGCTTGGCCATGGTTGAGAATCGAATATTCATCGGCAACGGCAATATTATACAACTGATCTTACAAGACGAGATCCTGCACAAGGACTGGACTGCTTGGATCATCAACCAAGTGGTCAAAGAAGACCCAAGATTTGCCCGAGCCAAACAGGAATGTGAAGCCGAAGTGTATGCCATGTATCAAGATGTGATCCGTGAAGAAAAAGCCTGGGCTGATTACCTGTTCAAGAAAGGGCCAGTGATTGGCCTCAATGCCAACATTCTGCGTGATTTTGTGGACTATACCGCAGTTGCAGCACTCAAAGAAATTGGTGTCAAATATCAAGGTGTGGCTCCCAAGACCACTCCTATACCTTGGTTCAACAAGCATGTGAACACTTCAAACAAACAAACAGCGTTGCAAGAAAATGAAAGCACCAACTATGTAATTGGAGCTATGAGTGACACCATTGACTACAACGCATTACCCAGCTTATAATAACAATCAAGGAGACGAATATGAAAGCCATAGTATGGAGCAAAAACGCCTGTCCATTTTGTGATCAGGCCAAAAATTTACTCAAGTTGAAAGGTATCGAGTTTGAAGAACGCAACATCAGCACAGATTGGACACGTGAACAGTTGCTGGAAGCGGTACCCGATGCCCGCACGGTACCGCAGATATTTTTAGACAAGCAGTTGATCGGCGGGTTTACAGAATTACGCAAACATTTACAAGGATAACATGAAAGTAGAATTAGATCAGGTTTACACAATGAAAATTGCCAATGGTGACGAACTGGTGGCAAAAATCACCGCAGAGAATGACACGAGTTTTACTGTGACACGCCCACTCACAGTGGTACCCGGGCGCGAAGGCATACAGATGATTTTTAGTCTTTTTACATCAAACCCTGACAAATCTGTGACTATAAATAAAGCACAAGTAGCCCTGATTGCACCAGCACGTGACGAAGTGCAAGACAGCTATGTAGAAGCCACAACCGGTATCAAACCGGTAAGAAACAGCAAAATACTTATGGGATAGGCCATGCCAGCAGTACAACGAGTAGGTGATCAAAACAGCGCCGGTGGAGTCATACTCAATGGCGACAGCTCGGTGTTGGTAAATGGACGAGCTGTGGCTGTTCAAGGAGCATCGGTCAGCGCCCATCCTTGTTGTGGACGCAGAGGTTGCCCTCCTACACATTGTAATGCAAAAACCCAGGCCAGTGGCGGCGCAGTGTTGGTCAACGGTATACCTTTGATACTGGGCGGTGATGTGGACACCTGTGGTCATGCGAGAACTGGTGGCAGCAACAATGTCACGGTGAATTGATCGTGTCCGACGGACAACTCACAGCTCTACAACTCAATGCCGCTGCTGGTTTATTGCAGAATCAAGGCATTGCAATCAATGCCAATCTGGTCACTGCCATATCGGACTACGAAAACACAGCTCTGCTGACACCATTTCTAGACACAGTCAGCAGTGGTAATATCACTGCCAATGTGGTTGCGGATCTTGAAACCCTGGCGGCCAACACCTGTGCTGCTTTCAGCAACAGTGTGCCCACAGACTACAGTGCGCTGGGCAACCAACTATCCACAGTGGTTGTGGCACAGGCCGTAAGAGACATCTGCGGCAACAATGTCAGCAACATAGCCCAGGCAGTGAATCAGGCACAAGGTTATGCATCACAGACCACGGTATTTGTCAACAGTGCAGTCAACAGTCAAACTTATCTGGGCAATACCTTTACCAACATCAACAACATGATCACTGGTGACGTGACCACCATTAACCTGGCCACTCAGGCCTTTGGTGAGGATCTTGCGGCGTTGGGACGCTTGATCAACCTGGCAGATTTAAACAACTTTGGCAGCCCCTTAGCCTTGGTGCGACAGGTTTATGCCATTGCAGGTGCTGTTCCTGTGTTGTCCGTGGCCTTCGTTGAAGCCGGCATTGATCAGGAAGTGGTTGTTAATCTCAGCAATCCTACCATCACAGTGGTAGACAGTGCTCAACGTCTTATGTATCAGGCCATGACACAGATCACTGGCACGAATCTAGCGCAGATCTTGACGGTGCTCCAGGTCACCACCGTCGGCATAAACACCATGGCTGACCTGCTGAATCCTTTCAAGTTGTTCCCCAACAGTTTTCTCAGCATGACTGCACCTACAGCACAAGGTCCTCGTGCCATTTATGTCAATGCCCAGGGCGAAATCAACACCGACCTGATTCAGCAGTTGCCACCCTATGTGATCAGTAGCTTGATATGATAGCCTACGACCGACTCAGCCAAATAATACCCAGCGATCAAGCTCTGGCTGCTAAAGCCATGTCAGTGGCTCTGCAACAGATCAGCGGAATCACCAACATGACCTTGCCGGTGCTGGCCAATGTGGTAGTGGGTCAACAAACCACCAACAATCTTACACTCATAGCCAACCTCACCCAGGCAGTGCCTGCTTCGGTCAGCACCTATCTGGCTAACATTGGAGGTGCCAATGGACGTCCAGTGGGTGTGTGTGATGTGCTGGGCATAGCAGCAGGATATCTGGTCACCGACGGATTCCAGAACACAGTGTCTACTCTGGCCAATACCAATGTGACCACACTGACAACCATATATCAGACCATGAACAACGTGGTCACTGGCATCTACGGCGATACCAGTGCTGGTCCAGTGATCATACCCGGCGGACAACCAGCTGCTGGTACCTACACAGCCGTCACGGATGGCATGGGCAATGTGCTGACACCAGCCGCAGACGCGGCCATCACAGGTGCTGGTGGTGACACTCCGCCCACCGGCCCTGGATTGATTCCTGTGGCCCAGACTGAAATAGCCAATATCGTGACCACGAGCACCGCACAGGTCACGGTGCTGAACAGCACTTTTTCATCTATAGCAGCACAGGTCCAACAAGAACTGACTCTGCAGACTGCTGCCGGTATAGACTTTGGCAATCTCATAGCTGTGAACAATCCCACGGTGTATGGTTTGGTCTACAACTTGCCCACATATGGTCAAGAAATTGAACAAGGCGGTTTGGCCCAGTTTTGGGAAGGTGTGGCCAACATCAGTACATTTACCGGGCAGGCCGTGGTGGCTGTGCTGAGAGAAGGACAAAACCGGACCTTGTTGAACAATGCCGGCATACAAACCAATGCTCTGGTGCCGGACACTGCGGATCCTCCACAGGATCCAGCCAATCTTATACCAGCCACATATACCGAAAGTGCCGCCGCAAATCTGGTGATCAAATAGCACCAATTTAGCCAAAAAAATCAACTAGATTCATGGGCAAGGCGTTAAATATACAGCACTGTAAAAAAGTGCAAATTTCAAACTTTCGAAAGGAAATACCATGAAAGCATTACTCGCAATCGTAGCATCCGTGTTCGCACTTTCCGCTGTTGCTCAAGCTCCTGCCAAGAAGGAAGAAGCCAAGCCAGCCGCCGCCGCTCCTGCCAAGAAGGAAGAAGCAAAGAAAGCTGAAGCTCCAAAAGCTGATGCAAAGAAAGACGAAAAGAAAGACGCTAAGAAGTAAAAATCTGTTTGCGCAGTTGAACAGTAACCCTGCCTTGTGCAGGGTTTTTTATGGTTGACCAAAAACTCTCCTTTTTGTATAATAGCAGTATAGTTAATCAAAAGGAGCCACAGTATGTCTAAGAAACATTTTGAACTACTCGCCAAATATATCAACTCGATCATGGATCCCCATGCTCGTCTCCAGGCTGCGATTGCAGTAGCGTCGGCCTGTAAAGAAGCAAATCAGAGATTCGATCAGGACCGTTTCTTTTCGGCCTGTAACATATAGAGTAATCTCCGACCCGGCGCCAACCAGGGTAGGTTAGTGAACACTAACCCGTAAATCCTAAGTCCGGGACAATGGTTGACCAAACTAATTAACGGTATATGAGAGAATACTTACTAAGCGAATCGGCACAAAAAATCTTGGCATTGCACAGGAGTCCTGAATTCCAACAGATGGATTTCAGTGATCAATTGGATTTGAGAACCTTGGACAACGAACTATTAGAGTTGGCGAGATATTTTGAAAGTCTTGATGAAATCAATGACATCTATAAGGAAATGTGTCATGATTTTTTTTATCGAATGTTTACAACCTGTGACCGCGATGACTCCATAGCCTATTTTAGATTGGCGGTAGCTGATTACCGTTTGCATGTTTGGGCCGAAAGTAGTGTGGATGAATTTGTGTACAAGATACAGCCACGTGTAGACCGTTTATGTGGCAATGGTTGACCAATAATGACAAATCGGTTATAATATATGTATAGTGAAAAATTAGGAGCAACAATGTATATAGGAATGTTAGAACCCACAGAACAAGAAAAAATCGTTCAGGCCTTGCGTGGCGAACAATTTGATCGCAAACTTCACGGTGCCTTGTTTGATCGTGGCAGTGCAGATTCATATTACGGTCGTCCCCGCGATCCGCATTACTGGCCCGAAGGCACAGGGCATGGTCAACGAGTCACTGAACTCAATGAAGCTGAAATTGAGGAGTACCTAGCCGGTTACGACTACAACGAGCAGTATGGCGACAAAAAAAGCTGGGATTGACCAAAAAAGGCCCATTTGTTATAATAGTATTATAAACAATAAAGGAGCATAGCATGGCACACAGCGATTTTGCAGAGTTAACAGTAGACGACTTGCAGAGCTATTACAGCGACTTTCACAAGGATTTCCACGGTTGGCGTCCACGTGGTGCCACACCTGAGCAGTGGCGTGATCGTGGCTACTTGGTAGCCCAGATCAACGGTATCCATGACGCACTGGATGCCATGAAGAAGACCGAATCAGGCCGTGCAGAATTACGTCGGGCGGGTTGGGTCGTTGAAGACGAACCCGAAGTGATTGATCCAATGGAATATGCTGAATGGTCAGCCGATCTGGATGCAGAGTTTTATGGGGAGCGAGTATAATGGGATTCTACAAAGACATCGAAATAGAAATTATGTCCTGGCAGGCTCGTGGTCGTAGCCAGGATGAAACTTATATCTATTTCAAAGATTATGTGACCCAGGAAGATGTGGCCCGTATCTTTGCCAGAGACTGTGATGAGGAGACAGTGTGACCGAACAGCAGATTCGCGAGATTGCCAGACAAGCTGGATTCCATATCATAGACAGTGCTATCTGGCGCGAATTGGCCAAGAGATTTATCGCAGACCTGCTGAAACAGATTGAACAGGAGAAGAACCGTGTTTGAAGATGATTATGAAGAACAGCCAAGTGCCAATCGCAAACGCCAGATCATGGGCAATATCAAAATGACCTTGACCCGTGATCAGATCATGACCTTTGTGGGCGGCTTGCACGAAACACAGATGGAACTGATTGAAGCTGTGGTCAGCAGTCGTGAACGTCAAGGCTTTCCCGAAGCCACAGCCGCAATCAAACGCATCATGGAGATGAAATGACCCGCGATCTAACACCTTTCAAGTTATGGTTGCAACGCATGTACATGGATCACAAAGACGAAGCCAACGCCTATGGTTTTCCTACCTGTGATGCCGCAACTTATTTCCGCATGTACAAATATTGGCTCAAAAGAGAATACCGTCATCAACAGCAAACCGCCGCTGAACTATGAGACAGTTATTTTTTGTTGCTGTGGTGTTGTTGGTTGGCTGTGCTTCACAACCCACCAAGCCCGGCTATGACATTTCAGATTTTGACAATCTACGACCCGACTGTGGTCAGGCACAGTCACAGGTGATGTACCTAAGGTCACGCATCGACGAGTTCCATGCCTACTTTGGTTCAAGACCCGATCAACTCACCCAACCTTATCGTCAATACTACACTCGTTTGAAAAATAACCTATGGAGTCTAAGAGCATCATGCTCCGCACTACAGCGTTGATCTTGGGGTTGGCCGTGACCAACTCTGTCATGGCCCAGTGCTATGTGCGTCAGGCCATGACCACGCAACAACAAGCCAGCATTGCCAGGATCACTGATGTGCAGAATCTGGCTGTGCCGGTATCAAACACCCACCACAAGTGCATAGTCACATTCAGGGCCTTGATCGACGGAGAATGGATTTCGGGCGAGGGTGAAAAGACTGCACCCAGAACAGTCGCCGAAGCCGAGCTATGCCGCCAGGCCATGGATTCTGGACGGGTACAGGTTCTGAGTCGAACTACAGCCAAAAATCTCACTGTGGAGACCAACATGGTCTGCGACGAGCGTCCAGAAATACAGGTCCGTAATGTTCGCATTGGCGACACTGTGCGTGAAAGCGAAGTGCGACCGCATCCAAACTTTCCCAAGACCTTTAGATATCTTGGTGCCCAGTGCCGTTGGTTCATTGAGCCCACATATCGCAAACAGGATCTTGGACAGTATCAAGGCATCATATGCTTGTCGCATGGTTCACAATGGCGTGTAGTTGACAAATGGTAGCATTTGTGCTATACTTTATTAATCGCAACTCTAAGAAGAGGTAGGAAATGAAAAAATTAGCAATCGTAACCGGTATCACTTTGGCCTTGAGTGCATGTAGCTCAACGCCAAACTACAGTAAACAATTCAGTGCAGACAATGGACTCCAGTCGGCACAAATGGCGTCGGCCATCCGAGAAGCACCGGCTTGGATGAGCAAGTTGCCCAAGGCCGCCGGGTATGTGTTTGAAAACGGCACTGCCACCAGTGGAGACTTTGCGTTCGCCGACATCAAGGCCAAGAGCATGGCCTACGCCAAGATTTGCACAGCCGCCGGAGGCAAAGTACGTAGCCAGGTCAAAATGTTTAGAAGTGACAGCGGAGACTCCAGCACTGATCAAAGCGAAATGGCCCTGCGTAGCATGTGCCCCGACGTGGACATCACTGGTGTAGAAACTGTGGAAATGAAACATGTGTCCGAAGGTAATCGTATCCGTACCTATGTGTTGGTAGCCCTGCCCATAGGTGACAAGAATGTCATGAAGTCGGCCAAGGATGCTGCGGCTCGTGCGCCTGAAGCATTCCGAGAATTAGACGACGTGACCAAAGAACAAAACCGGGCACCAGCCACAGATAAAAAGTCTGAAACAATCAGTGTAGTGGGCCCAGATGGTACTACTCAAAACATTGGACTGGTCCAAGTTGACAACGAAGAATACAAGGCACGCAGAGCCGAGGCCTTGAAGAAACCGGGTGCTGTAATTGGACAATATACTGTGCAAGCCAACTAATCTATCAACATTTGTATTGACCGGGAGCTAGTAAATAATGATAGACATGCAAGATGTCAAATTCCAAGGATTAAAATTGGCCGCAGACTGGATCCGCGATCTCGAAAGCAGTGACAGCAGAATACACAAAGAGAAGGTGATCGAAAAGGCACTCATGGCTGCCAAGCTGGGCAGTGCCAATGCTCAATGTTTCTTGTTCAACTGCTATGAAGCCTACAACCCCTTCCATGTGTTTGGTGTGCGTCAAGTGCCAGAGACCGATGGATTGACCGGCAGGCCTAACCCTTGGCCGGCATTCTGGGGCCTGTTAGAAAGTTTGCGGACCCGAAGTGTCACAGGACATGATGCTCGTGATGCCATTATATCCATGAGTGAGCAGTTTGACTCAGAAGAGTGGAATGGCTTGTGCCGCAGAGTCATCATCAAAGACCTACGCTGTGGTATTAGTGAAAAGACACTCAACAAGGTGCTGGGCAAGACTGAATGGAAAATACCGGTGTTCACCTGCCAGTTGGCCACAGACAGCAATGATCATGCCAACAAGATGAAGGGCATCAAACGTATCGAGTGCAAGCTGGATGGTGTGCGTGTGCTGGCCTTGTGCACCAAGAACCGTGTGACCTTGTACAGTCGCAATGGCAAGATCTTTGAAAACTTTCCTGATATCCAAGAACAACTGAACCGAATTAAACATCGTATCAGTTTAGAAACCAAAGGACCATTTGTGTTGGATGGTGAAATCGTGGGCGAGAGTTTCCAGGCCTTGATGAAACAGGCACAACGCAAAGACAATGTCCGGACCAAGGACATGACCTACTACATCTTTGATGTGATTCCCTTGGCGGACTTTGAACGTGGATTCTGGAATGCACAGCAACACAAACGAACTCTACTGTTAGATGTCAATAAACAAGAGATTGAAGCCGAACCAAATCTTAGACTCATGCCAGGCATGGACGTGGATCTCAGCACTGCCGAAGGACAAGATGTTATGCGCAGATTTGCCGAGGATGCCGTGGCCCAAGGCTTCGAAGGTATCATGATTAAATCGGTAGATGCACCCTACGAATGTAAAAGGTCGAGTTTCTGGATGAAATGGAAACCTGTGATGACCGTGGACTTAAATATTGTAGGATTTGAAGAAGGCACAGGTCGCAACTTGGGCCGGTTGGGTGCTATAATATGCGAAGGAGTAGACAATGATCGTAATATTCGTGTTAATGTGGGCAGTGGCCTTTCCGATGCTGATCGTGATGAATATTGGCATTCCCGAGATGACCTACTTGGCCGAGTGGTTGAGGTTGCGGCAGATGCTGTCACCCAAAATCAAGATGGAACCTATAGTTTAAGGTTCCCCCGCTTTGTACGATTCCGCGGATTTGAACAAGGAGAGAAACTGTGATGTTTGATCAATATGTGAAAATGTTTGATTTGGTGCCTTGGATAGATGCCTGGTTGATTGAGGCCGTGACCATTATCTTTGGGGCCTTGTTGGTTGGTTATATCGTGACCAAAGCAGTGACAAGATTCAATGGAGATGAACAATGATACACCCTCGAGAATGGATCCATTATATAAAATGGCGCATTGAAAAAGCCCTGAAACGCATTAGACAGTTCATGGCATGAGCGGATATGATTTTCCTAGCATGGCTCATGCTGCATCCAATACCATAACCTGCTTGGCCGGCGGTGCAGAAATGTTGCGAGTCAGCCCCGAAGGATTTTGGGTGCGTGGTGTCCGAGTCGATCAGGATGACCGCGAAGCCGAGACAGTGTATAATGCATTCAAGGCCTGGATGACCTGGGCGCAATTAAACAAAGATTACAAGTAAGGAACTAGCATGGCAACCAAAGAAGAACAGCAACAACTCATAGACACACTCAAGTTTACACCCAGAACCTACAAGATTTCAATGTGGGGCTATGGTGGTGAAAAGGTCATGGGCACCGTGGATCCCAAGGTCTGGGACTACTGCATGGAGCACCAGGTTGATCTCAGTGACATAGCCTGGAACTATGATGCCTGTGAAGAAATGGACCTGGACGAAGACATGCTACCATTCACTCCAGGATCGTGGTACGAATGCGACAGCATGGCACACGTCAACGGTGTGAGCCGCAACGCCGGACACATACAGATCGAAGATGAAAATGGGAATAGTGTGTTTGAAAAACAGCTGGAAGACTGCGATGGCGCCCAAGACAGTCCTGAGTGGTGTTGCGATGATGAAACCTACATTGGTCAGCGCAAGAAAGGTGAAGTGGTGTTCGTTGGAAGCAGCAACGAAAAAGGCACTTTCTTTGAAGGCGACATTGAACTACGAGCACCGTTTGACATCACCAAACTGGAATTGCACTATGAAGAAGTGGATGGCGAAGAGATCGTCAACAGTGTGTACTACGATGGCGATGAGATCGACAACAACGGCGGCAGCACCGACGGTAAGAGTTCTGACTTTATCATGGTTCGCCTCACCGATGACGAAGGCAATTTTGAACGCTACGAACCCGAAGAAAAAGACTGGGGTCATCCTGAATATGGTACCAGCCCCAGCGACTGGGAAAAGAGTTCTAATTTCAAATTCAAAAAACAAAAACCCACCATTCCGGGATATTATAGTTGCAACTATGGATTCGGCAGCACCTATGGTAGCCTGTACTGGGATGGCAAGAACTTTGGTGAATGGGAATACGGCAAGTTCCATGCCAAAGACGATGATGGCATAGTATCATGGCAGGGCTACAACTGGGACACAAGCTCATGGGTCAATCAACCTCCCGAGCCACCCAGCCTGATCTGCGACAACAAAAAATGTGGTTGGGTAGGCAGCAGTGATGATCGTCGTGAAGATGAAGAATACAACAGCCATTGCCCCAACTGCGATGGCACAGAGTTTTCGTGGATTGACTATGATCCAGACACAGCCACGGGTCGTAAGAATCGTGCTAAGTACTGCCGTGAATGGGATCCAAAGGTGGCATTCGAAAGAATCTCAGTTCCAGAATTGGAGGAGCAAGCACAATGATGCCAAAACCAGAAGTAGCAGGTCGATGCGGATGCGGTCGTAGCCCAACAGGAAAATGTTGTGGTTGGCATGCCTTGACCGAAGATGCCTACAAACAAAAATTAGCCGAGTATGAGGATGCCGAACAGCAAAAACAACGGCAGGATGACCTAGAAACCTATCGTGATCAAGCCATGAGTTTATGGTTTGACAACGGCGGTTCGTGTACTGGAGTCAAAGGTCCAGGCACACCCAATATCAATTAAGGAGAAGCAATGAATACCTATGCAAGTGTGAGTGATATCAACAACCGAATGATTTCGGTCTACAACAACATGTTCTTGGCCGTGGTCAACAGCATGTTGGTCAGTTTATTGGTGGCTTCAAGTCCGGGACTCATGGCATTCCTGTTCACTGGTATCATGAAGTGGGTGGTGATTTTTGCACCACTGGTGATGATCTTGGCCATGACCTGGATCATGGAAAAAGCCACCTACGGCGAAGCACGAGGCATGCTACATATCTTCGCGGCTTTGATGGGACTCAGCATGAGCACCATATTCATCACGTTTACTACCACCAGTATAGTCACTGCTTTCATGGGCGCAGCCATTTTGTTTGGTACCATGAGCTTGTGGGGATACTTTACCAAGAAAAGCCTGGAAGGTTGGGGCAGTTTCTTGATGGTGGGTGTGATTGCAGTGGTGATCGCCAGCATCGTCAATGTGTTCTTGGGTAATTCGACCCTGGCCATGGTTGTATCGGCAGTGGCCATCATTGTGTTCTTGGGTCTCACTGCCTATGACACACAACGCATACGTCAAGAGGTCAGCATTCTTGAACCTGATTCAAAGGCCGAGATCCTGGGTGCCTTGAGCCTGTACATGAACTTCATCAACATTTTTGTCAGCCTGTTGCAACTGTTTGGCAATCGTGATGATTAAAAGATTCCGGATCTGGTTGGCTAGAAAAATATTAGGCAACTATTGCTCTTGTTATAAAATGGGATATCATGTATTATGTGATTATACCAAACATCAAATAGGCAAGAAATCGTGAACCCTATTAATCTACTAACCTCGGCCATTGATAGCCTCTGGTGGTGGACCTATGGTATTATTGCCGGTTGGGGGCTGACTTTCACTCTGGTTGTAACGGCCTTGATCATCTTGTTGATCAGGACCATTAATCTACAACGCAGAGTGGATAGATTAGAAAATCGTATTATAACCAACGAACGAGAGTTCAACTTATTTTCCAAAACATGGCCAGGCAAGAAGCAGTAGACTCTCATCAATGTTCGGTCTGTAGTTGCGACTACACCGATGACGAAGGTGGCATCCAAGGTTATTTTGGTATCCTGCCAGTGAGCTTTTGTCCCACCTGCTTCTCGTGCATGTGCGACATGGCCAGCCAGTTCATCCAACCAGAAGACACAGAATAAATATTTGATTATGTGGTTTGGCATACTCACTCTCGCAACCGCACTGATCATATCAGTCAGTGCCGCTTATTACAGCATACTTGGTCTCACAGCCATATTTGCCGCGGCCTTCTGGCCCATAGTGATCTTGGGTAGCAGCCTGGAAGTGGGCAAGATAGTAAGCACCCTGTGGTTGCACAAGTATTGGCACAGGGCAGAAATGCAGTACAAGATATATCTCAGTGCGGCCGTGGCCATACTCATGGTCTTGACCAGCATGGGTGTGTTTGGCTTCTTGAGCAAGGCACACTTGGATCAAGTCGTGCCGTCGGGCGACATACAGGCCCAGGTGCAGATCTATGATGACAAGATCAAGACACAGCGTGACAACATAGAAGCCGCCAGAAAGGCTCTGCGCCAGATGGACGAAGCCGTGGATCAGACCATGAGTCGTAGCAGTAGCGAACAAGGAGCAGACAAAGCTGCCAACCTGCGCCGCAGCCAGGCCCGTGAACGTGGCAATCTACAGAACGACATTTCACGAGCACAGAGTGAGATCACCAAACTACAAGAACAACGAGCACCCATAGCCAGCCAGGCTCGCCAGATTGAAGCCGAAGTGGGTCCTATCAAATACATTGCCGCACTCATATATGGTGACAATCCTGATGCCAATCTGTTAGAAAAAGCAGTTCGCTGGATGATCATACTGATTGTCATAGTGTTTGATCCACTAGCCCTGACCCTGTTGCTGGCCGCTACCAAGACCTTTGAATGGGAACGTGAAAATAAACTCAAGGACACGCATGAGGATCCAGATCCAGATGTAGGATCTTGGTTTGATCGAGCCCGCGAGCGTGCCAGATTCTGGGACCAACAACAAAAAGAAAAACCAACTCCATGGCCATTTCCCCGACAGTTTGAAGGCATACGATCAGGTCAAGGCCAATGGATGCAGACCGGTCCTGAACTTGATGTCCCCGACGAGCAAGAACCTGTCAAATCTCAACCTACTGTAAAACAATCTGTGTTGGCCGGTCTAGACAGCATGTGGGCCCGTGCCAAAAAACTGGCACGGCGAGATTCCGAAGCCGAACATGCACCATTAGACACATCTGCGAACAAGCCATTGCCAACCCCAGTTGCAGAAGAGGACAACGACACATCAGAAAAGTTTGCTGAACGTGCATGGAAATCTGAAAATCCCAACGACACTCTCAAACGCCAACGAGATCTATTGGACGCTGGCCTGATCGCAGAACTACCTTGGAATGAAGACCGATTTCAGACTCAGGTTTTGGGTCAACAAAGAATTCAAGCCGACAATGTGCCCACTGGTGCCACCGGCGAAGTGCGAGGGTTTGGTACCAGTTTTCCGGCTGATGCCAAAAAAGGTGACATGTTTCTAAGAGTGGATCGCTTGCCCAGTGGACTTTACAAGTACAACGGCACCATGTGGATCGAGGTAGACAAATCCTTGAGCGACAGCCATGCCTGGGACGATGCCTACATTGACCACCTCATAGCCAAGATAGGATCTGGCGAATATGATCCTGACTTGCTGAGTGATGCCGAACGTGATCGTATTGAGGCCAAACTAAAAACTGATCCTTCGTCGGGCTTGGCATGACAAACAAAATTGAACACTGTAGTTTTTGCGACAAACACAAGGATCTGGTTGGCAAATTGATTGTGAGTCAGGCAGTGGCCATATGCAACGAATGTGTGGCCTTGTGTGACAATTTGTTGAAAGACGTCAAACCCTCTACAAAATCCAAATTTAAACAGATTGGTGTGTTGGATCCCTTGGACATATTGATGTACCTTGATGAATACGTGATTGGACAAGATCAAGCCAAACGAGTGCTGGCAGTTGCCATTGCCAATCACTATAAGCGTATCAGCCGACCTGGCACAGATCTACAAAAGGTCAACATAATGATGCTTGGTCCCACCGGTACCGGAAAAACTTTGTTGGCTCGCACAGTGGCTCGATATTTGCAAGTGCCATTCGTGATTGCAGATGCAACTTGTTTGACCGAAGCAGGTTATGTAGGCGATGATGTAGAAAGCATGATAGCCAGATTATACACTGCTGCCAATGGAGATGTAGAAGCCTGTCAGCGTGGCATTGTGTTCCTGGATGAAATAGACAAAATTGCTAGAAAAGGCGAAAGTGCCACAGTCAGCCGAGATGTCAGTGGCGAGGGCGTGCAACAGGCTTTGCTCAAACTGATTGAAGGCACCCGTTGTAGGATTCCAGCACAAGGCTCTAGAAAAAATTCTGGCACAGAAATGATTGAAATAGACACTGCCAATATTCTGTTTATAGCCAGTGGTGCATTTGTGGGTCTGGAGAGAATCATACAGAATCGAGTACAAGGCACTGCCATGGGATTTGGTGCACAGCTTGACCGCGCCATTGAATCAACCATGGAGAAAATTATACCCGACGATCTGGTCAGATATGGCATGATTCCAGAATTCGTGGGCAGATTTGGTAGTTGTGTGAATTTACATGATCTTGACAAGTCTCAGTTGATCAATATATTGACACAGGTCCGGGGAAACTTTGTCAAACAGTATCAATGGCTGTTTGAAGAAGACGGAGTTGAACTCAACTTTGATGCAGAAAGTCTGGATATCATTGCCGAACGCACACTGAAAAGCCGAACTGGTGCACGTGGCCTGCATAGCGAACTTGAACGAGTGTTGTTGCCGCACATGTTTGATTTGCCACGCTATCGACGTCAAAATATACTGGCCGTCACGATCAATAAAACCCAGGTAAATACACCCATGACACTGGCACAGGAAAATTCGTGAGAGAGTACAAGAGATCGGTAGTTGTCAAGGACGACAACGTGGAACGTGCTCTGCGCAAGTTCAAGAAAAAGATACAGGAATCCGGACTCTTGGATGAACTGCGAGGTCGCGAAACCTACGAAAAACCCACCACTGAACGCAAACGCAAAAAAGGTGCGGCCCGTGCCCGCTGGCGCAAACGGCTGAGAGATCAGCAGTTGCCCAAAAAACTCTACTGATGTGTTTGTAGAATTTGCATTGCCGCAGGACGAAAGCTACGGGTTCGTTTTAAATCTCGTTCGTCTTGACATTGTAGATTGGGCAACTCGCTACAACATTCCTTACACACAAAAAACAATAAAATATACGCATAGACTGGCCTTTGACCAAGACCGTTTCTATACTGTGTTTGCCACGACTTGGAATAGCAAATTTGATTATCGACTCATTGACAGACGGTGGTAAATGTGTTATAAATATATTATGTAGATGCCGATGGTCGGGTCTACATAATGTCACTTGCTTATTAAAGGAGAAAACAATGACAAAAATCACAGCTCTGGACCTCAGTCCATTTTATCGCAACTCAATTGGTGTAGATCGTTTGTTTGGTCGTATCATGGACCAGATTGATCATGCCAGCACCAACAACTATCCACCCTACAACATACTCAAGACCGGCGAAGATACCTTTGAAATACAGGTAGCAGTAGCAGGCTTTGGCCAAGGTGAGATTGATGTTGCTGTCAAAGACGGCGAACTTGTTATCACAGGTGAAAAACAACCCGAAGCCATGTTGGTAGGTACTGAGTACCTACATCAAGGTATCAGTGCTCGTCGTTTTATACGCACATTTACCATGGCCGATTACGTAGAAGTAGTCTCAGCCGAGTGCAAAGACGGTATCCTTACAGTGTGTTTAGAACGCCGTGTGCCCGAGGCCATGAAGCCAAAGACCATTGCGATCACCTACGCAAACTAGTATAATGTAGTAAATACAGTGGAGGGCATGGGCTCTCCACTACTAACAAGGATCCACGATGTCGCAAGCTGGCACAGTCACAAAAACAAAAATCAATCACGACATGGCAGAACCACCCATGTTCAAGGTCATTTATCTCAACGACAATGCCACACCCATGGACTTTGTGATAGAAACACTGATAGACAGTTTCAACTACAATCAACAGACAGCAGTGCAGATCACACATGATATACATGAAGCAGGAAGTGCGGTAGTAGCTGTGCTTCCTTATGAAATAGCTGAACAAAAAGGCATAGAAGTCACAGTGCAAGCTCGCAGCAACAACTATCCTTTACAGGTCAAACTGGAACCTGAAACAGTCTAATCAAATTTCTATCACTATTCTTTGTGGGTAATAAGCCTGTTGACACCACGTAGTGTGGCCACGTCCACGAGGATTGCTAACATATCTGATTCCGTTCAGATCTCGATCCACAGGTCTATGATAGTGCCCAAAACACCAGGTGTGTATTTTGTTTTCCGTATCTTTGCTCAGCACGCCAGAGATGTAACTATTGCCCATGCCGTTGTATCTCCAGTTGCCTATCAAGTCCGGATCATGTGACACAATCCAAGGAGCAGGCACAGTATGGCTGACTATGACCATGGCTCTTACTTCTCTGTGTGTTTGCAGTTTGCGTACACTGTTGATCATGTAAGCGGCATCATTGTAGGCCACTCCTGTTATGTTCGTGGCTGCGGCATTGTCTATTCCATGATGATCTTGTATGGCCTGCACACTGGATTCTACATCCATGCTGGGATCAAAATCATAGGTCCACCAACCATTGGTTCCTAACAGAGCCACGCCGTTGATTATGATCACATTGTCCTGCATGTAAACTACATTTTTTATGTGTTTGAGATCTGCGTCCAGATCCTTGTAACTGGCTCCCAGATCATCAAGATAATCTTTGTGTTCTTCGTTGCCGTCCACATAAAACACACCACCTGGATAACATTGACCAAGATGATCCAAAGTATCCAACAAGCGTTCGCGGTTGCGGGCCACATCTCCGGCAACCACACAATAAGGACTGGTGGCCTGTCCGGCCCAGTCAAATGTATTCCAGGTTTCCACGTGTAGATCAGAAATTAAATCAAAGGCAAATTGCATGATAACTATTTACAGAGGATTTGATCATGAACATTATATTCAAAGAAAATTTACCAGCCACCGAGCAAAAATACACAGTGTTGGATCTGGATACTTTTGCCTTGCCCGACGGGTCATTGCACACTGCCTGTTGCGTGATTGAAAACATACCCATCGTTGAACTGGCAAGCACTGAAAATTTGAAAGAACTTCATGACAACTTGATCAAAAATTATGCCTTGAAAAACTGGAACTATTGTGAACAGGCCATAGAACATCTCATGGGCAAATGGGGCGGTGAGGTAGACAGTTTTTATGCTGAATTAAAAACACGCATAGGTCGGTTAAAAACACAGGATCTAGACGATAGTTGGAGCCCGGTTATACCAAAAAGCTAATCTAGATAAATACCCACATAACAACAAGACTCTAAAAAGGAGCTAAAAGTGGGTGAATTTTTCAAGCTAGTCGCAGAACTAGGATTTCCAATAGCGGCAGCAATCGCAGCCGGATACTTTGTATTTCTCACATTGAAGTTTATTCTTGCTGGTGTAACCAGCAGTGTAAAAGGCATGGCCGGCATCATCGGCGCCTTGGACAAGCGTGTGGCCACCATGAATCATGATGTTATGCGCATTGACACAAAAGTTTCGCATGCGCTGGGTCTACAACCTGACTTGGATCGCATAGCTCGAGCTGAACAAAGTGACGCCAGGAGAGACTAATGAACACTCAAGAGCGCTGGAACTACATTGCCAACAATGAAGAAATTATTCGTCAATACATGGCCATGCACGATGAAGAAGTCAAAACTCGTCAGCTGGTAAAGTTTTTAGACAAACAACCACCCCGACCAGAGGCACCCGATGAGATACTATGATTACGAGTGGGATCTGGAACCCAATAGAATTCTACTAGATGCTGAACTCAATGTAGATGCATTGGGCTGGAAAGCCGGCGATTATTTTAAAGTTGCCAATGTTAATGGTCGTGCCATGTTGGTCAAAGTAGATCCACTGGAAAAATTTTTAAGAGACGGAGTTGGCAATGAAAAGATATGATCCTTATCGTTTACCAATCAAACAAATCTGGACCGACGGGGATTTGGCCAAGTTTGCCATGATAGCATTTGTAGCTGGTATTGTTGTGGGCGTAGTAGCATGCCTTTAGAAGTAACCTACGCATTCATTGGTTTTATCCTGGGCGGATCAGCCTTGATCGTCAGCCTGTATGTTTGGCTGACCCTAGATGAAGCATTGGAAAATGGCCGGGACTGGATCAAGCTCAATCAAGAGTTAAGACAAAAAATTGAAAGCATGGAACGATCAACACCAGGAAAGAGATAACATGGATATTGTAACCTTAATCAACAAATACGGATTTCCCATAGTGGCCGCTGGCGGCATGGGCTACTTGATTTTCTACGTGTGGAAATGGGCTACCACTGAAATCAAACCTGTGCTCAGTGAAGCCAACACCACCTTGATTGCCCTGATAGATCGTATCCGCATGCTGGACAACGACCTGATCCGTCTCAATCAAAAGGTCAATGTGACCCTGCACCTGCGTGGCCGTAGCATCGAGCATGAACGCCTGGCTCAAGACGAAATCATCAACAAGTCGTAAAACCATCACTTAATAGCAGTATATTTCTAGTAAATACTACCAGGAGCTAGAATGAAAAAAATAATAATAAGTGTTCTGGCCAGCGTCGCTACATCCACGGTCAGCGCACAACTGGTACATCAGTTTAACTCGCCATCCTTTTCAGGATCGGGCTACAGCAGCCATGTCTTGACCATCGAGCAACTGGAAGCCACACGCCGTAAAGCCATAGCTGATGCACAAAAAGCCGCACAGGAAAAGGCCGAACGCGATGCCAAAAATACCAACTTGGCCAAGTTCTTGGTCAACGTGGAAAGTCGTATCTACGCACAACTTTCAAAACAGTTGGCAGATGCCATGTTTGCCGAAGGCGGTGCCAACTCTGGCAGTTTTGATTTCCAAGGCACCAACATCAGTTATGTGAAAACTGGCACAGATGTGACCTTGACCATCATTGAGGCCAACGGAAACAGGACCGAAATCACTGTGCCCTTGTCGAGTTTTAGTTTCTGATGCGTAGACTACTCCTAATCCTTCTTGTTGCTGTGTTGCCTGGCTGTGCTTACATACACATGGAAGTGGCACAGGAAGAGCCTGTGAAAGTCACGCCCAAACAAAATCTCATGGATCAGTTGCCGGTGTTGGATGGACCGCCCATGACCGTGGCTGTGTACGGATTCAGAGATCTCACTGGACAGAACAAACCCAATGACAGACTGGCCTTGTTCTCAAAGGCTGTGACACAAGGTGCTGAAGTGTTCTTGATCAAGAGCCTGCAAGATTCCAAGAACTGGTTCCGTGTGGTAGAACGTGTGGGCCTGGACAACTTGATCAAAGAACGACAGCTGATCCGCAATCAGCGTGAAGTGTATGAAGGCAAGGAAGCCAAACCACTCAAGCCTTTGACTGTGGCTGGTATCTTGTTGGAAGGTGGTATTATTGGCTATGATTCAAACATCAGGTCAGGCGGTAATGGTGCCAGATTCCTGGGCATAGGTGGTAGCCAGCAGTATCGTGTGGACGAAGTTACTGTAAGTCTTAGATTGATCTCAATCAGTTCAGGTGAGGTCCTGATGACCAATGCTGTGACCAAGACCATATACTCAACAGCACACAATGTGGGCGTGTTGAGATTTGTGGATGCTGGAACCAAAGCCCTGGAGTTGGAGAATGGCCAAGCTCTGAACGAGCCCACTACCTATGCTGTGCGTGTGGCCATTGAACAGGCAGTGTATGAACTGATCACAGAAGGCCAGAAAAAAGGCCTATGGAGTTACAAGCGTGCTGAGGAGAAACAAAATGATGTCAAGCCTGCTGCAACAAATGCGCCGCCTGCAACAACAAGCGGCACAGAGACAAAAACAGAAACCGCAAAAACCGCCGCAGTCACAGTAATGCGGCTGCGCGAAGCATCATACATTTATCGCGATCCAGATGAACGCAGTCAACGCACCTGGATGCTGAAGGAAAACACAGATTTGACTGTGACACCAGGCCAGAACGGCTGGGTTGCAGTGCAAGACTCAGCCGGTCGTCGGGGCTGGGTCAAAAGCGACAGGTTAATTCAGCCATGAATGCCTGTAAATATGTAAATGCGGCAATCGCATATTATAATAATAAGGTCGCAAAGACCAAGGAGCTGGTTGGAGAATAATAAAAACAAATCCAACCTGAAACAAGATGGAAAAGAGAACGACAGGCATTGGCGGATTGTCGAGAAAATTATCCGCAATTCTGATGACAGCTGCGATGTGGTCATTGGGTGCTCAGGCTAACGAAGTTTATATTGAACAGGTAGGTAGCGGTTCGACCATAAACATCACGCAACAGGGCACAGACAATCGTATCGGTGACAGCACCACTCCGGCCTACATAGGATCGGGATCAAACACAGTGACCATAGATCAGATTGGTTCGACCAACACTCTGGACATGGTGGTCAACGGTGCCGGCACAGATGTGATAGTTACAACCACCGGTGACAACAACACTCAAACTATCAACTGTGGAACCACAACATCAGCTGGCTGTAGCGGCAGTTATATCAAACAACAAGTCACTGGAGATTCGAACACTGTGACTCAGAATCTGGGGTCGGGTGCCAATCATACCAGTGAAATCAATGTGACCGGTGATAGTAACACAGTGACTCACACCAGCACAGCCACAGGTACCACTTCGGCCAATATTACTGTGACGGGCAATACCAACACAGTGGGCGTTACTCAATCAGGAATGTTGAACAAGAGTGTCACAGTTACCAGCACTGGCAATAGCAATAACATTAGCATTACTCAGTCTGACTAGTTGGGCCTCAGTGGGTCGCGTGGTTGAACAGACCGGCCCCACTGAAATAGTGCGCAACAAAAAGAGTCTGAGCAGTAGTGTGAATACTCCTGTGGAGATGCTGGACACCATTGTCACAGCTCGAGCCAAGGCCAAGCTGGAGTTTGTGGACAAGACCACGGTCAACATCACTGAACAAAGCAAGATACTCATAGACGATTTCGTGTATGATCCCAAAGCCGGATCAGGCAAGCTGGCCATGAAGATGGTACAAGGCACTGCCAGATATGCGTCAGGTCAGATAGCCAAGAACTCACCACAGAATGTAAACATAACCACACCCACTGCTGCTGTGGCCGTGCGTGGCACAGACTTTTCCATGACCGTGGATGAACTGGGTCGTAGCCTTATCATGTTGTTGCCCAGTTGCGATGCTAAAAGTTGTGTGACTGGATCAATCAGTGTCAGCAACGATGCTGGTCTAGTCATTTTAGATGTGGCCTATCAAGTCACGGTGGTGGCCAGCTTGTCAGCACCGCCCACAGCACCCACGGTGATACAGATTGATGCCAACAACATCAACAACATGTTGATCGTGGCACCCCCACCAGCAGTGCGTGAAGCCCTACAACATATACAACAAACAGCCTTGGACATTAATTTTTTAAACAAGGATCTGCTGAAGTTTGATGAACTGGATGTGAACTATCTTGAAAAGTTCAAAAGATTGGATGTGAACTTTTTGGATTTGGATTTCTTGGTCAATTTGTTGGATCTCAGCAACAAGCAGTTGAGTGCCAGCCTAGATGCCATGAGTCGTGAAGCCAGCCTGTTACCGGCCTATGATCCTAACTCTGGACTAAGGTATTTTTTCAACGAAGATGAAAGCAAGGTCACTGTGAGACTAAACACAGGGCACATGGCCGAAGTCACTGTGGGCGTAGAACATGATGCTGTGGTGACTATAAATCAAGCAGGATGGGCAGTTACACAACAGATCAACCGTGGCGGAACCAGTATAATTAATATTATACAACGATAAGGAGATAATAATGGAAGGAACCACAATCAAGACTCTGGCTGAATATATTGCCAAATTGAATCGTGACAATGCTGAATTCTTGAAAGAATACGAAAACGATCAATTTGATACCAATGGCGTTGAACAAGATCACATAGAAACATTCTGGCCACCCAATGAGCACCCCCGCACCTAATTCTCCAGCACCTTGGTGTTGTTGGCCTGGTTGCACTCGACCTGCACAGATCTACGAAAATAGAAATATCAAAGGAGTAACATCATATCTTAAAACCTGTGGCAAACACTGGTTACCAGGTGTTCACTCCAGAGCTAATCCATAATGTGCGTGTTGATCTTATCCAAGCTCAACCAGTAAATACTGTGTCGATATAAAAACTATAAGGAATCGACCCAGCTACATATTCAAAAGCCCCCGCGAGGGGCTTTTTTTATCTAAGTTAAATATAACATGCTGAAAAAAATCCTAACTAGCCCCTGGACTGCTCTAATAACATTGGCAGTTATAGTAGCAATACGCATAGCGGATCCTGCATTTGTAGAAAGTGTTCGCTTGCGTTATTTTGATACCTTGGTGACCAGCAAGCCCGCAGAAGTCACAGGTGTTCATGTTGTAAATATTGATGAAAAGGCTTTAGAACGATATGGTCAGTTTCCCTTCGCCAGAAATGTATATGCTGGCATCATCCAAGATCTTTATCGCCGCAACGCTGGTCTTGTTGTTTTTAATATTCTTACTCCTGATCGCGATCGCATGGGTCGCGATGCGGCGTATGTGGCGGCGTTGCAAAAACATGCTACGGTTCTTCCAAGCATAGGCAGCACAGCGACTCGTAACCAACCTAGGAATCCCGGAAGTGCGGTGATCGGTCCCCTGGATACTAACAATTTTGTGACCTATCCTGGAATCATTGCCAACATACCTGCTGTGGAACGTGCGGCCATAGGCGTAGGTATCACTAACACCTTGCCCGAGATAGATGGTGTGGTACGTAGAATGCCCATGGTAGTGGCTGTTGATGGTAAGTTATATCCCAGTCTGGCCATGGAAGTCATGCGTGTGGCCGCAGGTGACTCGACTTTCCAAGTCAAAGTAAATGAACAGGGCGTGGAAAAAATGCGTATTCCACAGTTTGGCCCAGTGAGTACAGATAGCCTCAGCAGGATCTGGATTGACTGGAGCCTGACTCCAGAACGTCACGGCTTAACCGACTTGCCCCAGGACTTTGATGGCGAGATAGTTATTGTGGGAGTCAGTGCCGCAGGCCTGTCCAATCCTGTGGCCACCAGCCTGGGTGAGATGTTGCCACAAGACTTGCAAGCCGCTGTGATATCAACAGTGATAGCCAACAAGATCAGACCAGCTATTACTCGTCCTGACTGGGCAGATGGTGCAGAGATAATCACCTTGGTCGTGCTTGCGGTGACATTGATATTTTTAGGGAGATGGACCTATGTTGGTATTGCTGGCAGTGTTGTTGTCATTGGTATTTGTGTTTGGGTTCCTGGTGCTTTGTACTCGAGCCATGCTTGGCTCACTGACGTCACTTTGGTTGTTGGGGGTCTTGTTGCTGTGCTTCTGCATGCTTATGGAGTACGGTTTGTATCAGAGTATCTTGCTAAACAACAAATAAAGAAACAGTTTGGCACCTACTTGAGTCCGGCCATGGTCGAGAAACTTCAGAAGAATCCAGAACTGCTGAAGTTGGGCGGTGAAAGCAGAGAGTTGAGTATCATGTTCACTGATGTGCGTGGCTTTACTACCATCAGCGAACACTACGGTGCCGACGTTCAAGGACTGACCAAGATCATGAACAGATATATGACAGCCATGACCGCCAAAATCATAGAGAACGAAGGTACCTTGGACAAGTACATAGGTGATGCACAGATGGCATTTTGGAATGCACCCTTGGATGACGCTGATCATGCTGTCAATGCTGTGCGTACTGCTTTACAAATGATGGAGAGTTTGGATGAGTTCAATCGTGAAATCAGTGCAGAAGGCATTCCGCCTTTTGGCATGGGCCTTGGCATCAATACTGGTACCGTGGTCGTTGGTAATATGGGCAGCGATCAGCGTTTTGATTACACCTGCCTTGGTGACAGCGTTAATCTGGCGAGCCGACTCGAAGGCCAGTCAAAACCTTATGGCGTTCGCATCATACTGGGACCGCGTACTAGTGAGCTTGTCAGAGATTCCTACCCAGTTGCGGAACTAGACTGCATAGCAGTAAAAGGCAAGACCGAAGGCGTCCGCATATATACACTGGCAGAAGAAACACAGTTGCACAAAGATTTTATCACCTTGTATTACGCTGGCGAATGGAAACAAGCACAGGCCTTGATTCCAGGATGCATCAAAGCCTGCCCAGAACTGGAGGCATATTATGGGGCCATGGATGAACGACTTGCGGCAGGTAAGCCAGATGACTGGATGGGAACCTATAAGGCTACATCTAAATGATTATGTCAATTGGTGGGTGGACTGTGCCACCTGGACTTATTTAAACTTGTGGTTCTTGCCACATCGCATGCCAGGGTTGCATTCGGACGTGGATAAATTTGTAAGCCAATTTACTCTAAATGGAATCAAGGCCTCAAATATCTGCCGACCTAGTTGACAGGTATTCTCAGTCTAAAGCCAATGGCACTGGCACCTGTGCTGTCAACCCTAGGCAAAATCAAGGTACAGGCCCACTTATAACAGGCTTCAGGAAAGGCCATGGGCAACACTGCGGCACGTTGGTATCCAGTGACGGCACCCACAGCAATGCCAATATCCCAACCATCCTTTTTATAAACCGCATAACGACCATAGGCATAGGTGCTGCCACTGTATTCTGAATTGCGGTACCAGCCTCCGGCTACAGATATCCTGTCGGTGATACCTTGCTCTAGTCCAGCACCCCAGTTGAAACCATTGTATCCAGACCGGTCATGGACACTGATGCCATTGACCTGTACATAGGTTTGAGCCGACAAACTATTTGCAACGACAAAAAACAACACACCCAAACAGTATTTTGAATTGTATAGAATTTTTTTTATCATGTAGAAATTACTTTTTATCAAAATTATCAACAAAGTGTTGCATTATTTTAGGAAGGTTAGTAGTCGACCAATAATGTTGTAGTTCTGGCATCTTTTGTAGTTCAGCGAATCTGACAATTTCTTTTTCAAAGTCTGGATACATTTTAAGAGTGTCAAAAGCACAATCAAAGTTTTGCTTTAACTCATCTATCACAAAATTAAAAAAATTTTCACTAAAAAAATGTGTTTGATTATGAAGAACTATCTGTTCTATCTGTTGCATTTTACTGAATTTTTCTTCGGGGCTCCAGGCATTTATGGTTTTCATCAGCTGTATTATGGTCAGCATACGATCATAGGGATCCTCAATGCTGTCATAGCTTTCGTCCCAAACCAAGTCAAAGGTCTTGAATCCATATTCTTTCAAATACTGCAAACTGCCATGTGTGGCAACTAATATAAAAGGTTGACCGCATGCTATAGGACGTAGAATTTTTTCAGTCAAGTGTAATCGATCGTCATCGAACAAGGTTTCCAACACCACTTCGATTTCAGTGCAGTTATAATCTCTTGAATCAAAATCTCCACTGGCCGTAGACAAAGCAGTGGTCTTGGGCACATGATGCTCCAGCACATGTTCTGGTCGCCAAACAGGATTATGAAAGTTATAGTCAGAGTAGTGTATATCTGTGTCGGAATCCACAGGGTTACAGTGGGTCAGGCATTGATCAACCAGTTGATGCGTGATCAGTAGATCCGTAAATTTCAGTCTATATTCTCTGGTGCCGGTCCAGGCGCGATTGTATATTAAAAATTTCTTTTTGCTATTTTTCTTAAAAACTTCGTGTTGCGCATATCTAAACCAATCTCTAGCTATGATTGCATGACTCCAGTAGTAGACCGACAACAATTGACTTTGATGATTGGCCGGAGGCTCGAGATATTTTTCTAAATTTTTTGACCTGCGTTCACTGTGCAGTAACAGGCTTTTACCAAATAAATTTTTTCGAAAATTTATGTTAAAGGCAGGTTTGGCCAAGTTCAGATCATTTAAAATTTGCACCAGTTTTGCGGGTAAAATATCGTCTGATTTTTGTTGTTGATTCAATCGTTCATAATCTAGTGCTTCTTGGTCGTGGCAAAAAACAATTGGCCATAAAAAATTTGCCAAAAAAGATTCATGTTCTCTCAATGGCAACAATTGATCAATATTTTTTGCACCATCTGGATAAAAACGATAAATTAATACACGCCCATCATAGCTGTGACAGGCAATATTGTCAATAAAATGATACAGACTATCTAATGGAACACTCATAGCAGATTATATATTTACTTGAATGATCAATGTCAAATAAAAATTACTACCTACACAAGTACCAATTGTATCCTTTTTGGGATGATGAATACCAACGACTGAACTATGTGAATGAATCATTCAACGATGCCGATCAACTACAGGACTGGCAACAGCTGGGTTACGGTTGCAAGTTTACCGGAGACATGTGTGACATGCGTGATCCGCAACCGATCTGGAATCAGAGATTTATTGACATATTTTCCGGACAAGGATGGCATGATGTTGGTACCAGCTACTACCGAATGGGCACAGGTACAGTGTTGCCCACACATCAGGATCGTTATGTCAAATACATTTCCTTGTTTGGTCTGCAGGGTCGAGAACACACCATACGTAGAGCCATTGTATTCCTGGAAGACTGGCAACAGGGGCACTATGCTGAATATAAAGGTCGGCCCTATGTAAATTGGCGTGCCGGAGCTGTCATAGAATGGACCTATGACACACCACACATGGCGGCTAATCTAGGGCCAACTCCAAGATACACCTTGCAAATAACTGGACATGTACCTGATTAATACCTGTAACGAATGGGACCCACTGGAAACTGTAGTAGTGGGTTCGGCCACCGCGGCCAATTGGCCCTCATCTGATCCGGTATTTGCCGAAGAAGGTCAAAAAACAACCTGGACTGAAACACCTGTGCCACAAGGTCCAGTGCCCAAATTCATTGTTGATCAAGCCAACAGAGAATTAGACACACTGAGTGAGACCTTGTTACGATATGGCGCCACTGTACATAGACCTCGTCCCATGGACTTTGTAGAAGAAAAAGGCCTGTACAACTATTGCCCCAGAGACCGACTTTTGGTTTGGGGCAACACCGTGGTTGATGTCAACATGATGTATCCTTGTCGCAATCAAGAAATTACAAATTATTATCGTGTGTTATCACAGGCTCGAACTATACTGACTATGCCTAGAGATAGTGGCATGGTCCTGGATGCAGCCAATGTGTGTAGATTGGGCGATACTTGGTTGTTCCTGGAATCGGCTTCGGGCAATCGTGCAGCCTATGAGTGGCTGTGCGAAAAATTTCCTCAAGTGAACATTGAACTGTGCAACTTTTATTCGGGAGTTCATATTGACTCAACCATAGTGCCGTTGCGCGAAGGTTTGGTCATGCTCAACGCCAGTCGTGTCAACAAAGACAACTGTCCTCGAGCATTTGACTATTGGGAAAAGATCTGGGTCACCGACGACATGATAGTAGCGCACGATTTTTACCAATATCCCTATGCAAGCAAATGGATAGCCATGAACATGCTGGTATTGGACCCAGAAACTGTTATTTTAGATGCGGCACAATCCCAACTAATTACATTACTAAAGCGGCACGGAATTGACAGCATACCTTTGACTTTGAGTCATAGCAGGACTCTAGGCGGTGGCTTTCATTGTGTGACTTTGGACACACGGAGACGTCATGACTGACACGGCAATTACAATTGATCCAAACTTGATCAGGCAATTGGTTGAACAAGCAATCGAAGACAACATAAATCAATTGCTGTCTCAACTTTGTTCAGATTCATCATGGACGCAGCGAGTAGAAAATCTGATCAATCAAGCAATTGTACAAGAAACTTTAGCTCGTCTAGGATCAATCGATCTTGGTCCAGTGATCAAACAGCATGTGGATGCCAACATGCACAAGTTCACTGCTGACATGTTAAAAAACTTTGCCAGCACAGGTATTTCAGACCTGGCCGCACAGTGTGAGCTCACAGTTATGGACGGAGTGGTTGTGGCTGAAAATAGCCTGACCAGTAAAAATTTACAAATCATTGATTCAGCTGAAATACAACACCTGGTAGTCACCGGCAGCATCAACACCGACAATCTGTCCTGGTCTGCGCTGTCGGCTGATATCAGTCAGCGTACATTGGATCAGTTGACTGCAAGCTGGAAAACTACCTTGGTTGAGCAAGTAACCAAACATGTCCAACAACAGGGCATAGAATTTGAAAACGTACACATGGGTGGAGAAAAATTACTAGATGCCGGCAAACTGTCTCGCGCCATCACTGAATCCAATATCCAGACCCTGGGCACACTTCGAACCTTGCAGGTCCAAGGAGAAGCACGCTTCAACAACAACACTGTCAATGTGATGAACAAGCGCTTGGGCATCAACACCGACACTCCAGAAAAGGCACTCAGCATCTGGGATGAAGAAGTCAGCATAGTGATTGGCAAACACAAGGTCAATCAGGCCTATGTGGGCACCAACAGAGATCAGGGCATGGCTATAGGAGTGAATCGCGAACCACAGATTGAAATTTCAGCAGATGGCATGACCAGCATAAAACGCCTGCAAGTAGGTGCCTACAAGATCGGGCATGCCACACAGGTGCCCGGTTGGTCTGGCACCCGCGGCGATTTGATTTTCAATTCCAATCCAGGACAGGATCGGGTTTTTGCCTGGCAGTGCCTGGGCGGTCTTCGCTGGCAAGCTCTCAAAGGTTCAGAATGAAAATCAGTTGGGTGTTGTCGGATTCGGTGCAATTGGATCCCATGCAAAACGTGGATGATCTCAAACAACTGGGTGTGTTCTGGGGTTCTTGGCTGACCTGGCGTGCCTGTGCCACTGACAACGTGATTTGTCATGACATGACACAGGCCGCAGAACTGATCAAACGAGATTTCCATCGTTGTTGTAACTTTTACATACCCAATGATATCTATGTGAGTCTAGATCGTCCTGCCGGAGTAAATCTGTATGAAGGTAAATTTGTGCATGATGTGATACATCAAGAAGAAATAGTGGCCATGCACCTTGCAGCCACAACCAGTGACATAGTGCTGTTGTTGGGATTTGATTTAAGCGAATTGTCTCCAGATACAGATCGTTTAACAACTCATCAGGCGCATCATCATCGAAACATGATACGCCAAGTCATAAAAGATTCTGAAAACAAACAATGGGTGATCGTTGATCATGCGCAAGCACTGGACCCAATTTTGATGTCGTTGCCCAACGTGGGCACAGACTCGTTGTCGGCTGTGCTGAATCTCAGCAATAGCTAAGATTTTTCTATGCTATCACGGCCTGATACAATTCTGTAGCACCAACTTGTGCGGCAGTTGGTGTAACTACGGTATCCAACCAATTTTGTGCCAACTCGACAGTGGTCCATGTGCGTTGAACTTCGTATTGATTTTCTGGAATTGTTTCGGTAGGACCATATATGATAGTGGTAATACCGTCGGTATTACCTGCAGCCACATAGGGTTGAATTGCTGATTCAAAAGCATTTACCAGCAACGGGCCACTTGACGTATTCCAGCGTGTGATTGATTTTGCCATACATTAACTCCTCTAATAAGTTATTAACCTTATTTAGCACATCTGTTTGACAAATACATCTTAATTGTGTATACTAAAGCTCTATGAATACACTAAAGCGTATTGGTTTCTGTTGCAAATGGCTCAATGATCCTAGCGAATGCGGGGGTATGAAGGTCAATGCCAAAGACCGTGATCTCAACGGACGAAGCACCACCATGCGTTGGTTGCGTGAGCATCCGGCCGAAGCTGAACAGCGCCAGTGGGACATCATGAATCACAACACCTCAGCCGCGGTCAAGTTGATTGAGCGTGTGGCCACACTACCAGCCAACCGTAGAATGGTTCGTTTGGGTTCGGAAATGTTACAGGGCTACACAGAGAAAGATTGGAAAGCCTGGTGGCAACGTCAGGAAATACAAGATCATTGTGAACGTATTTTTGCACCTATTGGAGAAACAGCCCGCAGACTGGATGTGCGACTCAGCTTCCACCCTGGACAGTTCTGTGTGTTGGGTTCAGAGTCAGAAGAAATAGTAAATAGAAGCATAGAGGAGTTTGAATATCATGCGGATATGGCCAGATGGATGGGTTATGGGAAATCCTTCCAGGATTTTAAAATCAACGTACACATATCAGGTAAAGCCGGTGCCGCCGGTGCGCGACGTTCGTATGGACGACTCAGCCCCACAGCCCGCAGTTGTATTACATTTGAAAACGAAGAAATAACACATGGCCTGGATCGTTGTCTTGAACTTGCTGATATTGTGCCTACTGTGCTTGATGTTCACCATCACTGGATCAAGACTGGAGAATATATTTCGCCCACAGATGATCGTGTTGCGAGGGTTGTGGACAGTTGGCGTGGTGTTCGTCCTGCTATGCACTACAGCGTTAGCCGTGAAGACGTACTTGTTGACCATGCCGTTCACCATAAACCAGATCATGCAGTTTTGCTAGAGTCTGGTCACAAGAAACAAAAACTGCGAGCACATTCAGATTTTTATTGGAACCCGGCAGTCACCGACTGGGCCCTGAGTTTTTGGTCCAAGTTTGACATACAGTGCGAGGCCAAAGGCAAGAACCTGGCCAGTGAGCAAGTTTACCGTCGTGCGGTAGAACTGGGGTTGGTATGAGCATGGGATTTGGTGTCTTTTTACTTGTGGTGATATTTGGTGCATTTGTTGTCACTCACATGATCAAGATGGACGGCGATGTCGACAGCATAGAACTGGCCGCAACACTAGCCTTGATCCTGTTCTCGGGATTTGTGATCTATTGTGCCATGTATTTCTTGCGTGGCCTGTTATGAAGAAGATCGTTCAGGATGTTGTACAATATGTGCGACACGATTGGCACAGCAATCGCTTGAGATTCTGTGCTGAAGTGTTTGCCTGGGCGTGCAGTGTAGTATCGGCTGTGATATTTGCCGCCACAGTTCCTCACATACCAGTGGTGCCCTTGTACACAATCTTTATCGCGGGCTGTGTCAGCAGTGCCTGGGCCTGTTACACCCGAAGGAGTTTTGGCTTGATGGCCAATTCGGTGTTCTTGGTCATCATCGACGGAATAGGCCTGGTCAGATATTTCTTGGTTAATTAGGCTTTTGGAGTCTTAGGGGCACGTGGCTTTTTGACTGCAGGCTTTTTGACTGCAGGCTTTTTGGCCGCTGGTTTCTTTTCTTCTGCCACAGTTTTGGGGAATGGAAAATGTTCAGAACCTTCGACCTTGTAAGGTGCCTCAGTAGGTTCGGCAGGTTTTGCTCCAAAAATTCGCTTTAATAATGATAGCATGGTAGTTCTCCTTGTAGAATATTTATTTTCTGTTGGATCATTATGTTTTGTTATTATGTGGCACTGCACAATATAAATACAAAGTCAGTGTTTTCACTGAGAGATTTTGATCACGAGTCAAAATCAAAATACAACCCAAAAGGAAAAAACAATGAAATCAATCTTATCAACAGTATGGCAATTCATGTGCGATCTTGGTCATGCCAGTTATGCTGCACACTTGGCACGCAATGGACAGGTGCAACGAGCACAGTCCATGTATAAAAAATAATGTACACCACCCAGTTTCTAGACTCTGACAAATACTACCGCTACGGCGAATGGTTACAGGAGCAAGATTCTGATACCCTACAGATTTATTTTGGCAGCGCAGGTCCTGGTATCGTAGAAAGCCTCATGCTACGCATAGAAGCTGAGCCAGATCGGCATGCTTTCCTGGTGGCCGCCAACTGCGCGGGCTGGCTGGGCACCTTGCACATAGCAGAAGTCACTCCAGCACAGGTAGAATTTGGCTTAATAGTCCATAAAAACTATCGTGGACTGGGCATTGGAGATGATCTGCTGACACAAGGCATAACTTGGGCACGCAATCGTGGCTATAGCGAACTGTTCATGCACTGTTTGACCCACAATGCAACCATAAGGCACCTGTGTTACAAGCACGGACTAGAACCACGAGATCTGGGCGGCGACAGTGAAACCAAGATTGCACTAGCACCTGCTACCTGGATCACGGTCAATCAAGAACTGGTCACACGTCAACGCAACCTGTTCTATATGGCTCTGCAACAAACTTGGCGGCCGTTCCAGGAAAATTTGGGCTAAGTAAAACATGGGCCTACTCATCTACATCCTGGTGATGACACACATCACCATAGCCTGTGTCACACTTTACTTGCACCGCAGTCAAGCACATAGAGGGGTATCATTTGACCCACGTGTGACACACTTCATGAGATTCTGGCTGTGGCTGACCACAGGCATGGTCACCAAGCAGTGGGTGGCCACACATAGAAAACATCACAGATTCACCGACAAAGAAGGTGACCCGCACAGCCCACAAAATGAAGGAATCTGGCAGATCTTGCTGGGCGGTGCTTTCTACTATGCCTGGGCAGCCCAAGACAAAAAAATGGTCGAACAGTATGGCGTGGGCACACCTGATGACTGGATGGAACGCAACATCTATACTCCATTCAATTGGCTGGGTATTGTGATCATGTTCTTTATTAATTGCATGATATTTGGCTGGGCCTGGGGGTGGTTGGCCTGGGGGTGGCAGATGATCTGGATACCCTTATGGGCCGCTGGAGTCATCAACGGCTTAGGTCACTGGTGGGGATATCGTAACACAGCCACCAACGACTATTCAACCAACATTGTGCCTTGGGCATTTTTCATCGGCGGCGAAGAATTACACAACAATCATCACGCTGATCCGGCTAGCCCTAAATTAAGCCAAAAACCCTGGGAATGGGATCTGGGTTGGACCTACATCCGACTGCTGGAACGCTACAATCTGGCCACACTTCGCGAAAGGTCAGTTTAGCCAAAATCTTCTGAAACGAGTAATATAGGTATATAATAATTGTTGCACTGCAATAAATATTCTTGTATAATACTAGAGTAGTAAACCATTTCAACATAGGAGAAACCAAATGGAATTCAACAAAATCGACTTCGCAAAATTATTTGATGTAACTGTTGCCATTGACAACATGCACAAAGGTGTCACAAACATGATCACTTACATGCCCGAGCAAGTTCGCTCCAGTGCCCACACTGTGGTAGATGCACAGTTCGGTTTGATCCGCACAACCAACAAGGCCGTGAAAGAGTTTGCTGAAACTGTAGAATCTGTAGCCAAAGAAGCACAAAAAGAAATCACCAAAACCATCGAAAAGGCCACCAAAGTATCTGCCTAATTTGTCGTTTTACAACATAAAAAGCCCCCATGGGGGCTTTTTATTTGAATAAATTGTTTGGACAAAATCGTCATAAGTAGTTGAGTGGCCCAGAATCTTGTGCTATAATATACGTAGAGAATTCCAAAATGCCAATCATTCAAGATCAGGACAATTCCGAAAAAGAACCATCACGCCTGTTGCAGGAAGCCGGCATGTATGTGTTCATGGGCGAAGTCAACGATGACACCATCAAGCCCATCATCGAGTGGATCTTGGTAGAAAATCATGTAGTAAAAAAGAAGAAAAAAGAGTTGTTGCTCATGGTCTGTAGCGAAGGCGGCAGCGTAGAAGATGCCTTTGCCTTGATCGACGTGATGAAAGCATCGAGCATAGCAATCAAGACCGTGGGTCTGGGCGTGATAGCCAGTGCCGGACTCATGATATTCCTAGCTGGACATGCAGGACGCAGGGTGCTGACACCCAACACTTCAATACTGAGCCATCAGTATAGCAACAGTCACGAAGGCAAACATCACGAACTGTTTGCCATAGCCAAAGAACACAATCTCATACAGTGGCGCATGCTGGAACATTATCGTGCGGCCACGGGCTTGGACACTGACACTATCCTGGAAAAATTGTTGCCACCCAGTGATATCTACCTGTCAGCAGAAGAAGCACTAGAATTAAAAATCTGCGACTACGTCAGCGACTTGAAAAAATAATTACCGTTGTCTTTTACGGCCCAGGGTTTTTTCTGTGCCGTATTTTTTTGGCAGTTCAGGAGCAGCCTTGACAGCACTGCGTTTTTGTGTGACCAGGTCAAGATCTTTTGTTTTTGTTTTGACTTTTTTCTCTGTGCCTGTGTCAACTTCTGGGCCCATGTCATCGTTACTTTTTCCTGGGCTGACCTCAACTGAAATTTTACCTTTGGTAGGGTCTGAGGCAGATCCTTTGGTTTTAAGGCGTACTTCTCCAGAGATAGTAGCGGGCCAAAATGCTTCCGTGACCAATTTGTTGCCTTTGACATTGGTGTAAAGTTGTATAAAATTGTAGCCAAGACTTTGGATAATAGCTGGACGGAATCCTTCAATGACTTCTTGATTGTTGACCATGTCTATGACGTCTTTGGTCACTGCATACCAAACTTTTCCGCCGTCGGTATTGGTGCTTTCTTGTACCTTGGGCGATAGACGTTTATTGAATACCGACATTATGCCTCGTGGCATTGGCTTGCCGGTCTTGTAAGAATTCAAGGCAACCGCAATCAAGGCGTCATCAAATGGCAAGAGTTTTTTGTAGGCCGCCGGAACCTTGTCGGGGACATTTTTGTTCATCCAGTTCATTATTACAAATGGCTGGGTAAATGCACTGTTACTAGGATCCGTGGCTTCTTTGTAAAAACTGTAGGCTTCGGGATATTTCTTTTGCACATTGGCCGGTATCTTGATACTGCTCAAGGCAGGTGGTGCTCCCTTTCCTGCAGCCTTGCTAGAAATTTTGACAGCATGTCCAGTATCATCATTAACCACGCTGAAACTGTCGGCCAATGGATTGTCGCTGGCCTTGGGAAAATACATGATCATGTCATTGAGATTGGCTCCTACAAACTTGTCAAATTCTTCTCGACTGCCGCGCTTGAACCGAGTAGCTCCTGACAACAGGCCTAACACTCCAATGTACTCGCTGGCGTACAGTTCGATGGCTTTAATTTCGGCCGGAGTTAAATTTTTAGGAAATTCTGGAACATTGCCTTGTGATGCCTGTCTGGACATGTAAATCACTGCATCGCCTATACGTCCCAATTTTTGCATTTGTGGACTGTTGGAAATTTTTTCATACATTTCACCAGCAGGGAATCCACCGGCTTGCAATAATTGGTCTACGCTGTTACCAAAGTCTGCAACTTCTTGATCTGTGGTGTCAAAAATATCACTGCCTTTGAGCTTGATGGTTTCTGACTCTTTGCTACCAAACTCGACTGTTTTTAATAATTCAGTGTTTTTGACTTCGCCGCCGTCGGTCGTTTTGAGACTGATACTGCCTTTGGGGCCTTTGGGACCACTTTTTAACCATTCAGCCACTCGGTTGGCTTCTGATGGATCAATCACAACATCGCCGCCAGTGACCAGAGTAAATGGAGTGCCGTTTTGTACCTTGTATAAGAAAAGTGCTGGACGACTCATAGGCTCGCCAGTGATCGGATCTTTGACTGCACTGGCTTTGTTGGCAGGGATTTCTGGTGCACCTAAGTTGGCTTCCATTAGATTGTCTAGTAGATTGAGAATATCACGCATTTGCTTTTTTTCACAGTTAATGTTATACTTATCTTATATTTCGAGATATTGTCTGACATATTTTTTATCTTGTTCAATGATCTCAGTTGGATCAACATCGAGTAGTGTTTTGAGTAGATAAGATATGACTTCATAATTATTACGAACCGAAGAAGCAGATATTTTCTTGTTGTTGATGATCACATGATCGTTTTTGTCTCTATTGAACTTGGCCGAAACTGCTTGTAAATTCTGTCTACTATCAAGAAATTTATACAAGGGTCTTTCCTTCACCCAGTCATTGTGTTGTTTTTTTGATGATTTAACAATAGATAATGGAATGATATGGTCATAATGAATATGCCATTTTTTCTTGGCAGTTCTAGCAGGACAACCGTGCGAGTTAAGGTGTTGATAAGGACTTTGCCAGAATTCACCAAATTCTGGATCAATGATACAAACTTTGCTATCGCAATCTGTGTAAATAACTTTTGAATAGTCATAAAGATCACCGTGTTTTTTCCTAGCCCGAGCTATAAATTCATCCAATGGTTGGCGCCTTGCTTGTGCTGCTTTTTGCTTACCTCTAGCAGGGTGTCCTTGTTTTTGTAAGTGACCCATTGGTGCTTGCCAGAATTCGCCAAACTCGGGATCGATAATTTTGACTTTGTCATGCATTTTAGTGTAAACTGTCTGTGAGTAGTCGTAAAAATAATTGTGTATTTTGTTTGCTCTTGCAACGAATTCTTGAGTGGTAATTTGTTTAGGCATACGGAGGTCCAATGTATAATATGTTTATTTATATAAGAAAGATAGAAAAATGAATTTAGTTCCAATGGTCATTGAGACAACCTCCAAGGGCGAAAGAGCCATGGACATACAATCTAGGCTACTAAGAGACAGAATTATATTGCTCATGGATGATGTAAATGATCATACAGCAAGTCTTGTAGTTGCCCAAATGTTGTTTTTAGAAGCTGAAGATCCAGACCGCGACATACTTCTCTATATAAATTCTAGAGGCGGCAGCGTTACCGCTGGCATGAGCATATATGATACCATGCAGTACATAAAATGCGATGTCAGCACCATAGTCATGGGCCAGGCATGCAGTATGGGTAGTTTGTTGGCCACAGCCGGAGCCGCAGGCAAGCGTTTTATGTTGCCACACAGCCGTAACATGATACATCAACCGTCAGGTGGTGCAGAAGGTCAGGCCACCGACATTGAAATACAGGCCCGAGAAATACTAAAGATGAAACGATATTTGACAGAAATCTATGTCGCACACAACAGCGCAGGCAAGGCCTACGATGATTTTGCACGTGACATGGAACGTGATTTCTTCATGAGTGCCGAAGAGGCCGTGGCCTATGGTCTAGCAGATCAGGTAATATCCAAGCGTGACATTTAAGCATACCTTTTGTCCTAGTCCGTGGTTCCACATGCGAATCACCAACTCAGGCTCCTATGAACCTTGCAGATGGATGAACAAAAATGTTAGCACTCGAGTAAATTTTGACCGTAACATAAAGACCTTGTCTCCTCTGAAGTATTTTCAAACCAACATGGCCAAGCTACGCACAGAATTGTTGCAAGGGCATGCTCCTGAAATGTGCGCAGACTGTCACGTCATGGAAGATCATGGCAAACCCAGTGGTCGGCAACGACAACTACTCAAGGTCGGCGTTCTTGGTGAACATTTTGAAAAAAGTCTGGCCAGCTCGCCCATGCGTGCAGCGTTTGATCATAGCAATCAAAACCAAGGCGTCACAGATCGAACTGTGACAGACTGGCAGATAGATCTAGGCAACTACTGCAATGGTGCCTGTGTGTTTTGTGTCCCTGAAAGTTCCAGTACCTTGGCCACTGAATTCTACCAACTGGGGCTCATTGATACCATGCCACCTAGATCCTGGTGCGATGATCCGGATCTTCTGGAACAATTCATAGCAGACCTGACAGCCAGCCCTGACCTGCAATACCTGCATTTCCTTGGTGGCGAAACAGTGATCACTCCAGGATTTCAAAAAATATTGTCAGCCTTGATTGCGGCCGGCTTATCCCAACAGATCACCATTGGGTTTACCACCAATCTCACGGTTTGGTCCGACACAGTAGTTGATCTATTGACTCAGTTCCGACAGGTGAATTTAGGCATGAGTGTGGAAACCTTGACTGCTGTCAATGACTATGTGAGATATCCCAGTCGGCAGGCCCGCACCCGACAATTATTGGATCAATGGCAGGACTTGGCCACCCGCCAGGCCTGGTTGACACAACTCAGAATCACTCCTACTTGCCTGACCATGCACGATCTGACCACGGTATATGATTATGCCTGGCAACACAATTTGGCAGTGGAAAGTTGTAGTTTTTTTGATCGGCCTGAATTTCTCAGGATCAGTGTGCTTCCAACACAACAAAGACAAATTGCCATACACAGATTACAACAGTGGATCGAATCACATGTTGCAAATCCTTGTTCTCATCAAATCATCAACACCAGAGATCCAAATCTAGCTCGTCAACAGATTGTGCAAGACGCTCGAAGCTATCTGCACTATCTACAATCTGCAGCAGATGAAAGTCACAGACTGCCGGATCTTGTGGCATATCTCAAACTGCTGGAAAGCCGTCGTGGCAACAGCATCTTAGACTATCTACCCCAATATGAAGACCTATTCAGATCTGCAGGCTATTGATCAGCGGTTGCACTGCCACGTGGAACTGGAACCCGTGGGCAATCCCGAAGTGTCGGTGATCATTGCCGGTGTGTATGGAGGCGGAAAACTTTTCAAGTCCGTTGAGTTCAATATCAACGTTGACTTATTGAAGCCTTTCACTATTGAAATTGAACTTCGAAATAAAACATACTCCACTGATCATGAAACTGCTGTGATCGTCAAACAGTTACAAATTGACGATATTGATCTTGTGCCCAGATTTGACTATCTAGCTGTGTACAACAACGATCACAACAACACCAACCCTACCAGCTACCTGGGTTTTAATGGTAAGTGGACACTAACTATTGATAGGCCTTTTTATCAATGGTTGCATCAGACCACAGCACAAGGCTGGCTTATAAGTTAGTGCGCACTAACCCTTTGATTTTGCTACGGTTGACCAAAAATGCCCGATTTGCTATACTAGTTCTATAGTAAACAAAAAGGAGCAACCGTGAGCAAACAAATCCAATACGCAGGTTACAGCATCGTGAAAGACGGCACCTGGAAATTCCGTACTGCCACCGATGAAAAACGCATCGCCCAACTAGAAGCATTTGGTGAATCGGTGTACATGGTCAGTATCAAACCCGTGGCCACCAAGGGTGCGGCTGCCAAAGAACTCTTGGCCATGGATTACATGGGCAAAGATCCCGAGTGTGTGGCGTTCTTTGTGAAACATGCAAAAGACGAGAATCCGTTCAAGCCCAAAAAGGTTCGCACTGTAAAAGTCAAGGTCTCCAAGTCTAATCCAGTGGAGGCCTATTTCTTGGCAGTGGAGGCTGATCAACCCGTGAGTCGTAAAGAAGCGGCCCGTTTGCGTGCCGAGTTCAACGAGCGTGTCAGAATTGCTTACGAAGCCAACTAAGGAGACCCACATGGCCAAATTCCGAGTACTAGCCAGCGAAACTGTTTTTTACGAGTTCTTTGTAGAAGCCGAAACCGAAGCCGAAGTCCATAGACGCATCGACATCGGCGACTACGACACAGGTCCAGCCTACGATGGCGACAATTTTGAAATCGACAGCATTGAACAGGAGACAGAACATGTCAGTTAATCACATCGTAACAGAACTCATGAGCGGCACCTTGACCAACGATGACATCGAGAAGGTGGCCCAGGCTCTCAAATACGCCCGTGCCCAAGTTGGTCGAGAAGTCAAGCGTCAACTGGCTCCGGGAGCAAGCGTGAGGTTTTATCATCCCAAACAGAATTTTTACATCGCCGGCACTGTGAACCGCATCAAACAGAAATATGTCCTGGTCGACACACCCAGGGGACGATACAATGTGCCGGCTAACTTGTTGGAAGTGGCATGAAACACCTGCCGGTAGAAACTTTTATCGCAGGCTTTGCGGAGTTTCACATGTTGTTGAAGGACTATCCAGGTCTGCGTATGGTGCCTATCCAGCATTACGACACAGTGAAATCTGGTTTGACCAACCTGGGCTACAGATTCCGTATCCGATATCGTGGTCCACACAGACCCGAACACGATACACTCAAGCAAGATGCCCGAGCATTCACAGTTTACCTACAAGAGGAAATCATATGATCAACATCAGCGATTTTGTACAAGTCAAAAATCAACCTGGAATAACCGGGCAAATCATTGAACTACACGGCAACAAGGCTGTGATCATTGACGATGCCAGTGAATATGAATACCCAGAAAACTGCCTGGAATTTAAAATTTCGGACTTGCAACCCTTGTAAACACAAGGAAAAAAGTCTTTAAAAATCAATGACTTACAGCGCCTAAAAAGTTCTTAAAAATCAATGACTTACACGACCTAAAAAAGCTGGATATTTTTTGGTTGACCAAAAACACCATTTAGGGTATAATGTATGTATAGTGATTAATAAGGAGCTGAAAAATGGTTGGACTAACAATAGTAGATGGTGACGTAATCCGTGCATATGACTTCAAGCCCATGGCGGGCCGTGAAGACTGCTTCATCGAAGGTGAGGTTTTGGATTCTGGTGATACTAGTCAAGGTTACCAAGCATACCGGATCCGTGTGACCCGTGACAGCTGGTCAGATAGTGAAGACAAGGGTCGTGTTGGTATTGAGATGTTTGTGCCTTGGAGAGTGAGTTTTAACGAGTTCCAAGGTCGTGTAATGAACCTGAGCAGATAACGTGAAGGCCTTTCAAGAGATCACAGAATGGGACAGCGACTTCGCTGTCCCAAACCACGTTTATTTTTTGTCAGACGCAAAGGACAAGATGTACGGCTATGTTCAAGCTGGCACTGGCCTTGTGCAGACCATGCGCTCACCATATAGATTTCATGTGCGTGGTCGTAAGTTCCGAGAGGTCAAAAATGTCTGGAACTTTGGTGTGGATGATACTCCAGAACCTTCCAACGGAAAAGAATATCGAGTGTTAGGTAGCCGGAACAACGTCTACACAGTGACCAATGACCGCGGAAGTTGGTCTTGCACTTGCCCTGCCGCAAAATGGCAAAAGGGCGAATGCAAGCATATTGTAAAATTAAAGTCCGAATCTTGACCGGTAGTAGTTGAAGTTTTGAGCAACCTCTGTACCAGTTAGTGCTGAGTTGTAGACATTAACAATGGCCAATCGGCCGCCCCATAACCCACCCGGATCCCAGCGAGTCATCAAACCATATCCAATTCCAGGGTTGGCAGCAGCACCGGGCGGTGCAACAGCAGTTTGCACCAGGGTGTTGTTTACATACAAGTTGAGAGTGGTGCCGTCAAATGTGCCCACAATCTGATACCATGCTCCGGGTGTTAGTGAATACCCCGACGGAGTAGTTTGAAATCCCGCACTATAATACCATACCTGTAGATCAGTATCAGCGGCGTTGGCACCCAGACCAAGATTTATGGTACCGCCACCATATTGATATTCTGTGAATATGTTGGGTCCAGAGGATGTGTTGGTTCCGTCATAGTAGTGCCAGGCTTCGATTGACCAGTTGGCCAATGTGCCCAAGTTTGGTGTTGTGCTATAGCCAAACTGTCCAGCGTTGGGATTGAACTGTAGATATCCACCGTTGGCACTGTTATAGGTGGGACCGTTTACCAGCGTAAATGACATGGATCCTACTGTGTCGGTCCATGTGCTACCTGACCCAGGATAGCTGGCAGGATTGCCAGCGTCAAGACTCAAGACTTGATTAGTCAACGGAGATGCCGATGAGGAACTAATCTCTACACCAGCTCCAACGGTGATTCCGGGTCCTATTGTTATGGCCATATTAGTATCCCGTTCAACTTATTTGCGCCCAACCGTAACGCACAGTTACAGCATTGCCGCTGGCGTTGTTGATGCCAAAGTCAAATCTATTGGTAGTTGCAGTAGGAGCCGTACTGGATCGCACAATGGTATTTGATGTTCCCACGAACTGATTAGGTATGCTGGTAAAGTCAATGGGTGTTCCACCACCTGTGTAGACCCAGGCATACTGAGCACCCACAACAGGTACGTTGGTGTTGGTAATGGTAGCCGTGGCATTCCAAGTCAAGATACCATTGGGGATATTACAATCCACCCACATGTAGTAGGTGTTGCTGGGAGTCACTGTGAAACTCTGAGTGCTGTTGCCGGTAGGCACAGTCCAAGTGCTTTCAAATGTTGTAGTAACATTGGATAATGTTGCGCCATTGCCAACAAAACTGTTAGCTGTAACAACATTGGCACCTGTAATGTTGCCGCCTGTCATGGTAATGTTGCCGGCCGAGCCTGAGGTGATCAAATTGCCACCTGTAACGTTGCTTGTAGCAACCACATTGCCAGAGGCACTTAAAGTTATGGCCGATACGCTGTCAAATCCTGACAGATAAGGTGCTGGACTTGCATTCGAGCCCACAATACCACCAGAAGATACAATTAAATTTCCACCCGCTGGCAGAGTCAAATTACCAGCAGTGTCAAATGTCCATTGAGCTGTGTTGCCAGCGGTGTTGACTATAATATTACCTGTGTTGGCCAATTTGACATAAAAGTCATCATTGCCCAAATACAATTCGGTATTGAGTAAGTTGCCCGTGGTAAGATGTAAATGGTTACCTTCGACAATATTGCCAGTTGGGTATACCAACAGTTGTTGGTCGGCGTCAGATCCGCCCGACGGTGTTATAGCAATGGTATTTCCAAGACCCGTTGGTGCTGCACCTTCTGATACAACGCCACCCGATGGTAGTGTCAAATTACCGTTTTCATCGAATGTCCAACGAAGTGCTATACCGTCACTTGCTTTCTGATTTTCAATGTATACTTGAGGTTTGTTTATTAGATTATCTTTGAATGTTACATCTATCCAAGACCATGCATCATTAGGTCCAGTAGCAACATCTTCTACGTATACATCCCAAACACCTGCTGTTTGATACTCTACTGTTCTATAATTTCCAAATGTTGTTGTGAGTTGCAATGATATATCAGAAGTTATGTTACCTGTAGGGAATGTTGTAGACCCATCTGCGGCAAAGGTCCAGGTATTACCGCCAGTTTCAATATTGACATGACCTTCATTTGCTTGACCGTTGCCCGAAGCACCGCCCCAGATATTGACATTACCGCCCGTTGCTGTACCATAGCCGCCATACATCTTTACATCACCGCCTACAGTAGCACCTTGCCCGCCAGTAATTTCAACGTAGCCGCCTGTGGTATTGCCACCTTGACCGCCGGTGATTTCAATAAAGCCAGGGGCACCATTGGCCTGTGAGGCACCACCATCTATGCGGATATAACCGCCGGTGCCGTCTGCTGGAGCATAACCACCACGGATCTTGACGTCACCACCGGAACCGTTGTTGTTGCCACCACGACCGGCCCATAAGTAGATGTCGCCACCTTCTCCGCCGTTGCTGTCTTCACCTTTGCCAGGATTGATAACTAATCGTTGGCTATTAATACCATCTGCATTACTACCATCTGGAGTGGAGATAATGGCTTCTTGTGTGGCATCTCCAAACAACAGGGTTTGACCAGTAATAGTACCGCTCGAGATATCACCACGCTGTGTGGTCAGGGTTGGGAATATTGTGCCGCCATCAGGAGCAAAGGTCCAGGTATGTGGTGTTCCGTTGCTGGCCTGTATAGATACATTGCCATCAACATTAACAGTGACATTGGCAAAGTCGTCAGTTCCAAGAATAACAGTTTCACCGTTGCCAGCAATGTGAATATCTGGACCTGTGGTCAGATAGATGTTCAAGTATGCGTCAGCATTAGCAGGATCTGGCTGTAAATATAAGTTACCATCACCGATTATGTTGACATCATTGAATGTGACATTGCCGGTGTTGGCAGTTGAAATTCCAGTGAGTTGACTCCCGTCGCCAAGGAAAAAGTTGGCAGATACATTGCCCGTGGTATTGATGTTGCCATTGGTAGCAAACGTACCATCAAGGCCAAATTGCCAAACAAATGCATTTGCTGTGCCGTAACCTGCGCCAATCTCAATAAACAAATCATCGTTTACCTGTATGTATTGCTGACCGTCTTGGCTGGAAATACCACCAGTACCGTTGCCGGGTGTTACAAACCAACTGTTGTTGGCACCTGTGAGGCCTGGATAATTTGATATTAGGCCACCAGTTGGGAATGTGGTAGTACCAGTGTTGTCAAAGGTCCATTGATGACTGTTACCAGTTTCATTGTATTGTGTGGCGATGTAAGCACCGTTGGCATCAACCCACATCCAGGAGTTTTCACCATCGTTGGTAGTGAGTCCGGCATAGCCGCCGGCCACTGCTCGCAGGGTGGATCCATTGATGATACTTTGATCTGGCAAGATGACCACACCATTGGTGTCTACTTGCAACGCATAGTGCTGTGCAGGATTTGAGATATTGGTATTGTATAGGCTACTGGTACTAACTTGATTGCTGGCATTTAATGAGAATCCGTTGCCCAGAGCAACTACACCCGGTGTAGAGTTGGTGGCCACGGGCAAATTGGCCACGGGCAAATTGGAAAGTTGACTGCCATCGCCGATGAAGTAGTCAGCAGTGATGTTGCCTGTTGTAGAGATTGAAGTGTTGCTATCGTTGCTCAATAATGCTTCGCCGTTGACTGTGAGCACATTGCCTGCACTTAAACTAATAGGCACATTGTTCATGAAGATGGTGGCATTGCTCACATACAAATCATTCCACTGATTTGTAGCATTACCTAAACTGTAAACTGCATTGCCACTGGGAATGATATTGCCAGTGACATTGAGGCCAATGTTGGTGTTCCAAGCATTGTTGGCGCTGTTAAACAAGAATGTGGCTATGGCATCGTTGGCACCCACGGTCATGCCCGACCCGTTGGCTGCATTAGCCGAAGCCGCTGTGTTGGCCAACTGTATGGTCTTGGCATCTGTGACAAGATTACCAATTTGGATGGTATTTCCGGTCACTGTCAGATTGCCGGTCACTGTCAAATCGCCCACATTGAATGTGCCGGCAAGATCTATGTTGCCCGAAATGTTGGCATACTGAATGTAAAGTTCGCTCCATCTGCGTGTGGACGACCCTAGATTTCTTATATTTGCGAGATTTGGTAATATGCTAACATTACTCTGCACCACTCCTATGCCGTTGGGGGCCAGGATCAAGTTGCCATTGGTGTTGGTGGTTAAAATTTTGTTGTTGGCGATTTGGATGTTGCTGAGCACTGGACCCGCGGCAAAAACCTGATCAAAATTCAAGTTGGTTTCGTTGAAAGCGGTTCTCAGCGGATCGCCGGTGCCATCATTAGGTATAGCGCCGATGTTGATTACATATTGGGTCATAGGTGGATTCAGCCTTTTTCATTATTTATGGCTAAATGCTGATCCAAACTGTGTTGCGCATTGTGCAATAGCATGCTATACTAGTCCTACGCTGTGTAAAAGCAGTGAACTATTTAGAAAGGTAACACAAATGAAGTTTATCAATCCAGAAACAAAAACGTTTCGTGTATTCCAAGCACTACAAAGTGGTAAAGCCTTGACAGCCAGCCAAGCCAAGAAAATGGGCATTGGCAACTTGGGCGCAGAAGTACACCGCATTCGCCAACATGGATTCGCAGTATATACGAATTCACGCAAAGCCGGCAATGGTGTAAATGTAACCGAGTATGTGATCGGAAAACCCAGCCGTAACTTGGTAGCCGCTGGCTATCGTGCTCTCGCTTTAGGTATCTAATACCCATCCGCTGTCCGATTCAGACCGGACACCGAGCACCCAAGCCCTAGTGCAATACTAGGGCTTTTTCTTTAGCTTGACCATAAATGCAGGATCTTGTATAATATAGTTTTACAAGTAAATAGAGGATATCATGCCAAACTGGGTATCAAATCGTGCAACCATTTCAGGACCTGCTCCGGTTATAAAGGAAATCACAGATATACTCAACAATGAAGATGGTAACCTGTTAGCTTGGATGGTTCCAGAACCCCGGTATGAGGGTGATCAGGATTGGTATATGTGGCGTGTGAACAACTGGGGAACAAAATGGCCGATCAGTGATATCTATTTTGAACATCAGGCCGACGAAGACGAAATCCAGTTCTCGTTTAGCACGGCCTGGGGACCACCAGTAGAAGCATTCAGTCGTTGGGCCCAGGCCGATGGACGTGTCGAGTTCACCCTGGAATACTGGGAACCTGGCATGGCCTTTGCCGGGCGTGTGACCTGGGATGGAGAGTACCTGGATGACGATCACAGAGACATGAGTTCAGATCGTGAGGGGTATTTTGAGTTGGCCGAAGAAGTGTTTGGTTATGTGGAAGAAGATGAAGAGCCGCTCACTGAGTGGTACACACAAGGTGTCAAAGACAAAGGACTGAAATAATGGAATATGATATAACAACCATAGTAGCAAACATCCTGATCGGCCTGGGCCTGGGCATTGGCCTGGTGGTGTTCTGGGTCTGGCACACAGTAAGAAAATTTGAAGATGAACTACGTGGCTTGGTGCGTGAAACCATCCGGGAAGTTGAAGCCGACATGGTGGGCATAGTGGTTGAAGAAGATGCCGGACAACTGTATTTTTATCGTGAGTCTGATCGCCAGTTCCTGTGTCAAGGCACCACATTGGCCGAGATCAGGAAAAAGTTCAACGACATGTATCCCGAAAAGATCGCTTTCTTGGCCGGCGGTGACCCAGCCCTGATCGAGCGATTAAAGGCCGAACTAAAAACCTTAAAAGAACAGGAAAAGAATGAAGGTAGCATTAGCGTCTGACATCCACTTAGAGTTCGGTGCCATTGAACTTGAAAACACAGAATCAGCCGATGTGCTGATTCTTGCTGGCGACATCTGCCAGGCCGTGGATGCACTGAGTCAGAACAAGCATGGCGAAGTTGTGAGAAATTTTTTTCAGCAGGTCAGTGCTCGTTTTCCACGAGTGATCTATGTGCTTGGAAATCACGAGCACTATCAAGGGGACTATGCCCGCAGCCGCGAACGCCTGCAGGCCATGTTAGATGATCTTGATTGTAAAAACGTTCATTTGTTGGAAAAAGATACCATGGTCATAGATGATGTGACTTTTGTGGGTGGCACCTTGTGGACTGACTTCAACCGCGAGGACAGCCTGACCATGTGGAATGCCAGCCGGAGCATGAATGATTACAGAGTGTGTAAAAACAGTGGTCGTGGTATCAGTGGTGGTGGATATGCCAGCCGACTACAGCCAGAAGACACCTTGGCTGATCATAGAGCCATGCTGGACTACGTGCGGATGGTTACCGAAGGACAAGCAGATCGGAAGTTTGTGGTGGCAGTGCATCATGCGCCCAGCAGTGCCAGCGTGGCTGCGTGCTACAAGGGCGACTTGTTGATGAATGGCAACTTCTACACAGACCTCAGTGAGTTTATCCTGGATCGACCACAGATTAAACTATGGGTTCATGGTCACATGCACAATGTAAGTGATTATGAAATTGGCACCACTAGAGTGGTCTGCAATCCTAGAGGATATGTGGGTCACGAGCGTCGTGCCGAAATGTTTGAACTTAAATACCTGGAGGTTTAATGAGTGATTACACACCAGACCGTTGGACCATCATACGCATACACGCACCAGGCGAGGTCATATACAAGGTGTTTGCCTCCTGGTCGGCGGGCTATGCTGGGTCGGATAGCTGGAAGTTGAATTCGGGCATTGTCCGTGCCACCTGGGCAGACCCTTATTGGGAGTTTGACGGAAGTTCAGGATCGGTATATCGTTGCCACCGGGATGCATATGGCACCAACGGTTATGGCGGCACGGTCTTGAGCAACTTGATCGACCGTGCTGAAAAGCAAGGCACGCAGATTGATGTGCTGGGTGGCGAAACTGATTGGGGTCGATTGCAGTATGAGCCCTTGGCACAATGGATGGAAAGTGGGGTAAGAGATGTTTAAATGGTTGCGGTACAGCGGAGCCTGTGTTATAATAACGGTGAATCCGGCCCACTGGCGGTGGGTTCCTTGGGCAAACCGTTTTCAAGACGAGTGGGCTGGACCCAGGGAGCGCACAGTGAGCCTGGGTTGGCTATTCTTGACCGTAAGACTATGGAAGGATGATGGGAGTTGGTGATGACAAGTAAAACTGCAAATGGTGTGGTGGGAGATCTGATCTACTGCCAAGCTACCAAAAATTACATGTTTAGAGTCTATGATCAAGACCATGATTTCACGGACTATGACATACGTCACTGTGACATGCGCATCAAGATCATAGATGCTGACGCACATTTTTATGAAGACAACGGCCAACTGACTCTGGATCATAGTCCAGCTACCTTGGGCATAAAATAATGGGCATGTTTGACTGGGTAGAGTTTGAGGGTCAGCAGTATCAGACCAAAGATACTCCTAATCAGCTGTGTGATAACTATCGCATAGACGAACTTGGCAGATTGTGGGAAGAGCAGTATGATGCCGAGTGGCAAACAGACAGTCAAAGCCTGTTTGGTGGACACATACATCAGAGCAACCAACGTTGGGTAGAATGTCAGGATTTCACCGGCGCCATGCGTTTTTATCGTGAAGATGCTGAACGTGGTGGGCACAAAAAGGATGCCTGGGTAGAGTGGCAGGCCGAGTTCAAATGCGGACAGATGATTGGATTGAAGATGATGGACGGGGATAGGTTTTTGACCTGGTATCATGAAGCCATAGAAAAAAGAGGATTGGAATGAAAATATACAAAAGCAACTACAGAAATCACTGGATCAGCCCATATACTGTTTTGGAATACGTATTCTTTTGGACTGCGTGGAGCAAATGTGGCCGCAACCGAGGAGTAATAGAGGATAAGGACTATGTGGACCATCCGGCCTGGGTTGAGAGTGCCACAAACTATATCGAGCCTGCATGCCGAGCCATCAAGTGGGTGCTGGATCTTGTGCATCCACAGATCAACTACATCCGGATTGATCGCTATGATACCTGGAGCTTGGATCATACCTTAGCTGATATCATCTTGCCCATGCTCAAACAATTACAGGACACCAAGCATGGTGCTCCACATGTGGACGATGAAGATGTGCCCGAATACTTGCGTAGCCACATGGCCCAACCCAAGGAATACGAGTGGGACACTGACAGCCTGCACTTCCAGCGTTGGGACTGGATCTTGGACGAAATGATCTGGGCCTTTGAGCAAAAGGTCGTAGATGATGCCGAAGGCCAGTTCTTTGATCACAGCGCCTATGACACAGGCGATACTCTCAATGTCAAACAATGGTGCGAAGATGTAAACAATCGAGTCAGCAAAATCAAATACGACGAAGCCGGACATCGTGCCTGGCAGGCCCGCAAGGCCAATGGTTTGCGATTGTTTGGCAAATACTACGAAGCACTCTGGGATTAAAATATGAAAGTTCAATTACTAAGTTACAGTCAACCCACCGCAGAATTTGAAAACATGGGCATCGCAGATGCCCAGGAACTTATTGCGTATTGTGCCCGGGTCAGCAATCCTGACAACCAACTCAATAAAGACACATCAGAGAAGCTGATCAGATACTTGGTCAAGCACCAACACTGGAGCCCACTTGAAATGGTCTCGGCCTGTATTGAAATAACCACCACCCGAGACATCGCCCGACAAATCCTGCGACATAGAAGCTTCAGCTTCCAAGAGTTTTCTCAACGCTATGCTGACCCAATCAAAGATCTCAATTTTGTTACAAGAGATGCACGACTTCAAGACACAAAAAATAGACAGAACAGTATAGCCACCAATGACGAACGCTTGCAAACAGATTGGGAACAACATCAACGCCAGGTTATTGCCTATGCAAAAATCGCCTACAATTGGGCTATTGCCCGAGGCATAGCCAAAGAACAAGCTCGAGCTGTTTTGCCCGAAGGACTTACCGAAAGCCGATTATACATGAATGGCACCCTGCGCAGCTGGATACACTTTATTGAATTACGTTCAGCGAATGGCACACAACTTGAACATCAACAAGTGGCCAGAGCCTGTGCTGAGGTCATTGCCAGAGTGTTTCCATTGGCCACAGAGTTCATTGGTGACTAAAAAGAAAACCAACGTCGCAGACGGTCGAAACAGTGCGGACATGGAAGTGGGTGGTGATCTTGTGGCATTCATCAACCGTAATGTCACACCATATCCCACCGAAGTTGGTGGCCCTGCGTTTGATCTCATACCCATCGAGAAGCAAAAAGACATCATGGTCAATGTGGCCCGCATGCACGGCCAACAGGAATACGACCGAATTATGGCACTTGTGGCAGTGTTGCAACAGCAGGCCGAAGCAGTAAAACGCAGGTTAGAAATAACGGATTGGGTGCATGCGGCCAAGTACGGTTTCCAAATCTATCACGGACAGTGCTATTGGTTGGCACATGATCTACGCCATGGTGGAACCTTGTTGACCCAAACCGGACCTGAGGATTGGACCACGGGCCAACCGGTTGATTGGGAATATATCTGCCGGGTAAAATGGTTGGGAGATTATACCTGGGTAGAAGTTGACACAAATGGCCGTCATATAGTATAATAAAAAGATGAAGAATATATCCGCTGTAGAAACAATGAAATGGATCAGCACAGCAATCATGTTGCTGGCGGCTTTGGCCATAGTGGAAGGCCTACACCCTACCAGCATTTACCTGCTAAACCTGGGTAGCCTGGCCTGGCTGATCACGTCCATCATGTGGCGTGAGTGGAGTCTGATCGTGGTCAATGCTAGCCTGTTGTTGGTGTATGTTTATGGGTTAACCAAGGTCATATAATGACAGGACAACAAGTGTTTGAACAAGTGGTTGCTTTTGCCGATCAGTCGAGTCAAATCAACCGAGCTATAGCCATCACCCAGGAAGATTACGAACAGTGGCGACACGACTACATCTGGGAAGCCTTGCATGGCATCCGTTATGGTCAAAGTTTTTGCAATCACTTCGGAATCACCGACAATCATTTGTATTATGCACCTGGAGACATAGTCTGGTGTGACCGATATATCAAGAAGACCTATCTTGCGTGAACCTGGCTACATACATCATTGCACTGTGCCTTGGACTGAAAGAAAGAATCCCATGTTCTACTGGGACAACCTGTGTGCCAGTGCGGTAGAACTGTTTGGCTTGCCTGGCGACAGATACATCACTGACATCAGTGAAAAGTCAATGACCTGGAGTTTTCGCAGTGATCAGGACGCTGTGTTGTTTAGATTAAAGTTTGCCGAGGCCCTGACATGATGGAAAATTTGTATTTTGCTTATGGTGCCAACATGCACCCAGGACAAATGCACTGGCGTTGCCCCAACGCACAGGCCCAGGGAGCATTCATATTGCGTGACTGGGAACTGAAATTCTACTGCCATGCCACCATTGAACCAAAGAAAGATGCAGAATGTGCCGGCGTGTTGTGGAGTCTCACCGCCGAGTGTGAACAGGCACTGGACAGATTTGAAGGATTTCCCTACTATTATACCAAACGCACCTGGATACAAGACGGCGTGCAGTTTTTCTTTTACGAAATGAATGACCCTAAAACCGGCACACCAGGTTCGGGCTATGTGCGTGACATAGTGGAAAGCTATGACTTTTGGAACATACCCCGACAGCGCCTGAACCACTTGCTCTATGACCCAGCTTAGACGCAAAGCCGTATCATGTAAACAGTTACCACCCATGGACTGGATGCGTGACAAGGATAGTTTTGACCATGCTCACGAGATCGTCAAGCCCTTTGGTGTGATCGAACATGTGTTAAACTGGTGCAAGGTCGAACTGCGTGGCGAATGGCGCTGGCAACTTTTGGAGATGAGTAGTGACATCAAACCTGGACGTTATATATTTTATTTTGATGACGAGCGTGATTACTTGGCATTCCTGATGAAATGGTCCTAGCATGAGCATAGACAATTTTGTGGTCCTAGACAGTGTTTATGGAAAATTTATTGTGGCACGCACTTGTTTGTTCCAGGCCGAGGCCTTGGTCAAAACGGGTCGTACTCACATTGAGTCGGAATTAAACAATATTTTCGCGCTGGTTGACACCTTGCCCGATGATGCTGTTATCGTTGATGGCGGCGCCAACATTGGATTTTTTACTGTGCCTGTGGCCCATAGAACACAAGGTCGCAATAATAGAATTATCGCATTTGAACCACAACGACAATTGTTTCAGGCACTGGGTGGTAGTTTGGCCATCAACGGATATGATCATGTGTATCTACACAACTGTGGACTCGGTGCTGAACCTGGTAAGGCACAACTACCTGCCGTAGACTACAGCATAGCGCAAGACTTTGGCACAGTTTCATTAAATGACAAAACCACGGTTGACGAACATGGGTGGATGACAGATCGCGTAGTCGATGTGACCAGCGTAGATGCCATGGCGTTGCCTAGACTAGATTTTTTCAAGCTGGATGTAGAAGGTTATGAAGTTCCGGCACTGACTGGTGCCCTTAACACCATACAAAAATACCGACCTTGGATCTGGGTAGAATATTTTATCACCGGAGCGGAACCAATCAAACAAGCTCTGTGCTCTGTTGCAGATTATGATTATTACATAGCGGATTACCAAAACATGCTGTGCATGCCCCGAGAACAGGCCAATCGGGTCAATGTGTCTGGATTACAAAAGGTCTGATTGACCACTAATCTCTTTTATGATATAATACTACAATGATCAATATTTTTGCTAAAAACCGCACCGTTGAATTTGTACCCATGCACACGGATCTACGTAACTGGAGGTTCCTGGGCATGGAGATGGAGGCCCTGGGGACCAGGCTGGATGCGGCTCGAGAAGCCTTGAGTCGTGCTCGAACAGATTGGGCTCGTTGGTATTGGACTGAAACTTTGGAACGGCTCATGTTGCAGTGGCGTAGCATGCCAGCCATGCATGATGGTGATGCTACCATGACCTTGATGCCACGTTGGGTGGTGGATTATAATTATTACCAGCTCAGTGAGGAAGTGGGATATACAGGCTTGGAAGGCCTAACAGACAGCTTGTTCAACAAGGTATTCCGCGGAGAAAATTTAGACGAGGTATGGCGACGTCATAGAGATGAAAGGTTGATGCGATGCAACTGCCATTAGGAAGTTTATGGACAGACACACAAGGTCGTGAATTTGTGATTGATGCAGTTGGTGACAACGGTGCCGAAACCTGGGTGACCTATACCCGAATAGGTGATCGGACCAGTTATAGATGTTTTGCTGAAGCTTTTACATACAGATTTAAGGAAAAAATACAATGACACCCGAACGTGAAATGATTGTGTGGGCAGTGTTGGAGGGCAAATTGCCTGAACAAATGTTGACACAAGAAGAAGTAGACGAAGTTCTTGTGCTGGTGCAAGAAGCCATCATGGACAAGCGCCTGCAAGAGGCCGAAGCCGCAGGTAATCCCAGCGTGTTCTGGGGCTTTGATGAGGATACTTTGCATTGAGCCAGATCTTGGCCATGTGGTGTAGCGAAGGCCTGGAGTGCGTGATCGACATCACCGAGGAGCAAAAAAAGTGCATGTGGGCCGAACTCCGTGGCAAGAAATACACACCAGGGTTCAGCGTTGACATGTTGAAACTACGAGCACAGTTCAACAGCCAACGGCACTACGAGATCTACACTTTTGACTCGGGCGACCATGGGCTGATAGAAGTGCGTGGAATGTTTGAAACCACACCGCAAACCATGGTGGATTTCGTCAGAGAGCATGGCACAAAGATTTACAGTGATCGAGTCACCGACTCGATCATAGTATGACAGTAACGTGTTCTGTAGCAGGAACTAGTCTGACCCGGACGATTGAACTGGAGTAGCTACCAGGGGTGGCAGTCTCCCAACCTAGAGGCCGCTGGCAATGCGAAAACGGTCCCCGCGTGGAGCGGATGGTGAGGTAGAGATTGTGGTCTTGCTGAGTCCTATCGGGCAACCAAGATGTGCTGTCATTGGATTATGGCACGGATTTCTACTATAGTAACCGCCGGGGGACGCAGAGCATTATGTTAGTGAACACTAACATCAGTAGTTGACAAAGTCCAGCATTTGTAGTATAATTACTAATAGCTAGCCAATTTAAACTTGAAGAAGTTGGCGGCTGTTTATTAACCGACAGTCTCAGGACTGCTATGAAAGGATGTAAAATGGCACAGCGCCTTACCCGCAAACTTACCGATGTGGCCGCGGAAGTTGAAAAGCAAATCAAGGCCCACTACAACATCACGCAACGAGAACTTGATTCTTTCCGTGAACGAGCTCAAGCAAAACATAAATTGGGTTTAGATTTTCCTGAATCAAAAATGGTTCCTATTGATGATCTTTGGATTGACTACGAAGTCCAACGAGATGTCTTGCACAAACACATCATCAGTATCATGAAAAATTGGGATCCAAGAATTTGTAGTCCTGTGTCGGCTTGCCGTTTGCAAGATCGCGATCGCAACGATACATATGATGGTCAGCACAGAACCATCTCGGCTACTATTTTAGGCTATAAAGAAATTCCCGGAGCAGTGGTTCATACCGATGATCCAAACTTTGCTAGCCTGGCCTTTGAAATGCTCAATGACACTGGTGTAAAACGTTTAGGTCCAGGAGACTTGCATCGTAACGCCTTGGTTCGTTACAAAAATGGCAGCCGAGAAAGCCGGAATGTGTGTGCTCGCACTTTGCAAGATCAATTTGATAATTTACAAATCGACCTGCAAGACAAAGGTTCCCGGTCCAGCGATAATTTACGTGGCGATCATGATTACTTCTTTAGTCATTTCAAGTACGCATACAAAGGCATTGAGATTGACGAATCCGGCAAGGTATTGTATGCCATACTGGAGGCTATAAAAACAGTGTTTCCTTTGCAAGAAGAAATCGATCAAGGTGTGTTTATTGGGTTGTGCGAATTGCAACGCCTAAACAGCACAAACTCACGCAACAAATTGCCCGACGGTTGGATGAAAATTTTATTGGAATCTGCCAAGACTACTTTTAAAAGTAGTCACTTGATACATGCCAAGGCAAAAATCCAATGGGAACACAGTCATCCAGGTGCAGGCTGGGTGGCACCCACTGCCATGAGCAACTTCCTGCGTGAGATGCACTTACGCAACGGTGGTCAGTTAAATCTCCCCTATCACGGCGAAGGTGCCAAGGTTGGTATTGTGGATGGTAATGTTGCTCCAGGACTGTTTCCACAAGGAGGCGAATAATATGAAATGCGTGTTAAAAGAAACTGTATTTGGAGAACGGCTAAATGAACAAATGTCACTGAGTGATGCAATTGATTTGCTAAGTGACCTAGACCTCATTAACATTGGTGAGTTGGGTGAAAAAGCAGTAAGCATACAAACTGGAATCAGTCAATGTGCCAAAAATACTCCTAACATTGATCTGCTCAACGGTATTCAAATCAAAACCGCTCAAACAAATCCTGATAATCCAACAAACGGATTTCTCAAAGCCTGGTTCACTATCAAGAATTGCACGGCTCCAATTGCTGTTATTGTTACAGAACGTGTTACAAAGAAACAATACTTTTTTTATATACCGTACTCAGGATACAAACATATGAATGCCAATGCAGTCAGTATTCCATTTGACGAGCGTGGTAGACCATACACTAAAAATGAATGGTGGTATTATAACGTACCAACCTGGGCAGATCTTTGCAAAAAGGCATCGACATGTTAAAAGAAAGTCTTGATCAATTTACGGCACCCATCTACGGCAAAACTCAGCGCACCCCCGATACCTATCGCACAGTGGCCGCTTACTGTAAGAAGAATCTGGATCGCTTGGTCAACAACTACAATGAAGTAGTAAATGATCAACAGTTATTGCGTGAAATCCGTAATGATATTGACACATACTTGCGTCGCTATCATGAATACTGCATCCAGCAACGTGATGGCATGCTGGCTCACTATCATGAAATAGGCGCCGACACGGATTGTGATTTTGAACATCTGATACCAGCGGCTCGTATTCGTGATTTACTTCTTGCCGGCGCCATTACAGTAGAACAAGCTCTTAATGCTCCTACAGTGAGATTGAGTCGGGCCAAACACCGGGCACTCAAAGATGCAGGTTGGTCCGCCAAAACTCCCAACATGTGGTTGCCGTTTGAACGCTATACCAATGTGTTTGGAGCTACTTACCAAACCCACGACGGAACGGCTGTTGATCCGTTGACATGGACCTTGGAAAAGCATTACAATTACTTTCAACACCTTGTGTTATGAACAATTACTTAGAAACCATCCGAACCAAGTACGACATCAAGGACTATGTTGAAACGCCTGTGACCATACCTGATTTGCCTACTGAAGGCATTGTGCTGATAGTAGGAACTTCGGGTTCAGGCAAGAGCACGATCCTGCGCAGACTTGGTCACACCCAAGCCGTGACGTCGAGTCCTTGCAGTACTGTGATAGAAAACTTTTCTACCCCTGAACGCGGCGAGGAATTACTTCTAGCCGCAGGCTTGCGTAGCATACCCACTTGGTTCCGGCCACCTAATACATTGAGCAATGGTGAATATCACAGATTTGAAATGGCCATGGCCATAGATCAAGGTATCCGTTGCATTGACGAATTCACTAGCGTAGTTGACCGCGACACAGCCAAGAGCTTGGCCTACAGTGTGAGGAAGTATTACAATCAGAATCCTGGTGTGCTATATATTGCCAGTTGCCACAGAGACATAACGGAGTGGTTGGATCCTGACTGGGTCTACGACACAGACCTGCAGAAACTTGATAATCGGAGGTCACTTCTTCGACTGGGGACAAGACCAAAACTCACACTCACCATCCGAAGCACAACTCCGGACTATTGGCGATATTTCAGTAAATATCATTATCTAGATACCCGGATGAGCCGTAGCGTTCATTGCTATGTGCTGTTGCTAGGTGACAAGCCCATTGGTTTCCATGCTGCAATACATTCAACCAATAGAGATATTCACAGTTACTGGCGTGGACACAGGACTGTGATACTGCCTGAGTTTCAAGGCATGGGTATAGGCACTGCGTTCAGTGATGCCATAGCACAGATCTATGTGGATCGCGGCCTAAGATACTTTAGCAAGACTGCTCATCCAAGTTTTGGTGAACACAGAGAAAAGAGTCCCTTATGGCGGCCAACCAGTACCAACCGTAAGAGTCGAAAAGGCAGTTATCTGCTCAAGGATGGCTCAATCAGAGCCATGCCCGGCTACGGTGGTAATGCAGAAATCGCTCGAAGAGATGCAGATCGTGTGTGTTACAGCCACGAATACATTGGCGTCAAGAAGAACTGAGTTCGCATTTTAGAGTTTGATAGTCTTGTATGGTACTGACCGTTGGTGTGGTCCGAGCATCATAATGGCTTTCCATGGTCTGCCATTCTTCTTCGTCCACAGCTGAAGTCACAATCAATTCATATTCGTGACCATCGGCACTATACAATTTTATAGTTTCAAATCCAAATCCGCCTGCGGCAGCGTTTTTGGCCGCTTCAGCAAGACCCTTCAAGGCCTGACGATCTGCTACTATGTAACCGGTGCCTCGAGGACCGGTGGGTGGATACATGTGTAATCTTCCTGTGGGTTTCATTGATAGTGTTCTATGTCCTTTAAGTCTAGCTTCTTGTGTTTATACACTGTAACATATTCTGAATTATTTTTGTACCCCAGTTTGCCCTGACCCCAGAGTATGGGTTGATCATGAAAGCTAGCCGCATGTGGTAGGATTACATCAAGATAACGACCATTGCCAGTACCTAGTGTAACAAAGGTTATGTATTTCTTTCGGTCGGATTTGAATACTCTATAGTTGGCTACTAGGCCGCAGAACTCCACAGTTCCTGGGCCACGTCGTTCTTGACAGGCCGGAATGAATCTTTGACTTGACCAGCGACCGTTGGCACGCAGTTCGGCCACTTCACCACCTTCGGTCACAGCAGGCACAGCACCAGCCAACTTGGCTTCTTGCCAGTAAACCCAGCGGGCGTAGCTACCTTGGCAGTGCTTGAGAGCCGCACGCCAGAACTGTTCAGGATTGTGTGCTTTCTGATAGGCCAAGGCCCAGATCAATCGGCCCAGGTTGATGGCATGTGCCCTACACAGTCCGAAATGGCTGAGCTCACGTAGTGCTAAAAATATTTCTTCTTTTTTGGGATGGTCTCCTACTAGCACCATGAACTCAAAGATCTTTTCTTCATCCTTTTTGGCAAAGGCTCGCCGCCACATGTCCGCAGTGTATTGATCACAACCCAAGATTTCTGAAATCAGCTCTATGGCATCGTCCTCAAACACTATGGTATCTTGCAGTTGATCTGTCGACCAGTCTTGGAACGCTGACGCACGACGCCGACCCATGGTAGCCACTGGTCTTATAAGTGCTGTGGCCAGCACACAATCACTTCTAGTTCTTGGACGAATGGCCTTGCACAATCGTTTCATGGCTGGGCTTTCGGCCTGTGTAACACCCAGCACATTGCCTGAGCTCAACAACTCTGCTGTGGCTTCATCTTCTTCGGGATAGTCCAACAAGTCACGCTGATCTATCTCCCACAGTTGACTGAGTCCGCGATTGGCCAAGATATCGATCTTGAAATGTTCAAGATCTTCTATTTCATACTTGTCCAAAAGTATTTGATTGGTGCCGTTGATTAAACTTTTTGGTACGGCACGATCAAAGATCAGGATACCGCCGCAGTGTTTTGAAATACAACGTTTTTTGCCCATGAGTTTTTGTGTGAGCCGTTCAGCATCCTCCACATAGTCGGGCACTACTTCTTCAAACCGGAAGTTTCTTTTCAGTGTGCCCTTGGCACCCAGGCGCTTGGCTGCTTCTCTGCGTGCTGATTTTTCTTTGTACATCACATAGTTGCTTACCCTGGCACTCTGTCCAGGCCAGCGCCGGAATATCCTGTTCATGACTTCTTCCTGTTGCCAGTGCGGGAAGTCTAGATCGATGTCGGGCAGGTCATCACGTTTGGGATTCATAAAGCGTGACAAGGGTATGCGTTCCTGTATAGGATCCACATCCGAAATGCCCATGAGCCAGCATAGCAAACTACTGCCAGCTGATCCTCGAGTGATGTGTGGAATGTCTCGTGTGAGATCCAGGATTTCTCTCACACGCAAAAAATGTCGTGCGAAATTCAAGTTGGCTATGATTTCTAGTTCTTCTTCAAGCCGTGTTGCGTAAGCTGGATCGTTGGGTAGTTGTCGTGTAAATTTTGAGATTAGTATTTCTAGTTCGTCATATCTGCTTTTCATGGTTGCCTTACTTGGGTTGCCTTGCCTACATACTTACCGATTCAAATATACCTATAAAAATATATTCGGCAAACTATAGGCACAATCTATTAAAAAGCACCATATATACTGCTATAATATAGTTTTTTAATAGGAGAATACTATGGAACAATATGTGTGCCAGGTATGTGGTCACGTGCATGACGAAACCACCGAAGGTGCTTGGGAAGATCTTTCAGACAACTTCATTTGTCCAGAATGTGGTTGTTTCAAAGATGAATATGTTATAATGTAACGTAGATTTATTTTTTTTTAAAGGAGTAGTAAAAATGGCAAAATCCGTAAAAGGAACCCGTACCGAGAGCAATCTCAAAGAAGCATTTGCTGGTGAGAGCCAAGCAAACCGTCGTTATTTGTATTTCGCAAACATGGCCGACGTGGCAGGGGCACCAGACGTAGCCGCAGTGTTCCGTAGCACAGCCGAAGGTGAAACAGGACATGCCCATGGTCACATGGAATACCTGATCACTGGTGGAGCCGGCGAACCTGGTACCAGCATGCCTGCCAGCACTGTGGCTGAAGCCCTAGAAGCTGCCATCCACGGCGAAACACATGAGTACAGTGACATGTATCCTGGCATGGCCAAGGAAGCACGTGACGAAGGTTTTGACGAAATCGCTGACTGGTTTGAAACACTAGCCAAGGCAGAACGCAGCCACGCCAACAAGTTTACCAAGACCTTAGCGGCTCACAAGGCCGAGCAGTAATCGGAGGCAGGAGTGTGCAAGTAGTCAGCTGGCACGACTGGTTGGACAGGCACATTCCTTACTACGAGAAGGAACGGCAACAAAATCGTTATTACAACAATCCACCAGCGTCGGTGCTGATAGTCGACCCTGTGGATCGCAATCGACGTGTAGGCCTGCGTGGTTTTGCCTGGTCAACCTGGGAAGCCATGGATGCGGACATACGAGTTCTGCGCTACAGAGCCGAACCTGTGTTCCTGGACAATGACACACATCAACGCTGGTATTGGGTGTTCTGGGATGCCAACGAAGCACTAATGGCAGTGATAAGATTGTCATGAACATACGATTACGATTCGCCTGGTTGCCTACTCAAATGACTAGTGGACAACGCATATGGTTAACACATTACTGGCATCATCAATATCTGTATGATGAAACCACAGGACGGCCGCCTTTGTGGGGTCGGCACTTTGAGTTTACAGAAACCAAGGCCGAACAAACTTTTCGAGTCTTAAAAGAAAGTGTGTTACATAATCGAAATGTTTGGAACGAATACGAACTGACCAAAAAGGATAAAAATGCTTGAAACAATATGTGAAACACTGGTAGAAGCTTATCGCCGCAACTGGATTACCAGTCGGGATGGCAACGTAAGTATTCGTCATCACGATAGAGATCATTTCTACATTACGCCATCCAGTGTACGCAAGCAGACTCTTCAACCAGATCAGTTCAAGAAGATTGGCATCTTGGACGATGTGTGGAGAGATGGTCCAGAATGGATAGAGTTGCCCTACACTGACATCAGTGCCAATCTAAAACCGTCGGGAGAGATCCCCTTGCATTTTGGCCTACAGAAACGTATGGGTCAGCACTCGGAAGAAGTGCGTGTAGTGCTCCATGTACATCCTACCTACTCGGTGGCGGCCATGCATGCGGGCATACAGTTAAATGAGTTGGTGCGAGATTTTCCAGAACTTTCAAGATACACACGAGTGGCCGCCAATGTTCCAGATGTGCCACCAATCAGTCAAGAACTAGCAGATCAATGTTTTGAAAAGTTAGAACTGGATGATTTAGGCAACATAGCCTACGACATCGTGGGCATACGAGGACATGGAGTAGTGGCTGTTGATACCAATCCCTGGCGTGCCTATGAGCATATTGAAAGATTAGAACACATCTGCAAGATAGTGCTGGCCAGCAAATAATTTTAAAACAACTGACCTAGATCACTTGCCTTTGCGAACTTCACCGGTTTGGTCGGGCCACCAATCAGGATCTGGATCCAGACGATTTTTATACAAGGCCTTGATTCTGCGTTCGTATTCTTCTTTGCTGCCTTTGACACGGCCCGATACCACATCCAACACATAGTTCAAGGTCACTGCATTGGCACTCAGTGTGGCACAACGTGCTGTGACTTCATTTTTCAGCAAATCCAGCAAGATGCTTTCAGAGCTGTCTGCCAGCACCCTAACGTATTTTTTGGGCACATGCAGGTCTATGGTGCTGTACACAAAATCATAGTGCGGAGCCGGACAACAGTGCAGGATGTATTCGTCCTTGACTTCTATGCGTTTGAACCCATCCTTGTTGTACCACACCGCACGATTGTCCGTGAGTTCATCAGGCTCGCCGAATTTCTTGGTCAAACTCTTTACAAATGCCACAGGCTCCTCGTTTTTCCAGGTAGTCAGTGACGCTCGGCTTTCCAGGATTATCTGATGTATTTTCATATTAGTTCTATTTATCGCGGGTCCAGAATCCAACACGTTCGTCTGAGGCGCTGGAATACCAACTGTAGCCCGGCGGTGGTGTAGGATCTTGACCCTGCCAAACAGGTATGATTTCGTCACTGTTGTGATTGCGGAAATCGTCGTTGTATCTAAGATGTATTTCTATCACACGGTCACCAATGTATTCCACGTTGATCCATTCTTGAGTGCGTGCCAGCCCCTGTAACCAGGTGGGCAAGGGCAGAAAATCTGCAATGCGTCGCCATAGGCAAAATCTATCCAGACGCTCCCCATCACGAAAACCCTGTACTGTCAGTTGAGGTTGCCCCCAGTGATAGTCCACACTGATGTGTAGACCCAACAACCACTCACACCAAAAATGTCCGTCGGGCACCAGGTGGTCATCATCGGCGGTCAACCACAGCCGTTGAGCACCACGGCCCATCATGCGTATGTTGGTTATGGGTCGGACCACGTACCAGGCCGGTTCTGGAACAGTAATTCCTGCTGGTCCGGCCCGCAGGCCCTGCTGTCGTGCCACTATCAGTTTGTCGTAGATCCATAACCAGTCCTGAGGACATGTTGCCCATACATCACAGTCACTGACAGTTTCTATCATGATCTCATTATATATCTGTTAATCTGCCTCAGACAACAGTTCTGGTGTCACACTGCTGTAACACACGGTCCTGTAAATAATGTATGACAGGCCGCACTTATAGATCAATATTCATTTCAGACGTTCACCTTGGTACCAAGGACTGCAAGGCTGAACAACTCAACAACTTTCTCAAACACCACACCTGTGAAACACTTTATCTTGTGGGTGACATCATAGACGCCTGGAAGATACAACAGAACAAATGGCGTTGGAAACAGAGCCATACCAATGTGATCCGTAGAGTGTTGGGTCATGCCAAACGTGGCACCAGAGTAATCTATGTGGCCGGCAATCATGACGAATTTCTCAGACCACTAATACCCTATGGCATAGGATTTGGCATGGTGGAAGTGGTCAATCAAACCGAACACATAGGTCTAGACGGACGTCACTACCTGGTCACACACGGGGATCTGTTTGATGGCATCACGAGGATCACACCTTGGCTGAGTTTCTTGGGTGATAGGCTGTATGATTTTGTGCTGAACCTCAACAGCAGATTCAACTGGCTACGTCATAGGCTGGGCTTTGGTTACTGGAGTTTGAGCAAGTTCTTGAAATATCGTGTGAAAAAAGCTGTGGACTTTGTGTTCCAGTTTGAACGCAACTTGGCCGCGTACTGCAAGAAGCGTGGGTTTGATGGGGTTATCTGCGGGCACATACATCATGCAGAAATCCGCGACATAGATGGTGTTGCCTACATGAATGATGGCGACTGGGTGGAATCAATGACTGCCCTGGTTGAACATCACGATGGCAGGTGGGAAATAGTTACATGGACCAAGGAGATGGACGATGTGGTTGCTGATGTTGATAGCAGTTCACGTGAACAATCCCCAAGACGTGCCCGGAAGAGCAAGCATTGAGTTTGCCACCAAAGCAGAATGCATGCGAGCACAGGCCACAGTGGCCTATTGGCTCAAGTTTGACAGTTTCAAGGTAGTCACACAATGCCAAAAACGATCCTGATCATAACTGACAATGTGCCCGGTCAAATCAACGGTGTGGTCACAACTTTCAAAAACTTGGAAGATTGCGCTGACCGTGACGGTTATCGTGTTGTTTATGTTGATCCCAGCCAGTTCCCTAATTTTGCTTGCCCTGGTTATGCTGAAGTTCGCTTGTGCTGGCCGCACGGTATCAGTAAAAAAATTAAGGCATTACGTCCAGACTTTATACACATCGCTACGGAAGGTCCGGTAGGTTTCTTTGCTCGCTGGTGGTGCGAACGCAATCACGTTCCTTACAACACAAGTTACCACACGGACTTTGCCAAGTTTTTGAAACGCATGTATCATGTTCCGGAGTCTTGGACCTGGTGGTATCTGCGTTGGTTTCATAAAAATAGTCAACGTGTGTTGGTCACAACTGCCAGCATCGAGCAAGAGTTAACGGCCCGTGGCTTTGAGAATCTTCGAGTCTGGACACGCGGTGTGGATCGAACTTATTTTTCCAGCAGTCTGCGAACTGGTTCCAATGTTAGACCCGTGTTGCTCAGCGTGGGACGTGTGTCAAAAGAAAAAGGTCTGGATGATTTCTGTCGGCTGGATATGCCGTGGTGTGAAAAAATCGTAGTAGGCGATGGTCCTTATCGAGCCGAACTAGAACGCAGATACCCCACGGTGAAATTTGTGGGCGCACAGCGTGGTCTGGAACTGGCCAGTTACTATGCACAGGCTGATGTGTTTGTGTTCACCAGCCGGGCCGATACATTTGGCGTGGTCAACATCGAAGCCCTGGCCTGTGGCACTCCAGTGGCGGCCTATCCTGTGCCTGGGCCCATAGACATAGTAGAATCTGGTGTAACAGGATACCTGGACTGGAATCTTGCTCATGCCGTGGAACGCTGTTTGACTCTGGATCGTGATCGGGTGGAACAGGCCAGTCGTCGTTGGACCTGGGACGCATGTTGGCGCATATTCCGTGACAATTTAGTAGACATAAATCGGGCACAATGATTAGGTGCCGCCGGAGCCCGTAACCGGACATAATCTGTTGCGTAAAAACAACACCCAAACGCCCTAGTAAAATAGGGCTTTTTCTTGGGTTTACCAAAAGGTTGACCAGAATTTACCGATTTGCTATACTAGTATTATAGTAAACAATAAGGAGCAAAAGATGAGCAAACTTACAGCATACACAGTAGAAATTTACAAAGCCGATCGCCGTGTCAAGGCTGGTCGCAGACTGGTTGAGAAGCGTGATTTTGAGCCAGTTACCCAAGATTATATCAACAGCGTGGTTGGAGGTTTCAAGTCCCGAGGCTTTATTGCAGAAGTTCACGAAACCTTTGTGACCAAGAAAAACCTCATGGGTGGTCGGGAATTCACTGAGCGGTATGATACTCCGCACTTTTGCTCACCTGCAAGTGAGAGCTACTGGTCAGCCTAAGTTAGCGGGCACTAACCTGCCCGGTTGACCAGAATTTACCGATTTGCTATAATAGTTGTATAGTTAATAAAAAGGAGCAGAAGATGACAGAAATCAACAACATTATCCAAGTGAACACCATCGTAAACGAAGCCAAACAGGCCGCCCGCGAAGCCGCTGAAAAATTCTTCCAGGACAAGCTGGGTGGCAAGGATCAATACTCGTGTGGTTTTGCCTGGGTCGACATCTATGGTGTCAAAGGCAATACCCGTCTTGGTAAAGCATTCAAGGCCGCAGGTATCCGTAAAAGTTATACCGGCAGTTACCAGATCTGGAATCCGTCGGAAATGGCTGTGCAAAACATCGACACCCTTGAAGCCGGTGCCGAAGCGGCCGCAAAGGTGTTTGAGAAATATGGTTTCAGTGCATACGCAGGCAGCCGACTAGATTAAACAGGCTGTAATGGGTCCGTGCGGTCCTTGGGGAGCCTTGATACCCCAGAAACTTGCAGTCTATTTTTACTGGTTATAGACTCTAAAGAAAAACCAGTACTTTTTGAACAAGGAATAAAATGACATTGGATCAAGCCGTAGAAATCATGAGACTGTATGCCGTAGACCAAGACATGGACGATTTGAGTTCGGTCGAGCACATGGTCCGCAACATGCGTCTGCTGACTCCAGAACAAAGCCAGGCCTTGGACACATTCATGACCGAGACTCGCAATGGCTAAACGTCAACGACCCACTCTAGATCTCACGGCAGATCAGGTCTGGGCCGCGGCCTCGGCCGCTTACCGAGTCAATGGTGGCTACTTCAAGCAACCCGAAGTCACTGATCAAGGTGTGATAACTCGTCCCACCAATCGCGAGTTGGTACGGCAGTATCTGGTTGAGCCTGGCACTGTCACTGCCGACGATCTAGAACAAGGACGCCGATGTCGCCAAGATCTGCTGAAACAGGCCACCATGGCGGCTTTGAAGAATCAAGCTACGGAATGGACCTTGCTCACAGCCGAGATGGCCAGCCTGGACGCCGTAACCACCGACTATCAGATCAGTGTGATCACGTCCATGCCCAAGAGCCATGCTCAGAATCTCGCACGTGAAACCGTGGACACTAGATTGACCTACTGTGATTCGGATCCTGTGGGTCGGATCAACGAACGTGTGGAAGTTGTGGGCGAAGTGGTGCGTAGCAACTACAGCAGTCAATATAACACCCACTATGTGACCGTGATCACTGATGTGAATCGTCAGGTATTCTTTGCCTATCGCGAACGCATCGATCCTGGTGTCAATGTCAAGATTTGTGGCCGTGTCAAACGACACGCTGACCGTGCCACGCAACTGAGTCGTGTCAAAATTCAAAAACAGGAGTCAGTATGAAGGATAGAATCATAGCATGGATCAGTCTCAACGGTCCTACCTTGGGCATAGCGACCTTGATCGTGGTCATGTTGATCATGTTGTCTGGTTGCGGCACCGTGGCTGGTCTGGGCAAGGATGTGACCAGCGCAGCCGAATGGACCAAGGACAAAATGGGTGGAGACAAGAAATGAGAGGATTCATTTTGGGCATCATAGTAACTCTAGCAGTGTTGTATCCTGCTGTGACCAAAAATCTTTTGGCCCAAGCTGTGGATGTCACAAACGGTGCGGTCACAGGAATTTTGGATCAAAACAAATGATTTTGGCCCACCAAATATGGCTATTATGGTTGACATTGGCATCAATATCAAGTATAATGGTTATTGTAGCAAGCGGTAAATTTTTTATTAACTCAGTAAGGCAACTTAGAAAGGCAACACAAAATGGCAGCAGAAAAATTATTCACAGTAGCAGGCACAGCAACCAATGCCGATGGCACAGTCAAGGCTCGTTTTGCCAATGACTTGGTAGCTCGTATCAAGATCCTTAATAAGGCTGGTTGTACTGACATCAACTTGATCGAATTGCCTAAAGCAATGACCAAGTTGGAAGCTCTCCAGCATTTACAGAGCTTGGGTCAGACCGGTGACGCTGGCTACGCAGTAGCCAACAAGCTGGCAGAAAAGACCAAGATCGCTAAAAAGGGCGAAGTCCGGGTCAAAGCAACCAAGTCCGCTACCACAGCAAAGTCATCTGCTAAAGTAGCAGTATAATTCATCAGGGGCAGGTCTGTACCATAAGTCCCCTGGTATTAATTTTGTTGTTTGTAAGCTCAGAGGCTTGATCATGCGTTATGTAACCGAAACAAACATTCCAGTAAACTCGAGTAAAGCTGGTGAGTTAGGCAAACAGTGCAGACAACAAAACTAATATTTTTAGTGGTTCCTATCTTGTTGTCGGGTTGTGCGGCCGCTCCTGTGATCGTAACTGGCATGAGCGTAGGCAGTGTGGCCATTTCAGAAACCACAGGACGAACAGCCACAGACCATGCTGTCAGTGCTGTAGCCCAGCAAGACTGTCGCGTAGGACGGGCGTTCCGTGACGAACCAGTGTGTCAACCCAAAGGAACCGTGCAAGTTCAAGTAGTGACCACAGGCGTGACGCCATCAACCATTGAAGAAATAGAATCCAAATATCGTTAGCATAAGTACGTTTTATGCTGGACAATCTCGACATAGACCAGGCTGTGCGTTTGGCTATTTTAAATCTCTGCGTGATTTTACATGATTGTGGCATCACCGAAGTTCATGTGGGCGGCATCATGCGAATACTGGGTGTGCCTGACAATTTGGCTCAGGAGCATGACGATGAACGGATCATCTTAGATAACGAATTTGTTAAATATGTAGACCAGATCAATGAACCCAGACCCGTTGATCAAGCTCTACACTAAATGACCTTACACAGTTATCGCACTTCATACCCTCTTTTTACAGTGATACATCGAGATCCTGCCGCCAAGGCACGTCTTATTGCCTGGTCGGCCACCAGCCGTAGCATACAGGCACAAGTAGAAGAAAACCGCATGCACATATTCGACCACAACACCTTGAGCCTGTTTTTATTGACTTGGACACATGGTTGGGACAACTTGGTTATCTGGGATCCGTGGTCAAAACGGCACATCAATATTTGACATCCTGGATTTTTATAGTATAATTATTAGGTGCCCTGGCACACTAACCTAGAGGAATCAAAATGAGCAACCATGAAGCAATCAAAACAGCATTCGAAACATACATCGCCGAAAATGACAAGTTCACAGGCAAAGGCGTTAAAGCATCTGCTGCTCGCGCTAGAAAAGCCCTGCAGGAAATGAGCAAGGCCATCAAAGAGCGACGCAAAGAAATCACCGCGGAAAAAGAAGCCCTAGTGGCCAAGTAACATGGGTGACCATGAACAACGGCTAGAAGAGATTCTAGCCGAATGGGATCTAGATCGCGGCAAAGATGCGGATACCTACAGCATAGATCTCGGCGGGGTTTACAGCAACGTGAGCCTTACCAGTCCTTATACAATTAGCTCAGGTATAAACTTGCCCAATGCTGTGTACACCACAACTGGCACCGCATCTTCGCCCTGGGCCTATAGTTCCAGCACTGGTAGTTCCAAGATCAGTTTAGATGGCAAGGATGCTGACATCGAAATCAACGGTGTGAGCCTGTGGAAGACCATGCAGGAGATATCCAACCGTCTCAACATCATGCAGGTCAATCCTGAATTAGAAGTGGAGTGGAAGGAACTGCGTGACCTGGGTGATCAGTATAGAAAGCTGGAACAACACATAAAGGACAAGCAGGCCACATGGAACCGCCTAAAGGCTATGCCCGCACCTGACATAGATTGACAGCAACCGATTCACATGCTATAATAGCTGTATATTATGGCAAAAATGAGTGAAAATTTATGGTTATTTGGTCCTGATTCCTGTCAAGAACTAAGTATTTTAGAGAGTAGAAAACACAACCAGGCTGGCACTGACACGCTCAGCGGAGGATTACAAATCAGATCTACTCCACAACGGATTGACCAGTGCCGTGAAGCTGGTCTTTTTACAAGAGGACTTCGGAAATCCTCTTCATTGACAAATGGTATGATTTGGTCGGAAACAAAGATCAGATCTGAGAGTATGGCACTGAGGCCCGAGGTCTACATCTGTCCTGCGACTTTGTCTATGCGCCCATCCTGGGCACTCCGGTGAACGGCTCACTAAAGCCGATGGGAGAAAACATTGAAGACATCTTCAAAGTCCAATCTAGGTAGTATAGCAATAAAAGCCGTCAGTTTTGTGGCTGTGGCTCTGGCCGTGGTTTTTGTCACTGACTCAAAGTTAGAAACACTCAAAGCCACCAATGAAGTGGCACGCCAGGGTTTTGTCAGTGTGGCAGATCGTGCCAAACAGTTGGATTGTTTGACACGCAACATCTACTGGGAAAGTGCCACTGAGCCTTTTGAAGGCAAGGTAGCCGTGGCCCAGGTCACCATCAACCGTGTGGAATCTGGCAAGTTTGCCTCTGACATCTGCGGCGTGGTCTATCAAAAGAACGTGGTCTACGACAAGGTAATTTGCCAGTTCTCGTGGTTCTGTGATGGCAGCAGCAAAGTACGGCCCATATATCCAGCGCACTGGAAAGAGTCAGAAGAAGTAGCCAAAAAAGTCCTCCTAGAAGGATTCCGTTTGCCCAGCGTGAAAAACGCATTGTACTTTCACGCAGACTATGTCAAACCCCAGTGGGGCAAACCACAGGTAGCTAAATTTGGGAGACACATTTTTTATGCGGACAAAATATGATAATCAAATTAGACGAGTTATTGAATTCTTTAAGAACCTGGTTAGATCAACACTTGCCCAAAGTAAGTGCTGAAACCCTGGGTTGGTTGGCAGTAGTAATCATACACTGTGCCACCATACCCACGCTTCTAGCCTTGCTCACAGGACTGTCTGACACTGTGCCCAACCTAGACATAGTGCTGTTCATGTGGACTGGTCTGGTGCTGTTGTTTGCTAGAGCCGTAGTGCTCAAAGACATGTTGAACATTGTCACAATTGGCATGGGTTTTACCATACAAGCCGTGATCATGGCCATGATCTTGTTCAAGTAAACGGTTGACCCAAAACTCCAAATCTGTTATAATAGTAGTATGAATAAAAGATCTGGAGGCACACAATGGCATTTCATCTAGAAGGTCCTTGGTTAAGCACCACAGGTAAAAAGCGCGGTCCACGCAAATGGGCCAGTGCCGAAGCCAAAAGAAAGGCCGAGCTGTTACAACAAGAATGGGAACAACGCCTGGGCAACTTCAAAAAAATGGCGCCCAAATTCAGTAGAAACCCCACACCACCTCCAAAGCCTACAGGTACGTTAAAAAGCGGTCCAAGAATTCCGCCCGGACGTGAAACTCCCTACATTGCCAGCCGTGACACTGGCTGGGTGCCCTGTGTCAAACATCAAGATACCGAATACACTGGTACCAAAGTCAAAGGCATAGGCACCATGCATAAATCAAATGCTGTACCAATATTCAGCGACGAGGAAGCCAAGGACATAAGTAAGATGAGGAGATAATCAGCAACTTTGGCCAAAGAAGACGTCATCAAAATGGAAGGTGTTATAGAAGAAGTTCTACCCAACACCATGTATCGGGTACGAATCGAAAACTTTGACAAACCCGTTCTGGCCAGTCTCAATGGTCGCATGCGCATGAACAACATCAAGGTTCTAGGCGGCGATGTAGTCGAGCTAGAATTCAGCCCATACGATTTGACCCGAGGTCGCATCACTCGCCGGAGATAAATATCATTATGCACTCCAGTATTCGTCAAGACCTAGATCTACTAGAAGCCACTACACGTCCGGCCAAACTGGAAACCACACCTTTGCCCTATGCAGAAAACGGTCTGGATCCTGTGCTCAGCAAGGACAGCATCAACTATCACTACGAGCACTTGGCCAAGGGCTATGCCAAAAGATACAACGCCGGCGAAGGCAACGCCGATTTCAATCGTGCAGGCAGTTTCTTGCACAACAAGTTTTTCCCACAGCTGAAACCGCCCAAGGGTGCCAATCGCCCCCGAGGTGCTGTGCTAGAGCTCATTGAGTCAAACTTCAAAACCTATGAAGATTTCAAAGAAGCCATGAAGAAAGAATTTATGTCTATTCAGGGAAGTGGATGGGTTTATCTTTCAACTGGTGGAGACATTAAAAAAATTGCTAACCATGCTGTGCGAACAGATATTGCAGTTTTAATTGATGCTTGGGAACATGTATGGTCTACGGATTACCAGTGGAATAAAGAGGCATACTTTGATAACATCTGGAAAATCATCGATTGGGATGTAGTCAACGAACGTCTCTGACATAAATACTTGTGGGAACACACAAGGACTATGTCAAAAAATTACAGAAAACTTTACGAACGCTATCACAAATGTTGTTTATTGCCCGGAACTGATATACATCATATCGACGGTAACCATGACAATAATGTTATTGCTAATTTACAAGCGGTAACTCTTCAAGAACACTATGACATTCACAAACAGCAAAACAATCACTACGCATGTTTCATGATCGCTCAAAGAATGAAAATTAAACCAGAAGATTGGAAACAGATGGCCATAGAAAACGGTCGCAAATCTGCCATTAAAAATAGAGATCAGGGAATAGGATTAACTGCTTGGATCAAGAACAATCCTGAGTTGGCTCAACAAATGAGATCTCAAAATGGAAAGAAAAGTGGCAAGATAGCCAAAGAACAAAAACTTGGTATACATTCTCTAAGTCCGGAAGAAAAAAAACTTATTGCTTCGATGGGTGGTCAAAAAGCATCTGAATTAGGAATGGGATTCAAATTAGGACATGCTTCTAGAGCAGGATCAGTTGGAGGCAAAAAAGGTGGGGCATACGCAAAAAAACATCGCACAGGGATTTTTGCCTTGACTCCTGAACAGAATAAACAAAGGCATTTCAATTCTGTGGTAACTAAAATGATAAAGGGTGGTAAGGCAAGTGCCTGGCCAAGAGAGAAAATATGATCACAGTAACTGAATCAGCTGCGGCAAAAATCCAAGACATCTTGGCCGAAGAAAACAACGCCAATCTCAAACTGCGTGTATTTGTACAAGGTGGAGGTTGTAGCGGAATGACCTATGGATTTACCTTGGATGAAACTCAAAACGAAGACGACTGGGATCTTGAAATCGCTGGTGTAAAAGTCCTGGTTGACTCCATGAGCGGTGGCTATCTGCAAGGTGCCAAAATTGACTACCGAGACGATGTCATGGGTGCCAGTTTTATCATCAACAATCCCCAAGCCCAGACCACCTGCGGTTGCGGCAGCAGTTTTAGCCCCTACTAAAATACCCCCAACACCCAAGAGTTTGCCTGCTGGTAAATACAAGCCAGAGGACGATTATCTATGACTCAACTTACGATTGTTACCACACCCACAAATTCTGGCGACGGTACCCCATTAGCAACTGCATTTAACTATTGCAACAGCAATTTTAACGAGTTGTATGCTCGATTTCAAGTTGATCCACCTGCGTCTTTGATAGGAACAACCGGTGATGTTCCTGGAATGTATGCTGTAGATTCTACTTATTTTTATTACTGTTTTGACGCCTATGATGGTGTCAGTACTATTTGGAGTCAAGTAACCCAAGTTGGCAACATAACCGTTAGCTCAATCAGCAGTGGCACCAGCAACGTAGCAATCGTTAACATCAGCGGTAACGTGGTTACCCGCATAGGTGGTACTGAACTGTTGAACGTATCTCCCACTGGGATGTTTGTGAATGGGGGAATCAATGCCGCTGCAAACATCAGAGCCGAATATTTTGTCGGCAATGGTAGCAGACTTACCGGACTTGCTGCTACCTATAGCAATGCCAATGTGGTCAGTTTATTGTCCGCTTTTGGATCCAACGTTATTTCGACCACGGGCACAGTGACAGCAGGCAATATCACTGGCGGTAATTTGCTCACCAACAACCGTATCAGTGCCACTGGTAACATTACAACCAGTGGCTTCTTTGTGGGTAACTTTGCTGGAAACATCACTGGTACCATCACCAATGTACCAGGGCCAGGCGGCGCTGTGTTATACAATGACGGCACTGGCAATGTGGCTGCTACGGCTGGATTAGTATTTAACAACAGTGGTCCTAACGTATTAACTGTTCAAGGATCATACAGTGCCACTGGTGGTGTCATTGCTGCTGGCAACATCACAGGCGGCAACCTAAGCGGTACTAACATCACAGGTACCTTGACCACAGCCGCCCAGACCAACATTACTTCGTTAGGAACCCTGACCAGTTTGAGCGTGTCAGGCAACGTACAGGGTGGTAATTTAAGGACCGCTGGACAGATATCAGCCACAGGCAACATAAGAACTGCTGCTTATCTTTTTGCAGGTCAAGACGTCAACGTAAGTGGCGACGTCACTGCCACGTCCTACACAGGCACAAGTTCCAGCCTGTCGGGCAATGTCACTGGTGGTAACATACGCACCAGTGGGCACGTAAGTGCCACGGGCAATGTCACAGGCAACTATTTCATTGGCAATGGCAGCCAACTTACCAATTTAATTACCAACACCATACAAAACGGCAATTCAAATGTGTTGATTGGTTCCAGCGCAGGCAATGTGTCGATCAATGTCAATGGTATAAGTCCTGTTGTTACTATCAGCCCACTTGGGATGGCCTTGGTTGGCAATCTATCTGCTACAACATCTATCACCGGCGGTAATTTGTTTACTGGTGGAGAAATAAGTGCCACTGGAGACATACGTGGAGGCAATATTAGAACCAATGGTGTGTCGTCAGCCACTGGCAATGTCACGGCTGGTAACGTGATCACAGGTGGACAAGTTAGTGCCACTGGCAATATCACTGGTGGTAACATCTTTTCCAGTGGATTGATTTCAGCCACAGGCAACATCACCGGCGGCAATGTCACAGTTTCTACGGGCACTATCACAGTTGGAAACATTGTCAACGGCAATGGAAATACTGTGGGCAACATTGGAACGTCTACAAATTATTTTAACACAGTATTTGCCCAAGCCACTTCAGCACAGTACGCTGACCTAGCAGAAAATTACAAATCTGATTCCATGTATGCCCCGGGTACTGTGGTTGTGTTTGGTGGTGATCAGGAAATAACCATCAGCCGCGAAGCAGCCGACGAACGTGTGGCTGGTGTGATCAGTACCAATCCCGCTCACCTGATGAATGCGGGGCAACCAGGACTGCCAGTGGCCCTGCGTGGACGTGTGCCGGTCATGGTCATGGGACCTGTGTTCAAAGGTGACAGTTTGGTTACCAGTGACACTTCTGGGCATGCTCAAAGTGTGGGTCGTGATCGATCCTATGGCCAGGCTGTGTTTGCCAAGGCTATTGAAACCAATACCAGCCCGGGCGAAAAAATTATTCAAGCTGTAATCTTGTAATATGTCCACTCAACCAACATGGGTCACTCCTCCAGGAACACTAGGAACCATACCCGAAGGTGTGTTCTATAGCACTCCCTTGGTGGCAACGGCCAGCAACACAGTTTTTTATTCGGTCATAGCCGGTAGATTGCCACCCGGTATCCAGATAGACCAAACTGGTATTCTGAGTGGAAACCCCTTGGCCACTAGTGATGCACAAGGTGTGCCCGCAGATGTGATCAATGATACCACCAGCCAGTTTGCTGTGCGTGCTTATACCAAGACCACGATCAACGGTGTAACTGTGATCACAGGCCTGGCAGATCGCACATTTACCATAACAGTCACTGGCCAAAGCACAGTGACCTGGGTCACACCGGCCGGCAACATAGCTACATTTTTTGATGGTGAACAGATTGATCCTGTTACCTTGCAGTACACGGATCCCGACATCTATTCCACCAATACAGTCACGGTCATTGCCGGCGCATTGCCCACTGGATTGACTGTGTCCACAGCCGGAGTGATCACAGGATATATTACTCCCAATCCCGATGCCACAGTCACAGAAACCACATATTCATTCACGCTGAGAGTGACCAATGGGTTGACCAGCGACGTGAGAACCTTTAATATACTGGTGTATGCTCGCAGTCTTATGACTGCGGACAATACCTTTGTCACAGCCGACAATACCTTTATCACAGCCGACATCAGTCCTGTGCAATCACCCATCATAATCACGCCCACCGGCAGCATCGGTTCCACACGCAGTGACAATTTTTATGCATTTCAGTTTTTGGGTCTGGATTTTGGAGGCAATGCCATTGAATTTGTTGCTACCACTGCACTGCCGCCAGGCCTGACTCTTGACCCGGTGTCGGGATGGATGTATGGATACATTCCATTTGGTGGAGTGTTGAGCGATCAATATGATTTCAGTCTAGTGGTCAGACAAATAGACAATCCCGCAGTGGTCAGTGGCAACTATGATTTTAGCCTGACCATCACTGGTCCTGTAAATTCAGATGTGATCTGGCTGACACCTGCTGATCCGGTAGAACTGGCTCGCACTCCCAGCAGTCTGGGTTTTATTGACAACGGAGCCACCAGTACTTTTTATGTAGCCGCTGAAAATGTGTCAGGCATACCTTTGTTGTACAGACTGTTGAGTGGCAGCGATAGTCAATTACCGCAAGGTCTACAACTGTTGCCATCGGGTCACATAGCAGGACGTGTCAGCTTCAATACTTTTTGTTTAGACAGCGGTGCCACTGTGTTTGATGTGGGTCTCAACACCGTGGATCAACCCACTACTTTTGACATGGTGGCCACGTTCACTGTCAATGCCTACAGCATCAACGGCATTGTCAGTGTAAACAAGACATTTAGTATCACTGTGGTCAGACGCTATGACCAACCTTTTGACAATCTTTACATACAGGCCATGCCACCACAACAAGATCGAGATATCTTGGCCAGCCTGTTGCAAAGTCCTAATATATTTGTACCTGACTTGATTTATCGCGCAGATGACCCCAATTTTGGTGTGGCGCGACGTGTAATCTACAATCATGCTTATGGACTCACAGCTGCCACGTTGGACGAGTATGTGGCCAGTCTTGACCTCAACCACTATTGGAAAAATCTAGTGTTGGGCGAGATACGCACAGCCCAGGCCCTGGACGATGCTGGCAACGTGATCTATGAAGTGGTTTACAGCACTGTTGTTGACAATTTGGTCAACAATGACGGCGAGAGTGTGGGCAAACAAGTGGTGTTGCCGTTTCCTATCAATGCAGATGATTCCACACAGATTGACAGCGTGTATCCCAACAGTTTACAAAACATGCGTGATCAGGTCATAGACACGGTAGGTCAAGTCAGCCGTGTGTTGCCCAGATGGATGCTGAGTCGTCAGGCCAATGGCACTGTGCTGGGTTTTACTCCTGCCTGGGTCATAGCCTATGTCAAACCCGGACAAAGTGGACAAATAGCCTACAACATCCAGACTTTGTTTCAGTCACAGCTTAATCTAATAGACTTCAAGGTGGATCGCTATGAGCTGGACAACTTCTTGACCAAGCACTGGGATCGCCAAGATCAACATTGGACTCCACAACCTCCCACATTGACCACTTTTGATCAGAGCCGCGCATTGGCCACCTGGATCAACAATGCCAACGTGATCTGTACCTGGGAGGACAATTTCAGCACTCTGGCCACTTGGACCTACGGTACTCCAGGTGCCAACAATCTTGGTACCATATTTGATGGCGGCAGTCTGCAATTCATAACACCTGTGGACATGTATAGTGGTGACAACAGTACTACTACCAACACCACAGAATTTGATAAATATCTGGTATTTCCAAAAATAAACATTTTACAATAGGTTTTTTATGACGACAGTTCCATACACATTTGGCAATGAAGAAAGTCCAATTCCGCTGAGTCAGCTGGATGCCAACTTTGCGGTAACTCCGCAGTTTGCCAACGCCGCTGGCAATGTGACCAATGCTGTACAAGCCAATATTACCAGTGTGGGCACCTTGACTTCGTTGTCTGTGAGTGGCAACGTCAACGCAGGAAATTACCGCACTGCAGGTTCGATCAGTGCCACCGGGAACATTGACACAGGAAATGTCCGCACAGGTGGTGTGGTCAGTGCATTTGGTACAATAACCGGCGGTAGTTTCGCCACAGCAGGAACAGCCAGTGCTACCGGCACTGTCACAGCCGGAAATGTGTTAACCGGAGGACTTGTCAGTGCCACAGGTAACATCACTGGTGGTAACATCACCACTGCTGGACGAATAAGTGCTCAAGGAAATATTACAGCTCAAGGTATAGTGTCAGCTATTGGTAATATTGTAACCGCTGCAAATTTTGTTGGAAATTTTTTAGGAAACATCACTGGTAATCTCAGTGTTGGCGGCGCCAATACTCAGGTGTTGTTCAACAGCAACGGAAACGTTGGTGCAGCAGGCGGACTGACTTATGACTCTGGATCTAACACTCTTGGTATTTTAGGGACAGTTAGTGCTCAAGGAAATATATTTGGTGGAAATCTTGTGATTGCTGGAATTACTCAATTGGTCGGTGTGGCCACAGCACCTACAGCACCCAATGCCACTTCCAACAATCAAGTAGCCTCTACAGCATTTGTGCAGAATCAGATCAATCAAAATGCCAATGCAGTCAACATCACCGGTGGCAACATCACTGTTACCAGCCTTAACGCTGCAGGTTTTAACACCACCAACTGGACCGTGCGCGAATTTGGCGGCAATTTGTTTTTCCAATACCTAGGAGCCAACAAAGCCAAATTAGACAGCAACGGTAACTTTACTACCACTGGCAACGTGACAGGATTTGGAACCTTGTGATGGCCTTGCCCGAGAGTGGACCATTATCCTTGTCAGACATACAGGCCGAATTTGGCGGTACAAATCCCATCAGCCTCAACGAATACTACAAAGGTGGCGCATTCGTGCTCAACACAGACTATGCTCCCAATGTGCCTACGTCTGGCACTATCAATATCAGCGATTTTTACGGTGCTAGAAAAACCACTCTGACCACACTGACATTTAACGCGGTTGGCGATAATTTCTTTACTTTACCAGCCACTGTTGTGGGCAATTTGGTTGTTACCATGACCGGTGCTGGTGGTGGCGGTGGTGGACCAGATTCACAACCTGGCGCCAGTGGATATGGCGGACTGATTGTTACCAATGCTCAAATACCAGTCAGTGCAGGTGACATTGTTAATGCCTATGTAGGTGGCGGCGGTGGCGCCGGCGGCAGTGGTGGTGGAGGTGGTGGTGGTGGCGGTAAAATTATTTGTACTAAACTGTATGAACTTGGTTTAATGAGCAAAGAAATATATCTAGCAGATCAAGCATTTGGTGCAGAGTTAGTTCAAGTGCGTCCAGATGTTTATAATGGATATCGTGCTTGGGCAGAGATTGTGGTAGATTGGATGGATGGTGCTGGTCCCAAGATGATGCCGTGGATGACGGCCGAAGAATTTAGCGCAGCGGCCAAACTTTGGTCTACCGCCTGGGCCGTAGATATCGCTACACCATGGGCAGAAGAAATGGCCTACAAGATGGGCAAAAAAGAATCAGGCAGTTTAACAGGACGTATGATTACAGCCACAGGCATTCCAATTTGCAAAGTGGTTGGAGTTTGGCAACGGGTGTTTGGGCCCAGCAAGAAGCCTGCAGGATTTGTCAAGGGTGCCATGTTGATTCCGGTGTTTGTATTGTTTAAATTAGTGGCTGAACTGGGTCGATTGATTGAAAGTAAAAAATCATGATAGATATAATAAATCACAACATACAAAATCTAACAGCCAGTGAACAAGATCAACTGTTCCGGATGCTGACGGATCATGCTAGAATTTTAATCAAACTGGTGCCCGACGCAGCGTTGTTGAAATACATCGTGAGTGGATATACCACCAACAATGATCCGGTTATCCAGGCCTATACCGCTTGGAAACTCTCAAACTAATCAGGAACACACATGCCAGGATCAGATTATGCAGGTGGACTAGGTGGCAGTTTTGGTGGTGCTGGCTTCAGCGGTGGTGGTGGTGGTGGCGGGTCAGCTTCGGTAATATTCGTCAATGGTGTGGCCAAAGCTGTAGCCGGTGGTGGCGGTGGTGGGGGCGGTGGTGGGCAGTTTAGTGCTGGTAGACCCAATCAAGGCACTCCTGGAACAGCCGGAACCACACAAGGAGCTCCGGGCCAGGGCAAGGGCAGCGGCGATGGTGCCGGTGGCGGTGGCGGTGGCGGTGGCCAAAATGGTGGTGCTGGTGGATCTACTTTAGGTGGCGACGATGGTGCTTTTTCAGGTGAAAACGGCAACTGTTTGGCACCCGGTGGGGGTGTTATAACCGGGGGTGTTGCAGGCGGGGGCGGAGCCCCTGACACGGTCGGGCCGGCTGGCACTATAACCATAAGCTATTATTCTTAACAAAAGTTTTAAACTCTGAATAAATCTTTCATAAATATTAGAAAATAACCTAGGAACATTTATGACCAGTAATATCAACCCAAACAACATAGACGGCGCTTATCCAGTGGCTGGCCAAGACAACAACAGTCAAGGTTTCCGAGATAATTTTACCAATACTGCTACAAATTTTCAGTATGCTGCCGACGAAATCACTGACCTGCAGAACAACGCAGTATTGAAATCAGCATTGGTCGGAACCACTCTGGACAACAACATGCAAGGATCTGTGTTGAGCAATGCACAATTGCAGGACATGAGCGAAACAGTGGTGCCATTGGGCACGGTCAGCGGTACTACCACTATCAATTATGCTTTGGGCAGTTTTCAAACTTTGACCACCAATGGTGCAGTGGCCCTGGCCTTTAGCAATTTTCCTGCAGCGGGAGCACGCGGTTCTGTCACAGTGCAAGTCACCGTGGCCAATGTGATTCATACCTTGGTATTACCGTCATCTGTTTCGGTCAATGCTCTCGGAGTACAAGGACTTAACACATCCACTGGAGTCATAAGTTTTTCTTCTACCGGCGTATACAGTTTTACATTTTCCACATCCAACGGTGGAACCACGGTTTCACTTGTTGAAGTCAACAAACAAATACAACCATTCAACAACAGCTCTGAAAATCTAACTGACACGTCGGCTGCTAATTTGGCACTCACCACCAGCTATTTCAGCACTGTTACTGCCAGCACAGCCACCTTGGCAGCCGGAGTCAACGGACAGATAAAAACTTTTGCTATGTATGCACAGTCTGGTAACATGGTAATCACCGTGGCCAATGCAGGTTGGAAAACATCCGGATCTGGTACCATTACATTCAATGCCATTGGTGAGGGTGTCATCTTGCAATACATCAACAGCAAATGGTTCTGTATCGGCAACAATGGGGCTACGTTTGCCTAATCAAAATCATTGACTTGGCTCAATGAATCATGTACAATTAAAGCATGGAACATCCTTTAATTGGCAGTTTGGACGACTGTACCGCTGAACAACTGCTGGACAAGATCACCGAACTCAATAAAAAATTAGGCATAGCCATGCGCATGGGCAACCATTATTTGTGCAATCAACTGCGCATGGCCATAGAAAGTCATCAGACCAAATATCAAGAAAAGATTCGATCTGGTCCCAACAACAACTTTGATGATGTGATCGACATATCATGAACGTGCGACTCAAATACGATCTTGTGTTCACAGCCGGGGTATATCACGACAGCCGCCTGCGCATGAACAACTACAATCTCAGACTGTGGATGATCACCAACTCTGAAGATTACACCGATCAAAACACATCATTTGAACGCATCAAGTACTTCATGTACAATCAAATTGACAGTGGTATTTTTATCAACACAGAACACGCCGAGCAGTGTAAAAAATTTGTAGTCGCTGGACTGAACATCACGACCATGCCAGGAGATCCTACAGACCAATTGGTGGGCATAATGTTATATCACAAACTCAATGCCATCATGGAAAATCGCATGATCATAGTGGAAACTGAACTGTCCAGTGTCTATGGCGAAAACATGACTTACTTGCACAACGAAAGCGAAAACACCTGGGGCATTGAATCACCAGCCTGGTGGAACACTGTTGATCTTGTTCACAGCGACTTTGTGTCCAAAGATTCTGACAACATAGTGTCCATGACCTCTGGTACTACCTGGCGAGATTTAGACATGGCCTGGGTCAATAACCCTGATACTAATACTGATGTTGCCACTGGCAACGTCGTATTTGCTGATTTCAAAGCGGATCATGAAGCAAAATAAATTTGGCGAACTAGTATTCAACCAAACTGATGTGATTGATCTGATCATGCAAGGACAAGATTTGACTGTGCTGGATGGCATGATCGTGGACGATTCTGTGGACCTGCATCACTGGCCAGAATTTTTATCAACTGTGCCTAAATTACAGCAACAACAGTCTCGCACCTGTTCAGTCGAAGAATTCCACACACAGCAACAACAAAATTGGCACATGCCCGAATCATACAAGCACATGGACATAGCCGCACATGTATTGGGTCTGTGTACCGGCGAGGCCGAATTGCAACGCTGTGGTCAAGAATTATTGCTGTACCAAGAACGTGACCTGTTTGATCTGTTGAAGTATCTCAAGTATCTAGTAGATGTCATGCAAGAGCATGCAATCATATGGGGAGTTGGCCGCGGCAGCAGCGTGGCCAGTCATGTGTTGTACAAGCTGGGAGTGCATAGGATCGACAGTTTGTATTATAATTTAGACATCAGCGAATTCTTGCGTTAAATAGCAACAACTACAAGGAACCAATTATGACCAGCAAAGTTTACAAATCAGCACAGGGCAAGTCAGTTGATCTAGGAACTATAATTCTACAAAACGAACATGTGCGGGCCGTGGGCAACATGAATGTCAATGCTCGCGGCGATCTGTTGGACAATGAGAATCGTGTGATTGAAACTAAGCCGCGCCAGATACAACGGCAGAATGCTCGCACTACCAATGTGTCTACTACTCCAGTCCAGACCAGTGTGATCCGAGCACGCAAAGAAAGAAAAAATCCAGTTGAATCCGATTCGGTAAATGTGCCCGATTCGGTAAATGTGCCCGATTTGGTTCCTTTGCCCGAATCATCACCGGCGGTGCTCGCAGAGCCGCCAGCTCAAGATGAAGTGGCGGCTGGAAAAATACCCGCTGGCGGCCTGGCAGCTGCCATAGCCCGCAGTCGAGAAGTCAAACAAGAGCTGGAAAAAACTCGGCGCCAGCAACAACAGGCCCAGGGCGTAAGAAAAATCTAAGAGGACTTATGAAATCAGCATTTGCACCACATCAAATCACTCAACAACAAATCAAGGCTTTGCACGACAACGTCATAGTGTCAGATATGGAGTTTGACACACGCATCACACAAAGCGGTCTTATACTGCCCAACGACAACGGTACTACCTTGGGCATACGTCCCAGATGGGGTCGTGTGTATGCAGTAGGCCGGGATCAACAGGATGTCAAAGTAGGACAGTGGATCTTGGTGGCACACGGTCGTTGGACTCGTGGCATCGACATCGAAGACGGACAACAGGACCACAAGCGCACCATACGAAAAATTGATCCCGATGATATTCTGCTGATTGCCGACGGTGATCAACGTCCACAAGATGATACCATGAGCACAGCGATACATGTGCAGAAACAGACAAGAGAATAATCATGCCCATGTATGAAACTACAGTGCGCACACCCGAAGGTGAACGGAAAGATCGAGTGTATGCCAAAGACTTGCAAGAAGCCCGAGTGCTGTTTGAACAACGCCACGGCCCCAGAAACGTTCCTTACATTCCACATATCATACCAAGTTAATGGGATTCCGAAAACCCAATCTCGACGATGCCCGATCTGCCATACAAACCAGTTTGATCGAAATACATAGTCCCTACAACGATGGTTGGACAAGTAGCAGTTGCAAACAAGAACTTTATCAGTTAAAATGTTGGTTAGAAGATGAGTATCGGCATTTACCAACATTTTCAGGAGAAGAAACATGGGAACAGGAACGACTGGTAGAAATACTCAAGCGGTAAAGCTGGCCAAATGCAGTATTTGTTACCGGGTCCCTACTCCTGATTGCGATTGGCGTCAAGGACGTTGCCCACATCGCGAGCCCAGCGTGACAGAAACGGCAATGCGTAATTTTTTTAATCTTTTCTGGCGCAGATAATGCAAGACCTATTTCGAATTCATGCATGGTATCAAGAATTACCTAGATGGCAACAGTGGCTGACTTTGATCGGTTTGGGTGTTTGGATCTCGGCCATGGGCTTGTGGATCACACACGAACCCAGAGAACGCAAGAACAAACCGCCTTATATCTTGAAAAACTGTGACACCTGTGGTGTGGATCCAGCACGACAGATCAGTGCTCAAGAATACAACACCACAAAAAAACAGGCCTGGCGTTCCAGCTACGAACAAGAACAACAACGCCTACGCCAAGAAAAATGGGATCGTCAAGGTCGTGAACGCTGGTGTCGTAATAATCCTCGAGACCCAAATTGCAAAAAATTTCAACAATAAACGTCTTGACTCAAGATTGTAATCATGTTATAATGTTTAATCTAAATTCCAAAGGAGAAGTATATGGCACTAACCAAACCAACCCGAACACAACTACCACAATCGCGACTGCGCAAAGTTGCTGCATTCAGTAAAAACGCCATCAGGCTTGTGGCCTTTGGCTTCCTGGCCTATTATGAAATACAAGCAGCCGCGGTATTGTTGGTCGTGGCCGAACTGATTGCTGTTGCGGAACAGGCTTCATGAAAGAACTTTGGGTAGAAAAATATCGGCCCACCACAGTGGATGGTTATGTGTTTGTGGACGTTGCTCAACGCGAACAGGTTCAGAGCTGGATACGGGATAAAAGCATACCACACCTGTTGTTTTCGGGCAGTCCCGGCACCGGCAAGACCACCTTGGCCAAGATGCTGATCAACGAGCTGGGCATTGATGAATACGATGTGATGTGGGCCAATGGATCTAAAGAAGCCAGAAAAATCGAGTGGGTGGACAAACTGATCAGCTTTTGTCAGACCATGCCATTTGGTGCATTCAAGGTTGTCCTGATTGACGAGGCCGACTACATGAATCCACAAAGTGTGCAACCGGCCCTGCGTAATCTCATGGAAGACTACAGTGATCATGTGAGATTCATCCTGACCTGTAACTATCCCAACAAAATCATTCCGCCCATACACAGTCGTTGCCAACAACTGCACATAGTCAAAACAGATCAAGTGGAATTCACTGCCCGAGTGGCCACTGTGCTGGTCACAGAACAAGTGCAATTTGACATTGATACTCTTGACAGTTATGTGCGAGCCACTTATCCAGATCTGCGCAAGTGCTTGAACCTAGTTCAACAAAACAGCACCACAGGGCAACTGCTGGCACCCAGCTCGGCAGACAAAGCCGCAGGAGACTGGAAACTGGACTGTGTGCAACTGTTCAAAGATGGCCGTATTCGTGAAGCTAGAACATTGATTTGTCAATCAAGCACTCCAGAAGAAGCTGACGACGTATTCCGTTGGATGTACGACAACTTGGATTTATGGGCCCAGGATCCAGAACGGCAGGATCAGGCCATCATAATCATACGCAACGGTCTGGTCAATGTGCCCATGGTGGCAGATCAGGAAATCAATCTCAGCGCAACTCTTTGTGAGCTATGTCAACTGTAACAACATCACAATTTGATACCCTAGAACCTGCTATAGATCCCAACAACCGGATCACATTCCTGCTGGATTGGGAACTGACCATGAAATGCAATTTAGATTGCAGTTATTGTGGAACAGGTATCTATTTCGGACATGACAATACTACTCGGCACCCATCTTTGGACAAATGTTTGGATGCCTTGGATTTTATGTTTCTCTACGTGGATTTGTATATGCGTACAAAACCTCCGGGTCTGCGCTATGTTGTATTAAATGTGTATGGTGGCGAAAGTCTACATCATCCAGACATTGTTGAAATTTTACGTCAGGTTAGACATCGACATCAGCACTATGCTGATCGTTGGAGACTGACAGTAACCACCACCACCAATGCTATAGTATCCAACAAAAAACTTCGGCAAATCATACCCTTGATTGATGAATTTAGTGTGAGTTATCACACTGAAAATACAGCCAAACAAAAACAACAATTCAAAGACAATCTACTGACCATTGCCGGCTCTGGCGTACAACAAAAATGTGTGGTACTCATGCATCAACAACCGGAGCTTTTTCAAGATGCTGTGGACATGATTGACTGGTTGACTCATAACAATATCCGAGTATTACCAAGACAATTAGATGCTAATGAAGGTTTAGATGGTCTTAGAATTTACAAACAAAATCAGGTGAAATGGTTCAGTAAACTCTACAAAAACAAAACATTTGGTGAGTCGATGGAGTTGTTGGATGGCAACACCGACTCCAACTTGACCGATGTGGGCCGAGCCTGCTGTGGAGGACGGCAAATCTGTGCCGATCAAAATTACAAACAAAGACACTTTTATGTGGGAAACAAATTTCCCGACTGGTATTGCAGCGTGAATCATTTTTTTCTTTATGTCAAACAGGTCAACGGAGAAGTTTTTGTCAACAAAGATTGTAAAATGAATTTTGATGGCAAGGTTGGCCCCATTGGCAATCTCAGCGACACTCAACAGATTTTGTCTACGCTTCGTGACCAACTTGACACAGATTCCATGCCCGTAATACAATGTAAAAAATACAACTGTTTTTGTGGTCTGTGCGCTCCCAAAGCCAAAGATTTATCAACTTATCATTCTATCATGGAAAAATATCACATATGAGATACCTATTATTGACCTACTATACCAGGCCGTCGGGCAAAATTGACGAAGTTATGACCATCTCAAAAAGACTCAAGACTAGAGATTGGCAAATGACCAATGTGATCTTGGATTTCAAAGAGTGCCGGGTACTGACCTGTAGTGTGGCCGGTGTAACTGCCAACAAAGACTGGGACACCATAGTCGGATACTATTACAAACACTATGCTGCCACCATTGAACGCCTGTTCCAAGAAAACGGACACGAACTACCAAAGGCTGAGCCAGAGACTGCTGCTTGACACAAAATGCATTTGGTAGTATAATAAAGTTATGAAATGGAAAAATCTGGATCGCTTGATACTCACAGACTGTGATGGCGTGTGCCTGGACTGGGAATGGGCATTCAATGTATGGATGCAGGAACATGGCTTTGAAGAAGTTCCTGGCAGCAAACTACAGTATGACATGAGCCTGCGATATGGAGTCAGCAAGGATCAGATCCGTAAGTTGATCAAGGTGTTCAACGAGAGTGCCGCCATTGGCTTTTTGCCTGCCATGCGTGATGCCATGTACTATGTCAAGCGACTGCACGAGGAACATGGATTCAGATTCCATGCCATAACCAGTCTTAGTCTGGATCCCAATGCGCAGAAACTGCGTGAGATGAACATACACAAGTTATTTGGGCCCACGGCCTTTGAGCGAATTGTATGCCTAGACACCGGAGCTCACAAAGACGAAGCCCTGGAAGAATATGAAGGCACCGGTTGTTACTGGATCGAGGACAAGCCTGACAATGCCGAGGCCGGGTATCGAGCAGGATTGAAATGTTTGCTGTTAGAGCACGGCCATAACATGCATCACTACCATGAAGATATAAACCTGGTAAAAAACTGGAAGGAGATTTACCAGGTCATCACAGGTCAATACGTGTAGAGTCGTAATACACTGCCAATAATGGCATGTCGCTGTACATCGCGAGCTTGTAACTCGCACACAGCTATTCCGTCAACACCCCCTTTCCCCAGCCGTTGACTCAGGTCCATGAGACCATTGTCGCCGTGACTGCGATCGGCTTGTTCAATGTCACCCGTTATAATGATTTTTGAATCCACACCTATGCGTGTCATCAACATCTTACATTGGGCTGGCGTGGCATTTTGCATTTCATCTGCAATGATCCAGCTACGCTTGAACGTTCGACCCCGCATGAAAGCCAAGGGGGCTATTTCTATGACCTGATCCTCAATCATCGCACTGATGTCTTGAGGGCGGTAACTCTCGCGCAGTACGTCTAACAAGGGGCGAGTCCATGGTTCCATTTTTGCCACAAGATTGCCCGGCAGGAATCCGTGCCGTTCATTTTCTACTCCCACTGCAGGTCGTGTCATTACTATGCGTTCTGTGGTTCCTTCTTGAAGAGCTCGTACAGCGGCCTGCATGGCCAAGTAAGTTTTACCTGTGCCAGCGGGTCCTACTGTGACAACAATGTGTTGAGAACTATCCTGCAAGGCCAAGACCAGGCGTTCTTGATTTCTTGTGCGTGGCACAAGTTCAATGGCGCGAGGGCGGTACTGCTTGGGTTGGGCTTGGCTAAACTGGATGGTGTTCTCGACTTGTTGCATACGCTTTTGTGCTTTTTGTGCGCGATTTCTACTCAAGTGCGATTCTCCGTTTTGGTTAAATTGTACTTCAACAGTGATTACTGTCACAGGTATTTAGGTTGTAATTTTAAAAAATAGTATGGGTACTGATATTTGAAAAAATTATGCTAAGTATTAAGCTACACTCAAAATCCTTCAAATCTGCCGCACAACAAAATCACCATAAATAAAAACATGAGTAAAACTATTGATCAAGCCATATTCCGCGACGGAGAAGATTATTGGCAGGTGGCTGAAAATATCAAAGATATCTATCTTAGCGAAGGCAGCCTGCTGACCTTGTTAGACTTCGAGCGTGTGCTGGACGAGCTGGATTTGTATGCTTTCCGAAACTGGCAGATTGGGGAACTAGTAAGTGGACCCAACATTGGCAAATATCGTGTGACCTGCATATTCATGTGGCCCGAGAAACTCATGCCCGACCCACGTGGTGCCCGTAGATTATTGCCCTTTGACTGCGAAGTAAAATTCAAAAAAACTGCCATGAAAGTGCCCATGAAAATCACGGATCCGTCGGACTATCGTCCTGGCACAAAAAAAGCAAGGCTCATAGAAAAGAAAATCTGGCTGGTGCAGATCACCATGCCCAAGGCTCTCATGAGCGACATACGCACAGGTTCAGTGGAATTAGAAGATCAAGACATTGATTTAGAAGATCTAGATGATGCTTATGAACAGGATCTGGATCAAGAAAGTTATCAAAGCGACCAACAGGCACAAAATGCACAACAAACACTCCAACAACCAGCTATTTGAAAGCCTGAGCTTCAAGGACCTTGATGGCTTGCTCAAGCCCACCATCCACGTGGATGAATTTAGTAGTAAAATGGGCGATGACGATGACATCATAGTGATCAGTTTTTTTGTGCGTGATCAACAAGCCGCCAAGGACCTCATGATGTGGTTTGAAAAAGGCTATGACTTTGTACTAGATGCCGATCGCAGTCCAGGAGAAATTCGACCCGGACGTTACTTGGTTTATGTGGAAATACGACGTAGAAGCACAGCTGGTGGCAATGTAGAACAGTTGCTCAACGATCTCAATACTTTGACTGAGTTTGAATCAGCCGATCAATGGCTCATGCATTACAAGGGCAAAGAAATCCCGTTTAGCCGCGACACATTTGACAGCACAGTGCCCTTGACTCCCAAGGCCTATCGCGACCGCTATGAAAAAGATCTAAATGAAGTACGTGTGGCAGCCGGTATTCCTGTGATCACCAGCTACGACAAACGAGATCGCGCACTGCAAACCATACAAAGCGCTGCTGGAATTATCTAAAGCTCTATTCTAAAAGTAGGTATATATGTACCTATGAAATTAAAAAGTTTTGGTTGCAGTTTTACCTACGGAAGCGATCTTGCTGACTGTACCGATCAACGTCACAGTTGTTTGACCTGGCCGGCCCTGATAGCACAAAAACTTGATCTAGCCTATGAATGTCATGCCTGGCCCGGCATAGGAAATTTACAAATCATGCACAGGGTACTGGAACAAATCTCAGACTCAGAACCCAATGTATTTGTTATAAATTGGACCTGGTTGGACAGGTTTGACTACATGCATCCGGTCAACGAATCTTTTTTGACCCTACGGCCGGATGGAGATCTTGAGGAACATCAGTTGTATTACAAACACTTTTACAATCAGTATCATACTGTGTTGACCAATGCGGCCTGGATTATGGCCGTGATTTTACTCTTAAAAGCAAGAAATGTTAAATTTCTAATGACCTGTATGGATCCGATACTGATGGAGATCATCAATCCCAATTGGCAAGATCCTAGATCTGTCACACTGTTACAAAATCAGATTGGTCCGTATCTGAGCTGGTTTGATGATAAGTCATTTCTAGAGTGGAGTCGTAGCAAAGGATACCCAGAATCCGATGCCTGGCATCCATTGCAACAGGCACACGAAGCAGCAGCAGCTTATATGATCACAGTTTTTGATAAACAAAAAACAAGCGACCCAGCTCTGCAGGTTCGCGTTTGAATTCCAATAGTTTTAAATTGTAACGTTCAGCAAACTCATTTACTATTTCAAAGGTCCAAGGAAATATATCTACATAAGGACCAGCCTTGTGCGGAATACCTGGATTGGCACGCAGATAGAATCGACCACCTGGTGCCAACAAGTTTATGCAATGGGCAAATCTTTCTTCGATTTCATCCTGGCTGTTGAAATTGATTGATCCCAGGGCAATGATATGATCATGTGTACCTGCACGCACTCGGTAATCCAGGATGTCAACTTCGTAGTCTGCGCAATCGTTGTAAGGGTCAATTCCGATCAAGTTTGGAATACGACCTTTAAACGGATGATATCCGCAACCCACGTCTAATACATTTTGGGGATTTTGTTTGGCAATGGTTTCGGCCAAGGCCCAGCCCGAGTGATCATATTCACCAGTCCTGGGCTTCCATATTTCGGCAAAAAATCTATGGGTGTAACGCTCACTGAGATCATCTACGATATGTTTTAGGGTGCCACGGTATTCACAAGGCAAGCCCAGTTCAGCTTCCACAGCATCTTTGAACTTGCGATAGCGTGCCGGAGTCCAAGGCAGGTCCTCTACTATGGTGTCAGTGCCAACATTGGCACGTACACTTTCGTATTTGGGCAAGGCAAAAGCTGTGTCCAAATTTTTCTTGATTAAGGCAAAAATTTTGGTATTCATGTAGATTTTTTCTAGAGTTGGTAAATAATTTTTACAGAAAGTAAAAAATTTACAATCTGTTGAATTTTTCTATAAGTATTTACACACTTTCAGTGTAGGGCGATTTTTTTAAAGGATCAAAATGAAACGTATTATAGCCGTATTACTATTGGCTCCAGCTTTGGCCTGGGCACAATGGGCTCCCAACAAGCCTATAAACACCACCATTGGATTTGCTCCCGGAAGTGGTAATGAAATCAGTTTCCGCAAGGCCAGCGAAATAGTTGCACGACAAAATCCCGGTGTCACCTTTACTGTTGAAACACGACCAGGTGCAGATGCCGCAGTGGCCAGCAATGCTTTTATGACAGCGTCCAGCGATGGCCTACATGTCATGGTACCTAGTCACATGAGCCTGTTTGTTACCAATGACATTTGGCAACGAGACATCAAACGTTTTGAATACAACAGTTTCAAACCAGTGGTGACCTTGGGCAAAAGTTCCTTGGTGTTAGTTGCTGCCAGCAAGAGTTCAGTAAACACCCCACAAGAGTTTGTGAAATACATCACCAATGGAAAGACTGTGAACATTGCTGTGGGCGGCGGCGCACACAGAATGGCCTATGAATATATAATGTCCAAGACCAAGGCTGATCCTAAACTGATACAGCACGTGGCTTTCACGGGTCCATTACCAGCTGTGACCAGTGTGGCTAGCTACGATGGCAAGACTGGAACTGAATTTGGCATCATGCCCATAGCAGTAGCCCGACCCTTGATTGAAGCAGGTAAAGTCAAGCCCGTCGGTCTCACCGGTGGTCCTCGACTAAAAGTCTTGCCAAACGTGCCCTTGCTCAGTGACACCATTCCAGGACTCAAGGTCTATGCAGGCTGGATAGTTGTGTTGCCGCCACAGACTCCTAACACTATTGTGGACTGGTATGTGGACAAGTTCTCTAAAGCAATACTAAGCAAAGAATATCAAGACTGGGCCGAGCAGAACTATATAATTATTGACAAGGATGAACTCAACCCACGTGGTGTCATGGCCTATGCAGAAGAACTACGCACAGCCTTTGCTCCTATAGCACGAAACATCCGAGTAGAGAAATAATTGAAATATATTTTTGTAGCCGGAGCACCGGGTTCCAAATGGAGCTCGGTGGTCAAAAACATTTATTATAGTTCTGACATTGACAGATCTGATGATACTGCCCAAAGAAGTTATGCTCATTCAGCGGCCTATGCTGGCCAACCCATGCACTTAGGTAGTTATTTTGATCCTGGCATGGAATTTGGCTCGTGGTTTGATCGGCTAGATCAACACAGTCGTGAAGAATGTGAACGTGAATTTGACCGACCTTTTGGTGGCACAGGTATTAGAATAATAAAAAGTCATGTGTTCATGCATCACATAGCGTTTTTAAAACATACCTGGCCAGATTCGCCAATTATTTTAGTTCATCGTGGTGATGATGCTTGTCTGGGTTGGTGGGTTCGTTGTGGAGGATTCGACATTGATTATCCCAATTACAGACCCTATTACAAAGACATTGAACACATGTATCAACAAATAATCCGACAAAATCAGGACATGCGTCCTTTTTGGGATTTGTCCAGTTTTGTTTACACCAACACGGAATTATGTGATCGTTTGGGGATAAGGCAGCCGCCGGAACAATATCAACAAAACTACGCAGAGCACAAGGTCAGAGTCAAAGTTTACTAACAACTAAATATGGGTATATCATCAAGGAATACCCATGGAAATCACCAGAGAACAACTAGCTCAAATCATACCCAAAAACCCCTACATTGATCAGTGGTGTACGGCCTTAAACAAGTTATTACCTGACTACGGCATAGACACGCCACAGCGTGTGGCTGCCTTTCTAGCACAATGCGCCCATGAGAGCGGTGGATTTGTGTTCTTGAAAGAAAATCTCAACTATCGTGCCGCAAGTTTACGCAAGATATTCCCCAAGTATTTTCCCAACGACGCCTTGGCTGAACAATATGCCGCTTTACCCAACAAAGCCGAAGCCATAGCCAACAGGATCTATGCCAACAGGATGGGCAATGGCCCAGAAGAGAGTGGCGACGGATTCCGTTACTGCGGTCGCGGGCTTATCCAGTTAACTGGCAAAAGCAATTACTCAAACTTTGCTGACAGCATAGAAACACCAGTGGAAGAAACCAGTGCTTACTTGGAAACCTTTGAAGGTGCAGTACAAAGTGCCTGCTGGTTCTGGGAAACCAACAATCTAAATCAATACGCCGACAACAATGACATCCTGACCATGACCAAAAGAATAAATGGTGGCACCATCGGACTCGAGGACAGGATGAAACACTATGCTCATGCCCTGCATGTATTTGGCGGTCATTGATGTGGCAGATACAATGGCTCCTGCAACTGATACCTGATGGTATATTTGTGTGGTTGACTTATCTTTTGTTTGGGGCAGGTGTGTTGTTGTACGTGGCCAGCAAGCTGGTGTCGTGGATACCACTCATGGGTCAGTACCGTTTGCCCGCAGAGTTAGTGGGCATCGTAGCCTTGGTCATAGCCGCTTATTTTTATGGTGGCATCAGCTACAGAGAACAGATAGCTGAAATGAAGCAACGAATCCGGGTCGCAGAAGAGAAGTCACAGCAGGTCAACACTGTGATTGAAACCAAGATAATTGAGAAAGTAAAGGTGGTCAAAGAAAATGTATATATCACAAGAGAAATCGTCCGTGACACAGCGGGCCGGCAGTTGGATGCTCAGTGCAGTTTGCCTCGTAGCACTGTCAGCCTGCACGACAGTGCCAGTGGCAATGAAATTCCCAACCGTGCCGCCGCAGTTGATGGAACCCCCAGTGGCATTGAAGCCAGTCGTCTCCTCGACCGAGTCATCGAAAACTACGGAGCCTGCCACGAAAACGCAGAAAAACTAAAGGCCTGGCAGGAATGGTATCGTGAACAGAAAAAAATATTCGAAAGCATCAGCAAATAATAACCATTGAAAGGAAGCAAAATGTCGTTGAACAAAAAAGCACGAGCAACACACATCAGAAAAGAATGGGAAAGCAATCCACGCTGGGACCATATCAAGCGCAACTATACCGCAGAACAGGTGGTAGACTTGCAAGGAAGTAATCCTGTGGAATACAGCTTGGCCGAACGTGGTGCCAACAAGTTATGGATGAGCTTGTTGGAAGAAGATTATGTCAACACCCTAGGCGCACTAACAGGCATGCAGGCCTTGCAACAGGTCAAGGCTGGGCTCAAAGGAATTTACCTAAGTGGCTGGCAAGTGGCCGCTGATGCCAACACCAGCGGACAGATGTATCCGGACCAAAGTCTGTATGCAGTAAACTCGGTACCTGAAATGGTGCGCAAGATCAACAACACATTTGCACGAGCAGATCAGATACAGTGGATGGAAGGTTCAGGAGATGTGGACTTTTTCCAACCCATAGTGGCCGATGCCGAATCAGGCTTTGGTGGTGTGCTCAATGCCTACGAACTCATGAAGGCCATGATCGAAGCCGGCGCCGCAGGTGTGCATTTTGAAGATCAGTTGGCGTCGGCCAAGAAGTGCGGTCACATGGGCGGCAAGGTCTTGATTCCCACCCGCGAAGCTGTCAACAAACTCAATGCTGCACGCCTGGCTGCCGATGTGCTGGGTGTGCCCACAGTATTATTGGCACGCACAGATGCCGAAGCAGCCGCATTGGTCACCAGTGACGTGGACGAAAACGACCGACCTTTCCTGACCGGTGAGCGCACAGTGGAGGGTTTCTATGAAACACGCAACGGCTTTGAGCAGGCAGTGAGTCGTGGCCTGGCCTATGCACCTTACGCAGATTTGATCTGGTGTGAGACAGGCACGCCAGATCTGGATTTTGCCAAGAAATTTGCCGATGCAATTCATGACAAATTCCCTAACAAGATGTTGGCCTACAACTGCTCGCCATCTTTTAACTGGAAGAAAAATTTAGATGATACAACAATCAGCGTTTTCCAACGTGAACTTGGAGCTATGGGTTACAAGTTTCAATTCATTACACTCGCTGGCTTTCATGCTCTTAATCACGGCATGTTTGATCTGGCTCATGGCTATGCTAGGAATGGCATGTCGGCATTTGTGGACCTACAGCAGAAAGAATTTGCCGATGGTGCGCGAGGCTTTGAAGCAGTCAAACACCAAAGAGAAGTAGGAACCAGCTATTTTGACCGTGTGACCACAACCATAGAAGCCACAGCGTCAACACAGGCACTCAAGGGCAGCACTGAAGAGGAACAGTTTCACTGATGCTTGATTTTATGTTCTATGCGTTGGAAGTGTTGGGCTGGACTGTGGTGATGATAGCAGTGTCAGTGGCCGCGGCCGTGATATTCTGGCCTGACAAGGAACGACCATGAAACGCATTGTTCTAGCCCTGACCTGTGTGTTGCTGAACAGTTGTGCCTTGTTGGATGCCTACTTGATGGCACCCTATGACGCCAACGAGTACCTGCAGATCACTGAGATCCGAGTCATGGCCGGTCAGTATCGTCAGCAGTGTGACAATTTCCAGGCCAGTGCTGTCAACGCCCAAGACATCACACGCAGGACCATGATGTTCGAACGCTATTCAGAATATATTCCCCGAAACGAAAATGGATTCAAAGCGGCTCGAACACTCAATGAAATAGCACAAGGCTTGGGCACTGCCTACAGCAAGGGCATAGTCAGTGCCACATTCTGCAGATTGAAATACAACAACATAGAGCATGCAGCCGAACTCATACAGCGTGTCACAGCAGGCAGACCGCGTAAATAATGTTATGAGAGCCGAAGAATTCACCTCTACCAGAGTCATGGCCAAGATAGAAAAGACTGGCCAAATAGTGCAGATATTGAAGCATCAGGACGGTGACTTCTTGATCAATACCAATCCAGACACAAAAAGCCACATGGGAGTCAAATGGATTCCGGACACCACTAGATTTGCCTGGGTTAGAAAGTTTGACACATTGAAAGAAGTCAACTATCCCGATGAACTCTCAGTCAGCGATCAGATACAACAATATTTCTTCCAGCGTGGCTATGAACTGGCCGGTGAAGGACGTGATCAAATGGCGTTCGAAAGTCCAAGAGGCACCATCGTGAAAGTCTTGGGCATTGGCGAAGACGAACGTGAACAGATAGTAAAAAACTATGTGCAGTTCTTTGAACAAAATCAGCAGAATCCTTTCTACCCCAGAATCTACAACTCGGGCAACTTCACAGTGGCGGGTGAAACTTACTTTGTATATGAAATGGAACGTGTGAACTATGTGGCCAACGAAGAAGCAACCTTGGATTATATAGAAGGTCTCATGCGTGCTGTGGACCGTGAACAAGGCGAAGCATTCTTAGAAAAAAATCCTGTGCCCGCAGAAATGAGCGAAGCAGAAATATTTGGACTGATCCAGGCCACCGAAGACATGATACAGGTGCTGGGTGGCCAGGCACCACTAGATTTGACAGCAGTGGAAAATCTTGGCCGCAGAAACAACGGCCACTTGGTCATAGTGGATCCCTACAGCCTATGAGAGCCCAAGAGTTCGTCCAAGATTTTGAAGGCATGACTATGTCTCTCGACGTTGAAAAAGACGATGCGTATGTGGATGACGACGACGCAGACAATCAAGTCATTGTTGTCCGAGCCACCAGCTATGGCCGAGAGCTAGGGCAGGTATTGTTCACCATGAGTTATGATGGCCAGGGACTGATTCTCAATCCGCAGGACCTAGAAGTCAATGAGCGATATCGCGGTCAAGGCATTGCCCGAGCCATGTATGATTTTACCAAAAGCCGTGGATACAGAATCCGACGCAGTGGACAACAAACCGACGCTGGCGCAGCATTTTGGCAGAAACATAGACCCAATAGCAATGTTTGGGAAACACAGCTCTTGGAACGTCAAGACGCCAGAACCGAGATAGAAAACATGGCAACCATCTTGCCCGGCTCGCCCGACGAATACTTTGTGAGATTCACCGACCAGGACAAGTTGGGATTCAGTGCCCGCCAGCATTTTGGTCGCACACCTGACATCGACGATCCTGGCTATGATCCCTTGGCCCTGCCCAGACCGTCAGGACGTCCAGCACTGTGGTTCTACCCTTTACGAACTTACCTACGCGGTGGCGATTTGTTTGCCAGCCAACATCCATACACCTGGTTGGTCAGACTGCGGCCAGATGCTTGGTTACAACAAGTGGGCCAGGAAGAAAAAACCGATGCGCCCCAGGGCAAAACCCGTGTGGGCATGATCAGACAAGATCAAGGTGTGCCCATGGCCATATTTTTCCGGCCAGGATTTGATGTTGTAGATCGCTGGTATGATTATGGCAAAATGCACCCAAGGAGAAAGCAATGAGTTGGCAACAATGGGAAACAGAAGTTCTACATATATTAAACAATCCTGATGATGAAAATACCAGAATGGTGGCGGTAGCCACCAATGCCTATGGTGAAGAACTGCGTGCAGGCAATATTCGATCCAGCGAGTATGCAGAGTTATTGTTGGATCTACAACGCCAAATCACCATCACAGAAAACATGAGCCAGTTCGAAACCAAACAAAGGTTAAATACAGCCATAACTGCTTTGATCACCATAGCCTCAGCAGTGTAATAGTAGCATATTATAATAATAAAAATAAAAGGAGCAGACATGCCTGCTGAAGAAGTCAAAAGCGAAAGTGCAAAGAAAAACGAAGATTGGATGAATTCAAAATGGCGTCCAGCCATGGGTTGGATGTACATGTTGGTGTGCATCGCGGACTTTGTACTATTTCCAGTTTTATGGAGCCTGGTCCAGGTTATAGCTGGCGGCGAAGTCAAAAGCCAATGGAGTCCAATCACACTACAAGGCGCAGGCCTGTTCCACATGGCCATGGGTGCCATACTAGGTATCGCGGCTTATGGTCGCACACAAGAAAAAATGGCTGGTGCCAACAACGGTGGAATAGCACCACCCACACCCACTCCAAGTTTCGGCGCACCTGCCGCACCCACACCAGCCTTTGGTGCAACACCCACACCGACTCCAAGTTTCGGCGCACCTGCGGCAAAAACAACACCAGCACCAGCGTTTGGAGCACCGGTACAACCGCCACACCCTGAAATTTAAGGAGACTCAACATGTTAGACACTATATTATGGATAGCACTAGGAGCATTCGTGGGCTGGAACTTTCCACAGCCATTCTGGGCCAAGGCCATACAACAAAAAATAGTTTCAATGATAAAGGATAAAAAATGAACTCAATTATGAAAATCTGTTGGGCCACAGTCATTGCCGTGAGCTTGATCACCGTTGCCAATGCCGCTGGTGAAATCAAACGTGTTTGCAAAACCGACGATAAGACCAAGAAAGAAGTGTGCAAGGACATCAAAGTACACAAGAAACTGGAAGGTACACCAGTACCTGACAAATCAGCCAAGAAGTAATTGACCTTGCACCCAATGGCCAGTATAATTACTATGCTGGCCATTTTCTTTTATGCAGAATCCTTATCAAACTCTAGGCGTTGATCGCAGCGCATCACCGGATGAAATAAAACGGGCCTATCGCCGCTTGGCCAGCCAGCATCATCCTGACAAAGGCGGAGACAAGGCTCGCTTCCAGGAAATACAAGCAGCCTACGAGTCTATAACCAATCCCCGGCCAAACAATTTCCAAAACACACAAAATCCGTTTGGCCAGACCAACAATAGTTCATTTGATTTTGATCATATATTCAACATATTTGGTGCCAGATTCCAACAACCGCATCAACGCATGCAACAACAGGCACGCATGAGTCTCTGGATCACACTCAAAGATGCGGCACAAGGCGGCCCTCGTAGCATCACTGTTGGCACTGCCCAAGGCACCCAGGTAGTAGAGATAGAGATACCTCGGGGCATCAACGATGGTGATTCGGTACAGTATCCAGGCATTGGCCCTGGTGGCATGGACCTGATCATCAGCTTTAGAATACATCCTGATGCGCAGTGGACACGACAAGGTCTAGATCTGGTCACCGAACACACCTTGAACATTTGGGACCTGATTTTGGGCACTGAGTTGCCGGTACGTGATGTACTTGGCAACCAACTCAATGTAAACATTGCCGCAGGCACTCAACCCGGTACCATGATGAGATTACGGGGCCGTGGAATCACTGCCAGATCTGGTCAAGCAGGAGATCTTTTGATCAAGATCCAGACCCGTATACCCACAAATATACCCGAAGATCTGGTCGTGCAGATCCGAGACCGATGCCGAAAATAAATACTCTAACAACTTGCAAAAAGTACCAAAGTGTTGTAAACTAGTCGTAAGTACCAACAACAAAGGCCCGCATGCAAAACAATCCTGAAATTGAACAAATTGTCGATCTGGCTGTAAAATTGGCTCGAGATCGGCATCATGAATATGTAATGACCGAGCATGTGTTGTTGAGCCTTATTCGTCATGAACCATTCCGTCGTGTGCTAGAAAAGTTTGGCACTGATGTGGTGCGACTGGATTCAGAACTTGATGCTTATTTGTCTGGCTTGGTCGCAGTGGTTACCGACAAAGACATCCAACCCAAAAAGACCAATGCCTTGGAACGCTGTTTCAATCGCGCACTCACGCAGGTGTTGTTTACCGGTCGCAGGACCATCAGCACCGTGGATCTTTATCTGGCCATGATGAGCGAAACCAATAGCCATGCACATTATTTCTTGCTCAAGTACGGAGTCAAAAAAGCTGAATTTGTAGATTTTTATCAGACCAACTACAAACAAAGTGATGTACGACTCACTGATCAACAGGCCACAGAAATACTCACAGAACACTGTACCAACCTCACACGTCTGGCCCAGGAAGATAGACTGGAGCCCATGATTGGTCGCACCGCCGAGCTGGCAGAAATGATCACAGTGTTGGCCCGCAAGTTCAAGGCCAATGTGCTCATGGTTGGAGATCCTGGCGTGGGCAAGACTGCCATAGTGGAGGGCCTGGCCCAGGAAGTAAGTGCAGGTCGTGTGCCTGAGTTTCTCAAGGGTCACGAAGTCTGGAGTCTGGAAGTTGGTAGCCTGTTGGCCGGATCAAAGTATCGCGGTGAGTTTGAAGAAAAATTCAAGGCCGTGATCACTGCCCTGGAAACCAAGAAAAACTGCATCTTGTTCATTGACGAAGCACACACCATCAAGGGCGCTGGATCCAGCAGCCAAAGCACCTTGGACATGGCCAACATGCTTAAACCGGCCATAACCAAGGGCAACCTCAAAGTGGTAGCTTCAACCACCTGGGAAGAATACTACGAAAGCTTTGAAAAAGATCGTGCGCTCATGCGCAGATTCCATAGGGTCAGCATTGATGAACCCACGAGAGAAACCACGGAACAGATCCTGATTGGCCTGAGCCCTCGATTGGAAGTGTTCCATAATGTGCTGATCGACACCGAAGCCATTACTGCCGCTGTGGAAATGAGTGGTCGTTACATACACGATCGCAAAAATCCCGACAAAAGCATTGACTTGCTGGACGGTGCCTGTGCTCAAGAACGTGTGAAAGATCTAGGAAATGTAACTGTGAACAAACAAATGATCATGGCTCAGCTGAGTCGTGTCACAGATGTGCCCTTGGATCGCCTGGAAAATGAACGCAGCACCAAGATAGTGGAATTGGAAAGCAATATCAAACAAAAACTGTATGGACAAGATGCCGCAGTGGATCGAGTGCTGGAACGTGTTTACATCAATTTTTCCGGCATTGGCAATACCAAAAGGCCCATTGCCAGTTTCTTGTTCCTGGGACCCACTGGCACCGGCAAGACCGAACTGGCCAAACTGCTGGCAGAAAATCTTGACATGACGTTGCTAAAATATGACATGAGTGAATATCAGGAACGCCACACTGTGTCAGGACTCATAGGTGCGCCTCCGGGCTATGTGGGCTTTGAAGATGGCAATCTCGGCGGCGGCAAGCTGATCTCGGACGTGAACAAGCACCCGTTCAGCATTTTGTTGTTTGATGAGATAGAAAAGGCACATCCAGATGTCATAAACATCATGTTGCAGATGCTGGACGAAGCCAGAATTACCAGCAGTGCAGGCAAGACCGTGGATCTCAAAAACTGCATCATTATCATGACTTCGAATCTGGGTGCCCGAGACAACGAAAACAACAACATTGGTTTTGGACAGAGTCTGGAACGCACCGGCGAAGAAGACCGTGCCATGAAAGATTTTTTCAAACCAGAACTGCGAAATCGCATAGACTCAGTGTGCAAGTTCAACAAACTGGATACCTTGGCCATAAAGAAAGTGGTGATCAAGTTTGTGGATGAACTCAAAGACAGCCTGCTCAACAGAAACATCAAACTCAATCTAGCCGAGCCAGTGATCAACCTGTTGGCTGAACGTGGCTACGACAGTCGCATGGGTGCTAGGCCCTTAGGTCGCAAAATAGACGAACTGATACGTGTGCCGCTGAGCCGCCGCATCTTGTTTGACAGACTTGAAAATTGCACAGTGAACACCACAGTGGTTGATGATCAAATTGAGTTTTCTGTTGACACACCACCGGCCACACCCATGGTCGACCAAGATGGATACATAGTCCTTGACCAACCCAACTCGTCCATTTAAGACCGTAGCCAAAGATCGCCTGTTTTACGATCAGTTTGAATACTGCATAGGTTTCTACCTGGATGAAGTCAGTGCTCTACGCGAACTGGATCATGTCCGCATTGATGATCTTATACAGCGTAGGAAAGCCTGGCGTGAAGTAGCCCAACAACGCTGGATCAATGGAAAACAAAAACACGGCACCATAATTAGCCGAAGCTGGCGAGATATCACAGATCAGACCCAGGCAGATTTGCACACTCTGGCCGACGTGTTGCTGACCACAGCTACGTCATACAAATTGGTGGTCAGTGTCAATCAAGGCTATGTGTATACCAACCAACTGTCCTTGATTGATCAGCTGGATACTATGCCTGAACTGAGACACAAAACTTATAGCCGGGCCCGGATTATCAGGCCCAAAAATACCATACAGTTAAATAATCCCCGGCATGAATACAGGACCTATTTCCGTACGATCAAATTATCTTGGCAGGAAAAACAAGTGTTGATAGATTTTTTGCACAATCAGCAGGAGCATACAAGAATGAGTCCAGGCTTGAAAAATTGGGTTGACGACCCATTCACACGCACACAGGACTATTTCTTTGTGGATCACAACGGCTCCAGCTGGCTGAGCATGCTGAGCCTGGTACGCCCTGGTATAATAAGAAAAACACTTCAAATTATCCCGGCTAAATAATACACTATGGCAAAAATTAATGAACAAACCCTGGTAGTAACTGTGAGCCAATTGGTTCGAGACGATGTGCCCACTGCAGATCTATTAAGTGCTGAAGTTGTGGCCCAGTTGGAAGTGGTTGTGGCTGAACTGGCTGGTGCTGGCACCTTGGTCGAAATCAAACAGGCATGACAGCGTATACCACTCAATATCTGTTGCAAGATGTGATCTATGGTACAGCATCGGGTAATTATGACGGCTCCAGCCAAGACTTTGTGAGCAATGCTTTGCCTGCGGCCAATTACTATGGCGGCCAGGGCAGTTTACAAACCATCACATTTCGCCTGACAGGTTTTTCAGGTATCATCACCATTGAAGCTACACTCAACGACACACAAGATTCGGCCCCCTGGTTTGATGTGTATGAATATGACGCAGCTAGCTCGGCTGTGACCGATTATCATCCTGCTAATGTGATCGGCAACTTTGTTTGGTTGCGAGCCCGAGTACAAAACTTTGACAGTGGTGAAATTAATTTTGTCACAGTGGCCTACTGACATGACCGATACAGTTACTATTTCCTGTGATTTAGATACCACTGACCCAGTGGCTAAGTTGGGTTTCGAAGCCTGGATTGATGACAAAAAATTCCATGACACAGATCATGTAGCACATTGTCAACGGATTTTTATAGAAATCCCAGATGACGATGCCGAACATGAACTGCGCCTGATCATGAAAAACAAAACCACGGAACATACTCAAGTAGATGAAGCAGGAAATATCATAGCTGATGCAAGACTCAAGATCACAGATATAGCCTTTGATGAAGTACAGCTAGGGCATATGACCACAGAGCAGGCAATCTACGAACATAATTTCAACGGCACTCATGCCCTGTCTCAACACAAGTTTTACGGCGAGATGGGTTGCAATGGCACAGTGAGCCTGAAGTTTACCACACCCATTTATCTCTGGTTACTAGAGCACATGTAACCATAAATATATTACAATGAACTATCTTGTAATATATCCCGGCAGATTCCATCCGTTCCACCTAGGTCACAAGGCCAGCTATGATTGGTTGACCAATGAATTTGGTGAAAACTCAGTGTTTATAGCCAGCAGTGAAAAACAGGATCCTGAAACCAGTCCATTCAAATATGGCGACAAAGTGACCATGATGACCAAATTGGGTGTGCCCGCTGGGCGCATCAAGAAAGTTACAAATCCTTATCAGGCCACGGAAATCACCTCCGCCCTGTCCGATGAAGAAAAGGCCAACACAGTGTTGGTATTTGCTGTCAGCGACAAAGATGCCCAGCGTTTCGATTATCGACCCAGAGCCGACGGTTCTCCGTCCTACCTACAACCCCTGCCCGAGAAAGAAAAAGCTATCAAGCCCATGACCCAGCATGGATATGTTGTGGTGACTCCCACAGTGAATTTCCGAGTACAAGGAGCAGATGCCAACAGCGCCAGCCAGATACGCAAACTTTATACAGCGGGCAACGACAATGATCGAGATCAGATCATTGTGGATTTGTATGGCGCCGCTGACCCAGAACTACGGGACGTATTTGACAAGGCCCTGGGAGTCAACGAACCCCAGGAAGGCATAATTTACGGGCAAGAAGCGGTATTTGCTGGTGATAATCCTGTCAACGTCATGCGTGAAGAACGCCTGGCATGCCTGCGTGAAAATATGGAATATCTACAACAGCGCATACAAAAGTTAAGAGATGGCCTGGACTACATTGATGAAAAATGGAGTCGTAAATACAAACGCAGTATCAACTGTGCCAGGCCACGAGGATTCAGCCAAAAGGCACACTGCGCCGGTCGCAAGAAAAAATAACAGCCTGTATAATCACTAGTAAATATCACACAATTTACTAGAGGAACTCATGGCTGAAAACAAAGACGCAGTACCTACCACCCAAACTCCACAGGCACCAGCAACACAGCCAGGACAACAACAAATACAAGTCAACATTGATTATTTGAAGACCACCCGAGTGCATATCTGCATGCCTTGTTATGGTGGCATGCTCACAGAAAGCACATTCATGAGCTATATCAAATGGTCAAATACCTGCCGACAATTGGGCATTGATTGGACCATGGAAACCATGACCAATGAAAGTCTTATTTCACGAGCCAGAAACACACTCACAGCCAAGTTCCTGCACAACAAAGATTCTACACATTTAATGTTTATCGACGCCGACATTGGTTGGGAACCCTGGCACCTGTTGGTCATGCTGAATCGTGACGTGGATGTGATCGGTGGCCTGTACCCCATGAAGAGCCTGCCGGTGAAATGGTGTGTCAACGGCTTTGACGGTGCTGAAGAAGGTCCTGATGGCCTACAAGAAGTATCGAAAACAGGCACTGGATTCATGCTGATCAAGCGCCATGTGTTCGAAAAATTAAATGCACATCCAGCTACCCGCCCATTCATAAATGACATCGGCCTGCCAGCAGAACTCAATCCCTACATGAAGACCTACTTTGACACAGCAGTGCGTGAAAATCGCTACTATAGTGAAGACTGGACTTTCTGTGAAAACTGGCGTGATATAGGCGGCCGAGTCTGGGTAGACAAACGCATCTTGTTGAAACACACTGGAACCTATGTGTTTGATTTCCAGACCCAGGATCAGTTGTACAAGGATCTACATGCCTTGGCTCAAGCCAGCGGCCAGGCTGCACCAGTAAATGCTGTGCCGGCTCCAGTGGCAGACAAGCCGGTGGTAGCAAAAACCATTGCAACTAGCAAAAAAGACAAGAAGAAAGCCAAAGCCTAACCAGCGGTAAATACACTCATGAACATCCATGAGTTAGATTCCTACGATTTAGGCGATGCTGTCAAGTTCAATGATCAGTTAAATCCACGCCTCTGGGGCGCAGACGAAAAAATGCGTCCCGAAGTGCGTGAACAACTATTAAAAATCGCTGATGATTTCCGTGAATTCCTGGGCATAGATGTCGAAGTCAAGGACATCACTGTTTCAGGCAGTAACGCAGCCTATACCTATACTCCACATTCAGACATAGATCTACATCTGGTAGTTGACCTTCCCAAGGCTGATGCAAGTGAAGTTTATCGCGAGCTGTTTGATGCCAAAAAGTATGCATATAATGACATGCATGACATCCAGATTGGTGGTTATGATGTGGAACTGTATGTGCAAGATGCCAACAAACAGCATCACAGTCAAGGCATCTACAGCATAATGAACAATGATTGGGTTGCAGTGCCTCGACGTCGCAGACCCGATGTGGACGACATCAGTGTAAAAAGCAAGTTTGAAGATCTCGGCCATCGTATTGAAGCGGCGATCAAAACTGGTGACTACGACAAGATTTCAACCATGGCCGAAAAGGTCCGAGAATATCGTCAAGCCGGCCTGGATGCTCACGGTGAGTTTGGTCCTGAAAATTTAGCATTCAAGATACTAAGAACTCAAGGACTAATCAAACAATTATACGACGCTCGTAACGCGGCCAAAGACGAACTGCTGAGCCTGGATGAGCGCCGAAAGAAAAAGAAACGCAAATCAGTACGATACGGCTACGGTGCTTACTGGTATCCGGGCACGGCCTATGCAGGCCAAGATCATCCTGCTGGTACCGAAGGTGGCGATGGCGGTGGTGACGGAGGCGGCGAAAGCATTAGAGAGTCTGTGGAAACCGCTGACGAAGACATACTTCGAGATTTTGTGGATTTTTGTATCAAAGAATTAAAGATCAAACACATGCCACAAGTCAAACTACGCCGTGATCCACAATGGCCTGCGGTACACCGAACCTTTGGTCGCTACAATGATGAAAACAAAACACTAGAAGTGGCCTGGGGACAACGTCACATCATGGATGTGCTAAGAACCGTGGCGCATGAACTCACACACAAGCATCAACACGAGCGTGAAGGTGATCGCATGGGCCCCGACGCTGGCGAAACCGGCAGCCCTTATGAAAATGAAGCCAATGCTCGAGCTGGTGTGCTCATGCGTGACTATGGTCGACTACACCCCGAATACTTTACCGTGGGCCAAGCACAGGGTCTGTCTGGGGATTCTATGCAAGAAACAGCACCCATAGGATTTGTCATGCCCGGCATGACCACAGATCCTGTCAAGGCCTGGAAACGACAAGTGCGTGATTTGATCCTGCAATACCGCGAGGATCCTACCAGACTGGCCGCGTTGGCCAAAGAAAAAGGTCCTGGCAGTGCCGAAGCGGTGGCCTATGCCTATATCAGAAACCCCACGGCACGTATTCCTTTGCCACCGGGTGTTGAGGTCAAGGAAAGCGCTAGTGGTTATATTCCAACAAAAAAGCAGGCCAAGGACCCAAGATTTTCAATGGCACTCACAGTGGATATCAAACCCGGACAAGTGGGCAAAGAAGCCAACAAGTTGAAATTAAAAACAGATCGCCAAGGACATCCACAGATAGCCCGTGCCAATGGCTTGTTTGAGGATTTGATGTTGGAATATCAACAGTTCAAAGAAAAAAAACTGTTTGCACTGGCCGCCGAAGACTACAGTCCAGACAATCCACCGGGCCCAGAGTTCAAGCCAACCATGCCAGCCGGCACGCTACGAGTAGATGTAAGCGATGTGTATGACTGGTACAAATTGGGACAACATATCGCCAATATGAAAGGCCTAGGCCAGCACGACTTTGGCAAAGGACCACCCAGCACCATAATCAGCTTTGGTGATGAAGATGAAGAACACAAATTTATTGGGGATCTGGAAGCTACAGGCCTGGATGTCACAGACATTGACCCTCGTGATCCTGTAAAACGTCCAGGCAAAACAATCAAGACCGATCCCACTTACAATGTAAATGAATTTGCTCCCACGCCAGATCGTGATGACAACGATTACGTTCCAGATCAGTTGTTGATTTTGGCCAATCGCTGGTGGAATGCCACAGACAAGCAACCACAGATTGAGCATGTGCTAAACAGCCTAGGCTGGAGTATAGCACAGGTAGAGTCCGAAGATGATGCTGTGCAACTACAGCACCGTGATGGCACTACATATTTTATCAGTGCCGATGAATTTGATCCTGACCTATATGAAGTCAGTGATCAACGCCTGCAACAATACTTGAGCCGCGCTGGCCAACAAGTGGATCGCCGGCAAGAACGCATGGCCCAGGCTCGCGAACGCTTGAACAAGGGTTATGAAATCTATGACGCCGAAGATCCCACTCGCATAGTGCATAGATTTGAAGCTGACACTCCTCAAGAAGCTCGACGCTACTACGAACAGTACAATGACAACTATGATAGTGACGTGGACTACAATCTAAGACTGCGCCGCGCCACAGGTTTGATGGAAAGTGAAGAAGAGCTAGACGAAGTAAAAATGAGTCCTGGAGCCTTGGAAAAGTTTGCTACGTCTAATGCCGCAAAAGGTATACGTGCTGGCTTTGAAGCCGAACTCATATTCCGCGACACACAGGGCAGCAGCGATGACTTAGATCCTGAACCCGACTACGATGCTGATGAGCGTGCCTACAGCATACAGCAGGTCATAGATTTTTTCAGCAACGATGATTATGGTTATGGACTCAGCGATCGTGAGCAAATGCGACTCACTGACAACCTAGACGAAACTTATATGACATGGCGCGACGAGCAGATGATCAGCGACTTCCGCAACGACGCCGAAGACTTGATCCGTGAAAAACTGCTTGATGAAACTCCCCTGAGCGAACGCATACACTTGTATCTCACTGACAGTGAACAAATGTCAGACAAAGAGGCCGACCGGATCATAGCCGCCGGCGTAGACGCACCTAAATTTGACACCAGCAAAGACCAAGCGGCCTATGCGGCACAAAATCCCTACTATCAAGCATACCTGGACGCTGTTGATGCAGTCGAGCTAGAACTGGATGAATCAGTGGAATACAGTGTGAGCCGTGAAGACGAATACTGGGACGAAGCCTTGGATGATTACCGCGACAACTATTCCGGCGATGATGACAGTTTCTTTAGTGATGTGGGCCTGCGCTGGATGAGCGACATTGCCAACGAGTTTGGCCTGGATTGGCCTGTTTGGAACATGGACAGCGACCGCAACAACGGTTCACGCAGTTGGGAAGACATTGGTAGCGAACTACAGGCAGTGGTAGACATGCCAGTTGTGGTCAGCGATAACTATCATTCAACCCGTCGTAGACCCGGTCAGTGGATCATAGAACCCGACGGCAGTTTACATCCCGACGATCAAAGCGAAGAAGCTGGCTTGGAAATAGTCAGCCCACCCATGCCCTTGCTCACAGCCATTGAAAAATTAAAACAAGTCACGGACTGGGCCAATGATCCCAACGGTGGCAACGCTTATACCAATGGTACCACTGGCTTGCACATGGGCGTGAGCCTGCCTCGGTTTACCTCCGAAGATGCTGATTCAGATGCTGGCATAGACTATGTGAAACTGATCCTGTTCATGGGCGACAAGTATGTGCAACAACAGTTTGGTCGCGAAGCCAACAACTTCTGTGCCAGTGCCTTGGGCAAACTGCAACAAAACATCAAGGGCAAGAAATCAGATCCCGCAGGTGTGATCGAACTTCTGCGTCATGGACTCACAGAACTAGCCTATAAAGAACTGCAAAAAGGTGTGGGCACCAGCAAGTATACTTCAGCACACATACAGGATGGCTACATTGAATTTCGTAGTCCGGGTGGTGACTGGTTGGCCAAGAGTGACGAAGAGATAGGCATACTAGAAAACACTATGTTGCGTTTTGCTAGAGCCATGGCCATAGCCGGCGACCCCAGTGCTGATCGCAAAGAATATGCCAAGAAGCTGTACAAGTTGGTCACCCAAGACAATGAACAGTATGCGGACCAACTACGCTTGTTCTCGGAGTTTTCGGCCGGCACCATCAACAAAGAACAGCTCAAAAAACAGTGGGCTGATAGTGTGCTACGCAAAGAAATACCCACCACTGGCCAAGAAGAATACGAAGTCTACGATGCAAACAAGAGTCGTAGTCCCGAGGGTGTGATCGACACATTCTATGCTCGGGACTACAATGATGCCTATGAGCAGTACACTAAAAAATACGTCAACGACCCTCGCTGGACACAGACTGATATACGCCTAAAACAACCATGGTTTGATGTGCAAGATGCTACGGGCAAAAACATACTGACCATGCGTGCTCCTGACATTGACAAAGCCACGCAACGGGTCCAATACGAATATGGCGAGAAGTCCCAGGACTGGAAAGTATATCGCAGACCCGATGAGTCACCTGAGCCAGAAAAGAAACTGAGTCCACGTGCTCAAGTGGCCAAGCGTATCACAACCAAACCAAAAACTGCGACCCAATTCAACTATGACATAGTGGATCAACGCACTGTAGAGTTGCGGGTAGTTGACAGGTTCCGTGCCGAAACACCAGCAGAAGCAGAAAAGATTTACAGTCAATGGTTGCAGAGCAAAGACCTGCCCGATGACACTGCCAACTATGGCTATCGTAAAAATGCGCAGGCCGCAGACAATCAAAGAGATTCAGCAGATATACAACGCAGACTGGGTGTGCAGGATGTGGACACGGATGTGGCACAGAATTTTGGTCAGTCACAAGATGCCACACAAAGATCGGGTTCCTGGAGCATATATGATGTTACCCTGGGGCGCGAAATCACTAGGATGGACAATGTTCCATGGCAACAGGCCAACGATCGTGCCAACGAACTGGAACAAAGCACTGGACATAACATGTCAGTAAGAGGGCTATCTGAATCCATTGATCCCGTCAGCGGTGCTGGTGCTGTGAGTCCGAGACAAGATCCAAAAAACACGGGCAAGAAAGCTGTTACTCCAGCAGAAAAGGTCTTTAAGAATCCGGTCAAGGGCCAGCCTTACCGCAATGCCATTGGACAAGCCATCACCCAAAAAGACTTGGAAAACATGACACAACAGATACAAGTGGCCAGGAAGTTAGGCGACAGTGTGATGGAGATGGAAGATACTCCGCCCGAAGTGTTGCGAGCATTGGACCAGGCTGCACAAAAAAATGGCTACAAGAACTGGGCAGATGTCAAGGCCAATCCTCGCAGTAGCAGTGCTGTAATGACCGTGGCCAAGCTGGCTAACACTATCATGAAGACCACAGGTCCACATCATGAAAAATTGTTTTACAAGAATAAGACAGATGTAGATGAAAACTTTGCTGACGGAAAAAACCCTGGACGTAAAGGATTGAGCCGCAGGGTAGGTATTCCTAAAAAAGCCACACTGGGACAACTAGAAAAAATAGCCAAAAGTTCTACAGGCGAGCGTCGCAAAATGGCACAGTGGCAGTTGAACATGCGTCGTGGAAAGGCAAAGAAAAACAAATGATAATCAATGAAATAATCACCAAAAGTCCAAGCCGTTATGGTGGAGGAGCTCCTAGCATGTCGGCCCAGCGTATGACCGCTCCGAACACCACTACACCGCGTGGCTTTTCGGATCCAATTTTTGTCAAACGTGCCAAGCAAGAAAAATACAATCGAGAAAAACAGTTCAAAGCCCTGGCTACTGCCAAAGAGAAGTTTGATTTTTTATATGGCTTGGAAAAAGGAAAAAGCACCAACCAGATCCGTATACAAGGACCTAGCAATTTGACATATCACATTCAGCAGTATAATCCAGTCACAGGAGATATAGTGTTGTTACTCAAAGGACTGCAGTCTGACGATACAATCAAGGGTAACACCAGCAATTTTGTTTACCAAGGGCGACAGGCATCTGGGGCCACTGGACCAAAAATCTATATTTTTATTCCACAAGATCTGACCACGATCTCGTCTGAGCCCAAGATCAAAAAAACCAACAGAGGCAGGCCCACCGGCCCTGTCAAGAAACAATACAAGTTTCCTCCTAATCCTTGGTGATATAAATGAGAGCACAAGAGCTGGGATCCGGCAAGCTGGTCATATTTGACATTGATGACACCTTGGTCAACACCGACACTAGAGTCAATGTGGTGCAGGATGGCCGAGTCATCAAGCAGTTGAACAGCCACGATTTCACACACTACAAACTGGCACCCGGTGAAACATTTGACTTTGGAGCATTCAAGGATGCCAGAGAGTTCTTTACCAAGGCCCGACCTATTCCTGGCATGATCAAACAGCTAAAGCATGACATAGCCACAGGTAACAGAGTGATCATGCTCACAGCACGCAGTGACTTCAATGACCGTGATGTGTTCTTGGACACATTCCGCAGATTTGGCATAGACATGGACCGGGTCCACGTATATCGTGCTGGCAATCTTGCCATCAAAGCGGCCACCGAAGAAAAGAAAAAAATCATACTCAAGCATTTACTGGGCAAAGAGCACTTTGACAAGCTGATCATGTACGATGATTCAGTGCCCAACCTTAATGCTTTCTTGAGCTTGAAGCAGGATTATCCCTACAGCAAATTTTATGCCTGGCATGTGGACCCCAATGGACAAGCTAGTGAATATCATAGAACCGATGAAGGACAAGTCATGGAGATCGCACGTATACCTGTGGGAGATTTTGGGGACAAAGACAATCTCATACCCATGAGTGAACCACGCAGTTCACGACCTTTGCCCGGAGGATCAGGCCTGAGCTATCATGTCAAAAACATGCATAACAAAAAACAAATCACCATGTTTGACCAAGGGCAGTTGGTGGCCGAAATGGATCTCATAGACAGCATTTATCCGGCCAACACCTGGGAAGTCGAAGGCATAGTGGTAGATCCTGACTACCGAGGTCGTGCCTTGGGCTTGGCCTTGTACGGCATAGCACTCAGTGAGCTCCGACTTACCTTGAAAGCGGGCCGCACACAGACCCGCCACGGCAGGGCCATGTGGCTCAAGCTGAATCAGATACCTGGAGTTGAAATACGTGGAGTAACTCGAGCACGACGCAACCAGTACAAGCCTAGACCCAGCAATGAAATCCTAGCACAAAATCAACAATATGTGTGGTACACTTTTGCTGTGGAACCAGGTGCTCAAAGCATGCGCAGCGGTCAGCGCGGAGTGGCCTTGTACAGCTACGACACACCCAGTACCATGATAGCACAGTGGAGAGGCCAATGAAAGCCCGAGAAATATATCCCAAATACAAGTTGTGGACTGCCCCTGTGCGCATACAGCAACCCAACTACGTAGGCTACATTGATGTTACGGTCACAGCCGACAATCAGCAGGATGCCCGCAGGCTCATGCGAGCCCAGTATGGGGTGGCCGACTGGCACATAGGTAGCGTAAAGGAAGTGCGATGAGCATCACAGTCACAGGCGGCACAGCCGTCATAAACGGTGACTACACTGTTCGCACCTTTGAATCATCGGGTACACTCACAGTCTCAGGAGGCACACTGGCCAATGTTCAATACTTGCTTGTAGCTGGTGGCGGTCAAGCTGCTTTCCCTACCAGCACCTATGTGGCCGGTGGTGGTGCAGGCGGAGCCATGACCGGTAATATCAATTTAAATTCAGGCAGTTATCCTGTGGTCATTGGTGCCATTGGAAACAACAGCACGTTCTTGAACATGACAGCCATTGGCGGCGGTCAGGGCGGATTTTACGGCAACGGCAGCAGTGGTGGATCTGGCGGTGGAGGTGGAACCCTGGGTACCACACATATAAATTTTGCAAGTTTTGTTGGCGGAAACGGCACACCCGGACAGGGTTACAACGGTGGAGCACCCTATGGCGGTGGATATCCACCATTTGGACCAGGTGGGGGCGGTGGCGCAGGCGGTCAAGGCGGCAAAGGCTCACCCGATGGAGTAGGTGGTGTAGGTGGGCTTGGTCTAGCCAGCAACATAACTGGCAATGTTGTCTATTATGCTGCAGGCGGCAGTGGAATAGGCCCCCAAGGAATTGGCAACAACAATCCTGGCTACAAGAACTATGGTGCTGGAGGTGGCTATGATATAGCCGATGGTCCCACCTACTATGATCGATTGCCCGCACAGCCCGGTGTGCTCATAATCAGATACCCTACACCCTAGCAATCGGCACCAGCTAAATACCTTATGAACCGGTATTTTGTACAAGTGCTAGCCGATGTAAACTGCGAATGGGAAGGACTGGATCCTGTGTATCGCGTGTATGTCAACGAAGAACTATTTGCTGAACGTAGCTGGCGCTGGACTGATGCATATCTGGAAGAAATGTTGCAGATCGAAGCAGAACCTGGAGAATACCGACTGCGCTGGGAACTGGTACAGCCTTGCCTGGCACGACTCACTGTCAGTAATGTGCGTGTGGATCAGGGTCCAGCAAGCGTAAAAAACAATGAACTGCTAAGGATAACTGGATGAGAGCTAGTGAATTTATAGTAGAAACAACTGTAAGCGGCAGTATTGCTTCAGTGGCCATGCCCCTGGGCGGCATGATCACAAGAAATGCTGGATCTTTCTTTTCTGGTAAATACTCTAATAGTGCGGATCCGTATCCTAATACACCTGCCTACATGAAAAAAGGAAAAAAGCCTCGTGCTCGCTGATTTGTTAAAAGTTTATCTAGCTTCAACATTTGCTTATTATTTGAAAGCACACTATTTCCACTGGAACGTGGAAGGCCCAGATTTTGGCCAACTGCACAAGTTTTTCCAAAAAATCTACGAAGATGCGTTTGGAGCTGTAGATCCCATTGCCGAATACATAAGAACCACAGAAGAATATGCACCCGGAAGTTTTGAACGCTTCCAAGAACTCACACAGATACAGGGACAGACCAAGGTTCCCCGTGCCCGATTAATGTTAGAAGAATTGCTCGCAGACACACAGACCATGAAGGACATGAGCAAGCAGTTGTTTGATGCTGCCACAGCCGAAGGTCGTGAAGATGTAGCCAATTTTGCTGCCGAGCGCCAAAGCGCACACGGCAAGTACATGTGGCAGATCCGGAGTTATCTGAAAGACGCAAGGGCATGAACCGTGGCACAAGACCATAACGACATCTATACCATTGTGGAAAAACTGGCCATCCTGGAAGGCCGTATCACTCCCACTGGTGTAAAAAAAGGTCTCAACCCACAACAGCGATCAGTGCCACAGATGCCGGCCCTGTTCAAGCCAAAGACACAAAAAATACTAGGCGGCAATCCCAATGCCAAGAATCCCATGTCAGGCTACATGGTAGGCAGTGATGAAAGTGTGGAACGTGAAGAGGCAGTGCTGGAAGCCGAAATGGCCGAAGATGTCCTTGAAAAAGTAAAAAAATCATTCAAAGATTTTATCCGACAAGCCGAAGAACAAATCAAAGACAGCGACATCAAAGAAAAGAAACAAGAAGACACAGATCTCAAAAGCCGAGATGCCAAGGATCGGGATCTCATAGTCAAGGTAGCCCCAGTCGCTGAAGATCCCACTGACAGTGAAGAAGACCAAGAAGAATGGTACGATGCCAATGGCCGTCCCGACGAATATGGTTGTTATGATGCCGGCGGCCACTATCATGCCGAACGTGAGTCAGACATGGATGCTGGATACGATGCTTACAAAGAGCGCAATTGGACTGACGAATCAGCTCCAGTTAAAACTTTAACCAACGAGTGTGGCCTTTGGGAAATGCATGGCAACGAGCGTGATGGCTTTGAAATTCGTCGGGCTGGTCGTTGCTTACCTACCCGCTTTAAGAATTTAGACGAAGCCGAGATGGCTGTAGAAATGTTCGCACATCGCCGCAGAATGGCCGACGAGTCACAAGATTACCTGGATGAAGAATAATGTTAAGCCTAGATTTATTTAATTCACGATATGAGAAAAAATTGCACGAAGGTGCAGTAGATGATGCAGAATATGCTCGCCTTAAAAAACTTGGCGAAAAGATTGATTACCTAAAACAAGCACGGGCCAAGACCACGGATGCCGAAATGCAACGTGCCATAGATGGGCGTATCAAAGAATACAACGACGAACGCATGGAGATTCTCAGTGTGCGTGGCATGAAAGAAGCCGAACAACCCACACAACGTCCCAGCAAACAAGATCCATTCGCTTATGTCAAGCCTGATCCCCAAGGAATTGGTGACACGCAAGATCCTAAACAAAAGATGGCGCAGTTGACACAACGGGCCAAGAAAGGTCACCTGGCCAATGTAGGTGCAGGCATCAAGGCTTTTATCAAAGGCGAACCCGAGCCCATGGACGAAGAACAACAAACAGTAAATCCTCGTGCTCTAGGTGTGGCCAATTTCCAACGCCTGGTCAAGGCCAACATGGGCAACATCCCCACTGTGAATTTGGAATTCATCCGACCCGAAGAAAACTTCAAATTAGATCAAAAAGGTCTAGATCTGATCAGTGATTATTACGATGGCCTGGAAAGTGACCAAGCCAAAAATTATTTCATCTATCGTGTGTTGCCCAGTGGTGACGAAACTAAAAAAATCCTCAAACAACTAGGTTGGACCACACAACAAGTACAACCATCCTTGCCCGGCATACCCACACAGGGCGAACTGCCGTTGCAAGAAAAAAAAAAGTCTAACAACGACGATCTAGAAGCCGGTGATGTCAAGGTAGCACGCGAATTACAAAAATTACGTGCGAGATATCCTGCTGTGCGTAGCGACATTGAAGCTGTGGCCAGTGCAGAAATAGACAGCACAGAACGCAGTCAACAACAACTGGCAGCCATACGTGGTGCCAATGACAAACAAGATGCCCTACTCAAACAGTTGGTTGATCTGGACAAACAACAAGGTCGCGAAATTGACGGCTTAGACAAAGAAAACAACAGTTTGGAACAACGCCTAGCACAGGTACAGGCCACCAATGATCGACTGCAACAGACCATTGGTCAAATGACCGGCACCAAAAAAGCTGCCACTAAAACCAAAACAACTGCGCCACAAGGCTCTGCTGACGTGGCCCAGGGCGGCATAATTGATGTGGGTGCTCCAATGGCATCAATGCCCAATGCAACTACAGTGGCACCGGCGTCCAACACAACATCGACGACCAGCAATAAAGCTATGAAATACACGTCTCAACAAATACAAGGACTTGGTCAAGTAGCACCTGATATTAGAGGTAAAGCCGCTAATGATGGTGATCAACAAACAAAAAAAGTTTCAGGATCTGACATCGAGGAACACGGTGGTGGCATAGGTCCCCGGCAACACTGGCAAGACCTCATGCAGGAAGGTCAACCACAAGAACTCATACATCGCTATCTGGCCATCAACGCAGAAACCGATGTAGATGCTGTCAGAAAGGCCATACAGGCCATCAGTAGGGATCCTGCCTTGGGTGCAAACAGCAAAGCTCGACTACTGGGACAGATTGGCATGATAATCAAGCGGCATCGCTTGCCCATTGGTAGATCATACTATCAGTTCATGCAACAGTACATGGAAGAACAAAGTGTCACTGAAACAGTAGAAAATGTTCGAGCAGGCATGGCTCGAATATATCGCCGCCTGGCACCTAAAATCGAACGCCATCGTGACAGCTTCCTTGCCGGCCAACTGTATGACGAGTTGGAAAACTATGCTGAACTGCATGGTGCCGAAGGCGAGTTCAAACGCATGATGGCCACGGCTAGGAATAGTGCGCACATGGAATATGACACCAATCCTGGTGGTTTCCAAAACTGGTTCTGGTTCCTGCCGTTTGAAGACAACGATGTGGATGAGGCTATCAGCAAAAAAGACTTGCTTGCTAAACTACAAAAGAATTTGCCAAAAGTCAATGATCCAAAAAACAAACACGCCAAACCAGTTAACTGGACCGGTGCTGGTAAAGATGATTATGGATACACAGGTTATCAAGGCCACGGTATGCCCACTGATAAACAAGAACGAGCTCGTATCCGTGCTGATAAGAAAAAAGGTGTAGCGGAAGGTACCGATGATATCAAAAAGAAAATGTCCAAGTTGGAAGCACTGGCTCTGGCGGCCAATCGTGCCGGTGATGATGCAAAATGCAAAATGTATCAGCAAAAGATCCAATCACTCAAACAAAAACTGTCGCAAAGCATGGCAGAAGGCTGGAGTGATCAGGGCAACCCCACCCCTTATTCAGTCTACATCGACGGACGTGAATGGCGTGCCTACAAGAGTGATGATCATGCCCGTGCTGTGGCAGAAAAAGTTCGGGCCAATTTAAAACGCCAAGGTCGCGATCAAACAGTTACCATAGCACCCAGCAAAACTAAAAAGGTACAGGAAGATTTTGGCATGCCTGGCACAACAATTCCACGCAAGAGTCTCATACAAGGCTACACAGTGTTTTGGAATCCTACTACACAAGTGGTCAGTGTCACACGTGGTGGCGACAGCGAAGAAGCGGCCATTGAACAAGCAAGAGTTGGCACACCTAGCATGAAGAATTTCCGCCAAGCGGCTGACAGATTGATTGACAGGATAGAAAGCGATTTAACAGAAAACTTAACCCGCGAACCGCGCACAGCTCGTGAACGTGATGAAATGATCGACAAGATACGCAGAATGATGACGCAGGATCGAAATCCGGCCAATCTACAGATCATGAAGAAGGATATAGAAATCCTGCAGACCAGGTATCGTGATCTCAAGGAAGACAGCGACAGTGGTAAAGCAGTGGAAATGGCCATCATGCGCAGAATGTTGGTGGCACACACTGATCTCATAGTAGAATTTGGTCTGGACAAGGTAGTCGATGCCATAGAAGAAGTGGCCTACAACGTGGGTGACACTGACGAGATTGGCAGCAGTGATGTGAGTGGTTGGGTCAATCAAGTCAAACAGATCCTGGGCGTGCCTGAAGATCTAGATGAGAAGTGGAGTGCCAAATACAAAAAGAGCATTAATTGTAGTAACCCAAAAGGATTCTCACAAAAAGCTCATTGTGCGGGAAGGAAAAAATGAGATATCAAGAAATTCTTGAAGCCTGCTGGACAGGATATCGGCAAGCCGGCATGAAGAAAAAGGGCGACCGTCAAGTGCCCAACTGTGTGCCCGTGGAAGAGGTCAAGATAGGTCCAGAGATCACTGGCAAGGACCTGTTGTTCAAGGCAGCTGCCATGGCCATGCGTGATGCGTCACACGAAGGCATCAGCTTGGACTATGAACAGGCCATCAAGCAAGCCAGCAAAATTTATGGCATACCTTACCAACCCAGTGAACTGCCCAAGTTACTGGCCCAGCGCCAAGAAATAGATCGTCAGTTGGCCCTGTTGAAACAAGGCAAACAAGTGGCCAAGGCTCGCAGACAAGAAAAACGAGCACCCACACCAGCCGGTGCCGACGAATACTGGAAGACACATGCTCTTCCTACCGATCGTATCAAGCCTGCAACCAAATCTCTTGAAGAAACAGAAGCAGAACTGGCCGAAGATTTGAAAAAGTGGTTCAAAGAAAAGTGGGTGCGTTTTGGCCCCGATGGTAAAATCCGTGGTGACTGTGCCCGAGGCAGCAGCAAAGAAGGCAAACCAAAATGCCTGCCACAAAGCAAGGCACATGCTCTAGGCAAGAAAGGCCGTGCGTCGGCCGCGGCCAAGAAGCGCAGAGAAGATCCCAATCCCGAACGCAGAGGCCCAGCAAAAAATGTGGCCACCAAAGTCAAAGAAAATCGCGGCGGCAACTATGAAGAACTTGGTCTTAGAAAATCATCGGCAGATAGGTTCGCTGTGTTAGACAGAACGCTGGATGCCGTTATAATGACCACTAACGATTTAAAAGCAGCCAAACAAGAAGCTATTGAGTGGGCTGACTATGACGATATCAGGACAGAAATCATTGATCAAGTCACAGGTAAAAAAATATTTGCTGTGGATGGCAATGCAGGTGCAATGAACTATCTTGATGAAAAACAAGACGCCTGCTACCGCAAGGTAAAAAGTCGTTACAAGGTCTGGCCGTCAGCTTATGCAAGTGGAGCTTTGGTCCAGTGTCGTAAGAAAGGTGCCGCCAATTGGGGCAACAAGAAAAAATGAGAGAGCTTATCACACTGGTAGAAGCAGCCGAGAAGAATTGTCCTAGAGCAACACACGACATAGCATTAAATCTCAAGAACCGTCAGAAGGCCATTGAGCAATATCACTATGGACCTCCCAATCCTGGTGAAGCTGGCACCTACTGGAAAGATGCGGCTCGTCGTTGGCGGGTCACAGAAAAAACCATGAAGACCATGCGCTGTGGCAACTGCGCGGCCTTTGATGCCAGTGACAGTATGCGCAAGTGTATAGCCTCTGGCATAGAGTCCGGTGAGAAAAACATAGATGCAGCCGCCAGTATCAATTTGTCAGATCTCGGCTACTGCAACTTCCTGCATTTCAAATGTGCAGGAACTCGTTCTTGTTCGGCCTGGATCACAGGCGGTCCTATCACTGAAAAGGACAAAGGTCACAAGGCCAACTAAATGCGTATCAGTGATTTCCGTATAGAAAACCATGACAAGCTGGATCGCATATTAGTAGATCTGTGTGAAATGGTCATTGCGGGTCAACAACAAGATCCAGATCTCTATGGCATGGTAGCGGCAGCTGTGTTGGATCCTGACAACCGTCTAGTCATGGCACTAAATCATGCCCAAGGCCGCAAGGATGTGCATGGCGAGCGTGCAGCCATAGACAAGTATAGAAAGCAGTATGGTGAAATTCCTGAAGGCAGTATCATCGTCACTACCTGTAGTCCCTGCACTGAACCCATGCCCGAACGTATGGGCGCAAGTTGTAGAGATCTAATCAGTTCAACTCCGGTCCACAAGGTCTATGCTGGTTATAGAGATCCCAGCCAGGACACAGGCCCAGGCGATAAAACCTATCACTTACAAATAACACGCAACAAACGGATACAAGAATTGTGTCGACAATTTGCCAACACCTGGCTCAAAGATGAATTAAATGAACTCAGCTTCCTAGGCAGTCCATGCACCCGAGACTGCTCAGGACATAGAGCTGGTTACTACTGGAGCCAGGCAAGAGGCGGAGCCAAGGTGCCCAACTCATGGAGCCAGAGTTTCAACAATGGTGCGGCATTGCACAAGGCAGGCAAATGAACCCTTATCCAGTATATCCCGAGGACAACGGCAGTGATACTCCAAGACTTCGCTACGCACCAGTCTAACTTGGACGAGAGCAGTGGTTACAGCCTAGCAGGCAGTTTCACACGTGACCTCACTGCCAGCAAGGTGTGGTTGTTGACGGAACTAGAACGCATACAAACAAATTATTCTACAATTTACATTTTGGGTTCCTGGTATGGCAACTTGGCCCTGTACATGACTTTGGAAGGTAGAATACAGGCTGACAAGATTGTGCTGGTAGAAAAAGACAAAAAGTTTTTGAGTACCAGCAAAAAGTTATTGGACTTGGCCGGTGCCCGCAATGTAGAATACATGTTAGAGGATTCAAACAAATTGGACTACCGTCAACTAGGCGAATCAGGAGTTGTGATCAACACCAGCCTGACCGACATGCAGGGACGTAGTTGGTTTTTAAACATACCCAACGGCACACTTGTGGTCATGCAGGCACGTGATCATGATCCCAATCGCAGTTTTTCGAGCACACAAGATATTGTAGATCGTTTTCCTTTATCGCAAGTCTTGTATCATGGACGCATGCAACTGCGTGACCCTGAAACTGAATATACTAGATACATGGTTGTTGGTACTAAATAACCCATGCCAAAGATTCAGCAAACTAACTTGCCAATTTACATTGGGGCAAGATGCAACTACTCTTGTCAACATTGTGCATCTGGATCTGATCTCAGAAAAAACTTAGACCCTGATCCTTCTTTAGAGGAAATCATCTCTGCTATTCCTATTTTGGCTGAAAAATTTGAAGTCAATGGATCGATAAGTTTGCTTGGCGGCGAACCTCTGTTGTATTGGGACGAAAAAATTGTTCCGTTGACTGCAAAATTACGTGAACATTTTCCTAACTCACGGATCAACATTTATACCAATGGACACCTGATTGGAAAAAATATCTCACGGATCTTGGATATCATGATCAAACACAATATATCTTTGACCATAAGTCGACATCTCATGGGCGATATAACGTCAGTGGTTGGTCGGCAATGGCAAAAAAGTATAGATCAATTGATTTCTCATCCGTCTATTGTTAAAATTCACAACGATCACTTTCATATCAAAGATAATATTCGAGCCAATGTATATTTTTATACAAATAAATTTTGGTCATCACACTATTATACGCTTCCAAATGGTCAAATTAAACCACACGCTACCAATGATCCAGAAAATTCTATACTACATGGATGCATAGGCTCTACCTGTAGTTACCTTTACGGAACCAAGTTATACAAATGCGGCAGATTGGCCAACTTGCAATATCTGTTGCAATCTGTTGATCAGGTGGGAGATCTAGACTGGAAAAAATATTTAGATTATCAACCTCTTGATTTGTTAAATTTAAAACAAACAGACTTTGATCACTTTTTAAGCACATATGGAAAACCCATATCAGAATGCGACATGTGTCAGGCAACACCACCGGATCTGTTATGGAAAGATCGAACCTGGGATTTGGTCTTTCATCAAAAACACACACCTTAGGACCCTTGAGGTTATGTGTAGGCGGCTGCTGCCTCACTATAAATAGATTCGCTACCTATTTCAGTGGAAGTGAGCTAGGTAATTACAATTTTCATCAACATGTCAAACTCGCCTGCTCCTAGTATACCGTTGACCGTCAAAGGTCCTGCCAAAGATCTAGTTTTGAATCAAGAAATTTTGTATTGGTATCCATGGCTAAAAGGCATAGCCGGCACGGATACCTATGTGCATCTTCATGCGCAATGGCAAGTCGACAAAAATTCTGATCAACCTTGGCCAGAATCACCGCCTACAGGTTACACAAACTATATCATCAGTGGCGACAGCCTGATGGTAGGCTGGGCAGAACTGTTGAGTCAACAACTCGATGCAAACATAATACAACTATTTCAGAGCTACATACCTGACGATTTTACTAAAGAGAATACTTTACACTTTACCTATAACACCGCTCATCTCCGAGGTCGCCGTTTGGCCAATAGACTTGGTCCCATGTCAAATAAAAACATCCGTTACAAGGCCAGTGCGCTGACCCGACGAATTTCACAGAGTAAAATTATAATTTTTTCTGCCATGAAAGAAATATTAGGTGATCACGATGCTGTGTATAGTCTCCATAAAGTGTTAAGAGATGAAAAAAATATACACAGTTGGCAGACCACCGGCAATGCCACTTGCGATCATTACATGCATTTGTTTAGAACAAAATGGGCCAACTCAGAAATAAAACTTCCCTGGGATGATCATGTCATGTGGACCTACGATAATCCAGCTTATGTAGAATCTGCCATCAATTTTACACAGGAAAGTTATCATTACAGTTACACTCACAATGCACAAGGTTGTTTTATTCAGCCAGGACCGTTTTTAACAGAAAAAACCTGGAAATGTATCCTGAGTGAAACAGCATTTATACCTGTTGGACAATATTTTTCGTATCACTGGTTGCAGAAACTGGGCTTTCAATTTGATTACGGAGCACTTGATTTGAGTTTTGATAACGATCCAGGCAATCTAACACGACTTGAAAAAATTGTTGATTTGATCAGGACCTTGGCTGATCATTCTGCACAAGACCTATTTGACATGACACGAGACAGCACAGTTTACAACAAAAAACATTTGCTCAGTGACAATTTCATTGATGCTTGCCAACAGGATAACCAACCTTTTTATGATTTTCTTAGCACACTAAAATAAATCATGATCATAGGCAACCAAAAACCCATACGAATCATTGGCTACAGTGAATCATCTATGACTCAAGAGTTTGTAAATGAGATATCAAAAACACATGTTTGCACAGTGATATCACCAGAAGACTTTGTCACAGACATTGATACAGACTATCAATACATAGTATCAGTCACGGTCGACTTGCAAGAACGTAAAAAAATATTGGAGCAGGTTGACCAGCTTGACTTGGATTTAGTCACTTATATCCACAACACTGCCATAGTAAATGGCAATGTTAATCCTGGATCTTTTGTGTTTCCTTTTTGTAACATTGGTTTACATGCTAGACTAGGTAGACATTGTATTATAAGTGCTTACAGTATGATTGGACATTTCAGTGTACTAGGGTCAAACTGTATTCTAAGACCAGGAGTTATGGTCACTGACAAATCTAGAATTGGCAACCACTGTGTTTTAAACATACGGTCTACAGTAACTAACAAGGCACACATGGTAGATTATGTGGAACTTAAAGCCTTCAGTAGTGTGACAAAAAATATTACCAAGCCAGGCATTTACATTGGCTCCCCGGCAAGATCAATGATTATATCATCAACTTAATTGTTTGATTAGATTATCTATTATCTGTTGGCAAGTTAATAATTCCGTGACATGATCTATACCATGTCCAAGATAAACGTGTCCATCTTTCTTGCCATGTATTCCACGTACTAATCCCATGGTGCCATTGGCATCATCGGGGCCATGATATGGCTGAAACTGCAAGGCACTTTGTTTGCGCTCTACGCCGCCCACTTGATGCACAAATTTTGTCAAATCGGCACTTTGTTTTTGTATGGCTGACAATTTGATTTCTGTGTTCAATGGACTTTCTACACTCAGGGCTAACACCGTGCCCACAGCAACCATTTCTGCACCCAGGTCGATGTAATCTTTGACCTGCTCGGCTGTGCCCACACCTCCATAAGGTATTAACATGGCTCCAGGAGTCAATTCACGTTGTGTTAAAAATAATTCTCGTATCGCATGAGATCCGGTAAATCCAGCACTTTCGGTACCTTTAATACAAAACCCGTCAAGTAAATGTAGATTCACGGTGGCTTGATCCACTGGGTCATATATGCGTTTAAAAACCTTGGTTCCTAAAGCCTTGATTGGGTCCAACAATGCAATCAGATCGGCGGTCAATTCTTGTTCGGTGGCTGTGAAATTAAAAGTATTTTTAGCACCGTAAATAATTTCCATAGTAGGAATACGATGAGATCTTACAATTTCCTGTACGGCCACCGATTCGTATTCATACAATTCAAAACTTAGGTGTATGCAATTACTGCCAGTGCTTTGAACAAATTTATCTAGATCTTGTTGCATGCGGGTAGGATTACCGTTGTACGTCCACGAACATAGACTAGGATACCCTCCAGCCTTGTGAACAGCCATGGCTAGTTCCACAGTTGAACCTTTGTTCATACAGGCTTCTAAAATGGGATATCGAGATTGAAATACAGCGGACATAAACTATTTACAATCAAAATGTTTGATCAACGATTTTCTTGACAGTTTTCCGGAATCTGATCGAGGTATGCTTTCTAATTGATTAATCCAAGAAGGATAACAAACAGAGTGTATAAGTTGCAAGCCCCGCACGACTCGTGACACGTCCACTGCACCAACATAGACACAATTCACTGTTGTTGTGCCAAAAATCACGATTTCTTGTAGTTCTGGAATGTCTTGCCGCATTTGTTGCTCTATACTGACCGGATCAATTTTGTAACCACGAATATTGATACGATCAACACTGCGACCCAGTATTCGATAATAACCATGATCATCCTGCTCGGCCAAGTCACCGGTATCAAACCAATCCTGGGTATATGCTTGTTGGCTTCTGATCCACAAATTACCATCTCTTATGTCAGCCTCTACACCAGTGGTGGGCAGGCCCACGGTGCCAGGTCGTTGAGACCCAGACAAAGGATTGCACAAAACATGACTCATGGCTTCAGTCATGCCAAAATATTCTATTACCGGCACCTGAAATTTGTGTTGTAGTGCCTGATACAGTTCCGGGCTCAGTGGAGCACTACCACTGCGGATCAATCTCAATGCAGTCAATGGCAGTTCGTTTATCACAGACAATATGTCAGGTATGGCCGACACAAATGTGGGTTGGTAATCGACCATCTGTCGCACCTGGCGCACCGACAAAAAATGTGTTTCACATCCTGCGTCTCGTGTGGCCCAGTAAAGAGATTGCCCATGTGCATGCCAAAGGCTCATTACTCCCACATACCTATCGTTGGCAGTGATTTCCAAATCTTGCTGTATTGATCTTACAAGGTTATCAAGTTGTTGTTGTGTAAAGCTATAGAATTTGCTGTCGCCCACAGTGCCTGAAGTATACCACAGCAGTCGTTCGTTGCTGTAGTCGCCACCTGATCTTTGTTGTTGGTGATTGGGTTCAATCAGAAGGCTCCAATCAGATTGATCCAAAAGATATTTTTTCCTCGCAGGAGTATAATCTGGATTCACGATCATGATGCTGTAATCATCCAATTGATCTATGTAGTCTTGAGGATTAGGGACACACAACACTGCTCTTTTCATTGACCTACCTGGGAAATTTAATATATAATGAGTTATTTATAAAAGGAAAAAACTCCAAATGAAAATGCTGTTGTTAACGCTGGGCATGATCTGGATTTCGGCGGTTCAAGCTCAGGAAGTCATACGCATACAAACTCCTTACGCGGCCAGCCACAGTGGTACTCCGGCCATGTTGCGTATCATCGAAACATCCAATAACATTCAAAAAGACTATGTCTTTGTGCTGGAATTCCGTCCTGGCGGTAATCAAGTCATAGCGGTCAAACAAATGGATCAAGATCCACAGCGCAATTTGGCCATTATAGCAGCATCGTTTGTAGAAAATACCGAACAGAAAATTTTATCGGCCGCAGACTATATTCCTGTTTGGAGTTTGGGTGATGCCTGCTGGATGGTCATATCTACTGTAGCTCGTAGTTCATCAATTTTTGGACTCAGAGATTCCCAAGAGCTCACAGTGGGCACTGTGGGATTTGGCAATGCCACCCATCTCACTGCCTTGCAGATTGGAAAGAAATACAATTTAAAAATACGTTTGGTACCATTCAAGTCCAACTATGATGCAGTAATAAACATGGCCGGCGACAACGGAGTGACTTTTGGCATCGATACTCCAATTACATTTGAAAATCTACGTTCAAAAAACCCACGCCTGAAGAATTTGGCCGTGAGTTGTACAAAACGTTTGCCGGAGTATCCAGATGTGCCTACACTGCGTGAGCAAGGTATAGTGGCGCCGTCGGTGATCAACATTGTGGTGGCCAACCAGGTTATGTCCGCAGATCGTCGACAACAGTTGGGTAAAATTCTTGAACAAGCTACCAATCAAATTGGTGAAACTGAAATAGTTAGAACAAGCGGATTCGTGCCGCCACAGTTTGATCGAATCAGCGCACAGGAACATTTTACCAAAAATATAGAGTTGATCAGGCGACTGAGAGGTCAATTTGAAAGAGAAATCAAGCAATCACAGTAACCATTGACAAGCTGTAAAATATACTGTATAGTAAACAAATTAAGGAGAAACTTATGTCAACCAAAAACTTCACAGCAGAACAAACCAAAAAACTAAATCAAGTCATCAATGAAGGCATGCAGGTCATGCACGAGATCGAGACCTTGACAGGCGGACTCAATGACACTGTTAAAGCCATCGCCGAAGAACTAGAAATCAAACCCAATGTGCTAAAAAAAGCCATACGCCTGGCACATAAAAGCGAGTTTGGTCGTGAGCAACAGGACCATGAACTCCTGGAACAGATCTTGACCACTGTAGGCAAGACGCTATAAATATCTCGCAGGAGACGAGTCGTTGCCGTAAGCAACATGAATCATGGCAGACCAGCCATAACTGGAGAAATCATTGAGTTACATTGACGCACTATTTGATCGTGAACACGATCGCATACATGTGGTTGAACGGCGTGATGGCAAACGATGCTATCAGGAATACGCACCCAACTACATATTCTACTATGATGATCCCCGTGGCAAGTTCACCAGTATCTATGGCACGCCGGTCAGCCGCTTCAGCACTAGAAACAACAAAGAGTTTCGCAAAGAAATCCGCATACAGAGTGGCAAGCAACTGTATGAAAGTGATATCAATCCCATATTCCGTTGCCTGGAAGAAAACTACAAAGGACAAGATGCACCACGCCTGAACGTAGCGTTTTTCGACATTGAGGTAGACTTTGATCCCGAACGTGGCTTCTCGCCAACAACAGATCCATTCAATGCTATCACTGCTATCTCAGTTTATCTGCAATGGTTAGAGCAAATGGTCACCTTGGTTGTTCCTCCTCGGCACATGAGCCGTGCGACCGCGGATGAAATCGCCGGCGAGTTTGAAAACTGCATTGTGTTTGATCGCGAAGAAGAAATGTTAAAAACGTTCTTGGATCTAATCGAAGACGCAGATGCACTTTCAGGTTGGAACAGTGAGGGTTATGATATACCCTACACGATAAATCGTGTGACTCGGGTCCTAAGCAAAGACGACACACGTAGATTTTGTTTATGGAATCAATACCCCAAGAAGCGTATGTTTGAACGCTTTGGTGCCGAGAACGAAACCTATGACTTGATTGGTCGTGTACACATGGACTATATGCAACTGTATCGCAAGTATACATATGAAGAACGTCACAGTTATAGCCTGGATGCCATTGCTGAATATGAACTGCAAGAAACCAAGACAGTATTTGAAGGCACACTAGATCAACTGTACAATCAAAACTTCAAAAAGTTCATTGAATACAACCGTCAAGACACAATGATTCTAGGCAAGTTGGACAAGAAATTAAAGTTCTTGGATCTGGCCAATACCTTGGCACATGAAAATACTGTTTTGTTACAGACCACAATGGGTGCTGTGGCTGTGACAGAACAGGCCATTATCAATGAAGCACACGAGCGTGGCATGGTTGTTCCCAATCGCAAGGAACGCTACAGTGATGAAGACACACAGGCCGCTGGTGCCTATGTTGCATTTCCAAAAAAAGGCATACACGAATATGTAGGTAGCATAGACATCAACAGTTTGTATCCCAGTGCCATTCGTGCGCTTAACATGGGCCCAGAAACCATCGTTGGGCAGTTGCGTCCTGTAATGACCGAACGATATATCAGCGAAAAGATGCGCAGTGGGTCCAGCTTTGCTGCGGCATGGGAAGGCCTGTTTGGTAGTTTGGAATACACGGCTGTGATGAATACCGAAGTCGGCACAGAAATTACCATTGATTGGAAAGATGGTGAAGCGTCAGTTCACAGTGCCGCTGACGTATGGAAGATAATCTTTGATAGCAACCGCCCTTGGATGATCACGGCCAATGGCACTATCTTTACCTACGAGAAGGAAGCAGTCATTCCTGGCTTGTTAAAACGCTGGTATGCCGAACGCAAAGAAATGCAGGCCCGACTAAAGGAATGTAAAAATGCAGAAGATGAAGAATATTGGGACAAAAGACAACTTGTTAAAAAGATTAACCTCAACAGTCTGTATGGTGCTATTCTTAATCCAGGTTGTAGATTCTTTGACAAGCGTATTGGCCAATCCACAACTCTTACTGGTCGTGCCATTGCCCGGCACATGGATGCTTATGTAAATGAATGTATCACTGGCGAATATGATCATGTGGGTGACGCAATCATCTATGGTGACACAGATTCATGTTATTTCTCAGCGTATCCAGTGTTACAAAAAGAAATAGAAGCCGGCAACATGACCTGGAACAGAGAAATCGCTGTTCAACTGTACAACAGCATTGCTGATCAAGTCAACGATAGCTTTCCTGGTTTTATGGAACAAGCATTCCATGTGCCGCGTGAGATGGGCGATGTGATCCGAGGTGGTCGCGAAATTGTTGCCAGCAAAGGTTTGTTTATTACCAAAAAGCGTTATGCTGTCATGTATTACGACAAAGAAAACAAGCGTGTGGACACACACGGTAGTCCTGGCCGAGTAAAAGCCATGGGTCTTGATCTCAAGCGCAGTGACACGCCCAAGGTCATCCAGGAGTTTTTAAGCGAAATTCTCGATGAGGTGCTGATTGGTACAAGTCGTGAGCAGATCATTGAAAAGATTCGCGAATTCAAATACAAGTTCAAAGAGCGTCCAGGTTGGGAGAAGGGCAGTCCCAAGCGTGTGAACAACTTGACCCGGTATGCCAAGGAAGAAGAACGCCTGGGCAAGGCCAACATGCCAGGTCATGTGCGTGCTGCTATCAATTGGAATAACTTACGTAGAATGAATTCGGACAAATACAGCATGCAGATTGTTGATGGCATGAAGACCATTGTGTGCAAGTTGAAATCTAATCCCTTGGGCTGGACCAGCATAGGGTATCCCACAGACGAGATCCATTTGCCATCTTGGTTTAAAGAACTACCCTTCGACGATGCAGAAATGGAAGCCACAGTAGTGGATCAAAAATTAGATAATCTGTTAGGTGTGTTAGACTGGGATTTGGCCAGTGCCACCAACACAGAAAACACTTTCCAAACTTTATTTGAGTGGTGATATGAAACTCAGTGATCTAGTCAACTACAAAAACATCCTTGATGAAATGTCGGTGATGACCTTGGAAAAAAATACACAGATTGAAATTTCAAAAATCACTAACATTGTTCAGACACAATCCATACAGATAGAAGACTCTGCACAACTGCTTAAAAAACGACAACAACAAGTATCAGAATCTTTCTTGTCATTCGAACAGGAACTACAGGCATTGAAACATCAACTCAAACAACAGATAGAAATTGCGGAAAAACCCTGGTTTGCGGAAAGTTATAGACTGTATGATCAAGAAATGAATCATGAAACATTGGCCGATATAAAATTCCGTAGACCCAATATTGCACAAAAAACAGAATTTTTTTATCGTGCAAGGATCATGCGATATACCGGTTGGCAAAACACAGCCATGATAGTGCGACCTGGATTTGAAAACTATGTCAATGACATGGTCAGTTGTGATCCACTTTACCTAGTGGATGTCAATTATGAATTTTTTCAACCCTGTTTAGCCACATTTAATGAATCTTATCAAAATCGGATTAGAACCTACATGGTCAGCGAACGTGAAAATGAAAAAATTCTCAAGCGCCTGCCCGACACACAGTTTGGTCTAATCTTGGCCTATAACTTTTTTAATTTCCGACCGATGGAAGTGATCAAACAATGGTTGTTGGAATTTTACGAAAAACTCAGACCCGGAGGCATGTTGTTGATGACCGTGAATGATTGCGATCGGGCCAAAGGAGTCATGCTGGTTGAACAGCATTTTTGTTGCTACACACCCGGTGGTATGATCCGTGATTTGGCTCAAAGCATTGGGTTCGAAACTGAGTTTGTTTGGCACGATCGGGGACCCAGTACCTGGATGGAATTTAGAAAACCAGGAACTTGGTCATCCACCCGCGGCGGTCAGGCCCTGGCAAAAATACTACCCAAATCTGTTGCAGAATCTAAATAAACCCCGTATAATCAAACACAAGGAGAAATATCAATGAGAGACCATTTATTAGACTTAGTAGAACACACACATGACCTGGGCGTTATCGACCTGGTCAAAATCACCGGTGATGACAAAAGCACCGTGATCAACGGCCTAGCAGAAGATCGCAGCGTGGTAGTGGAAGGCACATTTGCAGGTCCACATGCAGATTTCATTGGCAACTTTGGCATGCCAAACTTGAGCAAGTTAAAGATTCTTTTGAACTTGCAAGAGTATCGAGAAAATGCTCAATTAAGTTTAACAAGGAAAGATACTGGCGCACCCGACGGCATCAACTTTGTGAATGCCACCGGAGACTTTAAAAACAACTACAGATTCATGGCCAGTGAAATTGTGAATGAAAAGCTAAAAACTGTCAAGTTCAAAGGAGTGAACTGGCACATTGAGTTTACTCCTACTGTGGCCAGCATCCAGCGACTAAAAATGCAGGCACAGGCCAATGCTGAAGAAGTCAACTTCCAGGCCAAGACTGAAAACGGCGATCTAAAGTTTTTCTTTGGTGATCATAGTACCCATGCAGGAAACTTTGTGTTTCATCCCGGTGTGACCGGCACACTCAAGCGTACCTGGTCCTGGCCAATCAAAACAGTGATTGGTATTCTTGATCTAACCGGTGACAAGACATTTAAGATCAGCGATGATGGTGCGGCCATGATCACTGTGGATTCGGGCTTGGCTGTTTACAACTACATTCTTCCAGCACAGAGCAAGTGAGCCAAGACAATCTAACTGCCAAGCAGAATGATTATGCTGTGTTCTTGCCGGCCATCTCGGGTTTCTATGCCACATTTGTAGGCAAGCAACGTGATCCGGTCAACGGCCCCTATGTAGATCCTGCCCGTATGCCCGCAGGCATTCAAGACATGGAGATGATGAACTGGCTCAATGATCAGAAGGGGCTGTTTCCTTACAAGTGGTCCTTGTACTCGGGCGGTCATGCCAACTTGGATCTCAACAAGCAAGACTGGTCAGAAGACATGGTTCGTAATCGTGACCCTAATACCTTGATGCTGGGCGATTCAGGTGGATTCCAGATTGCCAAAGGATTGTGGGAAGGTGACTGGAAGGCCAACTCAGGTTGCGCCAAGGCACAAAAGAAACGTGAGTCAGTGTTAAAGTGGCTGGACAGTATTGCTGACTATGGCATGATCCTAGATATACCAACCTGGGTCATACATGACAAGAAAGCGTCAGCGGCCTGCCAGATTACCACCTTGGAAGAAGCAGTAGATGCCACCAAGTTCAACAACGACTACTTCATGAAACACCGTCGAGGTGTCAAGAATGGCGGTGCCCGGTTCTTGAATGTGTTGCAGGGTGCCAATCATGCCGACGCAGATCGTTGGTATGACATCATGAAGCACTATTGTGATCCCAAGGTATATCCCGACACTCACTTTGATGGTTGGAGTATGGGTGGGCAGAACATGTGTGATGTACATCTAGTGTTAAAGCGCCTGGTGGCCTTGCGTCATGACAATCTCCTACAAGAAGGCATACATGATTGGATGCACTTCTTGGGCACAAGTAAGCTAGAGTGGGCAGTGTTGTTGACTGATATCCAACGTGCTGTTCGCAAGTATGTGAATCCAAGTTTTACCATCAGTTTTGACTGTGCAAGTCCGTTCCTGGCCACAGCCAATGGACAAGTATATCATCACATTGATTTGCCACACAACGACAAGTGGTGCTATAGAATGAGCCCTATCGTGGATGACAAAAAGTATGCCACAGATACACGTCAGTTTGGTCCGGCTGTGATTGCTGACGGGTTGATCAATCACTTTGATGAAAGTCCTATCAGCCAACAGTTGCAAATGAAGGACATTTGTATCTACAAGCCCGGTGATCTCAACAAGATTGGCAAGGAAGGCAAAACGTCTTGGGACAGTTTCAGCTATGCATTGTTGATGGGCCATAATGTGTGGATGCATATCGAAGCCGTGCAACGTGCCAATCGCGAGTATGACGCAGGTTCATGGCCAGCCATGATGTGGAATCAAAATGGTGACCATGCCCGATTCAAAGACATTGTGGATGCCATATTTGCCACTCCAGATCGAGCCGAAGCTGAGTCCATAATCGAACACTATGACCGTTATTGGATGGACATCGTAGGCACACGTGGATTCAAAGGCAAAAAAGCCAAAAACGCACACAGTCAGTTCAATGCATTGTTCGAAACTGTTGACGAAGACGAATCAGATAGTGTACAATTAGAAGAAGAATTTAGCCCGGACCAACAGGCCCGATTAGATCAACTCGAACATGATCAAGCACAATGAACCGAGACGGACACGAAGCAGTTAGCTTCTTTGTAGGAACCGAAGTAGAGCACACTCCAGCATTTGGACAACGTACCTTGTTTGTAGTGGGCATACAAGATCCACAGATCGTTCTACAACAGTTCAACAACAATGATTGTGAACACATTTATTTTGGTGCCAATCAAAGTTTTCCAGCGTTAGATAAAAACGATGCCGAGGGCTGGCGCGATTGGGAATGGATGATCCGTACTTGTCTGGAACAGATTCCCAACTACTGTACCTTGGACCTGGATGTGGCACAGGCCGAGGGCTTGCTGGAAAGCAGTCTGGTAGAATTTGATAATTTCGTTCCCATGATTTCGGTCAAACTACCTTACATACGTCAATTTGGCTACAATGCCACACTCAAACTGGATGATCGAGACTTTCGTGCTACCAACCCCGGAGTGTGGTGTCACAGCCTACATAGTTTACAAAAAAGATCAGTGTTTACTGACTGGTCTAAATATACTCAAGATGAGGTGCTAAAATGAATGATGTAAAACAACAAGCAGAAGAACTGATTTATCGCGCCATGAACTTGCAAGAGTTCACAGTGTTGCGTGATGAGAATGACATGATCCTGGATGGTGTCATACGCTATGATATCCGCCACCGACCCGGCACGCCATACCGTATCACTGTGCCGGCCATGAGCCAGAAGGAAGCAGAGACACGTGTAGACGAGTGGATTCGTGAAATGAGGAACGCAGGATGATACAAAGCGAAAGAAAAACTATAGAACGCATCAAGGAACATGCAGAACGCAAGATCTGGGTCACGTTCAGGCGCGAAGGCATACATCGCTACCCAGCTGCTGCCACAGATTCCAAACTATGTACTGCTGGTGAGTATGATGTCAGTTTCTTGGCCAATGCGCATAGACACATATTCTGGTTCAGAGTTTGGATAGATGTGTGGCATAACGATCGTGATATTGAGTTTATACAGATGAAACGCTGGTTAGAAAGTCTTTACAGCAAAGATGTATTGGAACTGGATTTCAAATCGTGCGAGATGATCGCAGACGACCTATATACACAGATAGCCGCACGTTATCCAGAACGTGCTGTATGGATTGAGGTAGCCGAGGATGGTGAGAACGGTTGCCTTATCAAGTATGAACTTTCTCGCCCTAACTTATTAATCAAATATTAAAAGGAAATACAATGGGCAAGCGTGAATATCGTCCCAATCCACGTGCATTACAAACACTAGAAGAGTTGAGCAACTTCCTGGAGTTCTGTCGAGACTATGGCTACAGATTCCGCGAGGAGGATCTTTACAACTTTAAAGCCTATGCCTGGCAACAGTACAACAAGTTCAGCCAAGGCAAAAACGCCAAGAACATGTGGGTGGAAGATGCCCGCAGACTGGGACGCAACATATGAGACGACTGTTCTACATGGGCCTAGAGAGCTATGAAGCTCGTTACACCCTACAACTCACAGAATGGAATCGTCGTGTGTTCGACCGCCGTGGACTCGATGTTGTATATGTTCCTGGGTCGACCATTGACAACACACAGAGCATCAGCGTGGGTCAGGTTCTAGATGCACACGGCCGCAGTTATTTTTCAATGAGCCAGATGATGAATCTGGTTCAAATGATGCGCAATGGAGAAGTCACCAATGAAGATGTGGTCTACTTTGAAGACATGTTTCAGCCCGGTATCGAGAGCTTACCTTATATTCTCGATCAAGTGGATCCTAGCCAGCGTCCTCGTATTTTTGTTCGCTGTCTTGCTCAAGCCATTGATCCTGATGATTTCGTTCATGTGTGGGGCATGGCGGAGTGGATGTCAACGTATGAAAAAATGGTTAACCAATTCGTAACAGGTGTCCTGGCCACCAATGAAGAAATGGTTGCTCATATGCGTATCGCAGGATGGACTGCTCCTATCTACAATATTTCAGGATTGGCCTTTGGCAAACAGGAAGTTCTAGAGCGCATAGGCGGTGTACAGAATATAAAACCCTTTGACCAAAGAAAAATGCGTGTGGGCTTTGCTGCAAGATTTGATCAAGAGAAACAGCCAGACTTCTACATGGACTTGATTGAAATGTATCTAGCACAAGGACGTCACAAGGACATTGAGTTTGCCGTGTTTCAGGGTGGCCCACTGCGTAGCAACAATGCGAGATATATTCTGCGAGCCAGAGAGTTGGAAAATCAAGGTCGACTCAAAATCTATGAAAACTTGAAGAAAAATGATTATTACGCTCTTGTCAACGATTCTCGTGTGTTGTTTAATTGTGCTTTGCAAGACTGGGTATCTAACACAGTATCAGAAGCCGATACTCTTGGTTGCAACGTGTTGTATCCTGCTTATCGCAGTTTCCCAGAAACCTTTGCTGACGATCCTAATCGCCTGTATGTGCCTTGGAGCATTGATGATGCCTTCCACAAGTTAGAAAACTTGTTGGATCAAGCACATCACAACCAGGGCTTGATTTCAGATTGGACCGACGGCACTGTGGATCGTATCGTGGACATACTCGAAGGCACTGGTGAACAGTGGAACCGTGCAGGCAACCGTTATCGTGACCATGTCAGCCAAGCCAAATATCCGGTAAGGAAAATTGAAAAATGAGAGTAGTAGTCACCGGCGGAGCCGGATACATCGGTGGGCAAACCGTACTCAAACTGTTGGATGCTGGTCACAGTGTGTTTGCCATTGATCGTGTATGGGCTCCAGATCATCTTGAACATTCGGGTGCCAAGTGGTTGATTGGCGATTTTGCTGGCGAGGTGGCATTGCAAGCCATTGAAACCTTCCAACCCGATGCAATCATACACTGTGCTGGTACCAGCCTGGTAGGACCCAGCATGACCAATCCTGCGGAATACTATGACAACAACTTTGTTCGTACAAAAATTCTTTGCGATTGGTTGGTCCAAAAAAAAATAAAAACTAGACTGATCTTCTCCAGCAGTGCCGCAACCTATGGCAATCCCATAATGACACCAGTGCAAGAAGTAGATCCCACCGAGCCTATCAGTCCATATGGTCAAAGCAAGCTCATGGTAGATTGGTTGTTGGCCAGCTACAAACATGCATACGACCTTGATTACGTGAGTTTTAGATATTTCAACGCCTGCGGCGCAGACAGTCAAGCTCGCCACGGACAAGCAGTTGGGGCCACTCATATCATTGCTCGTGTGCTAGAAGCGGTAAAAAACAAACAAGACTTTACCTTGTACGGCACTGACTATGCCACCGATGATGGCACATGTGTAAGAGATTACATCCACGTGGAGGATTTGGCCACTGCGCATGTCATGGCCATTGATCCTTCTATACCCAGCGACATTTATAATCTTGGAACCAACCGGGGCACAAGCAATCTTGAAGTAATTCAGGCCGCGGCAAAAATCACCCAACAAGATGTGGGCGTGTTGCACGGTCCCAAGCGTGCAGGCGATCCTGCTGTATTGACCGCAGACTGCGGCAAATTCATTGCAGTCAGTGCCTGGCAACCAAAATTTGATCTCAACGACATGATAGCTCATGCCTGGGCCTGGTACACCAGATGAAAACCCTTAATGACTATACTGATGCATTTTTAGCAATCAAAGATTTTGAATCTGCGTTGGCTGATTTTACTGGAGCTCCATTTGCCATCACCACTGATTGTTGCACGCATGCCATTGAAATTGCTTTTAGATTAGCACATGATAGTTCTGCAGTATCCTTTCCTGCCCGAACCTATCTCAGTGTGCCCATGACCATGCATAAACTAGGTATTAATTATGTTTTTGAAGATATCAAATGGAGAGAATGTTATCAATTCAAAGGATCACAAATATGGGATTGTGCAAGACTGTTCAAAGAAAACATGTATCAAGCCGGAACCATACAGTGTTTGAGTTTTGGAAGAACCAAACCGTTACAAATTAGTCGTGGAGGTTGCATATTGACCAATGATCCAGAACTTTATCAACGAGCAAGCCGTATGCGTTATGATGGGCGTGATATTTTTCAATTCAGCCTCGGAACCGAGCATAGTTGGGACGTGCAAAAAGATTTTGAAGTCGGATATCATTATTATTTGAGGCCCGAAGATTGTGTAACAGGGTTAAATCTTTTAGAACAAAGAAATTTTGTTGAACAGGTTGAAAAACACTACAACTATCCAGATTGTAGAACTATAAACATTCGAAATTAAATCCATTTGATCTTGCAAAAATCTAAATATCGTGTATAATAAAAGGAAACCATGACAACATTTACCAGTGAAGACAGAGAGAACGCAGTGAAAAATAATGCCAGCCAAAAAACATTTGATGCCTTGCAACAAAGCCGTATTGTTGCCGAAGCACCATATCATCCAGGCTATGAAGATGCTGTAGTAGATCCCGACGAAGGCCGCCCACTGAGCGTGGTTATACGTGACAGCATGCGAGCTTCAGGTAAAAGATTCTGGGCTGGCGACAACATTAGTGAGTTTATCGAATCAGAGCGAGAACGCGAACAGCTGATTGACGAAGCCACACAAGCATTTGAAACTGTCTTGGACACCTTGTTGATTGATCGTGCGACAGATCCCAACAGCCAAGGCACAGCAAGACGCTTGGCAAAAATGTATTTCAATGAAATCATGGCCGGCCGGTATGAACCCAGACCCGATGCCACAGCATTTCCCAACGATAGCGAGGACAGATATGAAGGAATGTTGGTTGTTAGAAGTGAATTGCGTAGTATGTGTAGTCATCACCATCAGCCTGTATCTGGGGTGGCTTACATTGGTATCATTGCTGCCAACAAACTTATTGGCCTTAGCAAGTATACTCGTATTGCTCAGTGGTGCGCTAGGCGTGGTACTCTCCAGGAAGAGCTAGCCAACGACATTGCCAGAGAGATTGCCCGAGCCACTGACAGCGAAAACATTGGCGTTTATATCCAAGCCACACACGGTTGCTGTGAAAATCGTGGCATCATGGCACACAGTTCGTTGACTCAGACCACGGTGCTCAAAGGTGCGTTCAAAACTGATCCTGGCACCAAGAAAGAGTTCATGGATAATATCAAACTGCAACAAGAGTTTGCACCAAGATGATCCAGCCCTTGAGAGATGATCTCATGGTGCAACAACAGTTGCCCAACGGTTTAGAAGGTCGGGTGGCCGCTTGGCAACACATGGTGGCTGTAATCATGTTGAACCAGACTGGTCGTAAGCCTGTAAAAACTGTATTTCCCATCTTCATGCATTATTGGCCTAGTCCCAGCAAGTTTGTACGAGCAACAGAACAACAAGTTCGAGATGTGATATGGAGTCTAGGCATGGTCAATGTGCGGTATAAAAGATTGGTTGAAATGACCTACGACTTCATGCGCTGGGATCTAGGTGATGCCACCAAGTTATATGGTATTGGCAAATACGGTTCGGACAGTTACGAAATGTTTTTCAAGAACAATTACCGAGTAGAACCCACAGACAAAGAGCTGATTCGCTATTTAGAACAAGAAGTTAGTGTATACTAACCTGAGTTGACACAAAATACCCGTTTTGCTATAATAGCAATATTATAAACTCTAATGGGTGTCATATGCGTCGCAAACTGCTGTGGACTTGTCTTTTTGGTACAGTTATTGTCGTCACTGGGTGTGGTGGAGGAGGTGGTGGAGGTGGTGGCTCTCCATACAACAGTCCTAACCCTATACTTAGACAAGTTCCGTATTCCACTCCTGTACGAGTTGGATCAGTCACTCCCATAAACAGCACCGCACGAGAATATGACTCCAGTGCCATGTTTGCTGAAAATCTCAGTGGTACCGGTGAAGAATTAATCACAGCCGGCAGATCTAGTACCAGTAATCAAGGTTCCTATCCCACATCTAATCTCAATGTGTTTGGTTGGAGCAACGGCACTTTGGTCAATCGAACCAGTCAGTGGTTCGCCGGCACAGACAACGTGATCTTAGGCACAGAACCCAGTGTTAAATTTGCTGACTTTGACGGTGATGGTCGCAAAGACATGTATGTGGCACCCAATACTGATGCCAGCTCAACCGGATCCGGGTGGGTATTTTTCAACAACGGTACCAGGTTTACCCGAGTAGATTTAAATCTCGGCATACATGGCCACGACAGTGCAGTTTATGATATCAACGGAGATGGTCGCAGTGATATTTTTACCACTGGTAGTCGTGTGAGCTTTGGCAATGCTGATCGAACTTTCACCACACACGCAGTTTCAGGCGCAAATTATGGCGGCACCGCAGGATCAGTGGCCATAGCAGACTTCATGGGCACTGGTGGCAGCAGCATCATACTTACTGATCAAAATGCCTGGCAGACAGGAAATAATCGCTTGTATAGTTGGAGCATGGTCGACGGTGGTAGATCTACACTGGATTTTCGACTGACCATGATCAGTGCCCTGCCGGATTCGAGATTTCTCCTGCCCAAGTGGAGTGGGCATGGATTTGCTGGCAGCCACGACTATAGAGCCCTGGCATTTGACTTTGACAATTCAGGTCTGCCCAGTGCTGTGATATTCAGTCGACCCCTTAAAGCCAACGGCACCGGCGGATACACCTGGCCCGACTACAGTGAAATACAGTTCTTGAAAAACCGCGGTGGTGGCACTTTTGTAGATGTCACTGACTCGACCTTGGTTGGGTATAACACAAACACATCTTCACAACACTACAATCCCAAACTCATGGACGTGAACAACGATGGTCTTATTGACATTGTGTTGGGCGGAACCAGTTGGACCAGTGCCACTGGAGCCCAGGTCTTGATACACACCAAAGAACACAAATACGTGGCCAGTTATAGCACAGTGCTCGACGCTTTTCTTGGTCAGTCGTTGAACTTGGAAAAAGCCATAAATGCCAGTGCAGAAACAGGCGCCAATGGCGTTGTTTTTGTGCGTGGGCCAGATGGCAACATGTATCTGGCCACCGCGGTCAGTTATGTCAGTGGCGGTGTGCAACAAAAAGCCATTTATCTCAGCAAGCTGGGCTCCACGGTTACCAATGCCCAGGCCACTGCCGCGGCAATCAAACAGGCTTGGCCCTGGATGAGTGACGGCCAGATCAACACAGTGCTGGCACAGAGCTCGACCACATGGTTTGGCATGAATGTGTTGGACCCAGAAAAAGCATTTCAACCAATCGGCAACTTGGGCATACCGCTTGCCACCGGTGGCATAGCACCCATACGTGGTTACATCACAGGCCTGAACATTGGTGACGGGTCAGCTGTGGTCACTGACAGCTTGGGTCGTGCATTCTCTACCAACATTAAACCCATGAATATCACTGCCATGAATGCGTTTGGATACAATACCGAACACAATGATCAGTATGAACTGACCAGCCATGCCGAATATCTAGTCAATGGTACCTTGACCACTGTGGGCAATCTACGCTTTGGCAGTGATTTTGCCGGTAGAGACAACACCGGCCAGGGTCTTAACCGACCTCGACAATACACCGTGGGTGTGCCAAGATGGTACAGCAAGGGAAACTGGAGTGCAGGCACACAATATACCTATCTAAATTCCAACCCGTGGATGGCTTTTGGTGGTGCCTGGGGTGAGATCACCGGAAGTGGCGTCATGGACAATGTGATCACATATCGCCGCGATGGATTCTCAGCACAGGCCAGTGCCATGCATGTGACAACCAACATAACTCCGGGTCTGATCACTCGAGTCAACAACATGTGGGGTGCCTGGGCAGAATCCGGATATAGATTTGGTGATGCCAAAAGGTCCGGTGACATGGGCATATATGCTGGCATCAAACCTGTGGTATTATCAGGATCAGTTGAAGCCCGAATACCCACAGCCGTTGACATGTCAGGTAATGTAGTATATACTAACAAGAAGTTAATGGTGCAAAATCAAACCACTGGTTATTTACGAACACTATATACTAATCAATTGGACCGTCGAACTCAGTTGAGACTGAGTGCTGTGAGCACTACCGCAGGACAGTATCGGGCCATGACCGAACTTAAATTTTGGATAGACTAACATGACACTTGTAGAAGCTCAACAAGCTGGAATAGCACCATGGGACAATGAAATAGACAACCGTAATCGAGTGGTTGTTTACCTAGACCGGTATCCCTGCACGCCCGGACATAGATTGTATGTGCCCAAAGACAATGACAATCCCAACTGGGTAGTAAGAGCCTTTGAGGAGGCCCTGGCCGATGGTACCCACATGGTAGCATCTGGTGAGTGCGATGGGTTTAACATTGGTTACAACAGCGGCGAGGCAGCCGGACAAACTGTCATGTATCCACACATACATCTTATTCCACGTCGAGTCGGAGATGTAGCAGATCCAGTGGGCGGTGTGCGTAACACCATACCCGGCAAAGGAAATTATCGCAAATGAAAGAAAACAGTCAATGACTCTCCCACTACAACCAAATTTGCTGGGGTTACCTCTGGCTCCTGCTCAGTGTGTGATAGATCCGGCTCTCAAACAACAAGTGTATTCAATCATTGACAGCTCCAGTGATTATCTGGACAGTGATAGTGTGCTGTCTGATTTTCTGAGCACGTATATTCACTGGATCAAACAAAGTCAGTTGAATTGTATCACCGGCATTGATAGTTTTGATCAAGTTGATTATTCTCAAGGTACAACAGAATCATTTGATCACTTTTATATTAAAAATTCTCAAAGAAGATTTCGTTGTTTTCGCGGAGAATATCTGTATCATCAATTGGTTTGGAAGAGCAGTTTTCCAAACTGGAAATTCATAGAAGACGAGCCGTTGATGTCAAACGATGCTGTAGTTTTAAGTGTGCCGTTTGCTGATACTGGAAACGTGCATGCTGGCATAGACAAAACCTTTCTGGACCAGTGTGCCTACTTGAAAATTCCAGTGCTGGTAGACATGGCTTTTTTTGGTATCTGTGGAAACATCGATTTTGATTTGGCACACCCGGCAATTTCAGATGTTTGTTTTAGTTTGAGCAAAACATTTCCTGTTAGCCTTTTACGAATTGGAATGAGACTGTCCCGAGGTAATCAGCAGGACGGGCTTGCTGTTTACAATCAAACACAATATGTGAATCGTGCGGGAGCAGGCATAGGATTAAAATTGTTAAAAATACTTTCTGCTGATTGCACTTACTTGCGTTACAGAGACAAGCAAGAGTCATGGTGTCAACAACATGAACTAGCAACCAGTGACACAGTGATTTTTGGATTGGATTTTGCTCACAAATATGACCGGTACAACCGAGGCAGTGCAGACAGCAATAGAATTTGTTTTGCCAGTATGTATCAATATGATTCTTGGCCACAGGCAGTCAAGATTGATTAAGGCCGGACACGACGACTGGCTTGGTCTCACATTGGATCCTGGTCAATTTTGTGTGGAAATACTCAAACCTGCTACCGTGGTCAAGTCAAATTTTCATCATGAAGCTGATCGCGCGATTAGATATCTGGCAGATAGATACTGTGATCGTCCTTTGTATTTGGCACTCAGTGGTGGCATCGACAGTGAGTTTGTTGCCAATCTCTTGCTGAAAAATTCCATACCTTTTAGACCAATCATCTTAAAAATTGATTCATTCAACAGCCCGGAATCATGGTATGCCGAGTATTGGTGCAAGCAACATGATATTGATCCCATAAGACTGAGTCTCACAACTGATCAATACATCCAGGAAATGAAAAAATACTATCCGTACTTGCTAAAATTACAGAATGCACTTCAAACACCAATGATGTATTTGTATGATTATGTAAATCAGCTCAATGGTTATTGTATCTATTCTGCCGGAGACATCAATCTAGATTTAGAAGAAAAAAAATTTTATTGTTACAGTTTGGATTTTATCAGCGATTTACTGAACAATGGACACCCCACCAGCTTTTTTATGTACACTCCGGAATTGGCATTGAGCTACGTCTCTGAATTTGATGTTAACATTACGGAACAAGAAAACAAATTAAATTTTTATAATGTATCGCCTAGACCAAAAATTGATTACATATCTTCTTTACATAGTTGTTCCACGGTGGCAGAGGTTATTGATAAGTTTTGTTACATCTCAAAACAACAAATAGCGCCTTACCCGTATTGGTATGGAAAAAAAGAAGAATTGATAAAAAAACTTGTTGGGTCAAACTAATGTCAATAAGTATTATCCACAGCGGTCTTGGCGTCACTCCCGCTTTACAAACTCTGCCGCCTATGCTATAATCTAACATAGGAGAACTACAATGGCAAAGTATCTTTCAACCAAGCACTACGGACACAACATTGGGTTGAGTGCTGTATTCCGTCAACCCAATGCTGACCACAGTCACTGTCACTTGCTACATGGTTACAGCCTGGCATTCACATTCACTTTTGGTTGCGATCAGTTAGATGATAAAAACTGGGCAGTGGACTTTGGTGGACTCAAAGAACTAAAAGCCTGGCTAGAAGATCATTTTGATCACAAGCTGGCCCTGGATCGTGCAGATCCGCACTTGGACAAGTTTCAAGAACTAGAAACATTGGGTTTAGCTGAGATCAGAATGTTTGATGGGGTAGGCGCTGAAAAGTTTGCCGAACATGCATTCAATTTTGCAGATCTCTTAATCCGCGAAAAGACCAATGGTCGTTGCTTTTGCGTCAGGGTAGAATGTGCTGAACACGGTGCCAACAGTGCCATCTACGAAGGATAAGATTTGTTGGCACCGTAAACGGCGTATATAAATATTCGCACTATGGCAAACGACTATAAAATAGCAATATTACTTCCCACACGAGGCCGCACCGACGCCTTGACACGCAGTCTAATTGGCCTGTTAGAAAAAGCCACAGATCTAGATTCCATACAAGTGTTGTTGGGCTTGGACACAGATGACACTGTAGGCATCCAGCACTTCCAAGAAGAACTACAACCTAAATTAGACGACATGGGTGTGGATTATACTGCCATGTCTTTTGAGCCCATAGGCTACAGCCAATTGCATGATTATGTAAACACCCTGGCGCGAGCCAGTTCGGCAGATTGGATGTTTTTCTGGAACGACGATGCTGTCATGGACAGTGAAGCCTGGGATACGGAAATTTGCAAGTACACTGGTGAATTTAAATTACTAGCAGTTCATACTCACAATGACCATCCCTACAGTATATTTCCCATAGTGCCCAGAGCCTGGCTGGATGTGATTGGACATCTCAGTTTGCACAGCATGAACGATGCCTGGCTGAGTCAAAATGCTTACTGTGTGGACATATTTGAGCGAATCAATGTGCATGTCACGCATGATCGAGCTGACCTTACTGGCAATAATTTAGATGCCACTTACAAACAACGCGAACTCTTGGAAGGTAATCCCAGCAACCCCAAAGACTTTCATCATCCAGAACAGACCTCAAAACGCATGCGTGAGTGTGACAAATTGAATGATTATTTGAAAACCATAGGGCAGAATCCTACCTGGTGGGATGCCGTCAAAACTCAACAGCAAGATCCCTGGCAACGGCTGAGAGAAAACGACGTCAATAATCAAATGCGTCAATTCCAAATAAAAATGAAATGAAAAAAATTGTATATGTCACAGGTTGTTTGGGATTCATAGGAGTACACGTCACACGACAATGTCTGGCACGTGGATGGCATGTGATTGGTGTGGACAAAGGTACCTATGCCAGCAATTTTGATTTCTTAGATGAATTTCAAAAATACGATACATTTAAATTCATACACCGAGATATCAATGACCTTGACCGGTTGTATGATTGCGATTATATCATAAACACGGCTGCTGAAACTCATGTAGACAACTCAATCATGAGTTCCGAGATATTCCTGCACAGCAACATCAACGGTGTACACCGTCTGTTAGAACTGATCCGCCAACAACCTGTTCAAAAGCAACCAATATTGTTGCATTTTTCAACCGACGAGGTCTATGGAGATATTGATTCGGGCGCACATACCGAAACCGATCTGTTAAAACCCAGCAATCCTTATTCAGCATCAAAGGCAGCTGCCGACATGTTGATCCTGGCCTGGGCAAGAACATATGGCATCCGATATGTGATCGTGCGTCCTACCAACAATTATGGCATTGGTCAATATGTTGAAAAATTAATTCCCAAGTCGATCAAATATCTCAAAATAGGCAGGAAAATTGACCTGCATGATCGTGGTGAGCCGCGGAGGACTTGGTTGCATGTCGAAGACACTGCTCGTGCGGCCATGACCGTGATTGATCACGGCAAAGTCAACGAAATCTACAACATTTCAGGCAATGCGGAAATGCCCAACAAGGAAGTTATCAAGAAGATTTTGCAACACTATCCCGGCAGCGGTGCTGAAGATCGTTGGGAAGATTATATAATTGGCAGTCATCGACAAGGCCAAGATGTGCGTTATGCAATCGATGACTCCAAACTCAAAGCCCTGGGATGGCGACCCGTGGCCAACTTTGATCAAGAATTACAAAGAGTTATAGAGTACTATATGTTAAATTTTATTTGGTGATCCATGGGAACATATTATAAAGCAGTAGCACAATTTATGGATGCAGTTGATCCCTCTGGTGCCTGGGTTGAGATCGGAGTTGACCGTGGCGAAGGCAGCACCAAATTCTTTGCTGACATAGCAAAAACAAAAGGCATTAAGTTTTATGGTGTTGATGCCGATGAAAATCAAATTGCTCGAGCTAGAACAGTGTTATCAGCACAAGGACAAGCAATATTAGGAGCCGACGGTCAATTTCGATTGGCCGAAGGACCTTTGCCGGATCACATAGAATTAGTGCATGCCTTTGGTGAAAATTTTCTAGAGCAATTCACACGCGACAATCCAGGAAAGAAATTTTCGTTGGTGTACCTTGACAACTTTGACTGGGACTACTGGGTTGGCGGTCAAGAAGAATCTTTTGTCCCAGCACAAAAGCAACACTATAGAGATTACATGGGCACCGAAATGACCAACATCAACAGCCAAAAAACTCATCTGTTGCAGGCCATGCGACTAATGCCATTGATGACTGAAAACAGTATCATAGTATGTGATGACACCTGGTATCATCCCAACGAAGGAGTGTTCATTGGCAAGTGTTCCGCAGTAATTCCTTACTTGTTGTTACAAGGATATGAAGTATTAAACAGCCAAGGCTACAGACAAAACAGTGGTGCTATTTTGGGCAGATTTACTAAACGCACAGATTCAGAGAGTTGATCAATGGGCACATACTATCGAAATGTAGAAAAATTTATACCTCAAATTGATCCAGGTGTGTGGATTGAAATTGGTGTTGATCGCGGCGAGGGCAGTACCAAGTTCTTTGCTGATCTAGCAAAAATACATGCCACAAGATTTTATGCTGTAGACTATGATCAAGATCAAATCACCGGGCTCAAAGAAAGATTTGTAGAATTACCCGAGCATGTTCGAGCCATACAAGCCAAGGGCGAAGACTTCTTGGACAACTTTAGAAACCTGGAACCCACTGCTCAAGTGAGTTTGGTGTACTTAGACAACTTTGACTGGGACTACTGGGTCAACCGAAAAGCCAAACCTTTTGTGCCAGCTCAAAAAGAACGCTACCTACAAAAAATGGGAACCGAAATGACCAATCTAAATAGTCAACAAGCTCATTTGAAACAGGCTATCCGGTTAATGCCATTGATGTGCAATAATAGCATTATTGTGTGTGACGATACTTGGTACGAACCCGATGAAGGAGTGTTCATTGGCAAGTGTTCCGCGGCTATTCCTTATTTGTTATCCGAAGGTTATCGGCTGTTACATAGTGAAGGGCATCGTCACAACAGCGGTGCTATATTAGGCAGATCGAAATGACAGTTAAAAATTATCTAGTATCAGCTGTGCGGCCAATTCGCAACGGCTGGCACCTGGAAAACAATCAAGACCTGTACAAGGCCTACGGAGAAATGTACCAAATGAGATTGGCATCATTCCGTAAATTTTGTCAAGAACCATTTGAAGCTGTGTTATGGACTGAACCTACCAACGACAGTGATACCTATACCGTAGACAACTGGAAAGAAATCAAAACGTTGTGGCACAAAGAACCCTGCAACGTTTTCTGGGCCGGAGCTGACACATTCATGATTCGACCTACCAGTTTGTTCGGCGATCGCTACCAAGAATACAGATTGTTCAACTACACTGAGCCCAGAAACCATAGAGAATTTCGACATCATTTCAATGATGATGTACAATACTATCCGCATACCATGTCACGAGAAATATGGGAGTTAGGCGAGAAATACTGGGCGCAAAGAGAAACACATCCAGATCGCTTGTGGGGATTTGATCAACTAAGACACAACGCAATGTTTTGGACTCAAGATATTCCTGAGGATGATCGATTACATCCAGAAATGAATTACATGTGTCATAACTTAAGAAGCGACAGCCCAGCTGAACTAGAATCTACTAGACTCTGGAATTCTGGAGTGCCATTCGCTGACGCAAACATTTTGCATTTTTGTGCCAGCCGAGGCAGCCGTCAAGTGGTCAATATGATGAAAGTATTATGTCAAGAACTTGGAGTCACCTATGAATGAAATTTTAACATTGATCAAACAGTATATTGAACAAAAACAATCTGCCAAGACCTGGGTAGCCGGCAAGGACTTTGTCAACTATGCAGGTCCGCATTTCAACTCCGACGAGTACGTGGCAGCCGCAGAAGCCTTGCTGAATGGCTGGCTGGTCATGGGCAACAAGAGCCTGCGCTTTGAACAAAAGTTTCCCAAGGAATTTGGCAAGACACGCGGAGTGTTGACCAACAGTGGTAGTTCAGCCAACTTGCTGATGATGACAGCAATGAAGAGCAAGCGCGGACACAACTTTCCACCTGGCACCAAAGTATTGATGCCCATTGCTGGATTCCCAACCACACTTAATCCAACCTTGCAAAATCAATTTACACCAGTGTTCTGCGACATTGAAATTGATACCTTGAACATTGATCTAGATCACGCAGAACAGATACTTGCCGGTGATCCAGACATTAAAATTATAACCTTTGCACATGTGTTGGGTAACCCGCCCAACATGGACCGTGTGATGGAATTAGTTAATAAACACAATCTAATCCTGTTAGAAGATTGTTGCGATGGATTGGGAACAACTTACGATGGCAAGCCTTTGGGAAGTTTTGGTGAGATGGCATCATGCAGTTTTTATCCAGCACACCACATGACCATGGGCGAAGGCGGCTTTGTGGCCATGAATGATCCACAGCAAGAAATCATCGTGCGTAGCCTACGTGAATGGGGACGTGGATGTTATTGTGTAGGGCCCGAGGCCAACAAATTAAAATGTGGCACCTGTGGCAAGCGATTCAATGAGTGGATTCCTGAAATGCCAGATCAGATTTTTGATCACAAGTATGTGTATGATGAAATTGGGTATAACTTAAAACCTATTGAACTACAAGCAGCCATGGGCCTTGAACAACTTAAAAAATTGCCAGAAATCCATGAGCTACGTCAACGCAACTACAATCTGTTGTTTGCTATCTATGAAAAATATGAACAATTCTTCCACTTGCCACGTGCTAGAGACAAAGCCGATGTCAGTTGGTTTGCGTTCCCATTGACTATTCGTGCAGATGCTCCGTTCTCACGCATGGATATCGTTGACTATCTTGAAGAAAACTTGATACAGACCCGTCCATACTTTGCTGGCAACATCATGTTGCAACCTGCGTATAGTCACTTGATGGATCCTGTGGCAGCACGTGACAATTATCCTGTGGCCACATTTACCATGAAGAATACTTACTTCCATGGATGTAGTCCGGTTATTACACCCGAGCAGATTGCTTACATTGGAGAGAAGGTCGATGGATTTATGAGTTTATACCTATGAAAAGTTTAAGCCAAGTAACCTCCAAAATTGATGGTCAGCCAATGTTCAAGTACCTGGACATGGCCAAGTCTTTGGAGGCCCGAGGCCAACATCTTATTCACATGGAGATAGGTGAGCCAGACTTTGACACACCCAAAAATGTCACTTGGGCCGCTGTGCAATCTTTGTCCAACGGAGAAACACACTACGGTAGTAGTTTTGGCCTACAAGAATTTAGAGAAGCTGTGCAGTTTGCCACAGAACGCAGCCGAGGATTTCGTCCAGATCTAGATCAAGTGTTGATCACTCCGGGTGCCAACATTGCCATCTACTATGCTGTGTTCTGTTTGGTTGATCCCGGTTTTGAAGTCATTGTTCCAGACCCTGGATTCAGCACATATTACAGCAACATCAAAATGTGTGGTGCTGTTCCTGTTCGAGTGCCACTCAAAGAAGAAAACGAATTCCGTATGAGCCCGGATGATATCGAAGCGGCCATCACAGACAAGACACGTTTGATCATTATCAACAGTCCGCAAAATCCCACAGGCAGTGTGCTTACCACTGACGAAGTCAAACGCATTTATGAAATTGCCAAGAAGCATGACATATACATTTACAGTGATGAGATTTATGCACGCATGAACTATGAGCCAATCGGCTTTGCAAGTCCCAGCATTTACGATCATTGCAAAGAACATGTTATCCTCAGCAATGGTTTCAGTAAAGCATTTGCCATGACAGGCTGGAGATTGGGCACACTGATCGGACCGGCCAATGTCATTGAACGCATGGCGGCATTGTTACAAACCACGTCAAGTTGTGTCAGTGCGTTTGTTCAGCGTGCCGGCATTGAAGCAATTCGCGGCAGCCAAGAAACAGTCACAAACATGATGGCAGAATATCAGGCACGCAGAGACCTGCTGGTCGACGGACTCAATCGTGTCAAGGGTTTTAAATGTCTCCGGCCAGGCGGTGCATTTTATGTGTTTCCTAATATCACAGAAACAGGGTTATCAAGTGACCAAGTTGTTGAAAAGTTAATGTCTGCTGGAGTAGTAACATTGCCTGGACATTGTTTTGGAAAACATGGTGAGGGCTATATTAGATTGTGTTATGCAACCAGTCGTGAAAACATTCAAGAAGGTCTGAATAGAATTTACAAAGCATTGGGAACAAAATGAGAGTATGTGATTGGATCGCCGATTATCTAAAATCAATCGGAGTTGAACGTGTACACGGCCTAATGGGCGGTGGTGCCAGTGGACTCAATGACGGATTTATCAAACAAGGCATGCCCTACATCTGCTATCATCACGAACAAGGTGCAGGACATTCTGCCATTGGCGAAAGCAAGTTCACTGGCAAACTGGCCGTAGTAAATCCCACAACAGGCTGTGCAGGTACCAACTGTGCAACATCAGTTTTAAATGCATGGCAAGACAGTGTACCTGTTTTGTTCTTGTCGGGTAACGTTAGATTGGCAACCTGTAGCGGACACATCAACAAAAAAAACAACATTAACATCCGTAAGTATGGTATCCAAGAACATCATGTGGTTGACACCTACAAGACCATGACCAAGTTGAGTTGCTTTGTTGACAATGTACAAGACGTAGCCTACACAATCCAATATGCGGTACACTTGGCAACCGCTGGTCGTCCAGGGCCTGTGTGGATTGACATTCCTGGAGATATTCAAACAGCACAGATGCCCGAGAACTATAGAGAGTATGTTGCTACCGCCTTGGTCGACACAGTGTCAGATTATGGTCGTGTAAAACAAGCCATTGCCCGAGCCAAACGTCCCATCGTGTTGGCCGGCTACGGTATCCGTCAAAGCAACACCGTTGACGACTTTGTCAAATTCATTGAGCATTATCAGATTCCTTATGTCAGTACCTACGGAGCAAGAGATTACACAGCCAATGATCACAAGTTAAGCATTGGCGCTGTTGGCATCAAAGGAAGCCGTGCAGGCAATTTTGCCATGCAGAATGCAGATCTGTTGCTTGTGCTAGGTAGCAGTCTTGGATCAAGTGTGATTGGATACGATCCTGCACAGTTTAGTACTGCAAGTTATAAAATTATTGTAGACTTAGACATCAACGAACTAAAAAAAGATATTGTCAACATTGATGAAAAATACAATGTCAACTTGGAACAATTTTTCAGGAGCATGCTATGAACCGCCAAGCCTGGATAGACAAATGCAATCACTGGAAAGATATCTGGCCTGTAATGCAGGATCAGTACCGGGCCAACGACAATGATCACTCATTGAATATCTATGCTGTGCTAGATGCTATCAACAAGCACAGTCGTCCTGAAGAGATTCTCATGGGTGATGCTGGCAGTATCAGCTACGCAGGTCCTGTTGCGCTGAATGCCAAGCCGGGTCAACGTTTTATTTTCAGTCCAGCACAGGCAGACATGGGCTGGGCACTGCCTGCCGCAATTGGTGCCAGCATGGCCAGCAGTCAACCTATCATCAGCATCATAGGTGATGGCAGTTTTATGAGCAATATCCAAGAACTTGCCACAGTCAAGCAACACGAACTCAATATCAAATTTGTCATACTCAACAACGCAGGTTATTTGAGTATCAAAAATACACAAACAAAATATTTCAACGGTCGTGTGCATGGTACCAGCTCAGAAACTGGTCTGTGGTTTCCTGATTTTATGAACGTTGCTTCTGCATTTGGTATGAGCTATGTTGACATGAGGTCGGCATCCGACCTGGACCGGTTTCCAGAAATCCTTGCCATGACAGGGCCTTGCATCATTGATTGCCGTTGCCACACGGATCAAGAAATTCTGCCAGCCCAGGCATTAAAGGATGGCAAGCAAGCAGGCCTGCACGACATGACTCCATTCATTAGTGACCAAGAACTGGCTCGAGAAATGATTGTTAAAATTTAAAACACCATGTCATACCAAAAGATTCCTGGATTAGAAAACTTGGTTGAATTAAGAGACAGTTCACGGTACCCAGAATTAAAAAATCTGTGGTGGCCTCAATATGATCAGAGCATGTGGAGTTATATGCACAAGCACCGTATCGCGCCAGAATTTTTTGATCAGCTGATGACGCATGTCACTGGCACTGGTGTCGTGGTACAAGCTGGTGGCAACTGTGGACAGTATGTACGACAGTTTAGTCAACGATTTGACACTGTGTATACATTTGAACCAGATCCAACAAATTTTTTGTGTTTGACTTTGAACTGCGGCGACAATGTGATAAAAACACAGGCCTGTGTAGGCAATGAAAGAAAATTTGTAAACACGAGCAAAGGCCATGATTCGGGCGCAATTCACGTAAGCGGCCCAGGTAACTTATACACAGTGATCATTGATGACATGGATCTGCCGGCCTGTGATCTCATACAGTTGGACATTGAAGGTTACGAATATTTTGCCTTGTTGGGAGCTCGACGTACCATTGAACGATATCATCCTTTGCTCATGTTAGAATGGTGTGCGCCTTGGGCCAAGAGATATGGCGTGAGTTTTGAACAATTTGAGAAATTGTTGGGCGATCTCGGCTACCGCCAAATTTTGACCAACATGACTGATTGCATTTACAAATACCAACCATGAAAACAGCATTGATTACCGGAGCCAATGGATTCATTGGTCACTACTTAGTAGAAGAATTCGCCAAAGATCACAGTGTGATCTGCGTGGTACGACCAGGCTCCACCAATATGGAACGGATCAATCACTTGCAGGATCGTGTCACTGTGATTGAGCACGACATCAAAAATCCTTGTAGACACTTGCCAGCGGCGGATATTATATTGCATGCTGGTGCCAACCCCAGTTCGGCCGACAGCCTAAGTGATCCCACAGCATCTGTCATGGACAATGTGCTGGGTACGTTGAACCTGTTGGAACATGCACGTCATACCGGAGTTGAAAGATTTGTTTATTATAGCAGTGCCGAAGTGTTTGGTCCCATATCCATTGGACACGACAGTCAACCAACTGATGCCTACAACAGCAACAGTCCTTATGCGGCTGGCAAAGCCGCCGGAGAAGAACTGTGCCTGGCCTATGCCAATTCGTTCAATGTCCCTGCCAGCATCATACACATCAACAATACCTTTGGGCCACGTTGCCAAAGCAATCGCTTGCCGGTGATCATTGTACGCAAATTACTCAACAATGAAACCTTGGACATACACGTGGGTCCCAGCCAATTGATTGGTGGCCGCCGTTGGTTCTACGCCGGCGATGTGGCCAGCCACACTCGATTTATCCTAAAGACCCAATCCGCCCGTTGTGAAAAATGGAACAGTGCCGGCAACAAGTTTATCAACAATCTTGAATTTGCCCAACACATTGCCCAAATAATGGGCCGCGAACTACAGTATCGTTTGATTCCAGTTGATCGTCCTGGGCATGACTTGTGTTTCAGTGTGGATCCTGGAAAATTATATGAACTAGGCTGGCAAGCACCCAATACCCATGAACAACGGTTAACCCAAACGGTTGAATGGTATATAAACAATCCCAAATGGCTCTTACGATAATTGACAAACAGTAGAAAATTACTGTATAATAGTATATGAAGAAAATATATTATACTTGGTCGGATATTGAAAGTCAAACACAAGAAATCCTACGACAGATCCATTTAGACGCCTGGCGCCCGGACTATGTTGTAGGACTCACCCGCGGCGGACTTGTTCCAGCCAACCTGATCAGCCAGTATCTTGAGTGTAGAATGGAAACACTCAAGGTCAGTTTGCGTGATGGCGCAGAGCAGGAAAGCAACTTGTGGATGGCCGAAGATGCGTTTGGATGGCCCAAAGAAGCCAGCGGTGTCAGTGAAGAAAGCAAAAAGAACATATTGATTGTAGATGACATCAACGATTCAGGTGCTACACTCAACTGGATTCGCGATGATTGGATGAGTAGTTGTTTTGCTACCAGTCCGGTGTGGGATGAGATATGGGGTCACAATGTGCGTGTGGCTGTGTTGGTTGACAACGAATCAAGCAAGAATGAAATTCCTGTGAGCTACAGCGCAGTTGATCTAAATAAAGCTGAAGAAGATTGTTGGATTGTTTTTCCTTGGGAAGATTGGTGGAAATGAAGATACATTATAGAAAACCTACGTTGTTAGAACAAATGACAGACGCTATTCGTGACACCAAAAAACCCATTGATTATTTTGAGTTGTCAGATGAAGAGCTTAACGCCAATTACAGCAATTTTGATAGGACTATAAAAGATAAAGTTATACACTATTCATACAAGGGTGTTCCGGTAAAGGTTAAAGAATGAAAATAAAAGTCAGTGAAATATTTTATAGTCTACAAGGCGAAGGTCGCTTTGTGGGTGTTCCCAGTGTGTTTTTACGGACCTATGGTTGCAACTTTACCTGTGCAGGATTTGGATGCAAGTCAGGAGAAAAGTCAACAGGTGCCGACGATGTGGCCGAAGTTGTGCATTTATATAACCGGTTTGAAGAACTGCCCTTGGTAGAAACCGGGTGTGATTCCTACGCAAGTTGGCATCCGGCATTCAAACATTTGAGCCCTACACAGACCACAGAAGAGTTGGTAGAACGCATGTTGGCACTGACTCCCAACAACATGTGGCAACAGAACAATGGCAACGACGTGCATCTTGTGATCACAGGTGGAGAACCTTTGCTGGGATGGCAACGTGCCTATGCAGAACTGCTGAGCCATCCTAGGATGGCAGACTTGAAAAACATCACATTTGAAACTAACGGCACACAGGAACTACACAAGGACTTCCGTCACTTCTTGTTGGATTGGACATTAAATCCTAAATTAGGAAAGAAAGGTCCATCGGCCTTGACGTTCAGTGTAAGTGCTAAACTTTCAGCATCGGGTGAGTCATGGGAAGATGCCATCTGTCCAGACATTGTGATGAGCTATGCCGACATCGGACACACTTATCTAAAGTTTGTTGTGGAAACCGATGAGCATATTGTGGAGGCCATACGTGCCACGGATGCATATCGCCGTGCAGGATTTACTGGTGCAATCTATTTGATGCCACAGGGCGGAGTTGTTGAGCCATATGATAAAAATAAAAAACGCATAGCAGACATCTGCTGTCAGCAGGGCTGGAACTACAGTCCTAGATTGCATGTGGATCTCTGGGGCAACGGCTGGGGCAAATGAGTCCAATACCAGAACGTGTCAATCGCCCCGATGGTGCATTCTACATGCGTGCTGAGTGGAAACTGTGTAGGGTGGTATGGCCCAAGACCTGTGAGATCACAGGACGTAGACTATGGCCCGGAACCATGGCCTATCGTGGCATTGCTACCTGGACCGGTCCGGGGGAACCTGTTTTAGAAGAACACTGGCATGATCGTCAGGAACATTTAATGTGGCAACTAAAGGAATAAACTATGAAACAACTTGCAAATCAAATCGCAGAATGGATCAAGAACTATGCCAACAATGCTGGCATCCAGTCATTGGTGGTGGGTATATCGGGCGGAATTGACAGTGCTGTGGTCAGCGCACTGTGCGCCCGAACAGGGTTGAACACCGTGGCAGTGACCATGCCCATACGCCAACGTCCGGATCTACACGATCTCAGCATGCGCCAAGGTGCCTGGTTGGCACAACACTTTGACAATGTACGGCATGAAATCATTGATTTGACTTCGACCTTTGATGAGTTTGAACAGCGTCTTGCCTCCTATGCTAATTTGTTGGGCATGGCCAACAGTCGCAGTCGACTGCGCATGGTTACCTTGTATCAAATTGCCCAAAGTGTTAATGGCATTGTAGTGGGCACAGGCAACAAGGTAGAAGACTTTGGTGTGGGATTTTATACTAAGTACGGCGACGGTGGCGTGGATATCAGTCCCATTGGTGACCTGCTCAAAACCGAAGTTTGGGATTTGGGCCGTGAGTTAGGTATCCTGCAAGACATCATTGATGCGGCGCCCACAGATGGACTGTGGGATGATGGACGCACTGATCAAGATCAATTGGGTGGACTGACCTATGCTGAACTTGAGCTGGCCATGGCCCAAGACGAAGGTAGTAAACTGGTCAAAAATGGGCTGGAACTAGAACGCTTGCAAAAGTATCAAGCCTTGCGTGCTCGTAGCCTACACAAAATGCAACCTATTCCGGTGTTCAAAAAATCTTAGTCTGTGCTGATTCTCCAGATAAATTAGTGACATACTGATCAAAGGAAACCATGGCAAAAATTGGATTTGTAGGAATTGGAAAATTAGGGTTGGACTGTGCAGAAGTCTTTGCAGAAAAACACGAAGTACGCGGTTACGACATTCACCCACGCACCAGCGATAGTGTAAAAGTATGCGGCATTGAAGAATTAGTCAAAGAAAGTGAGTGGATTTTTATTGCTGTGCCTACTCCGCATGCTGAAGGCTACGATGGCAGTGTTCCAAGCAGTCACATGACTCCCCGAGACTTTGGTCACGATGCTGTTATTGATGCCATTAATAAAGTCAATCAATTTGCTACTACATCTAAAAAAGTCGTGTTGATTAGTACAGTATTGCCGGGAACGACTCGCAACAAGTTTGTTCCTTTGTTGGATTCCAAACACGAGTTTGTTTACAATCCTTATTTGATCGCCATGGGTTCGGTCAAGTGGGACATGGTCAATCCAGAAATGATCATGCTGGGCACTGAAGATGGTAACCTAACCGGCGTTGCCAGTGAACTTCACGACCTGTATGAAACCATCATGCAGAACAATCCACGCTACGAAGTTGGCACCTGGGACGAGTGTGAAGCCATAAAGATTTTTTACAACACATTTATCAGTGCCAAAGTTGGCCTGGTCAATATGATCCAGGACTTTGCTATGAAGATTGGCAATATCAATGTGGATGTTGTGACCAATGCCCTGGCTCGCAGCACCATGCGTATCATGGGTCCTAAATACATGACAGCAGGCATGGGCGATGCAGGTGCTTGCCATCCCAGAGACAACATTGCTCTGCGTTGGTTAGCAACGGAATACAACATTGGCTATGACCTGTTTGACACAGTGATGCATGCTCGTGAAATCCAAGCACGAAATTTGGCCTTGTTCTTGGTCGAGCAGGCCGAGAAACACAACTTGCCTATTGTGATCCACGGCAAGGCCTACAAGCCTGACGTTGAATATTGTATCGGTAGCTATAGCACATTAGTTGGATTTTATGTAGCCGAAGCCGGTCATCGTTGTTATTATGTGGATCCCTTGGCCGATGACACAACCGATGTGGTCAATGATTTTGATCAGCCAGCAGTGTTTCTATGGGCACACAATCGCAAGATCACGTATGAATACACCGGTAACACACCTGACACGCAACCGTACTGCAAAATTGAATCCGGCAGTGTTATAGTTGATCCGTGGCGTAAATTACCTGTTGACATGCCGGACATAACTGTGGTGCACTACGGCAATACTAGATTCTAACAAGGATACTCATGGGACTATTTGATCGTTTTTTAAAGAAGAAAAAACCTGAGACCAAGGCCGAGCCAAGGCCTAAAAAAGTAGAAAAGACAGAAAAAGAACTGGCCAACGAACGTGGCGAACCTTGGGTGACTGTGATCAGTATGGACGTGGATCCCGACAACATGCAGGCCGGATCATTTGAGCTAGACTGGAATGACAAATTTGTGGCCAACCTGGTGCGTGCAGGTTACCAGATGAATGCCAAAGATACTGACAGTGACATCGTAGATCGTTGGTTTACTGCTGTGTGTCGTAACATAGTGTTGGAAACCCATGAGCAGTACGAAGCCATGAATCCCGAACGCGATCGTGTGGTCAAAACTCGCAACCTTGGAGATGGCAGATCTGAAGTGTCATGACGTTATATGTCAATGGTGACAGTCACAGTCACGGAATGCATTTAAATCCTCATGAAAAATTTTCCAACATCGTGGCAAAAGAAATTGGATTCAGTGTTACAAATGCCGCTCATATTGGTGCAAGCAACGCTAGTATATTGCGTATCACCCAGGAATATATTGCAAGTGGAGCAAGTCCTGATTTTATACTGATTGGATGGACCACGTGGGAACGCGAAGAATGGTGTTATCAAAATCGGTACTACAATGTCAATAGTTCCGGACACGATCAATTACCAACTGAGCTACAAGATTTATATAAAAAATGGGTGATAGAACAAACAGCAGAAACGTTGAATGTGAAGTCATTGTATTGGCACAATGAGATTTACAAACTACATCAAGAACTCACAGAAAAAAATATCAAACATTTATTTTTTAATTGTATGTATAATTTTTTCCAACCCAATAATCAGCACGACTGGGGGACAACTTTTATTGGACCATACGATAATGATTCTAGTTATTACTGGTATCTACGCAATCAAGGATATGTCAGCGACAAATGGTATCATTTTGGATCTGACGGCCATGCCGCGTGGGCCCGTAAATTGATTAACTATATTAAAGAACACAATATTATATGATGTTATATGTCAATGGTGACAGCCACACCGCTGGTGCCGAAGCCGTAAATCCACATGCCTTTGCCCAAGACGATCCTGCATTATTTTATCTAGGGCGTAGTCCACATCCGGCCAATCTGGCTGTAAGCTGGGGGAAAATGGTAAGTCTTTCTCTAAGATCTGGATTTCGTTGCGACGCCGAAAGTGCCAGTAGCAACACCAGAATTATACGCACCACCCGAGACTGGTTAAACAGTGGCGGGCAGGATCACCCAGATCAACTGATCATTATACAGTGGAGCACTTGGGAACGCGAAGAATGGTTGTACGACGGAATCTATTATCAAGTGGGGGCCAGCGGCACAGATCATGTACCACAAGCTCTGCAAGAAAGATATCGCAACTATGTAATTGGCATTGATTGGCAACAAAAAATCCTTGAAGCACACAATGAAATTTGGAAATTTCACCAGGAACTAAATGATCTGGGTGTTCACCATATTTTCTTTAATGGCAATAACAATTTTGATTGTATCACTGATTGTCGTGACTGGGGAACAAGTTATATTGGGCCCTATGATGCCAAAATGACCTATGATGCTATCATACGTAGCCAAAAAATAGGCACAGTTGCGCCCAATTCATGGCATTTTGGCAAGGACGGGCATAGCTATTTTCACCGTTTTATGTTACAATATATTATTGCAAACAAATTCATCTAAGGTGGTGCTATGCGGTATGTGCTGATTGACACAGCAAACATGTTCTTCCGTGCCAGACATGGTGCTTTTAGAGCCAGTGATACCTGGGAAAAAGTGGGTTTCGCCCTGCATGTGACCTTGATGGCTGCCAACAAAATGGCCCGGCGTTTTGAAGCTGATCACATGGTATTTGCCTTGGAAGGTCGCTCGTGGCGCAAGGACCTGTACAAACTCTACAAAAACAACCGCGCTGTGGCCCGTGCCGCACTCACAGAAGCCGAAGTTGAAGAGGACAAGATGTTCTGGGAAACCTATGATAATCTGACTAAATACTTGAGTGAGAAAACCAACTGTAGCGTGATTCGTTGTGCTACAGCCGAAGGCGACGACGTCATAGCTCGCTGGATCGCATTACATCCCCAAGACGAACATGTTATAGTCAGCAGTGACACTGACTTTGTTCAGCTAGTGGCACCCAACGTCAAGCAGTACAACGGAATCACCGACGAATTAATTACCACGGAAGGAATCTTCGATGCCAAAGGCAAAGCGGTTATCGATAAGAAAACTAAAGAACCTAAGTCAACGCCGAACCCAGAATGGCTACTCTTTGAAAAGTGTATGCGAGGAGATAGCTCGGATAACGTGTTCTCAGCGTATCCCGGTGTCAGAACTAAGGGCACTAAGAACAAGGTTGGACTCCAGGAAGCGTTTGCGGACAAAGACAAAAAAGGTTACAACTGGAACAACATGATGTTGCAACGCTGGTTAGATCCCGACGGTGTGGAACACCGTGTGTTGGACGATTATGAACGCAATCGAACCTTGATTGATTTGACAGCGCAACCTGCAGACATCAAGGCTCTAGTGGATGCGGCCATACGTGAACAGATCAGCCACAAGGATGTGGGTCAGGTGGGAGTGCGATTCATGCAGTTTTGTGGCAAGTATGAACTGAACAAATGTTCGGAATCAGCCGACAGCTTTGGTCGCTGGATGAATGAAACATACAAAGGAGTGCTCAATGAAGCTAATAGCTAAACCCGTGATAGACAAACAGTTTTGGATCTTGCAAGAAAACAATCGCAAGGTAGGCAATGTGGAAGCCTGTGCCGGAGGATATCAAGTCCGGCTCAACAATCAAGTGGAGCAATTTAAAACTATTAAAATGGCAGCTCAACGAATCAACATACAGTTTGAATCTGCTGTAAAATTATCCAAACCCAAGGCCACCGTGGACCAGGTGCATGGATATCCAGTCAGCGGTCGAGTTTATAATCCCATGTGGGATGTCACTCGGCAGTTGCCAGTGTACACCAAGACAGCCAAGAGCAAGAGTTGGTTTGCCGCCGGATGGTATCGTGTGCGCAAAGGAAAAACCTGGCGCACCGTGATGTGCCCAAAATTGATCGTGATACAACGTTATCCTTATCAAGGACCATTTATGACTCAGGAGGCGTCCAATGACCATGCACTTACAGAAGTTCGTTGATCGTGTGCGTGGTCACGAAGCCCGCGGATCTCGAGACTTTGTGATGACCATGAACGAAGCCAAGGATCTACATGCCGACATCACGCGACTACTAATCAACCTACAGACCCTACAAGAACAGGCAATAAAAACCAACAATAACGAGGTGGTACAGGTGGAAATAGGCGGCGGCCAGTTCTAAAATATACCTATATTTTGCCATAAATAAATGTAGGAGTTTATTGATGAGCCGACCCAAACCCACTGTGTTAATTGAAGTAACAAACAAGAGTACCTACAAGACCGAGCAAGTGTTGGCTTCAGAAGGTGTGTGGGCCGTGTTCTACGACAACAAGCCCATCAATCTCAAAACATTCAATCTCCTAGTGCAGTATCCTGGACCCAAATACAAAAAGGTCAGTTTTTCAAATCCCGGTCATGCCAGAAATCTTGCCAAGAAACTCAACACACAGTTTAAAACCGATCGGTTCACGGTGGTGTTGCTTCGTACCGGTGACCAGGTATATCCTTGATGTGCGTGACAAAAAGAAACTCACCGAAGAGCTGATAAAGCAACTGGATCCCGACCTGGGCGTCACAGTCAAACAAGCCATGCAAACCTGGTGGTTCAACATAAGAAAAAACGGTGGTATGAGATTGACTGGGCCTGGTTACACAGTGTTCACAGAACAATTGGATCTGGCACGCTACGAGTGGCCAATCCAGGATCCTCTGGCATTCAATCAACACATGATCCTGGATTTAGATAGGAAAATGCAGATGCCTTACTATATTTCAGCCACCAAAGGCATACCCAAAAAAATTGTGTTGTTTGGCAGCAAAGAAGCTGTCATGGTCAATCTCTATGGCAACCTACAACAATTTCTTGACAATTATAACCCTTAGTGTTATAATAAATTATTGGGCCGGACGCCGTATTGGTTGCAGGCAGCGGACTCATAATCCGCCTCAGAAATGACACTGTGGGTTCAAATCCCTCCCGGCCCACCAGTTAAAAGATAAATATGATGATCGTGGAACAGCAAAAGAAGCCGCCCGTGGAACGTTACTACTACTCCGAAGACGAGTGGAGCAGGCTGGGCTGTGGTCCATTGCCGCCCGAACGAGATCGTGCCAGGCAGTTAGAAAATGTAGTGTCTCAAGGCAATCCCCGGATTGACGGCAAAAACATAAAAGGCTACAATTAACATGTGGTTGATATTTTTTGCCTTTATGGCCATAGTCATTTGTTATGGCATCATGTGGTTAAACTAACATCTGGACGAACAATGAAATGGAACAAGATTACAGTTTTGCCATTGGTGTAGTTGTGGTAGCTGTTATGTTCTTATTGATTTTATAGTTTCCACGTTCTTAAAACGTGGTGGTAGGACGGGCCGCAGGAGACAAGCATGGAAGAATTTCAAAAACGGACATTGATTCTGGTGTTGTTGGCTTTCCATGCCATGACTATGTAGAATTGGTTGACACATAAATAGGTGTGTCGTATAATAACGATATTGTTGTAATTCCTTCCAAGTGAAGGCGCTGTGGACCTGGGTGCAACTCCCAGCATCTCCACCCAAGTGTATTGTCTAGTATGTTTGGGCGGGGATGAATTAGGATCGACATGGTGAGCTAGTGCGGACGGCAACAGGCAAGGCGAAGGACCTAATCCTAGCAACTCTATTAAATGCAAACGCATCTAATGACGAGACCTTTGCCTTAGCGGCATGATCTCCGGGGCAACTATGCCTTGTGACCCAAACTAGTTCAAAAAAAGCGACAGAAATGTCGCTTTTTTGTTGACCTATGTCTACAATTACTAAATACTGGGTTGAGAAATCTCTCAGCATTCTTTTAAAAGGAAAATTCAAGCATGAAAAAACTACTAGCAACTATGTTGTTATCTCTTGGCGTAGCCACTTTGGCTCAAGCTCAGAGTTCAGTTACCATTTATGGTATCTTGGATGTGGGTTTCAGTGATAGAAATCTCAAAGGTTCTCCAGCAACAGCCACAAACACTCTCAACTCCAATCAGATTGGATCCAGCTACGAAACCGCTAGCCGTCTTGGTTTTCGAGGCACAGAGGATTTGGGCGGCGGCACTTCTGCATTCTTTACCATTGAAACTGGCCTGACACCAACCAGCTCCACAGTAAGCACATTCAATAATCGTCAAACATTTATTGGTCTTGGACAAAAAGGACTGGGTAATGTAGCCGTTGGTACACAGTATGGTCCAATCCACAAGGCTGTTGGTGTAACTGATCCAGGCCAGTACAACGGAGTTATTGGTTCGGTGATCTATCCAGCTGCTGGCACCGACGGTGGCCAAGCAAGTGTTGATGCGGCCTACACGATTCGTTTCGCGAATAGCGTGACAGCAACCATGGATCGTCGTGCAGGCTTCAGTGCCAACGCGATCTACTCGCTCAACAACCAAGACAGCACCAAAACAGGTGCAACTACTGGTGGCACAGTCAACAACAACGCCTATGGTCTTGGTGCTGACTACCTCATGGGTAAATTGTATGCTACCTTAGCATATCAAAGTGTCAAAAGCATCAACGACACATCAGCCACTGCCAGTGTTAGCTCGGCATTTGTTGGTACCAACACCACAGACAGCCAGCTTTATGCAGGTGCCACATATGATTTGGCCAAGGTCAAATTGTTTGCAGGTTACACTGATCGCAAGATCCAGAGCAATTTGAACAGCAATGCTAGTTTGAATCGTACAGCACAGCAGATTGGTGTACGTGGTTTCGTTACCAAGAAAGTTGAAGGTTGGGCTTCTGTGGGCAACGGCAAGTACAATGCATTTGGTACAAACCAAGCCACAGCCAACTTCACAGCTTACCAAGTTGGTAGCAACTACTGGATGAGCAAGCGCACGAACTTGTATGCTATCGTAGGTAGCACACAAACTTCAAGCACAAGCCAAACCGGCGCACTCAGTGGCAACCAGTATGCCTTAGGCATGCGTCACACATTCTGATAGTTGGATCATTAGGAATAAAAAAGCTCCCGAAGGAGCTTTTTTATTTGATAAGTATTTGCATGATTGATATTGTTACTGTAGTATTCAATGAAGAATTACCTATTCTTGAAGTGCAGGCACAAAGTATAGAATTATATTGTCAAAATCTTGGCATCAAAAATATCTATGTAGTAGTGAATGATCATGATCCAGTGGCTGATCAAATCTATAAAGACTGGTGGGGCCAACTAAAAGATTGTGTGCAAATAGTACCCAGATCCCAATTTGGTTGCCGATTTGTAGACAATGGCTGGGTCAGTCAGCAGGCATTGAAGTTGTTGGGAGCCTCCCTAAGTCAAAATTCCTGGAGTCTGATTTTGGATGCAAAAACAATCATAACCGATCAAGTTTACCCAGATATTTTTGTAGAGGACAACAACAAACTGCGATTGAAAACACACAAGGTGTTGCCGGTGTTTTTGCCGTCGGCAAAAATTGCAGGAGAATTGTTTGGTATTGAGGTTGAGAGTGTTCCAGAGCCCAGCGGCGTTCCATTTATATTCCACAACTCCACAGTTAGAGAACTTGTTGATCTGGTAAGTCAACTTACCGGGGAGAAGTTTGCAGAATGGTTTCAAGATCAGGGCATTTTGACCGAATTTATACTGTACGGTGCTTACGTTCAATACAAACACGGCGCCCTTGATCAGATTTATACAGGAACTAATCAAAAAAAATTATCTGGAAACATTTGCCATTCCGAAATCAAGCTGTTTGATCAAAAACTACAACAATCAAATACACTAACTCCGCTGACCATCGGAGTGCATAGGCGAGCGTGGGCACAGTTGACTAAACAACAAAAAAAATCTTACGTGGATTATTTGCTTAGTCGCAATATCAGCAAGGCACAGATATTGTTATGAAAGCCTTGGTCATGGTGGCACATCCTGACGACTGTGTGATATTTGCCTACAGTTTCATACACAACCATCCCGACTATGAGTGGACCATATGTTACCTTACCTACTGTGAGTGGGAACCACGAGCACAAGAATTTCGACAGTTTTGGAATCTCAGAAACATACCAACAATATTCCTGGGCTATCGAGATGATTATAGAGATATCGAAAATAAAAAAATCAGCTTTGATGAAGCACAGGCTCGCAAAGAAATCAACAATATTATTTTGAATTATGATTTGATACTCACCCATGATGAACACGGTGACTACGGACATTTACATCATGTTTTTGTCAATCAGGCCACAGCAGAACATCCATACCGTATGACTTTTGCAGGGCCCGGACAGGGCACTGTTAAATACTCAGTGGAACCAGGTGCCTACAGTCTAGATGAATTGCCCTTGCACAGAGATGTAATTGCTGGATTTCATTCAAACACACATACCAACGAATACAACACATGCAAAAACACCTAATGGTAGCAGGCTGTAGTTACAGCGCACCCAGTCAAAGTCTTCCTGGCACCAGCTGGAGTGAAGTGCTGGCCGAGCGTCTGGGTTGGCGGTTGACCAACTTGGCTCGTCAAGGATGCAGCAACGGAGGAATCCGAATACAGATAGAGGAAATACGCCGGCAACGTCCAGACTTTGCCATAGTGACTCCTACCTTTTGGGATCGCATGGAGATACCTGCACATGGTGCCGCTTATGACTGGGACAAATCACAGACTCACAACCAAAATTCACTGCAAGATCATCTTCAAGATCGCACCATTGGTAATGGATACAACAAAGATGCTGGCATCCGAAATGTTAATTATGGCACAAAACCCAGCAACATGATCTGTGAAACTATTTTCACACTGTCGCAAAATGGATCACATCCATATCGTTTGGGATTAATTCCGCGTGAGACTCAAACAGCAGTCAAACATTACATAGATCAACTGTATGACAGCAACTGGAAAAAACAACAAGACGAATGGATCATGGTCGAGGGCGTGTTACAAATGTATTTTGATGGCTTGGCATTTTTTGTACAGCCCAGTCTGCTATGGCCATGGAATCCCAACAATGTCACGCAGTGGCGTCAAGCGTTCCCCAGCGTGTTGCCCGATCGATATATCATGCTCAATGAGCCAGAAAGTGTATTGCCGCTAACTGGTAACAACACATTCACTGACCAGGATCCTGGATACCACGGCAGTCCTCGCAGTCAAGAGCTCATAGCTGAAAATTGGCATAGACGCATAACCCAGGATCATGGCATACAATAACCTTGTGGTCAATGGTTGCAGTTACATGCAGGCCTATGCCCAGGGCGGCGGGCATCAAGACCTAGCGCAACGCCTGAATATTCCCGAGTCTCAAAGTTTGGCCATTGGTGGCAGTGCAAATACCAGAATAATGCGTACTGTTCTAAAACACAGTTATCTGGCCAATGAACCTACATTTTATGTCTTGGGAATGACCTTTCTGAGTCGTCTCGAAGTTCCGATTCTCAAAGATTTGTCAGACTTTGAAGGGCGATGGATCAACCCACAGAATCAAGAATTCAAAGATCGTTGGGAACACCACTGGACTGATCAAGACAGCAAGCTCTTTGTTGAAATCAAACTAAAAACAGAAGTGTACAGCATACTGGATCGACTAGAAGATTTACAATATCGAATGTTATCCTTGGTTCGCGATCTTCGCAGTAGAGGACATGGGGTTATCATATATCAACAGGCCGATAATCTTTATCAAGAATTTTTGGATAGTTCTAAAATGGCACCGATTGCAACATCCCCAGAAATCGTTCTCGGGTATCGCTGGCGAGCTGTGGCATGGCAGTCAGAAAATGGTGTACCACCAATGGATTATGGCACTAACCCTCCACACAATGTACCAGCAGACATGCATCACCCAGCACCAGGACATCATCAAAAACTAAATGAGTTTTTGACTAATTACATATCTGATCAAGGCTTGTTAAAATAATCAGCGACCGCCGCAACTGTTCACACATCCATATAATCGACCTTCGGCTATGCTATTTTTTGCCCAGGTCGCCTCTACACTGTTAAACCAAGCAACACAATGTTCAAGATCGTATTCTAATGCATTATTTTCCTTGATCAAGGGCAACAACTGTTGGTTACCTGGATGTGTCATTTGTCCTGGATAGAATCCCAAAAAGCAACAAGGATAAACTGACCCGTCGGCAGCTATGTATATTTCTTTCAAACGCTTGTGGTGACAAGTCAGTTGTAAAGGCATGGTATCTTTGTCAGATTTAATTGTGCGGGGATCAAACCACGTGATATGACTCTCCAGGAGATCTTTGACCGGTGGCGGATTTTGCCGCTCATGATCAGTGTAAGGTTGTCCTAACCAATGACTGAATTCTCCGGTGCGAGCGTACACTGGTCCACGATTGCGTCCTTCATCAATGTTTTCAAATCCAGCGAATCCCAAGTCCAGAGACAATTTCTTACAGGCCGCTTCCTGATGGCGATTGTGATCAAATGGAATAAATCTCCAGACAGCGTGGCCACCGGCTGCAATAAAAGCCTGAGCATTTGCAATCACAGTGTGCCAATTGGTGTCTTGTCTGTACACATCGTGCGTGTCAGCCAGACCGTCCAGGGCAAATCCAATCCGCACACCAGGCCTGGCCAAGGAAGCCCACCATTCTGGAGTGCGCATGCTGCCGTTGGAGTTGATATACACCGGCACACCCTGATCGCAGAGATAGTGTACAATTTCATGAGCATCATGTGCCAGACCAAAATCTCCCAAATTACCATTGAAGCTGATACCTCTACTGAGTTGTTGTAAAAAATCTGGTTTCAATATGTGCTTGATGTTGTCCAAGGTCAACTCGGTCACAGGATACCCACCATTGTAATCGTATCCGCGATAGTTTCTCATGCACATGGGGCAACGAGCATTACAACGGGTGGTCAATTCTATTTGAATCTGACAAATGTCAGCGAGTTCGAGCATAGAGATATTTATAAAATGGGTGGTTGACAAGGTATAAATACCTGTTTATAATACTATTATGTTGAATCGCACTGTGACCCATCTCGTACCACAGCCCAATTTCAGCGGGAGTGTCGTACTATGGACAATTTGCGAAGAATGGGATTCAGGGTATTGAATAGTATAAAACATCATACGATATTCGAAACCCTGGAACTCGACACTCCGGGGTTTTTTATTTTATAGAGAAAGGATAACATGTCGATTGATTACACAAAATTAAACGATCAAATTGTGAAACAGGCTTGGGACTACAACACAGCTTTTTTGAATCAAAAGCAGGTAGAAAAACTGTTTCAGAACAAGATTGATCGTGCGGCCGCAATGATTCGGGCTCGCGAGCAATTTGAAAAGTTAAACGAGGAAAATTAATCGCTTGAGTGGTTGCAGGCAACGAGGGCCTGTGTTACACTATAACTAACACAAACGGGCGGGCACTAGGATGGAGTTCTTATTGTAGAACAAAAAATCAGTGTATAGTAAAGCACATTGGATGGACTAAGAGAAAGTTTGCCGACGGGCAATGTAGGTTCAACTCCGTCACCCGCAACCAATTATGATCTAGGACGGCAGGTGGCAAAGGCTGTCACAGCAGGGTCACGGAAGTTGAGGCCGTTGCTGAGTTGTTGACATATGGCAGCAGTGGACACTGGTTGTTCCAGTCGACGGACGAGGTCGCCGTTGAAGTAAACAAATAAGGTTAAAATGTATTCCATGTGTATAACTCCTAGTAATATATATCACATTGTATATGTGATTTTTGTAGGGATGCTATACATTTTTGTTATAAGTTTATGTCATGACAAAATATTTTTTTGAAAAATCATCCTTATAAGTAAATTTATATATGATACCTAAAAATTTAGACTTTGCCGCTGCACAACAGTTATGGATTTCTAAACTGAATCTTGATCCCAACGATCTAAAATCAATCGAAATGCAATTACCGCATCCAAAATATGCTGATTTAATTTTAAACAGTCTGCAGTTTAAATCAACCAGACACGGTGAAAAATACCAACTCGATTCGTATGCCAAGATCAAAGATCAGAGCTGGCCTGACTGCCATAGTTATCAGGATTTGTTGAAACTACCACCTCACATAATCGAAGAGTGTAGACAGGTGCACGGTTTTGATTTTTCCATCTACGGAGAAGACCATATAGACCAAGAAAGATGGGACAAATTTCAAAATGGTCTTTGGCCTGTGTGGGAATTAGTGAGATACAAACATGTGATATTGGATCTCAAAAAATATTTCAAAGAAAAAATTGTTTTAGATTTTGCTGCACATGGTGGAATTATAAGTCTAATGGCACTGAAGATGGGAGCAAAGTTTGTACACTGTACCAATGTTCGAGACGAATATGTGAGTTTGGCTCAAAAAATGCTCGGTCTCTCTGAGTACAAAAAACAGTTTAAAACTTTTAGAGCAGACATACACGACTATGAGCACAATAAAAAAATTTGCAACGGAATAGATACCGTGTTGTTATACGGCATAATGTACCATGTCCACGATCACTGCCAGATACTTGACAGTATAACTGCCGCTGGGCCAGATACCATTATAATTGACACTTTAGTTGATAATTCTATCATCAACAGCGACAAGGCCGTGGTCACGTGGTCAACAGAGTCTGCGGAAAATGTATGGAATGGATGGTTTGAAAATCAGCAAATTATTACCAATGGGGCACCAAATTTTGCATGGTTTAAACTGTATCTATCACAAAAAAATTATCAACCGGTTCATTATGACAAATATTATTCTGCCAGTGTGGACACGTTGTCAGTACCTGATGCACAAAGATCAATAATGGTCTTTGAAAGAGTGTAGTTCCTAATTAAAATTCAAATATTATCTGGTGGGGTGGCCGAGGGGTCCAAGGCAAGTGACTGCAAATCTCTACAACCGTTGGTTCGAATCCAACCCTCACCTCCAAGTCCGGAGTAGTTCCAATTGGCAGAACAGCGGTCTCCAAATCCGCGTGTTGGCGGTTCGAATCCGTCCTCCGGTGCCAATTTATTTAGAAAAGAAAGGAGGCACGTATGCCAGCAGTATTTTTAGTCAGCGACACGCACTTTGGTCACGCAGGTGTATGTCGCTTCACACGTAACGATGGTGTGACCAAACTAAGACCATGGGACGATCCAGCGGAAATGGACGAAGCCATGGTAGCAGCCTGGAACGAGCGTGTGCGTCCTAACGACAAGGTCTATCACCTGGGCGATGTGGTTATCAACCGCAAGAGTTTACCTATCATGAATAGACTCAACGGTGACAAGGTTCTTATCCGTGGCAATCACGATATCTTCAAGGACGAGGACTATACACCTTACTTCCGTAGCCTGCGTGGATACCATGTCATGAACGGCATGATCCTTAGCCATATTCCGGTTCATGCAGAGAGTCTGGGTCGTTTTGGAGTAAACATCCACGGTCACTTGCACGCTAATCGTGTCAAGCGGGCTCGTGGTGTTGATGCCCGCACAGGAGAAGTGTTGTACAGCGATGAGATTGATCCACGGTATCACAATGTTAGTGTAGAACAACTTCCAGATTTTGCTCCGATCCTGTTTGAAGATGTGCTCAAACGCATCCGAGAAGAGGGTGGTACAATAGGTTTCAAGAACGGCAACGGAACCACACAAGCGACCTAGCAGTTCGACCCCGGTGGCGCAATTTTTGGTAGACGCACTCTCCTCAGAAGGGAGCTGTTGAAGGTTCGAATCCTTCCCGGGGTACCATTGACATCCGCAGTGTTTTGTAGTATAATTGTTGTTTACAAGGAGAAGCCATGAGTGTAAGAATCGAAAGTCGCAGCAGTGAAATTGATACCGAACGCTGTGTAACCAATGCCGGAGGTCGTTATGATTTGGTTATTGCAGCAGCTCAACGCTTGAGAGAAATGAAACGCCGTGCCCGAGAAACCAACTCTTGGGTCACGCCCATTGATGCACTCAAAGAAGTACAGAGTGGAACTTTTAACATGACTGATTATTTGATAAAGGTAAAATAACATGGCACAACGTCAAAGTGCAGGTGAACTGAGTCGTACCATTGCCGGACAGTGGTCAAAAAGTGAAAAGCGTTCGGCCGCCAGTAGAAGCATCACAGAAGCCAACAAGAAGGCACATCAAGCTCTCAAAAAAATTGCTCAACAACAACGAATAACCTAATACCGCACCCTTCGTCTATCGGTTAGGACACGCCCCTTTCACGGGCGGAAGAGGAGTTCGATTCTCCTAGGGTGTACCAAATATTTTATCAGTGATTATGCAAAATAAGTAAACATATCAATCAGGATCACAATCATGGCAAAATCTCTACAACGCAAAAAACCTGGCTACACCAAAGCTGGTAATGTAAAAATTGTTAGTCTCAATGGCCGACAATTGACCAAGTTACTGGACAGCACCAGTAAACCCAAAATCAAGGCAAAGATTCAACGTCGCATCACTGCTTTGGGTTATGTGGCGCCCGTAGTCGAAGAAGCAGTAGCGACTGCAGAGTAAATTTCTGGGCCCTTTTAATATAATGGTAATATGCTAGATTTGTAATCTTGACATGGGAGTTCGATTCTCTCAAAGGGCATACTATTCCGAGGACACACAATGAGCAAAATGAGTGACGTATTAAAACAGGCCTTGGCCAAAAAACAAGGTACACATCACCTCGAGGGCGATGACGCTCCTCAAGTGGAACGTAAAACAGCCAAACAGCGAGCGCCCGTGATTGGCAAAAAACCGCCCACAAGAAGTGCCGGGCGTGGACGTTGATACAAATGTTTCAAAATTCAATACATGTTCACGCTAGATCACTGTGATTTAACACCGGACAAATTTGGATATTATTTGGTTGGCAACGCAAAGACCTATAGTAAACTAGAAGCGTTGGAAATACAAAAAGTAACCGGCGACTTTCCCCAGTGGAATTTCAACAATGAAATTTATCAAATCCAGGACTGGACACAAGAGCCCAGCACCACGCTTTGGGAACTTTACAAACAACGTGCAGTGCAAATAAGAAATTCATATGACTATGTGGTTTTATTTTACAGCGGGGGCAGTGACAGCCAAAACATGCTCAGCGCCTGGATGGCCAGTGGTTTAAAAATTGATGAAATTGCCACTCAATGGAATGTTGCTGGAACTGGAAGCAGATCAACTTTTTGGAATGGAGAAGTAGATCGAGTGGCTTTGCCCTGGATCCAACAATTAAAAAATCAAGGCTTGGAATTTAATTTTCGCTTGCTGGATATTAGTGCAGATACTCAAAATGTCATTGAGTTTCATGCACATGATTATGCCTATCATGCCAATACCGCTCTAAGTCCCAACAACTACGCCAAAAACATGTGGCGACATCAGATTACCGAATACAGACAAATCATAGAGTCTGGAAAAAAACTGTGTTTTGTATGGGGCAGTGAAAAACCGTTTTTGCTTTGGGATGGTCGACACTACTGTGTGTTCCAAGACATCATTGACAATTGTGTGAATCCCTACACTCAGCGTCAATATCACCAAGGCTGGTACGATGAACTGTTTTATTGGGCTCCTGAACTGCCACAAATTGTGATAAAACAAGTTCATGTATTAAAAAATTTTTGCCAGACTAACTTGGATCCTGCAAACTTTCAGGACACGTTTACAAGACATGGATATAATCCACACATTAAAAAATGGCTACGAGAAGATGTTGTTAAAACTCTACTGTATCCTTACTGGGATACTTCGACTTATGTGGATGGCAAACCTCCCTCGATGGTGTTAAGTTGGAGAGACAATTGGTTGTTTGTCAGCACACAGGGACAGCAATATCGTGACTATTTACAAAGTCTTAAACAACAATTAGATTTGACCTGGTTGAATGATGTTGATCACATCAGCAAAGGTTTAAAAAATTGTATCTCACCCCATTACTATTTAGAGGAAAAAAAATGAATATACTACGCGGTTTAATTTTATCATTGATCTTGTTTGCCACCGGTGTGCATGCAGATAAAAAGAATATCACAGTGACTCTGCCATTTCCAGCCGGCGGCGCCACAGATCGAGTTTGGCGAGTATTGGATTCCAAGCTCACTGAGCAATTGCAAAGTCACGGTATCAAGCTACAGACAGAATACAGGGTCGGAGCCGGGGGCGGCATAGCCGGCACACATGTGGCCACTGCACCGGTTGGTGAAACACGTTTGCTGTTCACAAGTGCTAGTCTAATGATAGCACCCAGCTCAAATGACAATATAAATTATCGACCCAACGATTTTACAATGTTGGGATATTTTGGAAGTTTGCCAATGATGGTAGTAGTTCCAGCTGCTGGGCCAAAAAACATCAAGGAATTACAACAACTGTGTCGGACTAGGCCTATAATGTATGGGTCAGCTGGTGTTGGATCAACTGTGCATTTGGTTTCAGAAGAATTTTTAAAGTCTATCAACTGTTCTGCCACCCATGTGCCTTATAAAGGTGCCCCTGCAGCCATGCCTGATCTTGTGTCAGCACGCCTGGATTTTGTAGTTGACTGGATTTCCAGCCCGACCATGAGCTTGGTCGAACAGAATCGACTCAATGTTGTTTTGATATTAGGACAAAACAGACTTAAACAATTTCCTCAGGTGCCAACTGCTGGGCAGGCAGGTTTAAAATTAGAGGCTCTAAATAATTGGCAGGTATTTGTAGCAAACAGCACAGCTGATACCAAGGAAATTGAAATCATACGTCGAGCCGTGCAACGAGTCATGCGCGATCCAGACAATCTAAAACTATTTACAGATCTAGGACTGGAAGGTGCAGGTAATACAGTTGATGAAAATTTTTTGTTTGACAACTATCAATATTATCAAAAAATCATTAAAAAATACAACTTAAAGTAATCGAATACTTGGTATGCAACTTGTTTTGTTTATGTCGCAATCATTGTCAATGATTGCACTAATCAACGCATTTGATTAGATTGGTATAAATACTTGATAAAATTGCTGACTTTCGTCAGCCGATGACACGTTCATACAAATCAAGGAGATAAAAATGACCGATAAACTTAAACTTCGTTGGGTTTTAGCACACGTACCTTACGATCTATTCCTGCGCAGTGCAGCAGCCTTTGCTAAAAAAGCTCACGAAATCAGTAATGGTCAAATTGAAATTGAGATCATGGGTCTTGAACAATACGAACAACGATACAACAACAATCAACCCGTCAACAAATATGAAGTGTTGAATCTGGTTGATCAGGGTGTTATTGAAATGAGTCAGATGTACAATGCACAACTGGGTGCGATCAATCATGATCTACGTGCTTTGGACATGCCTTATCTGTTTGAAAATCACGAACATGCACGCCGTGTGCTTGACGGAGATATCGGACTCGACATGCTACAAGGTCTTTCCAAAAACAGCAACGTTAGAGGATTGGCATTTACATATTCAGGTGGATTCCGCATGATGGTGGCCAATGAGCCCTTGGAATCAGTGAATGACATTTCTGGACAACGAGTTCGCGTGGGACTCACACCAGTGGCTTCTGACACTTTCCGTTTGCTGGGTGCAGATCCAGTGGCCATGGGTGTGCATGCTGTAGCTGATGCCTTGAGAGACAATCAAGTGGATATTGGTGAAAATACCTGGGCTAGATTTTTCCGATCTGGTGTGTCGCACTATGCCACCCACGTGGCCAACACACGTCACAGCCTGTTCCTGACTGCAATTATAATTAACAAAAACGTCTGGAATGGATTCACTGCCGAAACACAGGCCATGCTACAAGCAGCAGCATTACAAGCAGCCGAAGAAGAGCGCCAAGAAAGTTTAGCAGACAATGACGCAGTCATGGCCAAATGCCAAGAAGTCGGCATCAAGGTCTGGGACTGGAGTGATGAGCAATGTGCAGAAATGAAAGCAATCACAGCACCTGTGTATGAAAAATACAAGGATCAGTTTTCAACCAACCTTATTGACAAAATCAAACAGTCATAACACACTCGAGCGCAATGCGCTCGAGATCAAAAAAGGTTTTTGATCTTATCTGGAAGTTGTACAAAACTGATCTGTAGATTGATTCTTGGACTGACAAGATTTTCGGTGCTGTGCAACACCTGCCCGTTCAACAGATACCAGGTATTTGCCGGAACTCGGATCGAATCTATCAAAGTTAGATCCGAGTATCGACCTCGGGCCAGTCCATCCTCTCTCACAACAGGGTGATTTTTTTCCTGCCAAAAACAAACTTCTGCATCTGGGCCCCCGTTGGTGATAGGAAATATCAACACATAATTCCTAACCTTGTCGGTATGTGCACCGGTGCTGGAAATATCAGGAGCACCATCGCAGTACATGACAGTTGTGAATAACATGTCATTGCATATGTGTTGGCGCATCCAGGATTCACAGTCACGGGGTGGCACACGACACATGTTGCGTCGGGCTGGTCCGTTGCATCCACGCCAGTCTTCCAAAATTCTTATTCCTGTGTATCCCATGTTGTGTTCTTGTGGAATGTTGCTTGTATCGATTTGATCCAACAAGGTTTTTGGAGGTACAGGAAGACCAGGTAAAAGTTTGTAATTCCATGTCATGCAATTACTTATGGCGGGTCACCGGTCACTAAATATCACACATTTTACAAAATCTTTGATGTCTTTTTTCAAATCCACTTATCCCATCATGTGCGCTGTAATGAACGGTGCAAGTGATATATCACTGGCCAAAGCAGTTGCACGGGCTGGAGCCACTCCCAGTTTGATGTTGTGGATACGTGATGCTCATGGTAACAAAAACTACCAATTGCTAGACCGAACCCTGGATGAATTTAAGACAGCCACCGGACACTGTGACTTGGTACTGGGTTTAATTTTTGATGATTTGTTAGATTACAACATGGTCAAATTGGTCAATGATTATCAAGTGGGGTATGTGGAATTTTTGTCAGACCTGGTGGCACCAGAAGAGATCATGAAAGATCCCAAGGCTACCATACTGATGAAAAAAGCAAAAAAAACAACCAAAATACTGTGCAGAGTGTCGGATCACAATCAAATGTGCTGGTTTGCCGATGCATATTGTGCCAAAGGTTCAGATGGGGCAGGGTTTGGCGGCAAACTCACAGTTGAACAGATGTTTGTCAAACAAAAAAATTTTACTCCAGACATACCTGTAATTCCATATGGTGGTATAGGTCTGGCAGAACACGTCAAACATTACACTGACCTAGGCGCACCAGGCGTGGCTGTTGGTACCTTGTTGGCGGCCAGTCAAGAAAGTTGTGTGAGTGCCCAAATCAAAGAGGCCATGATCAAAGCCACCAGTGAAGATCTCTATAGATTCCCTGACACCGGACAACGAGCTCTGATTCTGGGCTCTTTGTCTGAAATCAACAAGGACACTCGACACTGGAACAAATTAGACAGCCTAAAAGCTGGCATCCACGGTGATGGAACCCAAGGCTTGATTTATGCTGGTCAAAGCATTGACTATGTTACAAAAATACGTACCGTGGAAGATATAGTTAAAGATTTAGCGAAACTTGTATAAAACCAAGTCAACAAGACCAATGGTCGGTGGCAATCAAATCACTGGCACTGAATATTTTTCCGTTTATTGTGGTAATTTTGCTGGGTGGCATGGTCTGACCATGTAATTTTCCTACAGTGTACATCGGAGATTGATATCTAAGATATTGCCCAATGTCTCCATTACGGGCCTTGACAAAAAACTTGGGATTTATCAGGGCCTGATGTGCATTTATGGCATGTTGCCAAGGCTTCAAATATTCCTGTGCATGTGGGTCAGAATGAAACCAATGGAACCATTCGGGACTATGGTGTGTGTTGGTTTGTTTATGAACCTGGAATGTTTTATGATCGTAACTGGGATACAACACAGCTTTTTTCAAGCGACGGGTTGTTTCGGAACTTTCTTTTCTGATTTGGTTGACAGTATTTTTATGTGTCTCCCAACAGGCAAATGCTTTTCTGAAATGTGGATATTGATTGAGAAACAACAACAATGCCTGGGCTTGTTCACGAACTATCTCTGGCATGTCCGGAGTCCAATAAAAAAATTCTATGTTACGAGCCCATCCATCTGGCATGACATCACTTTTGCTGCCAGCATTGGCGGCCATGTCATCAAAATACACACACAGCCAATCGTCGATGATTTTTACAAAAGGAGTATCAACTGCCAAAATTCCAGCCACACTGCCGTGTTGATCTGTGCGTTGCCTTAACACTTGATCTAGAGCACGCCAACGTTGAATTACACTGTAGCTGTGTTTTTCTGCAATGAGTATGGTATCGTCGTGGCATTCGTTTTCTTCCAACTCAGACAAAACGTCACAGATAGTGACCTTGACTCTTGGATAGTTTTGTTGCAACCAGCGTAGCTTGGGCTCAATGGCAAAATCCCATTCACTGGACATGTTTTGTGGCCGGGTGTCTTTGCTGGGATTATAACGACCTTTGAGACGACTGTGAGGCCATAGAATCACCACTTCATCCAGATGTATATTGTTCAATAAAAAGCTGTGCAGTACGGTCGTGCTGTCGCCGCCGCCGGACCAGGCCAGACAAAGCCATTTGTATTTTTGCCGCAGTTGCCAGGCGCGGTCTCGATAAAGATCATTCAGAGTCCGACCATTGGTCTGCATCCAATTGATTTTGTCATAGGTTGATCTGTTGAAATTCCAACTGATGTCCTGGCCGGTTCTGGTGGCTTCTTGCATGGCATACACTTTATGATTGAACGCTCGTTGGCCCACTTGGTAGTATCCATTCTTGGCAAAAAAAGATAAGCTAGCTGCGGTATCTGCCACCACTGGCAAAGAAAATGATTCAGTCATACTGCATTTATTTACAGGCATCTGCATTTGTCTAAAAATAAACAGTGGTCATGACTCAAACTAAATATAGGTCTATCAGTTGGAAATCATATGAACATTATACGTGCAATATTGACAACTTTCCTTTGTTGGACTACTGTGGCCACGGCACAACCCAAATTAGAAATAGTTGTGCCTAATCCTCCTGGAGGAACCACGGATCAAGTGGCACGGCACATACAGTCTATTTTGTCTAGTCACACTGACAGATCTGTCATAGTTGTCAATAAACCCGGTGCTTTTGGTAAAATAGCCATGGACTATGTGACCAGCAACTCGACCAAAAAAGACATGATACTGATAATCAGCACAGGAACTTTTGTACAGTCTGTGATAGACAGTAACAATGACTTGAAGAATTTTTATGTGGTAGCTCCTGTGATGACAACTCAAAGTGTGTTGGTGACTACCACAACATCTAATATCCGCAACTGGAAAGAATTCTTGGCGCGAGCACGCAATGAACCTCTCAGTTGTGGTGTCAGCAACGGTGCTTCTAATCTGGCCGCTCAATACCTAATAAAAAAATTAAACTTGCCCAATGTAGAAATTATTCCATTCAGTGGCAGCACAGGGGTCAATACATCTTTGCTTGGTAACCATATACAATGCGCCTTTGATACTTTGACTACCCTGCAACCGCTGATTCAAGATGGAAAACTCTCCATATTGGCCACCATGGCCAACAAACCTCCCAAGCAATATCCCAATTTGCTATCAATCGAACAGAATGTCCCTGGGTTTGATTTCCAAAACTGGTACGCCGTGGCTGTACATGATAAATCGTCAACAGAATTCATGAACTGGTATAGATTGGTCATGCCACAACTGCTCCAAGGAATTTCTAGTTTTGATGGAGTTTATGCAACACGCCCTCGGGCAGATTGGATCTCTGATCAAACTCAATTTGTTAACACCATGCTACAATACAACAAAAAATAGCTGTTGCTTTTACGCCACATATTAGGTTGACCAGCAATGCCTGTTTTGTTACAATATACTTTATTGAACATAATTCAATAAATTATTTTAACTTAAAAACAAGGACACAGCCATGTCAGATACAAGAACCGTAACATCGGTGCAGGCTCGCAAAAGTCTTCTCCGAGCATTCAGCAAAAAACGCCCACTCTTTTTGTGGGGGCCTCCTGGCATCGGTAAAAGTGAATTGGTAGCAGACATTGCCCAAGAACTTGGTGGTTACATGATCGACCTCCGACTTGGTCAGATGGAGCCCACTGATATCCGTGGTATTCCGTTTTACAACAAAGATTCTGGCAAAATGGACTGGGCTGAACCGGTAGATCTTCCTACCAAAGAATTTGCCAGCCAGTATCCCATCGTGGTGCTATTCTTGGACGAGATGAATAGTGCCGCACCAAGTGTGCAAGCCGCGGCCTATCAGTTGATTCTTAATCGTCGCTGTGGCAAATACTTCTTGCCTGACAATGTGGTCATGGTGGCTGCAGGTAATCGTGAAAGCGACAAAGGTGTGACCTATCGTATGCCCACGCCCTTGGCCAATCGTTTCATACACCAAGAAATGCGTGTGGACTTTGCGAGTTATCAAGAGTGGGCAGTCAACAACAACATCCACAAAGACGTGGTTGGTTATTTGAGTTTTGCCAAGCAGGACTTGTATGACTTTGATCCCAAATCAGCCAGCCGTGCCTTTGCAACACCAAGGTCATGGACATTCGTAAGTGAATTGCTTGAAGATGAAGATGGCGATGATGACACTATCATGAACTTGATTGCAGGTACTGTGGGCGAAGGTCTTGCTGTGAAGTTCATGGCACACCGCAAGGTTGCTGGACGCATGCCCAAGCCCGAAGATATCTTGAGTGGCAAAGAGAAAGATCTCAATGTCAAAGAAGTAAGTGCCATGTACAGCCTGGTCATCAGTATGTGCTACGAACTCAAAGGTGCTATTGAACGCAAGGTGCCGGACAAACAGTTCCATGAAATGGCCGACCACTTCTTCAAGTACATGATGCAGAACTTTGAGACCGAGCTTGTGGTCATGGGTGCCCGTATTGCACTTACCACCTACAACTTACCGTTCCAGCCTACCAAGCTCAAGAATTTTGATGAGTTCCACAACCGCTTCGGCAAGTATATTTTGCAAGCTTCGGCCTAGAGATAGGCCCGGAAGGCTGTGGTTCAACAAGGCTGTGTCCTACAGCCTTCCATCTTTGATTGACTGCATATGAACTATACTGTTACCCGACTGGATCGTAGATACGCTTACTGGGAGGAATTCAACTACATGATTGAGTTCCATAAAAATCGTGAGTGGGGCATGGGCACAGGTGTGCTAGACTTTGACCGTGCCAGAAAGTGGTTCAATGAGACCTACGGTTGGAGCCAGGAAGTAGACACCCGTAGAGAAATGGTTGCCAGCAAGGTGCGCTTGAACATAGACATACACGATTTCAGTTATCTCAACACCGACTGGGCTTGGAGTTGTAGATATCAAGAATACAGGATCTATGTGAGCGATTCGGCCTTGACCATGTTTGAATTAAAGTGGAGACAGCATGCGCCTGCCTGATCCAGACTGGCCTTACATCTGCTACACCAGCCACCCTTGGCCCGAAGTGCAGGATTGGTGTGAGGCCAACGTTGGTGTGTTTGATCAGGATTGGTACAAGCTGGGCGAAGATATTATGGCCAGCATGATGACAGATTACAAAAGCACCTACATGTTCCGTGACGAGCATCATGCTGTGCTGTTCCAGTTAAGGTGGACATGATCAGAGTATTGGTCAAAAACGCCCAACAAGCCATGGATCTCAAACAGCGGGTGCTGGATGCTGGCTTGATTTTGCATGAAGATTTTACCTGGGAATATAGACCTGACCCTTATGACGGCTACGACGACAGCTCACATGCACACCCTGAAGTCAGATTCATATTCCGCGATCCTGCACAGGAAACTTTTTTTAGGATGCGATTTGAATGATCCAGTTAGATCTATGGCCTCCGCCGCCATGGACCGAGGTTGTGGTCACTTGGGAGACCATGTTGCACAATGCTGATCGGGTACCCAATAACATTACTGAGTGGTGTTATAGACATCCTGGGCACGGACGTTGGCACCTGCATGGGTTCCAGAGTACCGAAGGATTTGCTTTTAGATTTGAAGATGCTCGCGATGCTACCATATTTAGATTGTTCTGGGTTCGATGAACTACTATTACGAACTTGACGAACGCACAAAAAAAGCCAACTTAGAACAGTGGCACTTGTGGTGCATGCCCAACTGCTCGCCGGCTGAAGGTGGACGTATGTGTTTTAAAACACACGATGACTTTGTTGCCAACAGCCGTAGAGTCTGGTTGGAAAATGCCAATGGAGTTTACTTGGTCAAGCCGGTCTGGGGTATATACCGAGGGCAAGTAGATGATCGTGAGTTTACCATGATCAAACTGCGTGCCCGGACCATAAAGTGGTGGGAAGATGAGTAAAGACGAATACTATGCCAACACAGCCGCAAGATTGGACACTATCATAGGTGGAGACACCAGCCATTATCAAAGGTTGATCCGAGTCAAAGCCGAATACGATGAGTTGGCTAGAGAGGTGCCAGTGGGTCAGGGATTCCTGACCTTTTATGACTATGTGAAAGAATACTACGGAGTCAAACTCATGTTCGAAGGCGATGATTTGAAACTGGCCTACACTGTGATAGACGACAAAAAGTACACTGTGTTTCTACTAAAGTTCAATAAATGATCAACTGGGCCTACATTGTTGCCAGATTGGTTGGTGCTATTGGTTCATGGATAGAAGCCAGCAATCTAAGAAACCGTTGTTTCAAAATGGCCGAGGAAGCTGAAATCATGATGACAGCCTTGGAAGACATAGAACGCATGAGCAAGGAAGATCGAATAAAACAGTATGCTCGCAGAGCCATTGACACTGTGCGAGGCTTGCCATGAAGGTCACCGTCAAACCTGGCTTGATCATATTCCACAATCCCAAGGATTGGGAACCCATACAGTATCAACTAGGCCGTGATCACGGAACCCGTGTGTTGATCAGTTATGTGTGCCGACGAGAGCTAGGATTTACCGTTCGCAGACACAAGGCTTGGGTGCCTTGGAGCGAAAAATACAGCAATGACGAAAATGTTTTTCTTGCTAGTATTGATCGGAATTTGTCTAATCGTTATACTCATCAGGTAGAAATACACTTAGATTTCTATGATCACGCTCAACAGACCTGGTTTGTGTTAAAATATCTCAACGCTCAATAATATTTTAAAATTAAAAAACTTATGACTTTCAAACATCGTATTGTTAATAGCAAAATCTTGGTTGAATATCCGCATGGTGCGGGAGGTGCATTTTTATCGCGTGTGTTGGCATGTTGCACCACAAATTTACCATGGAAACCTGGCCCGATAAATTTCCATAATTTGACTTATAAAGTCAACAATGCTCATTGGTATGATGATCGGGCCAACAATATTATCAGTATCAACGATAGCCGGGCAAAATATAATTTTTGGATCTATTATTTTAGAAAACGTGTGGTTCATGAACTCATACATTATAGATATCAGCAACAGAGATGGATCAAATGTCCATATGCAGATGTAACTGCCAGAGAAGACGGATTGTGGTTATTGAATCAGTGTAGATTTATCATGCAATATCAAACTAACCAACCTTGGAAAATTAGTTGGATAGAAATGTTGGAAAATCCCGCCAACAGTTGGAAAACCATTCAAAATTTTTTAGAATCAAACAATCAACCCAACCATTGGAACATTGATCAATGGAACTCAGCGGTCGATGATTATCGAAAAACATTAAGCAAAGTAGTAATAAATCAACATCATGCGAGATGGCAAATCTGGGCCGCTGCTGTTTTGCAGGAACAAGGAATGATTCCCGATTTTGATTTGGTTGATAATTTTAGAAAGGTTGAATTTGTAAATTGGATCGACGGGCACAGTAACAAACTAGTTGAGTACACAAAACAAAGCCTATGGACACCAGGTTGACCAATAAATCCGTTTTTGCTATAATATTATATACAGTGAAAAAATAGGAGCAGTATGAGCACAGCCAGCACCACACAAAACAAAAAAGAAGCCGACAAGTTCAAAGATCTGATTGGACCCATGGATCCCAAACTGGATCGTGAAGTGCGTGAAAAACTGATCACAGCCAGGGTGGGCTTGCTACTCCGTGCCAGCTTTTTTGGTAACTTGGCCACCCGTTTAAAGTTGGTCAATGCTGACGAATGGTGTGGTACCGCGGCCACAGACGGGCGTCATTTCTATTACAATAGTCGTTTCATCGACATGCTCAAGCCCAAAGAAATTGAATTCTTGTTTGGACATGAGGTCTTGCATTGTGTGTATGATCACTTTGGTCGACGTGGTGACCGTGATCCCATGCTGTTCAACGTGGCCAATGACTATGCTGTCAACGGCGACTTGAAAAAACATCGTGTGGGCGAGTTCATCACTTCAGTACCTTGCTTGTATGATTCAAAATATGAAGGCAAGAGTTCAGAAGAAATCTATGATGACCTGTATGAAAACGCTGAAAAGATCAACGTGTCAGATCTCATTGACAAGCTCTTGGATGATCATTTAGATGGCGAAGGTGATTCAGACAGTGATGAAGATGGTGACGAAAAAGATGGCCGGGGTAAGAAGCCCAAACTTAGTGCAGAAGAGCGTCAAAAGATAAAGGACGAGATCAAAGAAGCTGTGCTATCAGCGGCTGCGGCGTCGGATGGTGCTGGCAACTTGCCTGCAGGTGTAAAACGTCTTATACAGGACATGACTGCACCCAAGATGAACTGGCGTGAATTGCTTCGCATGCAGTTGGAATCCACAATTAAATCTGACTTTACTTGGATGCGAGCCAGTCGACGTGGTTGGCACATGGATGCTGTCATGCCCGGTATGAAGAACGACGAGCTGATCGATATTGCCATTGGCATCGATGCATCGGGTAGTATTGACGAGCGCATGCTCAAGGATTTTTTGAGTGAAACCCAGGGCATCATGGACCAGTTCCAGAGCTACAAGATCCATATCTTTACCTTTGATACTCGAGTGTATAATCCAGCACAATACAACAGTGATAACCTGGACAGCATCTGCGATTATGAAGTCAAAGGTGGCGGCGGTACAGACTTTGACGCTATCTATAACTATTTGAAAGAAGAACAGATCGAGCCCAAGCGCCTGGTCGTGTTCACAGACGGTTACCCATTTGGATCCTGGGGTGACGAAAACTATGCTGACACAGTGTGGATCATACACGGTAATACTACTGTGGTTCCGCCCTGGGGTCAGCATGCTTACTATGAAAAGGAAAAAGCACATGCTTGAACGTTTTAGACATTGGTATTTGACCAACGCAGTAGAAATCACTTGGTTTATCATTGGTGCCATGATCATGAGTGGCTTGATCTACTTTGGCCAAGAGCAGTACGTAAATGCGGTACTTTGTTGGTTCATAGCCGCGGCCAACTTCTGGTTCCGCAACAAATAAGCCAGTCAGTTTAGCCAAAACACCCCACTTTGGGGTGTTTTTTTACGGCAAGAATAAATCAGGCCTTGATGCCCGTCGTAAATATCAGCATGGACAATACACAAATTACAATCGCAGATCTTGACACCATAAAAAATATCATTGATCTGGCCTGCACACGAGGTGCATTTCGTGGTGCAGAAATCAGTCAAGTGGGTGCTGTATACGACAAGCTCTCATTATTTTTAGAAGCAGTAATAGCTCAAGCAAAAGAGCAAGAAACCAGCAACAACGCTGTCAGCCAACCTCAAGGAGAATAATATGGCATTTATGAAACACGTAGGCAAACATGGAGACCGCAGGGTATGCATCCTGTTCCGACAGGTTCCTGGTGAGGATCACATGGCCTTGATCATTTATCCAGAAACTCTACAAGCACACTGGCAACAGGCCATTCAGGCTGTGGTAGAAAGTGATATAGCACAGCAGGCTGAAGAATTAGCCGATGCCCTGCACCGTAATTTCTTGCCAGATGGTCGACCAATACTCGAAACCCTGCATCAAGAACGCATGATCAAGAAAGTTCGTACCAGTGACATCATTGTTACTCCCACAGCCCAAAGTAAAATTCGTCTGGATGAACTCAACAAGATGCTTAACGAAATGAAACTGGGTGAAGCAGCCATCAAGAAAATGGCCGACAACGATGCCAGTCGCGGCATGGTAGCACCCGAAGTCAAACGCAAAGCCGAAGCCGAATACAAAGCCAGCCAGGCACAATCACAGGCCGTGCCCAAGTTTCAAGCCTCACAGGATGGTGCACTCAGTGATAGAGACATTGCTGCCAACATGGTGTTTCAGGCCAAAAAAATGGAGATCGAAGCCAAGTCCATGATTGCTGAAGCCGCACGCATGAAAAAAGATGCACAGCGCATGGATCCCAATGTGGTGGCCAAAGAAGCACCAGCCCCTGCTGCAAAAGCTGATACCAGCAAGCGCGGCCGTCCCTCTAAGACCAAGGCGGCGGCGGATGCAACACAATGATGATTTTTTAACACATTGGGAACGAATAGTAGCCGAAGTAAACAAAACCGACGTTCCCCTTGAATGCATTAAAAAAGTTGTTGTAAAACTAGCAGGCAACCGCCAAAAAACCATAAATGTTCATACCTTGTTAAAGCAAGGTCTAGATCTGTCTGAAGTAGAAAGCATGTTGACAAGATTTTTCAATGAAAACGATCATGAAATCCGTGATGTAGACTTTGTGGTGGATGTCACAGCAGTGGCTGATCTTGTCCAGCCCGAAACCGACAAGTTGTTGGGCAAGCTCTAAATCTGTTGCAATAATTCAACGACTATGTTATAATAGTGTTATGATATTCAATCATATTCGTAAACTCAAAGAAGACGGCAAGAAGATTGGCATCACATTTTCAACATTTGATATGTTGCATGCCGGTCACATTGCCATGTTGGCCGAGGCCAAGAATCATTGCGATTATCTAATTGCCGGCTTACAAACAGATCCCACAATTGATCGTCCAAACACCAAAAACAAACCTGTACAAAGTATTGTAGAGCGTCAAATACAATTGGCAGCCTGTCGATATGTTGACGAGGTAGTAGTGTATCAAACAGAACAGGATCTAGTGGACCTATTGCTAATACTTCCATTGGATGTTCGTGTGCTTGGTGTTGAATATCAAGACAAAGAATACACTGGTAAAAAGGAAGGCGCAGTTCGAGGCATTGTTCCAATTTTTAACGGTCGAGATCATTCATTCTCTAGTTCAGGTCTACGGCAACGTGTGGTGTCGGCCGAAGCCCACAAGAAGAAGTAAGTGCAACGAATAAACTTCCATTCCTTTGGCATGGGCGATGTGGAGGATCCAGAATTGTATGCGGCATTGCCCTTGGGCGAGTTCATGGAAACTGAAAAAGGTCAATGGATCCGAGCGAACTGTGCGGATCCACAATACATTATCCGTCCTGACCCAAACACATATGGTACCCGTGTGATTGTGTATGGTGAGGTAGAGGACAGATCAGCAACGGAGTATTATTTACGATGGAACAAAATAGAACAATCCTGGTAACAGGTGGCCTGGGTCTTATTGGGCACAATGTAGTAGCACAATTAGAACAACAAGGTCATCACGTGATCATTACCGATACCAAAACCAACTATGGAATTATTCCGCCGGCGGAGTTAGATTATCTCCTAACCGAACGCCGTAAAAAAATAATCACAGATAGAATTTACAGCATAGACATTGCCGATCATGAAGGAATCAATTGGTTGATACGCACTCATCGCCCAGATACCGTAGTACATTTGGCCAGCTTTCCTCGACAAAAAGTTGTCAACGCAGACCCTCAATGGGGTAGTCGTACCATGAGCGAAGGACTGCTAAATTTATTAGAAGCTTCCAAAGCACACAATGTCTGCAAATTTGTTTACATCAGCAGTAGCATGGTCTACGGGGATTTTGCAGATGACGTCACAGAAGATGCCCAATGCCGACCACAGGGGCAGTATGGTATTATGAAACTGGCCGGCGAATGGCTTGTGCGAGATTACACACGTCGTACCAACATGTCACACATCATAATAAGGCCCAGTGCGGTGTATGGTCCATTGGATGTAGAGGATCGTGTGATTTCAAAATTCTTATTGACCGCCATGCGTGGTGGCGTTGTCAAGGTCAACGGCGCAACAGAAACCCTGGATTTTACCTATGTAGATGATGCTGCCAAAGGTATAGTTGCCGCTACATTACTTGATGTTGTCAACAAAACATACAACATCACAAAAAGTCATTCACGTAGCTTGCTTGAAGCTGCCAAGTTGGCCGTCAAAATTGTTGGCAAAGGTATCATACAGATTCAAGACAAGGACGAAGATTTTCCTAGTCGTGGTGCATTAAATATACAAGCGGCGCAACAAGATCTTGGGTTTGATCCCCAAGTGGATGTAGAAGAAGGGTTTCAAAACTACTATGAATGGCTTAAACATTCCGTTTACTGGTCTCAAAAAACAGTATAACAATCTAAGAACTGAAATCCTAGATGTAACCGATGCTGTGCTTAGGTCAGGCGATCTCATGAACGGCAACTATACCTTAGAGTTTGAAAACTGGTTGGCCAAAAAAAATCATGTAAAGTATGCTGTGACAGTGCATTCTGGCACACATGCCCTGGAAGCTATCGCTGAATACTATGCCACACAGACCTATATGCCTAGACCACCGCGTGTGTTAGTGCCGGCCATGACTTATGTGGCCACAGCCAATGCTTTCCTAAGAGCAGGATGGACCATGACCATAATAGACACCGACTATCATGGACTCATGGATCATAAAAAGATCGACAATACAGAAAGTTATCAAGCCATAGTAGCCGTTGGCCTGTACGGAGCCGCAGTACCCCGACACGAATACTTGAACAATCGCAGCGTGGTCATAGAAGACGGTGCCCAACACTGGCTGGCCAGCGACAGTCATCGAATAGGCAACAGTTGTGCCATCAGTTTTGATCCCATGAAGAATTTAAACAGTTATGGCAATGGTGGTGCTGTGGTCACCGATGACATAGACTTGCTGGAGTTTGTGCGTGAATGGCGCAATAATTCTAAACCACATCATCAAACAACCGGTACCAACAGCCGCATGAGTGAGATAGATTGTGCGCAGATGATGGTCAAAACAAGGCACATAGATGCCTGGCAACTGCGTCGTGGAGAAATAGTCAAGTATTGGATGGATCGCTTGCGAGGTACCGCAGCTCGCACTCTCATAGACAACAACAACTACGGCACGCATGCCTATCACAAGTTTGTGATTGAGGTGTCCAACCGCGACACAGTGCAAAGGAATCTTGATCTGCGAAAGATAGAAACTCGCATACACTACCGCGAGCCTTTGCATGAATTGCCGGCCTATGCAGAGTTTCCAGGACCTGACATGCTGAGTGCGGCCAGCAGTCTTGCACGCAGGGCACTAAGCCTGCCTCTTTATCCAGAACTTACAGATCTGGAAGTGGACTACATTATTGATTCGTTAACAGATTGCGTTTGATCAGGGCATAAGTGGCCAACCAGTCCCAGTCGTAGCTTTTGCGTAGTTGTTCCAAGTCTCCGTTGACTTCTTTGTAGTATTCTACTGCGTCCTCGGCGCCCCATTGGCTCCATTCTGAGTTTATTACAGTCTCGGGCACGGGTCCAAGCCAGCGATCCAATCTATATTTGCTTTCCACATCAGTTTGGCCACACAGCTTCACACACTCGCGAAATGCTGTGCGCCAGGCCATCCAGCGAGTTGAAGCATATTCAGCTGTGCCAGAAAGTATAGGAACAACTTCATGAGCACTATCCAAGGTAAAATCCAATCCTCGACCTAAATTGTTTAACACCAGTTTTTTATTGTATGCTATCATGGCTTGGTGTCCATAGGTCAATCCATTTACAGGATTATGTGCATGGAAGATATAGTGTTTGGGTTCTTGTAATCTATCTGGTTGCCATGACCAATCAAACTCTGGGTTGACTTGTAGCTTGGCAAACACAGCAAAGAACCAAGGTGTAGTACTGAGTTCTGCTGCAGCATGATATGCAGCCACACGTCCTGTGACTCCTCGACTGACAGTCACACGATTATCTCGGCTGGCCGTTGCCAAAGACAATGCACGCAAGTTTTCCAAGGCATTGGGTTCACCATTTTCTATAAACACTATATCAATTGGCTGTTCATCGTGCAGGTGTCTCTGTGTGCGATCTATATAGGAATAATCATAGAGTTGTGTTTTGATATAAGGCACCGCTGTCTTGGGAACAATAACTTGGCTTGCTCCTGCACTAAGCGGCACAACGGTCTTGGTTTTTTCTCGCCACAATGGCACTGTAGGAACCTGTGAGACTGGTTCAGTGGCAAACACTGCCAAGGGCCCGGCCCAAGAAATAGTTTTGACAGCTTCAACATGTGTATCATGATTGTGTAGTATCACTGGCAAAGGCCGGCGTGGAACTGATGTGCCAACAAAATTCAGGTCATACCAATCCAACAGTTCAAACTGACCTATGCGTTGGCGGAAGCTGGGCACATGCATGTAGAACGTGTCGCCGAACTTTTCACCATCGCTGGCGAACACATGGAGCATGGTGCTTTGCCAAAATTCTGGATGCCAGCTAAAATCAAATCCACGGTAATCACACACACTACTAACAATCCAAACATATTCATGTTCAACTGTGTTAGCTATACGAGTTAATACATCTTTATAATTATCAAAATACCTAACAGTCTTGATAGCATTGGCAACTTGTCCAGCATTGCCATCCATGTGATCTATTTCTATGATGGGCGTGACTCCTTGTTTGGCACTGCCTCGTATCTGATCCACAAACTTGAGATCCGGACCTCCGTTGAAGTATTGTGGACCACCGGTGCGTTGATGTTGTGTACCAAATTGATAAGTGTAGGGCGGATCTGTGGGATCAGGATGCCATGACCAATCAAAACTTTCCACGTCAAATCCTGCAGGTATGGTCCAGCTGGGTAAATCGTAATAGCGAGTTAGTTGTTTTTCAGTTCTATAGTGTGTTTCTGTGTAGTCACGTTTAGGCACTAGATATGTACCTGAGTCTTTTTGCCATTGACTGGCCCAGGCATGACGTTGATGTGCTTGCCAGGGCACTGGTTCCCAAAGAAAATCAAAGCCAGTGTAGTCAGTTAAATAGTTGACCCACCAAAAATATCTAGTCCTACAGAGTTGTTGTGCATGTTCAAGGTTGTCAGCCTGCTGTTCATGTGCAAACAAGTTGGGTCGAATTCCAGAATAAAATACGTCAAACATGATTAGAATAGATGAGATTTACAACCATACATTTTGGCCTTGGCTTGAAAAAAATAGGCCAGGAACCAGAATGTTTTTTTGTGATCCACCGGGCCATACCGATCCTGAACATTTATTTAATCTAGGCCATGATGATGTCATAGAAACTGACTATGTGTTTTTTCACGATCAAGAACCGGTGGACGTTGATTTATATAGCCAGTTGTTTGATGACGTATTACGTAGAAACTCAGACGTATGGTGGCCAAACAAACCCATACCATTTGGGCACGTAATAGTGAGCGAGCGCGGTGATAGTGTAAAAAAACTATGTGACACATATGAATGGACCAGTCATTATTATTTTTACCATGGGTGGGCATGCTTAGATTGGTTCCGTGGTTATGATCGAACATTTTTAATTCCTCGCGCTCAATATAGAAATCCCATTCAAACGTTTATGAGTCCAAATCGCATTGTGGCCGGTAAAAGAGATCATCGTGTGTTGTTTCTTTACCATGTGTTCAAGCAAGGGCTGGCACATAATCATATCAGCGCACCCAGAATATGTCAATATGAAAATGTAGATATAACAAGTATAGCACAAAAGTACGACAATGTATACCAGGACATTGCCACAGTTTTTGATCAAGCACAATTGCCCAGACTATTTGCCGGAGAAGAAACACAACAAATGACCAGTTGCTGGTTGGGAAACTTCGCCGAAGCACAGGACAGCCTGGTGTACGTGCCTACGGAAACAGTGTATTTTGGTCGTAGAACACACCTCACTGAAAAAACATTCAAGGCCATTGCCCTGGAGATGCCGTTTGTGTTGGTGGCACCTGCTGGCAGTCTTGAATACATGCGTGAATACGGATTCCAAACCTTTGCTGGTATCTTGGACGAAAGCTATGACGAAGAAACCGATGACCTTCGACGGGTAGAACGGGTAGTAAAACTTTTGAAAGATCTGGACGATCTCAGTGTACGTGAGCGACAACAGATACATCAAGCCTGCTTGCCCCGAGTAGAACACAACTACAATCATTTTTATCGCAGTGGATTTAGCGACATACTGTGGAGTGAATTGATCAACATGTTAAATGGCCTACCAGTTTAATTTTGCTGCTGATACCGTGTCGAGAAGCAAGGCTTATCCGGCCTTGGCCAAATGGTCCGCGCAACCTTATACCGCAGAGTGGCGTCAATTCCGTTATCACTGGCCTTACACTGTGCCCTGCGAACTGCACGAACATTGTGCCACCCATGATTTTTCTCATCACATTCACACTGTAGAGAATTGCTCTGGTGCAAAAAATTTCTATACCGTTGGCTTGGGATTCTTTGATTTCAATATTGATTATTTTTCTTTGATTCCCGATCAAGTGTTTGAACGTGGTATCACTGTGGTCTTTTACTATCACGAAGGAGACAATCCCTATCGCATAAAACATCGCCTGGATCGACTGTGTGCCAGCCATGGGCTAGATCTCAAATGCTATCGTTTTGTATCAGGTAACACCGCTGCCGATCAAATAGAAAACTTTGCCTGGTTTCCAGATCATGAGTTATTATACTGGCATCGCAATCAATCAGTGCCTGCTACACCCATTCACTTTGACCCCAGACCTTATTGGTTTACCATATTGAATCGCACTCACAAATGGTGGCGTGCCACAGTCATGGCTGATTTACAGCGTGCCGGCATGTTAGATGTGAGCCAATGGAGTTACAACACTGACATAACTGTAGGTGACGATGCCGCAGACAATCCCATAGAAGTAGATGTGTTGGGCCTACGTGACGATGTGTCACAATTCCTTAAACGTGGACCTTATGCCTGCGACAACTTCACTGCTGATCAACACAATGATCATCATTTGCACGTGAATCGGTATTACACAGACAGCTACTGCCATGTTGCAATAGAAACACACTTTGATACCGATCAGTCGGGCGGTGCTTTTCTCACAGAAAAAACATTCAAACCCATCAAACATGGCCAACCTTTTGTGATAGTTGGTGCGGCTGGCAGTTTACAGGCCCTGCGAGATCTGGGTTATCGTACATTTGATCATGTGATTGATCCCAGTTATGATTTGGAAACTGACAACACTCGACGTTGGCAAAAAATCTTGACCACAATACAGTACATACAAGCACAAGATCCAGATCAGTGGTTTCAACAATGTGCCAACGACATCCAACACAATCAACGACATTTTTTAAGTTCAAAATACGACAGATTAAATACCTTATATGATAAACTCCTACACCAGCTGGCAACCACTTGAAGAAGTCATAGTGGGTCGTGCCTACAGCCCTGACTACTTTGACTTTATTGACAATGCCCAAGTTCGCTGTCAATTACAGCAGATCCTGGCTGAAACCCAAGAGGACCTTGACAATCTCCAAAGGACCATAGAACAATACGGAGCCCGTGTGCGTAGACCAAATCTACCACCAAAAGATCAGTTTATATGGTTTCAGACTGAAGGTGGAGGTGCTCCGTTGCCTCCGCTGACACCAAGAGATTGGCAAATTAGTCTGGGGCAAAAACTCTTGCGTGTGCTCAACATGCCTGAGCTGGATGACATCTGTAATGACTATTCTGATCAGGTTGTAAACCCACACAAAAAACGTTGGGATCCTGAGTGCTTACTCAATGGTGCCAGTGCAAGTTGTATTGTGCGTGTAGGACGTGATGTGTTTTTTGACAACAGCGATTTTCTACGACCAGAACAAACAGCCTGGATAGTAGAAAATTGTCTAGGACCTGAATACAGAATACACGAAGCTGTCACCGACGGTCATGGTGATGCTGTGTTTGCTATTTTGAAACCTGGTGTGATATTAAGCAGTAAACATGACATGCACCTAAACTTGGCACAAGATTTTCCAGGTTGGGAAGTATTAAAGATCTGGGATAGCAGCATCTGGGCCGCCATGGAAGTGGGCAAGTTCAAATACGAAGAGTCGCCAGGAGCATGGTATGTGCAGGGACAGACGCCCACACCCGAGTTCACGCAATTTGTTGATACCTACCTAAACAAGTGGACTGGCTTTGTGGCCGAAACTGTGTTTGATGTCAACTGCCTGGTGCTGGATGAAGAAAATGTGATATTCAGTGCCTACAACAAACAGGTTTTTGATTTCTGCAAGCAACACAGGATCAATCCCATAATCGCAGAATTGCGTCATAGTTATTTTTGGGATGGTGGTATAAGTTGTTGCACCCAAGATCTACGTCGTCGCGGTGGTCTTGAGACTTATTTGTAAAAATAAAAATAACTGCTGAGTCTGTAGGCGTCTGCTGGCACAGGATTAAACATACCATGCCATTGTAAGGGCTGGCTACCGTCAGGATCAAGATGATTCAACATGATGTAGCCTGAATTGGGCACACTGTCAAATTGATGTTTCAAACTATTTGTGTTTTTAAAATGATAAAACCCAGTTCCGTACTGGTCACTGGGCATTATCCAATATAGTTGCATGGCATTAGGTAAATGCCCGTCGGTGTGCATGCTACAAGTAAATCCAGGTTCGTCCAACCACCAGTGCCCGTGGCAGGATTGAAATTCAGTGCCCAGGCTCTGATTGATTGTTGGCAAACACTTTTCTATGTATCGATTGACTTGTCTGACTCGTGAGTCATCATTTGTAATTTTTCTACGGGGCCAATTTTCTTGAAGATTTTCTTTTTGCCAAGGCAGTTCAGTCCATTGTATTACTAAAATTTCATTCAATTGCTCTTGGGGCAACAGATCACTCACATGCCATAAACGATGATCAATTTGTTCAATCATCAACTGAAAACCTTAACTCCATACTTTTGTTCAAATCTATCAGCGTCAGCACGATCGTTGATCATAGGCTCGCCTCTAATGTTGAGACTGGTATTCAGCAACATGGGACATCCAGTGGCTTCATACCAGGCCTCTAAGAGCGATCTAATGCCTGAGCCGTCAGACGCAACAGTCTGTACTCGGCTAGTGTTATCCACATGACAGATAGCAGGGTATAGGTCAGGACGGCGGCAATTTGCGACTGACTGCATATAAGGACTGCTATGCCAACCGCGGGGCATATGAAAAAGTTCATGCACATGCTCTGCCAGGACAACCGGCGCAAACGGTCTAAACTTTTGCCTACGTTTGATCTCATTGACTTGATCCTTTATATCTGATCCTCGGGGATCGGCGAGGAGACTTCGATTTCCAAGGGCTCGGGGTCCAAATTCTGCTCGACCACTAGCGACACCGACGATTCTATCACTTTGTAAATGATCAACGAGGGCATCAACAGGATACGTTCCTGAGATTGCATGGCCAAGGAACGCATTCCGCCAGTGGAGGCGTCTTCCATGGGCCAGTGCGGCAGCACCAAGGCTGTTGCCAGCATCGCCAGGACAAGGCATGATCCAAATGTTTTCAAAATATTCACCGAGTTTTCTATTAGCAAGACAGTTCAAAGCCACGCCGCCCTGATAGACTAGATTAGAACTCCAGCCAAATTCTTGGGCACGACGCATAACACTATATATCAATTCTTCTGTTAAAACCTGGGCACTTGCGGCAATATCTTCGTTGGATGCAGACCGCAACCAGTCAGGCTCAATGCCTATGTGTAGATTGTCTTCCAGCAAGGCCCGGCATTCTTCAACGTAACATGGCTGTCCGTAGGCACTCATGCCCATGGTGATGTATTCTTCATCTAGGGGGTGTAGGCCAATGCGCTGAGTAATCGCACTATAAAACAGCCCGATGCTCCTGGGATAAGTTTGGCTCCAAAGTTTCTTATAACATGCTCGATTTGTTGCGTTATATTCTGCTCCCCATATCGAGATGGTATCAAACTCGCCTATGGCATCTACGATCACACAAGTGGCACGATCGTAGGGGCTGGTTTGAAAACCTGCAGCCGCATGGCACAGGTGATGACTGTAAGTTTTTATCTGTCCGGGCGGATGTTGCAACCATGAGCCCAATTGATTCTTTAATATCTGCTTGACAGTCACATTGGACCAATCTATACCTTGTCCTGACACAAAATTACGTGCTTGTTTTAACCAAGGACGTTCATAATATGCAATGGTGTCTATGTCGTATTCACAGAATTCTGTCAATAATTCTGGACAAAGATTGGCATCGTTTTTCTTTTTTGAATATCGTTCGCTGTGACCGGCAAATACAATTTCACCGTCGCTGCGTATGAGCGTGGCAGCTGCGTCATGAAATCCAGCACTGAGTCCCAGTGTGTACTGATGCTTCATTTGTAAATAAACGGGTCTCGTTTGCGAAGTTCTTTTAATTTTTTACGATAACGAATTTCTAATTTGATACGATCGATTAAGATTTTTATCCAAGACATTTGATTTGTTTCTCCATGTAATCGGTGTCACTCCAGTCATATTCATACTCATCACCGGCTGTGCTGGTGCGTATGGCATGAACATTAAGATGTGTATTTAATTGATGCCAAATTTCACGATAATCTTCTGTTCCAAAACTGCGAACAAGATCCACTTGCCCTACCTGTGGATGTCCAATGGTCAAACTCTTGTTGTTTGGGTCAATGCCATTGGCCGTTAGCCATTCGCGGAATTCCTTTAACTGTCGGATCTGCCAGGGAAATTCACCCGGATTGTTGGCCCACTCTATGTCAAAGTCGCCCGCGGCCTCAGTCTGATTTTTGAGGCTGGTGGTTGTGAGTTCTCCTAGTCTTGAGTCACGTCCTTCGTCCTGGAACACTTCCCAGTGATGTTTGCCAACGGCTTTGTTCACACCCACATATACTCCGCCCAGACTGCGATTGATTGTGTCAATCCCAAACAGTTCATAGTCTTCTGCATCCAACACGAATCTTGGAGCTGATAGCCAGCACATGAGTTGGCTGGGTCTTTGCCATTCAGGTGCTGTGTGTTTTTTGCGCCACGATAGCTGCCAGCTTTCAAACTCGTGACACAGGAGATTTAATTGTCTGATGTGCCAGCGTGTGGCGTTGTCGGCACGCCAGTAGTAATCGCTGATGTGTCCGCTGCTGCCTTGTAGATCTTCAAAGTATCTGTGCAGTTGATTGAAATGATCGTGATTGACTCCGCCTCGATCATCCACACTGTTGATCATATCAAAGTGATCCGTTATATGATATCCTATGCTGGAATTGTTTATGGCCTGTATGCTGAGATTTATTTGTTCCAATAGATAAGGGCCATTTCTAGGACCGTCTGCAAATCCAAAAAAACAATAGTTCTTTTCCAAGTGATAATTATTTTGTAGAAGATTGTTCAAAGCGGCCAGCCATTTGCGACTGAGACTGTTGTCATACACGTTGACATACACACGCAACACATTGTCTGGCGTGCCTAGATCTAGCTCTACAACATCAAGCGGTAATTGATTGGTACCAGTCATAGATATCCTGATTTGATCTTAGTATGTCGGCCATGGTATAGGAATCGCCACGTATTTGTTCTAATTTTAGCACACGACGTTTGCCTTTTGCAAGTTCTGCTTGCCATTGTTCAGGCCATTGTTCAGCGAATGTGGGTCGTTGTTTGAGTTGTAGCAACACATCTTGTAAGGCACCAGCAGGCAGTTTTGCTACCAGATTGTCTACGGTGCTGTCTAACAACGGTCTAGGCAAGGCCAAAGGACTCATAATGATATCGGGAGTAAAACTAAATATTACCTTGGCCAAGACATCCACTCCTAGCTCATCGGCTAGCTGTTGTATGTTTTCCACTTCAAACAGGCCAGGCAAGGTCAAAGTAAAGTCAATGCGCATTTGTCTGCGATGTCGAACATGTTCAAGGCCTTGTTTAAAGTTTACCAACCACCCATCGTAGGCCAGTCCTGTGCGGATGTATTCTCCTGTTTTTCCTGTTCCGTCGAGGCTGGCACAAATTTGCCAATCACGTAGATATACCAAGACATCACGGTAAAGATTACAACCACGCCAATACACGCGACTGAGATTAGTATTGTATCTTGCATAAACATTTTTTGCATCTCCTAGTTCAATAATTCTGCGCATGTAGCGCCAGTGTTGTTCGTACATCAGTGGTTCGCCGCCCACCCAATAAACTTCTTCCACACGATGTTGTTCCACAGCCAAGGCAAATTCAGCTTCAATCTGGCTGTCTTGATAGGCTGTGATTTGTTCGCGCACAGCGGGTTGCATCCAGGTGTTTTTGGGATTGCTCCAATCAATCATGTTGTGTTGACGTTGTTCGCTTTCCCACGCACTGGATAACATGTCTCCGCAAGTACGACATTTGAAATTACAAAGATTACTGAATCTGTAATCCCAACTCACAGGTCGAACCCGGGTGAATCCATAGCGATCTGTAGACCTCATACATTCTTCATATTTGTGTTCAAACAATCGATTGAAATAATCTCTATATACATCAGTGTTCAATAACTTGTTGTTGCACACTTCGCATTCAGGCAATGTCTCGCCTTTCATCATTCTTAACCTCACGCTTCGCATGTGAGGACTGTTCCAGTGTTCGTCTAGGCCAACCGGTTGATAGGTACCAGTGCCGGTGGCAGTGTCAATATACTGTTCAAAGTTTTGTGCAGGTTCTCTGCTGGCACAACACATGCGTCTTTCAGTTTGTGGACTAAGGTATGTGTGTGTCCATGGCGCCATGCACAAGGTTTCGGGTCTTTTAGCAGGGGCCGGCATATTCTATCAATTGTGCAAATTCGGGTTCCACGGTGGCAAGATTTTGTTGTCGTTTGCGATCAAGATCGGCCACTCGCATGCGCAGTATAAATCCATCTAAACTGGCACCATTGTTCATAAAATCAACGATTTTGATAAATTCATCCTGATGTTGTTGACTGACCTGTGCCTGACCAAGTCTTTGTGTTACTGTTTGTTTGACCGACTCGGGCAAGGTATTGATACTGAAATAGTAGGCTTCATGCATCATATTCCAATACACAAAATCAAATGACTGCGTATCGATCCACGTGGCCAGGTCTTCAAGATAGTACACATTGAACACATTCACGGTACTACATACTTGTAGTTGTATATTGCTATGGCGATCACGCATGAGCGCAAATTTGTTTATATTTTCTACCACCTCTGACCATACGGCATTGGTGCGTTGATATTCAAATCTAGCACCCACGTCATCGATGCTGAAAGCTATTTCCACAGTTTTAAAATGTTGCCATACGTGCTCGGCCTGCTCAGGATACTGTGTGCCGTTGGTATTGTAGTGTATTTCTATGTTGCGAGCTAGACCGCGATCCACCAGGCGTTGCAACAGGTCAAAGTGTTCTTGTATCATGAATGGTTCACCACCAGTAAACTCGATGTATCTGATCTGATCTGATACTTGTTCAATCTCCTGCCAGAATGTGGGATTCTCTCTGGGCCAGGCACCTGCCCGCAACATTTGATAGTGATGATTGCTTTTGCGATCTTCGTCAGGTCCTAGGTTGGCCAGTTCTTCTGTGGCAAAGGTGCTTGAGCTCCAGCTACCACAGATACGGCATTTAAGATTACATATATTGCCCAATTTTAAATCTAAAAACATCAAAGGTTCGGCATCTAATGTCCAGTCTGTCACAGGTAACATGTGCTTGAGTCTGTCCAAGGTGTGCATGCGTTTGCTAGTACGGCCTGCACGTTCTTCTCTCCAGCACTTGCGGCATGTTTGTGGTTGTTCACCATCAATAAACTGTTGTCTTAATCTGCGCATACTATGGCTATTTTGTATGGTGGCAAACTTGGCAGTGGCCAGATTAAACTTTTCTCCTGAGTTATCTACTATTTCTTCTTCGGCCAAGCAACAAGGTCTCACAGTGCCAACGGGACTGGTTTCCAAGCTGACCCAAGGCAACACACAAAATTTATTGTGAGGTATTTTCATAATTGTTTTAAAATTCTATGTTGTCTTCCGGCTGGTGCTCGAGTTGATTCTGGTCTATACTGCATGATCGCTTGCAATTCTGGAACCACATCAATCAATTGTTCATTGCGACACCAGTCAAGATCATCCACAGTGCGCCAAAAATCTGGCAGTAGATGTTGATTGTTCGTGGCCATCATGAACTCTATGGCTCCACGAAATCCGCCCACAGCTCTTTGTATGGTATCAATAGGTTGGAGCCAGGCAATGTGATCTTCAAAATCCTGTTTGAATTGCTGTTTGATTTCTGGCGGCAACATGTCTATGCGATAGTTCTGAGGACCTTGCAGGATATTCAAGTTGAAATCCTTGGCCTCAATAAATCCTGATTCCACCATGTAGCGATGAAAACGAGTAAAGTTCCAGATGTTCATCATGCTAAGAGTAGGACTGATCATGAAATCTATGTGCGGACATTCTCTTTTGAGATCACGTATGTTTTGTTCTACTTTGTCCCAGTTGGTGCCTGATCTTATAACCTCAGCTCTGGCCCCCATGTCATCCAAGCTGGCAGCAACACAAACATTCGGAAAGTGTTTCCATAATTCTAACACACTTTCTCTTTTGTAGTTTAAATCATTGAGATTGGTATTGTAGATCAATCGCACATTGGTATTGCCTTTTTCAATCAGCAGTTTAAGAATGCGATTGTGTTCTTCCATGATCAAAGGTTCGCCACCGGCAAAGTATATCTGTTCCAGGTGTGGAATGTGCTCTTGCATTTGTTCCCATACATCTTCTTCATGGCGCCCAGCAAAACTCACACGTGGACGCAATTCTTTGCCCCAGAGTTTGACATCATCATCATACCACCGGCTGCTGAATATACTGCCACAACTGCGACATTTTAATTGACAGATGTTGCTGAATCTCACGTCCCAGTAGTGCAATTGAAAATCTGGGTAGGTTCCGTCGGGTAAGGTTTGATCTACACTGTCTATGAACTGTGCAAAGTTTTTGTTGCTGTTGTTACGCATGCTGGCAAAACCTGCGGCTTCTTGTTCATAGCAATCAGCACACTCTCGACAGGGCCGGTCATCCAACATGTTACGACGCATTTCACGCATGGGCTCATCATTCCAAATTTCACGCATGGTCTTTTCTTTGAAGTTGCCCACTGGATGTTTGGCTACTCCCAAGCAACAAGGATAAGCACGACCGTCGGGCCAGGCATGCAAATGTATCCAAGGCAACATGCAGAACGAGTCCGAATCCATGAGTCGGTGACGTTGTTGTTCGGTAAGATCTTCTAGTTTGACGTAGCTGGGAACTCGGTCATTCCAGTTATATTTGCCTAATATTTTGCTCATAATGTATCGTACCATTCTTTCAGCACAGGAAATGTCTCCGTAAAGTTTTTGTTTCTACGCTGATCGTATTGTGTATAAAACTGTCGGAAATCGTTGAGTAGTTTAGGCATGTCAAAGGCTTCACTGTGTGGAGTTTTCACTTGGTCTAGGTATGCTATCAATCGCTGAGTGTGATTGACCTCATGTTCGTGCATGTAATCTTGATTGCGATGTTTGTCTAACCACATGATCAAACGATTACGATAATATAACTTCAAATGCTCAGGCAAGACCAATGAGCTTTGAAAACTAGGAAATCTTAGAATATTCAGGGTAAAGCTCACACGTTCACGCCCATAGACCTTTTTCAATCGCACCAATTGATCTAAAAACGTGTCCAGGCTGTCTAAACACAAGGCATTGATGGTGCACATGACATGAACAGCACGTATGTGATCATGCTCCAAGAGTTCTTGCGCATTGTGCATCCAAAGATCATAGTCTAGCCCGTCTCTGATGTATTCGGCCTGGGTGCCGTGGGCTTCATTGCTGGTATAAATTTCCAAGTGTGGTATATCCTTTGTTTTTTCCACAAACTCCAACAACTTGAGACGATCCATGCCTAGATTTGAGTTGATGGCCAGGCGTGTGGAACTTTTGCCTTTGTTGGTCTTGAACCAGTCAATCAGCCGCCACAGTTCACCGCTCATGGTAGGCTCGCCGCCGGTTATGCGGAGTTCTTGTAAGGTCTTGTGTAGATCGGATTCCCACCAGGCAAAAAATGCATCAACATAGGGATTTGATTCGCCAAATCGATACACTTGAGCACTGTCATGTTCGTGTGTGAAATGATTACGACCATCGCTGACAAGATTTGTATAGGCGCCGTTGTTTCGGATATCCTTGACCCAGGTGCTGCTGAAAGCAGGATTACAATAACTGCAAGCAAACTGGCAGGTGCGATCAAACGCTATTTCAAGAGTACGTAGATTCACGTCGTCTTGTGGCGGCGTGGCAAATGCCTGATCAAGGGCCTCTAAGGGATATATTTTGCTTTTGTAAACACGGTCACTGACAGCATCCACTCCCATGTCTTCAATCTTCCAGCAGTACTCACAGCCAGGCGGACGTTCACCGGTCAGCATTTGCACACGGTCTTGTTTCTTTTGTTTGGTGTTGTGTATAGCACTGGGATTGGTCTTGATTTCTTCTCGATCAATGGCATGTGCCGGTGGATGATGGCAACTGGTAGTCTGTCCTGATCCCAACCATATGGTAGCATTGTACCACTTGGCCGCACAGAAGCTGGCACTTTTAGTGTCCAGGACTTGTTGTTTAAACTCCAGATCGTTCATTGATATATTGGGCAAACTGTTGTGGGAACTCTTTACGAACTTGCAGACGAAGTTCTGCCAAGCGTTGTTGATTGTATTTACATTTATCTTCTGCAGCCGTTATAAAACTTGATAAATCTTGCCGGCAAAGATCGTTGACCACGGTCACTATGCGGGCCAGGCGTTCTTGATTGTTGTCAATTTGATCAAATGATTCATCTATCACGTGACCAAAGGTTTGAAATCCTAACTTGTGTATATCACGATAGTAGCCTCGGTTGGCTACGGCTATCCACGGGTGTCCAATTGCTACTGGCTTCCATATCTTTTCTGTTCTAAAACTGTACGGATAATCAAATACAGTCTCAGTTACTAGGCTAAAGTAAGTGTCGAGATATGGCCTAGGATTAAGATATATTTCGCCCCAATCGTTGTTGAACAATGCCGGTTTGGCATATCCTGACATAGACATGGTAGTATTTTGTTTGTAAAAATCAAATTCATAACAAGCGGGTAAAAGTTTGATATCACCTGCTGCCGAGTCCAAGTTGGTCCACAGAGCTTGATCCAACACGTTGGCCAGATTGTCTAACAACTGTCGACGATGACGCCGTCCACGACCATTCAGACACAAAAACTTGTAAGGTCGCGAATCTGACCATTGATCCTTGTACTGCTGTATGGCCAAGTAGTTCTCACTGTAGTCAAGAATCTTGGGCATGAAGTTTTCGTAGTAAAGATAAGGTATATCCGATTGCATGTGCCCACCCGAGATGATCAAGATACGACCTTGCTGGACCAGTTCTTGTATGCCCAGGCCTTGTATTTGCCGGAGCATGGTGTCGCTGCCTTCGGCTGGATTGCCCAGTATGGGTAGTATGGTGCCTTGAGTGGCTAGGTCACGTATGCGATCAATGTTGGCGTTGAACTGTTGACGACTGATAAGATAGATTGCTCCGGGTATCACCTTGTGCGTGGCAAAGTCATAGAAAGATTCATCTTGCCAGGCTCTGGTGAACTCCTTGACTTCACAACATTGATCAACAACCAGCTTACGATTGCCGAGCATGGTACTCACATTCCGCCCACCAGGCACTCATTTCAGGAAACACAGTCAAAAAATCAGTACCGTGCCTGCGATCTGCTTCGTTAAAAAAGCGATAAAAGTCTGCTTTGTTTTGTTTTATATATGTGGGATCCAGTTGTTGGCCATCACGCATCCAGGCTATGTCACGATCTAGCCTAGCTATCTCATAATCTTTGAATCCTTGGAATCTGGTGGCTTCAGTTTCTGTTTGTCGTATCATCCAGGCCCAAAGATATTCTAACTGTTCTGCATACGACTCGGGCAAGATTTGCAGGCTCTGCCAGGCGGGTTGGCGCAACACCGGAGTATCAAACCATACTCGTTGATAAGTCTTGCTGTAAATTTTACGCAGACCCAGTATGCCTGCAAACAAATTTGGAAGTCCAGTAACACTTAGATTGTTCATGGTCACGATAAATGTCACACTGTTACGACCAGGAATCTCAGTAAGGAACTGATTTACTCTGTCCCACAATAAATCAAAGTTCAGGCCGTGTCTGATGTATTCGGCCTGTGAACCAAAACTGTCAAGACTGACATACTGCATGAAGTGTTCAATCCGTTCGCCCTCACACAATTGTTTGACATAGCCTAGATACTTCTGCCAAGATTTTTCATCCACGCTGAAGTTTGATGTCACGTTCAAGTGTAAATCTGGTTTGGGATTGTCCAACACATAGTCAAACACTCGATAGGTATTTCGATCTAGTAAAGGTTCACCACCGGTCATACGGAAGTGTTCCAGTTCTGGATATAAGGTAGGCCACCACGCCCAAAACGCATCCACATAAGGGTTTTGTTCTCTTACTGGTATAGGACGATTACGCCCAACAAAGTGGCTAGGATCATTGTGGACAGTTGAAGTAGGATATCCACCATGGGTGTTAACTTCCTGCTGCCAGGTGCTCGAAAACTGCGGACTGCAATAGCTACAAGCAAGATTACAAGCATGATTAAAATTGACTTCGACATAACTAGGGACAACATCTTCATCTCCGATTGAATTTACTACAACATCAAAGTCCTTGGCAGCCCAGGGCTCACCACTACGGTAGTGTCTATCTGATAATTTGTTGTTATCTTCCATTGCCCAACAATAGCCGCACTCGCTAGAGCGTTCTTGCCGTAACATTATCTTACGCTGTTCTTTTTTGTGCGGAGTATTATGTAACGCACTAGGATTGTCTGCTAATAGCTCTGCAGGAATAGGGTGCAGTGGAGGATGATAACAACTGTTGTTAAGCCCTGTGGGCAAGTGTAGGCTAACCTGTTTCCATTTGGCCAAGCAGAGTGCGGGGCCAAGATTCGCCTTCATGAACTCTGCATCGCCTAGGAATTTTGATTTAAAGTCGGTTACAACTTCATCGCCTTTGTTTTGCAATTTACCAACCTTCTTGCTGTCGTATTACATCAATTTCTCTAGTCATTACACCACGGTTGTGCCAATTGCTTCTGTAGTGTTGTTTGAAGAAAGCACTCTCTGGCGCCATGACATTGAGCATGGGTAGATCTAGTTGTGTAGCAAGATCTTCGGCCACACGTCCGGCCAATATATCAGGATTGGTATCTTTGACTGTGTGCCAAAGTTGTTCTAGTTCTGCAAAGTCTTGTACTGCTCGATGATTCCATTGCGGAGTGATCATGGTCATGTATGTGCCCATTCTTGCCCCAGCTATAGCCCAGGCACCGTGTTCCACATCACGTCCTATGTTGTGCCATATGGTTAAATGATCTAGATTACGTTGATGCACACGTTCGCGGAATTCTGCTATTGTAGGCCTGGCACCTCGGTTTAGGCACATCTTGACTCCTTCACGGAAGCCGGCACGCCATGCATGAAATGCCGATCCATTGGGATATGTTGTTGAATAACAATCATGCATGGCCCAATACAATGGATCAAAACAAAACTCTACTTCGGTTTCTGCTGTACCGTTGGTAGCTTCATGCGTTTTCATATTGTTGGCAAAGGTTCTAGTCCATGAACTTAGTCCACCGTTACCGTACATGAGTCCGTTGACATGATTACGAGCACGCCAACGAAACACGGCTTGCTCATATTCTGGAGTAGAGAACTTCAAAGTAAGATTAAAAAACTGTTGATTAGGAATATTATCCCCGTCAATAAGAATAAAACGTTCGGTGTCGCTGGCACCAGCAGCGGCCTTGTGTGCAGCATCACTGCCTTTGACTCCATCAACTCTGCGGGCCCAAGGAATCATGTTTTTGATTTTGACCCATGTTTCTTCTTTGTTGGGCTCGTCGTAGGTCAAGTATATGCAGTCTAAATCTGCTATGTCAACTGAGTTCATGATTTACCGTGTTCCATTTCACATATGGTTGATCCAGATCGACTATTACGCACACATCGCGAGGATCGCATGTGGTTCCATTCAAGTCGCTGGGTTGTAATTTTTTAACAGTGATAACCGATTTGATATAGGTAAGTTTACCATCGATTACCTTGACATTAAACGGCGCCAATGCATACGTTGACTGATCCACTTCTACGTAATTACCAGGCAATTCCTCCATGCTGTAGATTATAGGAGATCCATCATCATTGTAATACAACCTATAGAATATGGGTTTAGGTTCCGGAATAGCTCTCAAGATCGCCCAAAATTCTTCTTCGGTTAATGGAGTGTCACTCATCTTTGGCCTTTTGAAGATTACGTTTTTCTTGGATAGTCAAATGATCTTTGACTGTTTTATTGTGTCTGGGATTTGAACACATGGGACAATTGGGAACGCCACAGTCCATGGCATGATGTTTGGCCAAACGGTGTGGTTCCTCTACAACTTTGTTGACCATGCCGTGGCTTTTGGCAATCTTTAATTGTTTCTCGATAGCAGCATGGTCTTTGTGTAGCCGTTTGCTGTGTTTAAATTTGTCTTGGTCTTTGCTCATTTGTCCACTCCTTGATGTGATAGTGCACCATGCCCCATTGAGACACAGTATTAATTCTAAATGGGTCGTTTTCCCATATTAGTTCTTTTGTCCAGTCGTCTCGTTGTATAGGATTGATATGGCGTTTCATGTGTACTATAGTTGGGCCTAATCCTGCGGGCAAGGTCACTCGTTCTGGACCCATGATGACAGCGGCCATGGCATATACTACGTCAGTTGTTGGCAACTCATCTGGAAATTTTAAAATCTTCTTGTAACTATCCCACTGTTCAAATATTTGTCGCACCAAATCAAAAAATTCTTTGGCAGTTGCACTGAGTCTCCAATAAGTGATGGCATTATATACATCAGGCAACTGATTTTGATCAAAGATTTTTCTATACGATCTTGACTCGGCAGGTTGATCATAGAATGTTCTGGCGCCTTGACTCACAACCACATCGCGATGCTCAAACAAAGTCCACCAGTGATCTATTGGACTGGCACAAATCATGTCCGCTTCTAGTTTAATAGTTTGCCTGTAAGGACTTATTGCAAAACATTGCCAGTCATTGGCAAAGCCACCTTGATCACCATAGGGCAACATGTCTGCTGTGACAATGGTCACATTGGCCGCAGGATGGAGTTTGATAATACTGTCTTTGAGTTGTTTAGCACAGCGTTCGTATTCTGTGCCAATGGCTGGAATCACATAGCCACGTTCATGAGTGATTGGCAACGATGTCTCCTAATTGGCTCTTGCCCATGGCATGGAAATCTTGAGTCAGCTCAATCCACCGAGCACGTCCTTCGCTGTTTACAAAATCCACACGATACTGATCTTGTGATAATAGTGTAAGTTGGTGTTCGGGAGTCAGTGTAGCCAGTCGCCAAGGTATATCGGGATGATCTAGAGTGTGCCCATTTACGATCAGCAAGGCGATACTGAGTGCGTGATCGTTTCTGTATGTGGGTGTGTTATTTTTGTAAATGTTTCGGTAGTGAGTCCAATTGTCTCGTATCATGGCCATGGCGTCAAATATTAATTCTGCCTGGCGACACTTGTTGAAGATCATGACAGTGGCCCACCACATGGGCATACGCACACCGCCAAAATAATTAAGGCCTTGAAAGTTGTTGCATCCAGTGACATCATAGGCCCAGCGGTGTGCTACAAAGTCTTGACCCGAATCTAACACACTGCGCAGTTGATCACTTGCAACCACATAGTCAGCATCCAACACCAGAGTACGGTCCCAGGGTGTGAGTCTGTACGCATCCATCCTATTGGTGTTGTGCCAGGCCACCGTGCCCACATCTGAGAAATGCCTTGACCCCGAATCTGTCCTGGAATCATCGGTTACTATGTGTGTGGGTATGCCTAGATGTCGTTCTATGTTCTTGGCACTCCAACAGGCCATGGCCTTGTAATCAATCTGATCATTGTTGCGAGCAAATATCAACGCACCTGTAGTCATCTATTGCGATTGAGTTGTTCGTAATCCGTCAACCAGGCATTGAGTTGTTCTTGCCAGCGTTCTGTTGCCAGGTTCCATAGTTCCTTGGTATTGACCTTAACAGGATTTTTGTACAGGTCCATCAATACCACTTCCTTATCCATAACACAACAGTTCAAAGTAGAGAGCAGTTCTGGGCCAGCCTGCCACATGCCGCCAGCATGGGCAAAAGTCAGTTTAGCTTGATATTTTTCACGCAGGGTCTTCCTTGCGGCTTCGTGCTCAAATCTGGCGCGACTGTGAGCAATTAATTGGTCAGTATCCATGCGTTTATTATAACAGAAAAATTAGATAAAACAAAGCCCCTTGCGGGGCTTTTGGCTAAACAGTTTGGCTTAAGCTACACTAGCTGCAATAGTGGGTGTGCCCCAGCTGTTGGACAGAAATGTTGTGCTGGGTGGTCGATATGTGACCAAGGTTGTTGGTGCCGTGCCGGTGATGGTGGTACTGGGGCTGTTGGTGGCTGTGCCGCCAGAAATATTGGCACTTGTTCCTGGACCAGTGGCGCCATCGTCTGTCCAGGTTGTGACTAGGGTCAACACGGTGCTACTTGTTGCTGTGGCCGTGGTGGTTATGGATTCTGGTTCATAAGGTGCTGCAGTTTGGTTGAGCTGGAATATGGTAATGGGTGAAGTGGTTAGGTTGTACCAGCCCGTGGTGGTGGCCAGTTGGGATTGGGTGCCACCAGTGCCACCAATCCTGGTGGTGCCAGTGTAGACCTGGCTGGCAATGGTTTGTGAAGCACTATTGACACGACCTGACAAAAAGATTGATCCACAAAATCCAGCTAGAGCATTCCAATCGGCATCATGGTCTGTACCGGTACTGGATTTGCCATACTGTATGCGTACCAGACCACCGGCGTTCCAGAAATATCTGGCCTGGGCTGCACTGGGGAATGTGATGGTATGAGTGAATGTTATGGTCCAGGCCGCTTGTCCTGAACCAGTGGCTGTGGTTTTGCTGGTGGTGCCGGAAAATATTCCGTATTCTGTGCCACTTGCGGCTGCGTTGCCGCGACTAGCAGTAAGATTGAGTAGATCAGTGTTGAGTGCGGACAAGATGCTGATGGTGTTGCCAGCCACAGGAGCTGTGCGTGCAGTTATGGCCACACCAGTATGATTGCTTGCTGTGGCCAGATTGTTGACCAAGGTAGCCCATTGTGTGGCAGTTACTGTGTTGCCTGTTGAAGGATTGGCAACCACGGTCTGTCCCCAGCCGCGGTCTGTGGAACCCACATTCCAAAAGTCATTGAGATTGGCTATAGAGGTGCCGCCCGCGGATGTGGGTCCTACGAAACCGTTGTAGTCTGATGCTTGGATTAGTCCGCCTACTGAATATGTCATTTTCTTTTTCCTAGTTTACTTTATGGTCACGATGGCTTCTACTGTGCCAATACCTGTGCTCAATTTATCTTGTAACGATCGGCCAATCACGTTGAACGCTGTAGCTTCACCAAGCTGTGCTGCGCGGGCTTGACCATTTCCAGCTGCAACCAATCTATCGCCTTTGCATACTTGACCTACAACTTTTACAGGAACTCGTCCAGTCATTGCAACTGGGGGATGTGTTTCGTCTGAGCCTGCTCCGCTGTTCATCAGGTATGCTGCTTGTGTACTTATGACTCCAAACACTTTTTCGCTTAAATCGTCGGTAACTAGGGTGATTTCTGCAGAACCGCCCAACTCTACCACAGTTCCTGCGTCGTAAAAAGTGTCGGCTTCAAAACGTTCGGCCATGTCGGCGTACTGGGCTGTGATTCTAGTGCCACTCACAAATCCATTAGCACCAAATATGGTCAGTGACGGTGTGATGTTACCAGCCACGTTGACACCAAGGTAAAGATTACCACCTGCTGTTTGATTTCTAATGGTCACATCGGTACCGCTTACAGTGGCCCTAAGGTCGCTGTTGGCTCCTACGCTGAGCCCGGTGTTGTTCAACACCGACAAGGTGCCAGTGGTTGATGTATTGGCGTCTGACCGCATGAATTGGCTGCTGGTTAAACTGTTCAGGGTCTGGGCATTTGTAGCAGTGCCCTGGAACAAGGGAACCTGCGAGCCGATCAAAGTGCTGAGTGTGATGCCTGGACGTACTGTTGTGAAACCGCTGATGGCCACCTGTGGAGTAAACGTGGCATCCTTGCTGATGATACCCACTATGGCATCGTTGACAAAGAGTTCAACAACCACGTGGTCTACGCTGACGTTGTCGGTTATGGTGGCCACGATAGCACCCGAAGTACCTTCACCGGCGCTGAACTGTGGACCTACCAACAGAAATGCGGAGCCGGTCCATACTTTTAATTGTTGGTTTACTGTATCATACCAAAGGTCGCCAGTTACGTTGCTGGTTGGAGCAGATGATGATGCTGTGGCTGCTGAAATTGTTTTGAATGTGGTACCGTTGTAGACCTTGAGCAGGCTGTTGCCAGAATCCCACCAAAGTTGCCCTTCCAGGGGTGCACCCGGTGGCGTGGTGTTGCTACCGCTTTCTAACAGACGAATAAAGTCCTGGTTCAAAAACTCACCATAACCAGCATAATTTTTACCAACCAGCACCATGGAACTGGCTGTGTTGATAGTACCGTCGGCTATGGTAGCGAATACTGTACCATCTGTTAGTGTGATTGTGTATGACATTTATTGCTCCGTGTTCAAGTATTTAGCGTTTCGTAATATGTTCATATTTATGCGGCACTCAAGTTAGTCAAGGTTTGAATGCGCAGGGTATAATCTATCTGTATCTGACGATTTAAGCTCTTTTGTACTGGGTGAAAAATCACATGCGTGATCAACAACAGATTACTTGCACTTCCGTTCCAGCACTGCAACCCCAGCTCGTCAAACACATATTCGCCGTTGAAATTGGTTGAATTGTCAAAGGCCTGTTGTCCTGCGGGTTCACCGTAGTCCAACAAACACGTGGTTATGATATCAGTGTATACTGCTCCAGAAGTGTGCACCACGGTCAAATAGTTGTTGGCTGGATCTGTGTTGGAGGCTGAATTGTCGTCGACCACTTTGCTGTAAGTTTCATTGTACAGGCTGGCATTTTGCCCAGTGGTGTTGGGTGGCAAATAAGTGATCACACCGGTGGGATCTACAGCGCTACCACCGTTGCCAAAGGCCATTTTGTAGATATATCCGATATTTCTGTCAGCTAGAGTATTGGCCATGCAGATGCTGATATTTTCATAGTGTATGGCGTTCTTTTTGTCCACAAACACTTCACCTGAATGGGGATCGTAGATTTTCAAAAAGCCTTGTACGTTGGTCAATGTAGGCGTTAGAATCATGCTCGTTTCTCCACAAAAACCTGTTGGGTAGCAGGATCAAATATTTTTACAAAACCCTGCACAGAAATGCTTCCAGTTTCGTTGGGACGCTTGGGAGCAGGTACTGGGTTTGTGTTGATTTGCTCGGTTGCTTTATTTTCATTCATGCTGTATTTACCTTGATTATAGGCCCCGTAAAAACCTTGCCGCCGCGGTGTTGGTAATCTGCAAGGGTTCACCATTGCTGGCGGTGCCAGCGCCGGGTGCGTACCAGGTAACACCGCGTCTGACCAGAATCAAAACTTCTACTCCAGAGTCGGGCGGTGTTTCAAAGGTTATTTCCACTGGATCTATTGCATCTATTGTGTAGGCAGCAACAACAATCACTGTCTCTGCAGATGGAGCCGTGGTAAAAGTCAACGTTGTGTTAACTATGGTATAATCAACATTGATGACTTGTAACCCTCCATTTATGGTTACCACCGAATCAACCGTTGCCACAACTCCAGACAACGCAAAAATCTTTGTAGACCCGTCACCTATAAAGTGTTCTGACTGGCTGATTCCGCCAACAAACACCTGCAGAGCATCTGGTCTCAACGTGCTGTCTTCTTGATCAATGCTGACATCGCTGGCCACAAATGTGGTTGTTGTTCCGTCGCCGGTGAATGTATTGCTATCAATATAGTTTTGATAGGCTTCTGGTAAAAGATTACCTCGTCCCAGATTGTAAACCGTGACTCCTAGCACGTGAGCTGTGATGGCCGTGCCTGCTGTACCACGCAACAGTCCACTGACGGTGTTGTTGCTTGTGTTTCTTTCACGATACATTATGCGCTCGGCATTGATTGTGATCACTCCCCAAACATTGTTGGCGAAATCTGGTTCAGGCAAGGCCGTGGCATTGGCCACGTAGATAATGTCATCGGTGATGGTCACAGCGGCTGTTGTGGTTGTGGTAGTTTCTGGAGTGATACGATAGGTAGCTTGCACTCCACGCATGTCCTGGAATATACGGAAGGCCATGGCTTCCGGAACCACAGTATTGGTAAATTGTGTGATCATGACCACATCGTTGACGTTGAGTATGCCCGATGTCAGAATTAATTCTGTTCCGTTGATCACAAATTGCTGATTGTTGAACAGTCGACTACCATTCAATGACACCCATAATCTGTCAGGATCCGTGATGATCACACCTAGATCCAAACTGTTGGTGGTTGTAGTATTACCTTGAGTATAGTCATAGCTGCCTGGATCTCCAGTGGTGTTGCCAACGTCAAAGTCCACACTGTCGTAGGGTTCATTGACTACAACGCCTGTGATTACTGGTCCCACAAAGCACTGGGTCAATATAGCTTGTTGCCGTGGGTCATTCCAGGTTGTCACAGCAATCACGTCACCTAGGCTGGGTTGTAGTCCACTGCCGGCATTGAATACCAGTTGATCACCGTTGACATAACACTGTACATTAGTGGTCACATAGATCAGTATTTCAGATCCTATTGCTGGCTCGGTGGCAAATATCACTTCTCTGACTGTGCCGTCGTAGGGTTCCACCACAAAATCTGTGCCCAGAGTTTGCGGTATGCTATTGATGTAGACCTTGACTTGATTGTCGGCAATGATGCTTTGATTGAATCCCAAACGATCGGGCAAGGTATAAGCAGTACTGCCATCGCCCACGTGGCGGATACCGCCGGCAGTTCTGGCACGCACTCCGTTTACTGTGACTATCAGGCATTCAGGATTGGTAAAAATCAAACTGTTGTCCAAGGTAAAACTGAGTCCAGATCCAATGGCGTTGATTATCTGTGTTTGTGGCGCACTCCAGCTGTAGTTGACCGGGATGTTGCCAACGGCCGTTATGGTGGGAGCCAGCACGTACAGCGTGATGCTGTCGGTAAAGGTGTAGGTGGTGCCAAAGGTAACTGTGGTAGCAAATTGTCCAGTGGGTGCATAGGTATAGTTTGTGGTTATGACCCCATTGACAAAGATCACAAATTCTTGTATTTCTGGTGTAACACCGTCAATTTGATAATAAGCCACTGGCACAGTAACAGAGTTACCTATGTCAGCACCATTGTAGACAGCCTTGTAAAGTTGATTGCCCCCGCCTATTTCATAGGCTGTGATCACTATGATATCACCAGCGTTTACATTTCCTCCAGGAATCATGTTCACAGTGCGATCCACATAGTTCACGGTGTAATCTGTGCCCAGATGTAGATCAATTTGTTGAGTTTGATTTGACACAAACACCAGTGCGGTATAAGGCTCCACACCTGCAAAACTCAAATTTGGTTCAGTTATATCCAAGGTATATTTGATCTGTGCAGAAGGAAATCCATGTCCCTGTTGCAACCAATCGCTGCCAGGGCGTGTGTACACACGCAGATCCAGGGTGTCAAATTCGCTGCCGGGCACCAACTCTTCGGGGGCATGACTACTGTAAGGTCCAACGTAAACTCCACCATCAACATTGATATCTGTGGCTCTGGTTCCTAGATACGGGTCCAGATATGCACTGCTGTAGGCCGCATCTAGAATGCCTGGATCATAGGTTGGACGACCCACAGCATCAAATGAAATGTTGTCAAATGGATTGATGTCATAATTGCCCACATCAAATCCGGTGTTTTGATTGAAGTCCGGTGCATCAACCTGTACTCCAGGGTAATCTACACCATCGATCAACAGTGGCAGACTCAGTCCTGGCATGTTGTCGGTGGGTGTGTAAAATCCCATGGTGCGATCCACTCCACTCAAACTGTCGGCCTGTACACGAGTCCACTGATCCAAATCAAAGTTTTTATAAAAATTAACCGGAATGTTGTTCAGGGTCGCCAGCGTGGCCTTGTTGAGTTCAATGACATTTCCATTGATTTCTGCAATTATGGTGTTGTCTGGAATGTTAAATCCGGTGACCAACAACCCTTGAACTAAACCGACTGGGGAAACCACTGTGATGGAGAATGATCCTGCTGAGGCTGTGGCTGTGGTGGTCACAGGCGAATTTGTGATTGTTCCATTGGCTTGCCAAACTTGATCAAGATATCTGACCTGTGTTCCTTCAGCATAACTGGCCACTAGATATGACCACTCAACTATGTCACTGGCGTATTCATAACGATCATACCTGATCGTGGTTTTAATGCTTCTGACTAGATTGTTGCCCATGACCGGTACCAAGCCATAGCCATAGTTGGCAGTGCTGTCGTTGGTGTCATTGACTGCTATGGACGGCGTGGTCAAATAACTGGTACCAGGTTGAGTCACTGTAACTGTGGCAATGGTTCCATTGGCTCGTAAAACTGCTGTGGCCTGTGCTCGCAGACCTGAATAGGTCAGAGTAGCAGTTCCATTGGCTAGACTTCCACTGGTAAATCTTGGTGCATTGGTTCCTGTGGTGCCAGCCACGGTCACAGTGTACAAATTGTTGCCATAAAACACCTGATCACCCAACGCAAGAGCAGTTGAAGCAGTCCATTCGTTGCCTATGGTTATGTAAGGCACAGCAGAATACGTGGTAGTGGTATCAATCACAGTGATGGCCTGCACACTCAGTCCGTAGTTGTTGAACCAATCACTCCAGGGTCTTTGCAACCAGATCTCTGCATCAGCCGAGGCATCACTGACAAATGATTGTGTCACACTGTTGCTGTAGTCATACGGTGTGAGTACGGGACTCACAAACTGCGGAATGTCCAATGTGGTATTAAAATAGGCCGGAACATCATAGTCAGTTAGAGCTCCTGCATACAGATCTATACCATCATATATGAGATTAAATTGAAGATTCTGCACATGATAAGGCTTGACTTCATTGAGATAGTCCAGCACAAAAGTCTGATTGTCTGGTTGGAACAGCTCATAGGGCAGTAATCCGCGAATCACATGATCCACAGTGATATAACTGGTTTTGATCAACCATTCTGGAGCACCAAATTCACTGTAAATGAACTTGAACAACAAGATCAAACTCTGATTGCGTTCGATCAACAAATCATCCACAAACAGTTCTTCATTGATGGCTCGAACGATATAGCGTGTTTCGGTATTGGGTGCCTGATCAAAATAATTGCCGTCAAATACCTGAGCGTCAAAACCGTAACCACCCAGAGCATAGTTCCACAAAGTTTCACTGAATTCTATGGTACCATCTTGCAAGACCACACGATCCCATCCAAGATCAGTGCGCAAGTAAATTTCAAATTTGCCTTGGCCGTTGGCAGTGACCTTGACACTGCTGCCTACTGGTGCTGTTTGCAAATTCAGTGTTTGCAGACCAGCGACATTGGCCACCGTGGCCACAGGCTGTATGCTGGAGTTGTAACCAGGCCGGTACCAGTCAATGTAGTTCCAGTACAATGTGGTATCATAGGTCTGCACTTGCACCAGATCCAACACTCGTTGACCTGGCTGGGTGCCAGCGTTGACCTGATATATGGTCCAGCGACCATTTTGACTGGCATCATTGGTCACTAGATATCTATAACCCAAGGGCACGACGTACAGATTTTGATAACTCAACACTTCAAGATTGGCCACTTCAAAATCCCAGGCACCAGACACCGAGGATGGTATGGGTTCCTGAGAATTCAACAGATTAAAATTACGAGTTTCACTGATGGGAAACTGAGCCAACACTGTGTTGGCGCGACCTAGATAGTTTTGCAATGCATTGAAACGATTTTCAAACATGCTCTGTCTAGGGCGGAATTGCACACCATACTGCATGCCTGGACTCAGCAGTGGATCTGGCACCACAGCTCCAGTGGTAGTGGTTCCACTCAGACTGTCCAGTAATTTCCTATAGAGATTGGCATTCAAAAACGCATTGGGTTTGCCATCAGGAATAAACTCATATTCCTGGTGCACATCAGCTGTGCCTCCTTGAATCTGTCGATCATATTCCACATGCAAAATTGTGTTGTTGGCCGACAGCAAACTGCCAGCATTGTACAAGGCTATGGCATTGGCAGTCAAGGCTGCAATGTAAGGCAGACCGCTGCCGGCGGGATTTAAAATATAACTGGCAATGGCAGTGGTACTCAGTGTTTTTCTGGCCTGTGTGGCCACAGTGCTAATTCCGCGTACCCAGAAGAAATATGTGGTTTGTAATAGACCTTGATTGTCAATAGAAGCATGCACTGTGTAACTGGTAGTGCTGAATGGTGTTCCTGGGCCAACATAGTTGGCTGGAGGAACACTGCTGGCTGTCCATTGATAAATGTCAATGGTGCTGCCTGGGAAAACCTGACCCCATCTGGTGCTGGCATAGATCAGATTGTCTTGATTGGCGTCGATAAATCTCACTGAGTTAGTATCCCACCAGATTTCGCCCTCATGCGCTGGGCCCCAGCTGGTGCCAATGTTGTGTATGGTACCTGTGTTATAGCTGGCAGGATCAACTGCACCAATGTAGTCAATGTTTCTGCGAGCCACACCCAGTATCTTGCCCTGCAACGGATCAATGTAATCAAAATAGGTTTGAGTGCTGTTGAGCAGTTTGTCATAGGAGTACACTGAATTGATCAGGTTCACATCCACTGTGGGTTGTTGGGCATGTATCACTTGCCACACTGCGTCATCGTTGGCATTGTCCAACACCGACACGCTGCCGTAATTTGCGCTGCTGTCGCCCAGATCATTGCCAGGGGCCCCAACCAAGAGTCGACCACTTCTGTAATTGACTGCAGATCCAAAACGATCTCCAGTGTTCAACGCAGTGGTGTAAACCTGTTGTCCAAACACAAATTTGCCTGGATTGCTCAAACTGGTGTTTGCACTAGGCAGGTAATCATAGGTGTAAACCACACCGGAATTGGCCACGGAGTCAAAGAACGTGGTGCTGCGATCATCAAAGTAGGTTTCACCGGCATCAAAAATAGTAGGTTCATACACAATGCCATTGGGCGAACCCACTACCAAATTTTCTGCCCCGGTGTTGACGGCCACTGCGGCTCCGAACTGTGCAAAATCAGTGGGATTTGGACTCACAATGGTCTGCGTGTAAGCATAGGTAGTAAAGCCAAGATCATAAAATGCTGTGCCAATGGCACTGTCGTCGGCAGTGAGTCCAGGCAACACCGTGAGTTTGTTAAAGATAGCAGCAGCTGCAGAGTTTATTACACTCACGGTCATGCGTCCAGACACCACAACAATTTCACTGTCAAGAGCCGGGGCCTCTACAAAGATTATGCTCTGATAGTTTGTAGACAATTCGTTGTTGTCATAGGTGTAGTTGACTCCTTCAGTTTGTAGCACATCATTCACATACACCACGGTGTTATATGCTGTGGCTGATGAATACATGTTGCCAATGGAATATATTTTTGTGGAGCCGTCACCGGTAAATGTAGCATTGGCACTGGCTGTGGCCACCACATTGGGAATATTTGGTTTTATATTGGGGGTTGGTCCATTGATAGCCGCTATCAGACCGGCAACATTGTTTTCAGGGGCATTAGGAACAGCCACTTCTTGATTGTTGATTCGAATGGTGTCGCCGGCAGTCAACACCGGATTGGCCACAGTGCTGGTGGTGATTCCATAAATTCTAGATTGATTGACCTGGCGCTGAACCATGCCAGCTTGCGGCACTCCAGTGGCGCTGGAATCTAGTGGGGCGCCTACATATACACTACAACTGTTGGAACAGATGTCCACGCTTTGTCCAAATTCTGATTCATCTATCACTGTGTTTGCTGAAAACTTTTGAACAAATTGGAATTGATTGGTTTCAATTTCCAAAGTATCGCCCGCCGTCAATGTCACGGAATTTGACAACACCACATCAGAACCGCTGACTGTGAATTGTCCATCAATATATTGATCTGTGTTGGTCAGATACTGATTGTTTAATACAACTGACACTGGATCTGCCGACGATCCTGGTATGCTGTAAGTCAACTGAGAAGGATCGCTGATTATGTATTTTACCACACCGCGGTCAAATGCATACACATTGCCAGCATTGAGTATAACATCTCCTTCGGCGTCGGGCGCACTGTCGTTGGGAGCACCAGCCAAAATTTGTCGCCCCAATTGGTCCACTGTCAGGCTGGTTCCCATGGCAGCATCGTTGTCTATGTAGTTGGCTGATATGGTAGCTGTGTATTGCCAATATGCACCCACAGTGGCCGATTCTACCTGGATGATGGCCTGCGGTGCTGGCACTGTCAAGAAAGTCAATGTGCCGGTGTTGAATGTGTAGTCAATATAAGCACGTTGCAAAACTCCATTTACCTGCACTGTGAATGAATCATAATTGTCAGCGGTGTACAAATAATCAGTCAACGAAAACACAGAAGTATTGTTGACCGCACTGCCTGTGTAGGTGAACGCTGTGATTCCACCGCTGACTACCTGGGTCACGGTCACTGTGATGTTGTTGGCCGCGCTGCCGCCTGGATCAACCTGTGTATAGCTGATGGTCAACTGTTCGCCCACTGTGTATGCTGTACCCGGTGCTGTGAGAGTCACGTTGTACAGTCCTCGTGTGTTGGTCACTGTAAACACGGCACCTGTGCCTGAACCAGTGGTGCTGTTTTGTGTCACTCCAAAATAATTATAAAAATCTAGTTGCACCGATTGTCTTCTAGCAATAATCAGTGTTTTTCCTGCAGACGGAGTGGACAGTAATTGCACAACCACACCGGACAAGGTATAATCTGTGCCCGGCTGTAACAAAACGTTGTCCAAGGTCACAAGTAACTGTGCTGGGTATGTAGAATCAACTTCAATGCTGTCGCTGTAGACAAATGTGGCTGTGGTTCCGTCGGTGGTATAAACTATCGACTGCCGAGGCACATCAACTCGACCATATGCATACAACTGATTAGCACCCGGAGCACTGACGTACAACCAACGTTCATTGTCGCTGATCTGCACTGCTGTGCCAAATCCAATGGCTGCAAAATTTTCATTGGGCTCGACCAGCAACTGTGTCTGTATGTAATTGTTGGATCCTGGCACCAGGTACAACACAGTCACATAACCTGCTCCTGAATTGCTGGCACTGGCTCCGGCCACTGCCCAGGTTCTATCACCAAAGTCCACACTGTTTCCGTAGCCCACAGTACCAGTGGCTGTCAATGATAGTGTGGTATTTTCCACATAATCATTGGTGTCGCCCAGTCTGTATGTGTATACCGCACCCTGACCCAGATTGGCCGCTGGAGATCCTACTAGCAGTGCATAATGACTGGAGCTCTGCGAAACACTGGTTCCAAACAAGGAGTTTGGTTCTGGGCTAGTGGCTGTCAAGGTATCTATAACCGCAAATGGATTGGTTTTTTCCAACACTTGCCAGTGCCCGTTTCCGTCGTTGTCTACCCAGACTGTGGCACCGGGCACCAGTTGTGTGGCGTATGGTAAATTTACTATGTCACTGGCCTGTGCCACCCGCATGGTCTGTAGATAGAATACCAGTCCTGTGCCTGTGATTGTTGTTTGATTGGTGTTGACAAATTCGTATTGTATAACCGCGGTGTCAATGGACGGTCTGCTCAAAACTCTGTACACTCCATCTACTGCATCACTGAAGTATCTGATTATGATCAAGTCGCCAATGGCCAAATCCACTGTGGTTGAGAATTGTGCGCGACTGGTGCCATTGAGGTTGTCGGTCAATTGTGTGAGTCTTCCAGGAATTTGAGCACACTGATAAATGTTCCAGTCAAAACTGTTGTCTTGAGCTACCCAGATTCGGGTGCCGTTGCCCACAGTGTTTAGACTGGCAGCAATACTGGCAGGATTGTTGAGATTGAACACTGTGATATCAACATCGTTGATATTGACATAACCCGCTGAAGGTAATGCAGTGTCTGAATCAGTGACATACGTGGTTGGAAGAATGTCGGTATTGGGTATTTTGTAACTTTCAGCCCAGAGATTGTCCAACAACACAGTTTGGTTGGCATCGCTGCTTTCGCCGGGTTGGATGATTTGTAAAGTGCCAGGGTTGCTGGTCAACTGTGCTTCATTCAAAACCACTTCGAACCAGCTGCGATTGGCATTGGCTCCATAGGTGCCCACCAAAATTCCCCAATTTTCCAGTATACGATATTGTGCAGTTAAAGGGTTAAAATCAACTTGAGTAAACAAGTCTGTGGCCTTGGTGGTTCCTTTGGTTTTGATAAATTGCTGATAAAGATTGACCTGGCTGGTGTCGTCAAGATCTAGATCTACCATGTACTGTCTTGGTTGAAAGCCAATCAAACCAAAGGCCAACAGGTCATTGTCGTTGTTGAGATTGGCAGTTTGCGTGTCATAGCTGTTGGCCAACTGATCAGCCTTGGTGGCCAAGTTTTGTAGCAATCCTTGTTCGATGCGATCATAGTTGCTCTTGAGCCAGTCGGTGTATTCAAACTTGGATTTGGGTTGCACTATGTTGGCTGCTTGCCAATAGTTATTTTTATAAAGTACAATGTCGCCCTTGGTGTATTTTGTGTTGGGTTTCCAGGCTACTACATTGTTTTGATTCAAAATAAACCCTTGTGCATTCAACGTGCCATTCCAGTCTGTGGATGTGGCTGCTGACAGGCGCAAACGACTTTGTCTTTCGGCAGTGGTGGGATTGTAGATCAAGTCATTGAATATGGTTCGGTTGTCCAACACAATCATGTCTTCGTAATCTGTGTATTTCAATTGCAAATAGCTGATGGTTTGGCTTCCCCCTGGAGCAGGATTGACCGTGAACGTGTTGCCAATTCTGCGGATGATCAAATTTTTTGCATCAAACGCTTTGCGATTTTGATCCAATATCAAGTTTTCAGGAGTGTAGGTCACAATGCTATCAACCACGGCACCTGCACGGAACGATGCGGCCTGCGTGGCCGACGGATTCAAATTGATAATTGTGCCGGTGTCCCAGCCTTGATTGGCAAAATATAAAAATTCTTGCGCCATCTGCAACCAGTTTAAGGTGTAGCCATTTTCTTGAGCAGTGAATGACAGTCCTTGACTGGCCAGGTACTCGCCGTAGCTCAGTAAGAAATCAACCACGCCGGCCAAGTTTGTAAATGTATATCCATAAGGAATTTGTACCAATTTGCTGGTGTACTGTGATGGAACTGTCACTGAAATATTTCCACCGCTCAAGGTCTGCTGAAGGCCGGTCACACGGCTGACCAAGGTAGGAAAATATGGATCTGTGGCATTATATCCATACACAGTGTATCCACCCTCGACTACTTCCACAATCACAGCACTGTAGGATATTCTGTTGAATGGCTGATTTTTGTACAGCAACAGATTGTAACTTTCTTCTGGGATCAACAAACTGCTGTTTTCACTGTTGGGACTGCTTTTTTCCAGGTACATGGACAAAGTCTGTGATGCAATAAAAGAGGCTGCGCGATAACACAGGCGAACATCAAGATTGGCCAGGTCCGTGGTCAAGGCATCTGTGCTGTCTATGCCCAGTTGTTGGTTGTAGTCCACGATCCAGTTGATGTAGCTGGCCTTGCTGACACCGTTGCCGTAGACTTCGATGTTTTGTGGCTGTATTCTGTAACGTCCGTTGTAGAGATACTGATCAAACTCTGGGCTGTATTTGTACAAGTCTCGGTCAGCAAACAGGCTGAAAAATTCTGCTGGGCGTGTGAGAATCAACAAACGCATGACGGCAAATGGATAACTGCTACTCATCCACCAACTTGCTTCCACTGGGCCGCCGTCACCTACTTGCCAACTCTTTTGGAAACCTTGTGGGTTATAAGCACCCATCACACTGTAGAATGGTGGCAACAACTCGCCTTGACTGCCGACTGGAATCACCGATGTCAACCCAGGACGACGATATTTTGGTATCACATAAGGAGCAACAGGATCTGCTACTAGACCTGCTTCAAGGTCGCCCCATAGCACCAAATTGTCACTGGTGTAAGGTGTTGGACCGTAGCGGTCGGTCCACCACTCAGGCTGTTCCGAGAATCCCAGCATTTCCCAGGGCGTGGTGTTTGGCGACATTGTGTCGTAAAAATAACGATAGATTCCACGCCAGGCGCCAAGCAAGGGTTGTTGATCAAGTCTGTTGCCGGCTTGACTGTAGTTGTAGGTAAATTCATTGTCAGCTACGTAAGTTTGACTGGTGTAATCCAATTTATTGGCACCTACCCAGCTCAGGAAACTTTCACCCAAAATCTGATTGACTTCTGCTTGAGAATAATCTGTGGTCCTGAAAAAGCCAGGAATCACATCTTCAGCTACCAAGGGAGGTAGATTGCCATCGTTTTTGAGATTGCTAAAAATACGTTGTTCAAATTCTAACAACACTTGATCTCTGATGTCGCCAAAGGCTGTAGTTATGCTTCCATCATGCCCTTGTATGACCAAGGTAGGATTCACATAGTTGGTATCATAAAAGATCCTGGGCTCGTACTTGGGATACAGTCCCAGTTTGGTTGGCGTGTTGGGTACAAAATTGCCGGCGGTGTCGGCATATTCATTGATGGTTACCACGTCACCTACGGCCAGAGTTTGTAAAATAGTCAGCGTGGGTCCTTCGGTGCTGACCACATAACCAGTGTCACGAGTCAGCAAGATATTGTTGACGTATACACACAGTCCCAGATAGTTTGATGTGCTAAAGTCATAGGTCTGCACCGTATTGAACGTGTTGATTGTGATGGGGTTAACTGTGTAACTGTTTGAAGTAAACACTGTGCCTGTGGGCAACATGTCACTCCAGTAAAAAGGATTTAGATTGGTTCGGCCAACAGTGATTTGAGCTATGCTACGATCCAATAGTTCAGCCACAGTCCAATTGCCATAGTCGGATATACCAAACGTGGTCACGGCGTTGAGCAACTGTGATTTGAATTTAATATATTCAGCACTGTTGTAGGCCAAGGATGCAAAAATATCATAGTTGGCATCACGCATGAAATAGCCGGTCAAGGTCAAGGGCGAGCTTTGTTGCAGTATCTGCAGGCCATACGGTATGATATTGCCCAGATCTCTAGTGTTGTTGGCGCCTATGGAAGGTCCCGACAATGCAATGAGATTTTCAGCTATGGATGTGTAGTGATTGCGTATGGTGCCCAAAGTAAACTGATCGCTGTTGTTGTTCAAAGGATTGTTTGACAAATTTATGGGCACTTCATAGAAACCGGCCACGCTGACCTGATCACTCAGTACCGACACTTCGATCACGTCGCCGGGCGCATAGATAGTTAACAAATTGATTGTGGTGGTATTGGTACCAACCGTGTATTGATAATTGTCAGCGGACTGAAATTGTCCATTGATATAGATTTGTACTGCCGGCACTGTTTGATTTTGATTCACTGCTACATCTAACAGCAGTGGATTTCCATCATAGCTAAACTGAAATTGTTGACGCACCAGGCTGGACGTGACGGCTGTTTGCCATCCAATTTCTCTCTGAAAGTCAACGCGATTACTGTACTGTCTCACAAAACCTGTGCTCAAAGGCAAGGTTTGGCCACGGTTGTCTATGGTATAGTTGAACGAATCTCGGTAGAAATTGTTGTCAAATACAATGTCACCAATGTTGGTAAGACTTAGGTAAGTTAAAGGAAAGCCCAATACCAAATCTGGATCGGCATTGCCAATGGCATAACTAAACAACGGACTTCCATTGAAATTAGAACTGGGGTATATGGCCTGATTGCCAAAACTTATGCCATTGCTGTCGTAGATGTCAAACAATGGTGGTTGGTTCACACTGATTTTTTGTTGTGCTTCAATCCACTCTACTCCATCATAGTAGTAAGATAATCCTTGTTCAGTGATACCACTGAGTATGACCACAGTTTGGTCGACCAGTGCCGTGGCTATGGGAGTCAACACAATCACAGGTACATCTACTATGGTTGAGTCTTCGGCATTGGTATCGATTATCACAAATTGCACCTGATAAACTGTGCGACGCACATCAATGTCTGTGTCTGCGGCAAAAATAATTGTGCTTCCATTGATCAGCGTGTAACCATCGATGCTGTAGCCCAATGATCCATTTACATTGCTCAAGGCATCAGTCTGTGTGAAATCAATAATGTCTACTGGTGCCAGCGCCTGTGTGCCAAAATCAAACAATCTTGTACCAGCGCGATATTCCAAGATTGGTCTACGGGCACGAAAATTGTTGTTCAAGACCGGAACAGTGTTGTTGTATTCTGCACTGGCAGTGATCACGTCAATGTGGAACCAACGATTGCTGCGGGTCCAGGCATTGAGATCTGGACTGGCACGGTTGATAGTCAAGTAATCAGGCACAAGGGGTTGATTGAGACTGCCATCAAAATTTCCAAAGTCATAGGGAGTGGTATCATAGGGAATGGTCAGGCTGTCTGTGTAAGTTTCAGGTGTGACATAGTTGGTCACCGGCAACAGTTGAATGGCTGTGCCTACCCCTTCCACATAGTATGTTTGATTTTGGTAAGTGGCAGGATATACATTGCCTCTAAATACTACCTTCATGCCGTTGCTGAACACGACTCCATTGGGGCTAACGTAGTTGACCGATCCAATGATTTCATCAACATCAATGGTGTCGGACAGTTCCAGATCAATGAGATTAATGCGTCCAAAAATTTCTGGATCTGTGCCGTCTTGATAAAATAAAACATTTCTGTCGGCTGTCAACAAAGGAATTTGTTCAAAATATCCGGCGGCATTTTTGTACCAGCCGGTGCTGGAATATTCAGCGCCAAATCCCACTGCAAACTTGTTGTTGAGATCAACATTTTGTACAAATTGCAATGACATATAGGTACCACCACCCGCGGCAGTTAGATACTGTATACGCCATACACTGTATTGTGTAGCTTGGTCTGTGATGTAGGTAGTTTGATCAAATGTTGTAGAATCAAAGGATCCTGTGCCGCTTTGTACATTGCCCACATTAAGCAAAGGATCAAAGAATGTGGTCTGTTGCCAGCCGCCGGTCACAGGATTTGAATCTTGTGTGATAAATGCTATGGTGCGATTTTGTAAATTTGTGATGCCATCAATGCCAGTGGGATTGGCCTCAAAGAATGGTTCTAAGAATTGATTGTTGATTTGATCAAACTGCAACGTGGTAATCAAATCCACCGTGCCAATGCTGGGCATGTTGAAGTAAAAATTCTGTGCGTCGGCCAAAGGCACATTAAAGGTTACTGTGCCAAGATCTTCACCGTTGTTGGTCACACCCAGTACATCTCTACTGCTGATGTTGGGAGTGGCAATTACTCGTCCGTCAATACCGGGGTCTGTTTGAATCCAAAATCCAGGACCTGTGCCCGGTGTGCCATCCACAATGTTGAGCTGGCCGCGCAGATTAAACTGCAGATCATTGGCGTAATACAGTGTGTCAGGAGCATCTTGTGGCACTGTGAATGTAATAAGTCCTGCAGCGGCTCCATTGTTGAATACGCCTTGGTTGTAGATGTCTGTGGTTCCGAGACTTGGAGCAGTCTTGATATAGAATGCCCAGGGAAAGGACTGAGTGAGATTGAACACATAAGTATTGCCTCTGACCAGGGTCAAGGTGGGATTGGCAGAATAATCTATGTTCCAGCTGCTGGTATCATTGTTGGTCACTCGGAAATTTACAGTTTCCTTGTTGTTCTGTGCCACATCAAAAGTATAGGTTCCGCCACGCACCAGTGTTATGGCGGGATTGTTGCCGGCCACGCCAGAAAAAGTATAGACTCCATTGGCTCGGGTTACCGTAAAATCATCGGTCAACGGAACCGAGGTGGCCGATACATCCACTGCCAATGGACCACCGGGCAACCAATAGTATTGTGCATAGTTGACAAACTTGTCCAGTTCAACAAATGGATCCCAGGTATAGTAGTCGCTGGTGTACAATCTGTCAGCGTTGTTGGTAAACGCACCTTGTACCTGCAAGGCATCGTTGATGCCAGGATAGGTTATGGCATCAACTACTTTGCTGGTGTTGGCAGGATCAACTTGCACAACTCCAGGCTCGAGCTGATAGTCAGTGCGAGTTTTGGTAGGTTCTACCACGTACTGATCATTGGCATTGACTCCAGGACCAATACGTCGACCTATGAATCCTTGGGTCTGTGTGAATCTGGGATTTTGGATCAGCTGATCCAGGGTGGCCGACAAAAATTGCTCGTTGATCGGAGTCTGGAATATTTCTGGTAGGAATTCTACGCTGCGGACTTGGCGGGCCATTAAATCACTCCACTGCCAGGAGCAGTTTGTAAATTGGTGCTGGTCAAGGCCGTGATCACTTCCACATCATTGACCGTGGCGCCATTTACAAATATCTGATTGGGAGCCGATCTTATTTCATACAAGTCCCCAAAACTTTTTTGTGGGCTCAGTGGCACCAAAACCACACTGCTGACCACATCACCTATGTTTTGATGTATGTACGCAGCCAACTCGCTGAAATAAAAAGTATCGCCAAAATTCCAATTTTCAATACTGAAGTAGGCATTCATGTTGGCCACTACTAAATTTTTAATGGTGCTGACACTGGCTGTGCTACCGGCTGCACGGATCACTTTGACGGTGGCCCGCAGAGCCTGATCTGCTTTTTGTCCAAACAAGGGCTGGAAATCCACGGTGTTAAGGATCATGTTGTCCGAGATCATCTTGTATTCTTGTAGTCCTTGATAGACCGTGGTCAGGTCGTTGATGGTGGGTGGTGTTGGTTCTACAACTGTGCCAGTAACGTCCTGCAACCAATTGATGTAGGCAGTGTAGTAGGCATTGGTCACAATGTAGATATCTATAATGTTGGTGCTGCCTGGATCAATACGGCTGGTCAACGGACTGTTGTGACGATACTGGAAATATAGATCTTGTCGTCCTACCTTGGCCTGATACTCATTGCTCACAGTCAACGTAGGATTGTCTAGACTGTCTACTCCTAGCACATAAAATGTGCCGGCACTGTAGTCAATGTTTGAAGTGGCACCGGTGGGATTGTAGGCATAAAATACCTGGCCCACAACAAACTGTGACTGCACAGCCTGTATGGCCGACAAGCTGGGGTAGTTGCTGTTGACAATGCCAGATTCAATCAGCAGATAGCGTTGTAGATTGTCAAAATCCACTGTGGCCTGGAAGAATACCAATTTGTCTGTGGGATCCACTATGGGTGCCACAATGTCATCAAAGAAATCTGGGTTGACTGGTGTGAGATTTCCGGCTCTGGCAAAACTGACCAAGACTTGGAAATCATCCACTAGTCCGTCACTGAGCACAGGTTGATCAATGATGGTCAGCACATTGTCCGATCCCATGGGCACCGGCGAGTCAGGACGACTATTGACCTTGAGCACGTTGATGTAGTCGCGGATCACAGTGCCTGTGCGGCTGTCATAGATGGGATCGCTAGTATAAAAGAAAAATCTGGTCTGTAGCACGCTGCCAAAATAGTATTCCAAGCTTCTTGATACTACGGTGTAAGTGGCCCCGTCAAAGGTGGCCTGCACCAACCAACTAGCATCACTGTTGGTGCCTGCTGTGCTTTGTGCGTTGGACAAACTGAAACTGGCATTGGTGGCCAAGTTGCCAGCAGTGATCACATACCAGGTGTTGGTTAGGTTGTTGTAGCCCAGACCAAAATTTTGATTCAAAGAAATTTGTTCTACTATGCTTTGTTGCACAGTGGTGGGTATGTCCGTGGCAAACACCGGAATGACCTGAGTAGGAATGGCTCTGGTGGGCACAAAATTGTTCAGGACCACCGGACCCAGACCATTGGGCAAATTGCCCAGGCCTTCTGCTGTGCCAGATAGGTACACCGCTGTGGGGCTGGCCCAGATGGTGGTTTTTTCGTCGGGGTTGCTGGGCGTGCCCACTTGCAAACGGTTGTTGGCATCAAAATATTCACCTGTGGGTGCCACAAATTTGACCAGACTACCTTCAGTAATATATTTGCCATTGTTGCTGGCATAGGTACCAATGGCCACAGGGTTGCCTAGGGCATTTTCAAAATAGCCAGTGGTTTCATTGGCCAGACTGGTGCTTTGATTCCAGGTGTAGTTCAACACGGACAGATCGGGTCTGGGAAAATTTGCATAATAAAATTGTTGCAGACCATCGCGCAAAGTCAACGGATTGATCTGATTGATCACAGCATCAGAAATGTCATTGCTGGTCAGCCACGAGAATCGGAATGCAAACAGATCATTGCTTTCATACAAGGCACCATCGCTGGCAAAAATATTTGTGCTGCTGTATTTGCCAGTGGGATCCACCAGATCAAGATAGCGACTGGTTCCAATGCTGGCACGATTTACGGCCGAGCTTTTGAGAATACTGGTGTATTGTGTGAACGGGAAATTGGTATAGTCCTCGCCGTTGACCATCCTGTTCTGAGTATAGTATTGTGCAGGTGCACGCTGTTTAATTTCTTGTATGGTTTCTCGTGCCTGTGCATTGGTCACAGGTTCTGTGATGCCGCAGGTAAATGTTATGGTTTCAATCTGTCCTGTGCGACTCACATAGCTGATAGGCACGCTGACACTCTGCATCTCCACAGGATTGATAATGTAGGTCAGACCATTTGAAGCACGCACATAGGTACGGAAGGTGCCCACTGGTATAGTGGCAAATATGCCGTCACCAAAGTTTAGTGTGATTTGATCATTGGTGCGACTGGCCACACTGTAGATATCTCTGGTGCCGGGAGCCAGTTGTTCCACAGCAGCCGCATACACACTCTGTACCTTTTCCCAGTAGTTGGAAACGTTGCCTAGATTGTCCAACTGATACAGCCATACGTCGGTGTTATTGATGCCTTCGATGTTGATGGCCACTGCACGATTTGTGATGCGTTCGGCTAGGTTGAAATCTTGATTCTGCAACACACCTTGTTTGAACAGGAAAAAGAAACCAGTGTTGCCGCTGAGAAACCCTTGCTGATCATTGCGGAACAACACATTGAATTGTCCATTGGGCAAGGGTGGAGGTTCATACACAAAGTCTGTTCCTGCTGATGTGGCATTGACCACTTCAAAAGGCATGTTGACTGTGTCAACTGTGGCAGTGTAAGGTATCACGGGCAAGAATCCAGGCACAAGATTTATTGTGTATTCCTGTGTGTCTACTCCCAGTATGTCCTGACGATTGCCTGGATTTCCAAACTGTTGTGTATTGACCAAGGCCGCATTGAGTATGACCGTGAACTGTTCTTGCCAGTCAAGATTGGTAGGATCTGCCCAGTTGACCGTGATGTTGGCCAGATTGATGCCGTTGTAGTCGGTGACGTTTTCTGTAGTGCTCACAGAAAATACCTTGAGATACCCGGATGCTTCGGTGTTGCGATTGGGACTATAACTGACCAAGTTTGCCAGCCGTACCACACTGTCTCGCCGTTCAGCTGTGTCTAGGTAATTTTCTCTGGTGTTGAGGTCTGTGCGAAACGCCAGACTCTGCCCCATGAATGCCATGACATCCAACAAGGCAATAAATTCTGAACTTTCAATGTAGTCATTGAAGGTTTCTGGATAATACAGGCGCAAATAGTCCACAAAACTCTTGCGCAGGGTTTCAAAATCATAGCTTTGGAAGTCGGCTTCCTGGTAGGTTTGATAGATCCTTTTCCAGTCTTCTACCCCAAAAATTGCTGTTTGTCTTGACGTTGTGGCCATAAGTGTTCCCAGTTTTAATATTTAGTTTGGTTATAAACTGGGTAGTTAAACGTAAGTGGCAGAACGTTGTTGTTGGTCAAAAAATATGCTCAATTGTTGTGCTGTAGTACTGGGCACAACCGCCAGACCCAGCTGTATCAAGATGCCGTTTTCTTGCGGAAACATCTGCATGCCACTGATGAATATTCTAGGATCTCCGGCGCAAACACGTTGTATTTCCTGTTGCAACAGGGCTTGTGTTTCTTGTGTTTGATTTTCAAACAGATAGTTCCAGATCACAGTGCCATAGCCGGGTCTTCCCGGCAATTCGCCCTGTCGTATGTTGAAAGCATTGAGCAGATCAATCTTGATCAGATCAAAATCCACGGCTGTGAATTTTTTGTTTTGGTCGATGGTGTTGAATCCAATGAATGTGGGCATGATGTATTTACTTTCTCTAGACCAAGGTGCCAGCGCCGGGATTAAAAACCGTGGTAGCAGATCTGGTCAAGGTTGTGACCTGTGAAGTGAGTCCACCAAAACTGCTGCCTATGGCATTTTGCACGCCGCCAAGTAATCTGTTGCCTTGTCCTTGCAGGTCTTTTAGAACTGTTTGTGCTTTTGCGATATCTAACGCCGCGCCAATTGAGGCTGCATCAGGCACCGCAGATCCCAAACTGGGCACAGGTATTTTACTGCTGCCAAATATCTTGGTCATGGCCACATCCACTGTTGCTCGATTAACTGTGTTACTAAATCCAGCGGCTTTTTGCACAGATGCCACCAGGCTGTCCCCGGTTCCACCCAGTAGATTGCTTATGTTGATATTGCTGAAATTGCCAGCCAAGGAAGTGAGTTGGCCTTGTGCTTGGCCCAACAACGCCGTGGCCTGTCCTTGCAGTTGGCCAGCTAGAGCCGTGGCCTGACCTGTGAGTTGGCCAGTTAGCGCCGACACATTGGGTAAACCGGCAGTGAGACTGCCAACATTTAAATTAGAAAGATTGCCAATGCCACTGGTCAACGAACTGACCGCTGTGGTGGCAAACTGCGAAGCTTTGCCTAGACTGTTCATGGCTGTCTGCACCGAGGCCAGGTTGGGAGTAATGCCCGATGTCAATGATCCCAGACTAGGAAATGCTGACAAATTGGCCAGGGAACCAATGCCCTTGATGCTGGTGAGATTTGAAGTCAAGCTGGTCAATGATGGCAGTCCCTGCGCCCATTGTGCTGTGAGTTGTGTGCCAAATCGGCTGGAGTTGGCCACAAGACTGCCTATCTGACTGTTGACACTGTTGGTCAGGAACGATGTTGCTGTGACCAATGACGTGGTTGCACCAGTATACACTACTCCTCGCACAGCCGATATAGATTGTGCGGCTGGTGTTTCAATCACTCCTGCGGCCTGCAGACTGTTGTAGCCTTGAGTCATTAATTGTGCTTGTGCAGTGTGCTGTATGGCATTGTTGTTGAGAAAATCAGAGGCATTGTTTACTCCGCCCAGTCCAGTCCAGATACCAGGAGCATCTAACACATCGGTCAGGGTGCTTGAGCCATTTTGCAAGAACTGTTGCCAGGTTCCGGGCTTGACATAACCGGCCATTTCCAACTGCTGGCAGGACAGACCATATTGCCCTACACCTTTGTCGTTGGTCATTTCTGTGGGATCTTGCTCTACTGAATTGGCCACTTGTGCCATGATGGCCTGTGTTTGACTTGACGTGAGTGATCCGATGGCAGGGGCAGTAAATCCGCTAGCGGTAATTTCAGCTAGATCCGCAGAAGTGATGGGATTCTCCAAGGGAGTATCTATCAGCACAGGCAAATTTGTTGTCACAGTTGGCAGGCCATTGACGATGGCCAAGATCACACGATCATTTACACCTGCTGTGCCACGATCTAGTCTGCCAAGGTCAAATCTGATATTATTGATGCTGTCGCCGCTGATGCTTTGTCCAGGCACAAACCCAGTCAGGGCGCCGGCTGCAACTTGACTGTAAAAGATAAAATCAGCCTGTGAAGGTGTGGTTTCAGCAGATGCTTGTAGTGTAAAATTTGCACCAGATGGCAGAGTGTATTTGAATTGGCTCATGTCATTTAACCCGTGGATGTAATGGTCACCCCAGCCGGCACCGGTGGAGTATCGGGTGGCGGAGTAGGAGCTCCACTAAATTTAACCGACACACTTACACCTTGATTGTGATACGGGTAAGGCTCATGCGTGGGCGCACGAGTCACTATGCTTTCCGTACCCACTGGATCCGCAATCCAACCCACTGTAGAATTAAATTCAACCTTAGGTAGTAGATATTTGGTCAGACCCTTAGGTGTTTGTACTTCAATGCGTGGGCCACCATTGAGTTGTATCTGTCCACTGTTAAAACTAAGAGTAGAAGCGGCTGCCCAACTGCCCAGTTGACTGGTCATGGCCAAGGCTCCTGTAGTTTTTAATCCTATGTTGCTTTGACTGAACAAGGTCATGGCACCTTTGTTGGACAGGCTGATATCGCCGTCACTTTGCATGGTGGTGCCTTGTGTGCTTTTCATGTTGATGTTTCGTCCAGCAAACATGTTGATGTCTTCATCCGCATGTAAGTTTATAGTGCCTTGAGTGCGTAGATTTACGCTGTTGGTGGTGTACACATCCAGGGTGCCTTCTTGGCCCAGTTCAATCCAGGCTTGGCCATTGGCATGACAGATGTACAAGCAGTTGCCATCGTCGCTCATGGTGATTTGATGACCTTTGCTGGTGCGTATCCTAATTAAATTGTCATTGCCGTTGAGATCTCCGTCATCCATGACCAAGGTATGGCCACCACGTCGCGCAACCACATTGACCGCAGATGGTTGCGCTGCCTGTAGTTCTTGATCGGTAATGCCAGCATCGCCGCCTGCGCCACCGCCTATACCGCCCAGATATATGGCACGACCTGGTGTACTGATGCCATAGCATCCACTGGGACTTTCACGCTGGCTGGTGCTACCGATTGATCCACGCACCTGATCATTGATCAAGCCTTGCTGGAACAAGATGCCGGCCACGTAGCTGTGTACTGGTTTTGGTTGATCAAAATACTTGGGATTGTTGACAATGGCATCGTTGCTGTTGTTGATCTCGGTCACAGGCAATCTGGTGCTGCCGGCAAAATAGCTGGCCTGCGTGGCATTTTGTGTGACTGCTTGATTTTTTTCCACTGATCCCACAGCCGGAATCATGTGCGTTATGCCTTGGTCTGGAATACAACCTACATAGTAACCTTGACTGGGATCGCCGCCCACAAAGAAACACAACACCTGTACACCAAGGTCAGGTGGAGTAAACCACATGCCATAGCTTTGTGGATTGCCTTGTTCAAAAGATCCAGTGCCAGCAGCAGCACCGGCAGGAGTTGTGCCGTAGAATGGTGGACAGTAGTTGACCGTGCGCCACAGACTGGTATCATCAGGGTTGTCGCCGCCAAATAGTTCAATGTAAACCTGCAAGCGACCGCTGCGAGTGGCATCCACATTGTTTTTGACCACACCAATAAATGGACCCATTTCCACCGGCATGCCGCCGCGGTCCATTTTGTAGTTGCGTGGTTGTCCGCGATTGCGTTGTGTATTTTCTCCGGCCATTATGTTTCCTTGTTCATGTTTTGTGGTGCTTGTGTAGTAACGTTAGATCCAGTTTCCCCTACTTGATCAGCCATGGGCGGTGATGTTCCTGCTAAACCTGCGGCAAAATCTATGTCGCCCGAACTGCTAGGAGGTCCCGGAGGAGACGCTGGTTGTGGAGACGGAATAGCATTGCCACCTGAGGTACCTGTTGGATCATATAGATCACCATACTCGTTTTGTCTGAGGTTTGACACAGCGCCGGTTTCGTCACGTACTTCGTAGCCCAGAGATGCATCGTCGATCCTTTCGTTGCCGGTGCGCGAAGACTCGCGTGAATTTGTGGCCGCAGTAACCTGGGTGGGTCTACTGTTGGTGGCTGGTGGCGCATTTGTGGTAGGTGGTTGCAGTGCCCCTACTAGTTCCTGTGTGAACTGCCCTTTGCTGAAAACATTTTTACAACTCTTGGCCTGGAATCTGAATGTTTCTTGCGGTGCACCAGTGCTACTATTGGTATTCATGATGCCAGTGTTGAAGTCATAGTCGGTGGGGCGATTGAAACTCACTGAGTATGTGACCTGTTGGCTGTCGTAGTTGATGGCACCGTCTGAGTTGAAAGCACTGAACTCAAAGTTTTTTGCACTGACTCCGTAGGCCACTTCGCCTTGTTGCATCCAGGCAGGATCGCCCAGGATCCGCATGCGTACTTCGGCAAAGTCGGCTATGCTGTATAAAAATGCCGCGGCACTGTCGGCTGCTGCATTGGTATAGTTGGCCTGGCCTTGAGTGCGTTGCTCGCTGGTGGCCAGCACGGCCTGCTTCATTTGATCACGCCCAGTGGGTGGTGCGGAAGCCAGACCACTGGAACTCTGTGTGACTGTGGTATAATAGGCCTGATTGTACTCTTGTTCATAGCTAAGGATCTGTGTGTTCAAGCCAGTGAACCAGTAGTCATAGGCCTTGTGTGGACCAAGATACTTGCTGTCATTGAAATAAATGCTGCACATTTGATTTATTTTGTAAGCACTGATCAGGAAAGTGATGCGGTACGCATGATCTCGACGGAATGTATCGTACTTGAGTTGTTGAGCGCCAACACTGATCTTGTACCAGGCCGTGACGCCACCTGGATTGGCTTTTTGATTTTTTTCATTTGTTCCATCGTCCTCAACAGTGACTTTGGCCTGATCTGTGATGTAACTGCTGCTGCGCATGATCTGATCAATCAGTTGCACTATCTGTGTGCCGGCCAAGATTGACCAGGTCTGACTGTTGACATTGACCGAATCTGTGTTGTTGTCAAGTTTGTCTGCGGCTGTTCTTATGTTTTTGGCCGCGGTGTTCTTGTAGTTCACTGGTTGAGCAGGTGGCACCACTTTGGAAGTACCGATCTCTGGAGGGCTGAACTCAAACACATACTCATCGGCCACATAACCAGGATGCTGTTTTTCTAGATCTTTTTGATGCTTGTTGAGTGCGTCGGCCAGCCCGGTGAACAGATTGCTCTGTCCCTTGGTTGGAGCATCTGTGGCCTTGGGCGGCGCTGCTGAAGGAGCCGTAGATTCTGTGTAGCCTCTTACTGTTGCTCCAGTGGCCTCGGACACTGCCTGGGATCCGCCAAATTCTAGATCAAATGTGTTGGCCATGATTATGGAGCCACTATATTGAAGGGACTGGTTGTGTCACCAGTGAAATTGCCGTTTTGGTCAACCTGTGCTCGTGCTTGATCTTGTGCAATTCCGGAATTGATCAAGTTGTCTATGTTGGCCGGCTGTGGTTGAGTTTGTCGGCCATCATCGCGGCGATTGTTTACGGCCAATGGACCTCCTTGCAACAGTTGGCTGACCGTGGTTCCGGCCAACTCAAAAGCAAATGGTATGGTACCACGTGCCTGTGCTGTGCCAGTGTCATAGGGCACTGGGCTGGCTACCACGTGGTATTCAACTTGATTGGCCACTGTGCGGAACATGATATTTCTAAGCAAAAATGGATAGTATTTTCTTATTGTGGCCTGTGCACCGGTGCCACTGCTGCCCTTGATTGGTGCGGCCAGGTTGCCCTGGCTGTCGTAGCCGTAGAACTCTATGGTAAGACAGTATTGTGCGGCTGCATAGTTGGGCACAGCACGGCTGGTCTGATTGGCTGACACCTGGGCTCCGGCGGCTACCGAAGCAGTGGGAGCAGGATTCTTGTAGGCAAAACTCACTGCATCAAACAGCCGTTGGATCAAGGTCAGTCCATTGGGTTCTACGACCTTGAATCTGATCTCCATGGCATTGGTGCTCATGTTGGTACCTTTGCCCATGAGAAAGCTTTCAATTTCAAGATCGTCAAAATAAAAATCATCAGGAAAAAACTGGCTCCGGCCGGCTATGGGGGCACCGCCACTTTGAATCAACAAGGTCCAATTGCCAGTGCCCGGAGCTGGTGCCCGTCGTCCGGCTGCACCCAGATTGTTGTACTGTTCGGGTGTGAGCAACCACCATGAAATCGCATAGGTATAACTGGCATACTGATCTAGTTCATTGGGTCTAGGCGAGATAATCTGTGCGGCAAAGGCCGTGTTGATGGCCTGTTGCGTGGTGCTGCGCGATGCTGGAGGAGTATTATCGGGTCCGCGACTATCGAATGCATTGGAACTGGTCCCAGCACCCACACCACCTGATGTGGGAGCCTGTGTGGGGCCATCATCTCTGGCGTTAGGGGCTGGTGTGCTTTGACTTTGACCAGTGGTGACAGTGGGGCTGGCCAAATCAGAGTTAGCATATTGCTCTCTGAGATTTGTTAACTGATCAATCGTTGATTGATTTTCTGTAGAAAGTTGTACCGCTTCGTCCTGAAGTTGATCTGCCAGTTGAGTATTGCCGGATTCTCTGGCAGCTTTGCTTTGAGCCAATAGCTCCTGCGCTCTTGCATTGGTTGCCTGTGCTTGTTGCAGAAGATCCTGATACCCGGGTATAGCACTAAGACTGGTCATGTCAGAATCCCAACACGGTTTTGAGTGTGCTCAATTTAGGCAGGTATATCACAGCGCCGGCTTCAAAGTCCATGGGCGGTGCAGTCAAGGTATTGGGATTGCGCTGATAAAACACCCACCATAGACCGGCATCACTGTACAGGTCAAAGGCCAACAAGTCTGGTCGGTATTCATAAGTGGTATTGATGGTAAACAAGATGTCGTCGGCCGATCTCGGTATGGGTCTGTTGACCATGACATCCAAGAAGAACTGGCTGTAGCCAGTTTCAGCATAGGGGCTGGTTGCGTTGTAGTTGGCCATTACCAGAATCCTCCTTTTAATAGATTGCCATTGGCAAAGTTTTTCAAGCTGAACTGTTTGCTGACCTGGCTACGACTCTGCACTGGCAACAGACTCAACTGTATGTCAATCTTGCTGGGCACATAGGTAGGATTGCTCAGCAGGGCCTGCAGGGGAGCGGGTCTTTCATTTTCTGCACCACGTGGCAGGAAGGCCGAGGCTAATCTAGTGACCGTGGGTGCTACAGCATTGAGTGTGGTGCTGTACAAATTCTGCAGGGGTTGTAGATTCAGGCCCAGATTGTTGGGCGAACCCGAACTTATGTAGTCTACATCAGCCGGCAACACATAGTTGAACTGGCTGACCACGCAGGGATGATTGTTGAACTGATAGTCGCCCAGACCGCTGAGGTAAACCAAGGGCGGCGGACTTCCTCGATTTGCACCCTGGCCATAGAACATCTTGGTCACACTGCGGAAAAAGTGTATGACTGCCAGCACATAGGCCGCATCGGCGGTGCTCTGTGCTGTGAATGTGGCATTGAGTTGCAAGGTATCGGTATAGCTGTTCTGATAAAAGTAGCCACGATAGTTGCTGTGTGTGAGATTGTACTCGGAATAGTTGGCCTTGTAGGCCGTGGTTATGCTGGGCGTGTAAGGGAATACCACACCATTGGTGGTTTTGAGTGGTTGCAACAGACCCGCATCGGATGCTGCATAAAGATAGTCGGCTCCGGGTGCCAAGCGTAACACCACACGCCAGTCGCTGTTGACCGGAAACTGTGCCAGAGCGCGATTGTTTGGTTGATTCCGAGCCTGGCGAACTTGGCTGCTGACGCCGCCCTGATTCAACGGCAACCCAGTTTCGTCATCTATCTCGGCTGCGCGATACAAGGCACCGTTTTTAAACGTGTTGCCCAAGCTGTCGGTAGTGAATTGATCTCCAGACTCTTCAGGTTCGTCACCGTAGCCCACTGCTGATGCCGGCGAGATGGGCGTTGCACTGGTGCGCACATCAGCGGTTGGCACTGCCAGCTCGTTTTGTTCACCGTAGGGACTGGTGGTAGGGTCTGCCTGCTCTTGTATGTCGTTGATGGGCACTGCTGGTGGTTCACCGGCGCCGGTCTGGGGATCTACATCGGGATTGACTGGATTTGGATCTGCCATGTTTGTTTTCCTATCACATATTTACCGAGAAAATAAACCACCTATATTATGATTCAGGTTGACATGTTGGGTTTTTGTGCTACAATAAATAACTACCCAGGAGAATTTTAGTGTCAACCACACCCACAAGGACCCCAGCAAAAACCAACTATCTCAACAACAGAGATATCCTAAAACAAATACACCTCAGCAAAAATAGCTACTGTACATACCTAGATCCAGTGACAGATCACCAGTATGACATCATCTTGCCCACAGTGGAACGAATCAATCAAAGAACCACAGCCGAGGCACGCAGAAACCGTGCTGAACGTATCAAGCGAGAAACTGGGCAGGTCATAGATCCCAAAAAAATCCCCAACACAGACTTGGTGTTCCGCATAACCTGCTGGGAACACATACCCATGGCGCCTAAAAAAGTGCCCAAGAGTTCGGCCAAGAAAAACAAAATTGAAGACATATTTGAACTGGACGTGTTGGAGGAAGACGATCCCTTGGCCGAGCTGATCGAAGAGCCTGTGCTGGATCCCAAACATGTGAGATTGAATTTTCCTCCGTTTTATCACTACCGCATAGATAACAACAAACAACCGTACATCGTGGGCAAAAGCCACTGGAAGGGTGACCTGGAGCAGGGAGAGTTCAGCAAGGATCATGGCACCATGACCCGTACCTTGGCCACCATGTTTATCAAGCTGTGCGAACGCTATGCCACCCGATCAAACTGGCGTGGCTACACCTACAACGAGGAAATGCGTGGTCAGGCCTTACTACAGTTAAGCCAGATTGGCCTGCAGTTTGACGAGTCAAAAAGCCAAAATCCATTTGCTTATTACACCGCGGCCATTACCAACAGTTTCACACGTATCCTAAACTTGGAAAAGAAAAATCAAAACATCCGCGATGACATGTTGGAACAGGCCGGACTCAATCCATCATGGACTCGTCAGAATGCCGGTCGTAAGAATCCAGCACAGGCACCCGGAGAGGTTGTAATTGTCACAGAAGAATAGTATACTAGCTGAATGAGTCTATTCCGTAAAGTTGCTGTCTGCACCGATATACACTTTGGTCTCAAGTCCAACAGCCTACAACACAATCAAGATTGCAGTGATTTCATTGATTGGTTCATAGCCACAGCTCGAGCCAATGGTTGCGAGACCGGCATGTTCCTAGGCGACTGGAGCCATCAGCGTGCGGCCATTAACATGCAGACCTTGCAGTATAGCCTGCGTAGCTTGGAGAAGCTGAGTGCGGCATTTGACAGATTTTATTTTATTCCAGGCAACCATGATCTGTATTATCGTGACAAACGTGATATCTACAGCACAGAGTGGGCCCGTCACATACCCAACATCCAAATTGTTAATGATTGGTTCCAGGATGGCGACGTTGTGATCGCACCATGGCTGGTCGGGGACGATCACAAGCGTATCCCAAAACTCAAGGGTCAGTACATGTTTGGACACTTTGAACTGCCACACTTCAAGATGAATGCCATGGTAGAAATGCCCGATCACGGTGACATACAGGTAGATCACTTTGGTGGGTTCGAACGTGTGTTCAGCGGACACTTCCACTTGAGACAGCAAAAGAAAAACATCAACTACATCGGCAACTGCTTTCCGCACAACTATGCCGATGCCGGTGATTCAGCACGTGGCATGATGACTCTGACGTGGGGTCAAGAACCTGTGTTCCATGCCTGGCCCGGGCAACCTCTTTACAAGGTGCTGAAACTCAGCCAGGTCATAGATTCAGCTCCGTCATTGTTGGCCGCCAACATGCATGTGCGTGTGGAACTGGACATTGATATTTCGTATGAAGAAGCCAATTTCATCAAAGACACCTTTGTCAAGGATTACGATCTCAGAGAGATGGCCTTGATTCCAGTAAAGAGCACCGCAGTAGATGCCGACATGGCGCCCGGAGAAGTCAAATTCGAAAGTGTGGATCAGATTGTAACCGATCAGATCACCAACATTGAAAGCGAATTCTATGATCCTAAATTATTGTTGAGGATATATCAATCCTTATAAATATTGGATTGTTGTAGCATCTTACATTTATTTTCATTACTATGAGTCAACAAGTTCTCTCTCGGCATCTTTTGTGTCCCGATTTGAAATTTTATCAACACAATTTCGACACCAACCAAACTGCGGTCTTTGACTACGACCAGTTCAGCCGCATGGTAGATTATTGGAAATTTATGTTGGTTGAAAAATACAATGTTCAACACGGGCAAACCGTGATGATTGAATTTAATCTCACCAACATATACTATTTTACAGCTATTTTTGCGGCCTGGGAACTGGGTCTCGTGCTCATAGTTGATTGGATTCATGCGTACAGCGAACAGGAATGTCACGGAAAAAGTTTTACCATACACGGACAAATAGATCACGCCATAGTTTACAGTGAACAACTAAATCCCAACAACAAGAAATTTTATCTAGAATGGGATGTGTATCGCACTCGTTTACACTGTCGTAATGTCATAACCGAAATAGATTTTAATAATTATGAAATTAAGGATCACAGTAAATTTGCGGAAATAGCTGAAACCGTTTACGCCAGGCCTGACAGCCAGGCCATTTGGACCGCAACCAGTGGTAGCACAGGCGATCCTAAACAACAACGCATAGACCACAGATCAGTGTTTCTACAGGCCAAACGATTAATCAATCACCTGAATTTTAAACCAGAGCAATCGGTACTTCATACTCACAATGTGCATCACGGTGCTAGTGCTTGCTATCATTTTTTACCCAGTCTGATGACTTCTACCAACCATTATGTTATGAATTACGAGCATTGGAACGACACTCACAACAAACAATTGGCAGACTTTATTGAAAGTAGAAAGATAAACAAAATATTTTTGTACACGCCCGACAAGATCTTGGCTTATCTAAACTCTACTGATCCACTCCAGCATGAAGTAGAAATTACTACCTTGTATTTTTGCACCAAAGAAATTGTAAATTTAGCCAAAGAAAAAAATATCAAAGGCATTTATAGTGTGTTTGGTGACACAACCATTGCCTATGGGTTTTTGGTCAAGGTCGTAGATTTGCAACAGTCGTTAAACACTTATGAACCCAGTTGTATAGGACCGCAACTAGACGATTTTTTTGATTTCAAGATTCAAGATGGTCATCTTTACATTCGAAGCAGTGGCTTAGGCAAAACAGAGTGGCAGACCAGTAAAGACAATTTTGAACTGAAAGATAACAAATATTATTTCCTAGGGCGCGGAACCGATTACCGCATCAACGATGAATGGATCAATCACAACGAAATTGAAAGCAGGATCAATGAACTGTTTACTATCGATCAAAAAGAAGGTGCTACCATAGTAATTGACAACGAAGAACAACAGGTTTATTTGGCTATATGGATTGAAAATCCGCAAGCCGAACTTGAATTTGATCGTTGGTTAGCACAACGTTATAAAACTGTGACTATCACAAAACGAGCACGAGACTTAAACAAAAACGAATTCCTAGGGTCGAGAAAAGTCAGTCGGCAACTATTAAAGGAATACTTTAGATCCAAAGTCCAACGAATTTACAGTTTCACTGATCCTTGGATATTATCTTAAAATTATGAATACATTTGTTATCAAGGAAATTTAAAATGACATTTATTACCAAAATTTTTGACGGCTCACAATCAGTAATAAAATTGTTGCTTGCAATTTTGTTGACGTGGGCAATTCCATCGTGGTCTGCAACATATCCATCGAAACCAGTGAAAATTATCATCAGCTTGCCGATAGGCAGTGGTCCAGATGCACAATTACGACGGGTGGCAGAAATACTGTCAGAAAAATGGAACCAACCTGTGGTTGTAGAAAATCGACCCGGAGCATCTGGAATAGTGGCCATGAATCAAGTGGTAAATGAACCTGCCGATGGATATACATTAGGACTGTTTCACATGGGAGATATTGTGCCATTTCCTATTTTATACAACAACAACAAAGCTCTAGACAACCTAGTAGTACTGGCTCCATTTTTTACAGCAGACATGGCATTGTTTGTTAGCACCGGTGTTAAAAATCTTGAAGAGCTCAAACAACTTTTAAAAAGAAATCCCAATTATGGTTCCTGGGGAATAGGAAGCATACAGCATGTTGTCGGTGCAGAGTTTGTTAGTTTGTATGTTGATAATGCCACCCATATTCCTTATCGAGACGGTAACTTGTTCACCGATGTAAGCACCAAAACATTGAGCTTTGGTTTTACTAGTCTGGGGTCTGGCAATGCTATGTATCGTGCTAACAAGATTCATTATTTGGCCATTGCTACTGACCAACGGCACAAACAATTTCCTGATGTCCCGACTATTAGAGAACTAACTGGTAAAAAAATTGTGGCTCAGAGCTGGCTAGCATTCTTCGTAAAAAAAGGAATTCCTGATCCAGTCCGTCAACAAATAGAAAAAGATCTACGTGTAGCTATTGCAGATCAAAGAATGCAAGATTTTTTACTTGAAAATTATTTTATACCTCTCAACAACACAAGTTTAAATCAGTTTGTAAAACAAATTGAGCACGAACGTTCGGTTTACAAAAACAATCTTCAACGACACAAAATCAGTCTTACGCAATGACCCATTACTGGCCCGATCAAAACACCAGCAGAATTCCCTATTGGGCCTATACCGACACTGATGTATATCAGCAAGAATTACAAAAAATTTGGTATGGACCGCATTGGTGTTATGTTGGGCTTGAATGCGAAATACCCAACACGAATGATTTCAAACTCGGCTGGGTAGGAGAGCGCGAAGTAATAGTTACTAGAGATCTAGATGGCATCCATGTGGTAGAAAATCGGTGCGCTCACAGAGGTGTTCGTTTTTGTCAAAAACAAACAGGAAATACCGAGAAATTTGTGTGTGCATATCATCAATGGAGGTACAATCTCAAGGGAGATCTTGTCAGTGTACCTTTTGAAAAAGGCGCACCCAAAAATGGAGAAATCTGTGGAGGCATGCCAGATAATTTTGACAAGCATAATCATGGGCTGGTAAAATTGCATGTGGCTGTTTTGCACGGAGTGATATTTGCCACGTTTGATGACAGTGTGTGTGGCATAGAACAATATTTAGGACCCGAAATACTGCCTTGGTTTGAAAGAACATTCAAAGGTCGGACACTGAAATTGCTAGGACATAATCGTCAAGAAATCAAAGGCAATTGGAAATTGATGATGGAAAACATCAAAGATCCTTATCACCCTGGTTTATTGCACACATGGTTTGTGACTTTTGGTTTGTTCAGGGCCGATCAATCCACAAGCAGAATGGTCATTGACAAAGAAGGACGTCATGCAGTCATGTTGAATCGTCGCAATCGTGGAATAGCCAACGAAGTAACCAAAGGAGTTGAATCGTTCAAGCCCAAAATGCAGTTGAACGATACTAGATTATTAGACATAGTCGAAGAGCCATGGTGGACTGTGCCAGACCCCAATGACCCCAAACAACCCATCAACCCTACAAACTGCATGCAAACAATTTTTCCTAGCCTGATAATTCAACAACAGATCAACAGCATGAGCACACGACATATTGTGCCTCGCGGTCCCGGGTGTTTTGAATTTACCTGGACCCATTTTGCTTTTTCAGACGACTCAGAGGACATGATTCAACGCAGACTTAGACAAGCAAATCTTTTTGGACCAGCCGGATTTGTCAGCGCCGACGATGGTGAAGTGTTGGAGTTATCACAGCAAGGTTTTAATCAATGGCGCACAGATGGAGAATTACTGGTAGAATTAGGTGGGCCAGATTCTGGACAAACTACCGAGCACATGGTCACAGAAACTCTGATCAGGGGCATGTATAGATACTACAGAAAAATAATGGCATGAAGGATCTGGAACTTAAATTTCAAATTGATCAACTAAATGCCTGCTATGGCGATGCGTTGGATCGACATGATTACAACACATGGATGAATTTTTTTGAAGAAGAATGTTTGTATTTGGTGCAAAGTCGAGAAAATTTTGATCGCAACTTGCCTCTTGCATTGATACGATTGGAAAGCCATCGTATGATGCAAGATCGAGTTTATGGTTGCATGGACACAATTTTTCATCAAGAATATTATCAGCGTCATATAATTTCAGGTTGTGTGATTAGCAAAATAGAAAATAACAAAATTTTTACTAGAACAAATTACACAGTTTTTAGAACCAAACCCACAGAATCTTCAGAAGTATTCAATGTTGGGTGCTATCACGATGTCTGGTCGCAACGACACACCGGGCCAAAGTTGGCTGAACGCAAATGTGTTTACGACAGCGAAATGATTTTGAATGCGTTAATATATCCAATTTAATAGTTTTTTTTCACATTCAATGTTATACTGAAAAACAATGATTCAAATAAAAAATCTCACAGTAAAAAACTTTATGAGCGTGGGCAACGCCACGCAAGGCATCGACTTTGATCGACGCGACTTGACACTTGTGTTGGGCGAGAACTTGGATCTTGGTGGCGACGGAAGCCGCAACGGCACAGGTAAAACTACTATAATCAATGCTCTTAGCTACAGCTTGTATGGGCAAGCATTAAGTAACATCCGCAAGGACAACTTAGTCAACAAAACCAACAACAAAAACATGTTGGTCAGTTTGGATTTCAGTGTGGACGGCAAAGATTACCGGATTGAACGAGGCCGTAAACCCAACCTGCTGAGATTCTTTGTAAACAATCAAGAGCAAGTGGTCACAGACGAAGCACAAGGCGACAGCCGAGAAACACAGGATGCCATTGAACATACCTTGGGCCTCAGTCACGACATGTTCAAACACATTCTGGCACTCAACACTTACACAGAACCGTTTCTGAGTCTCAAAGCCACAGATCAAAGAACCATCATTGAACAACTCCTGGGCATAACCATGCTGAGCGAGCGTGCCGATCGAATCAAAGAACACAACAGATCCACCAAAGAAGCCATACAGCAAGAAGAATTCCGTATTCGAGCTGTTCAAGAAGCCAATAAAAGGATAGAAGAACAGATTGAGGCTTTACGACGTAGACAGACATTATGGGTGACTAAACATGAAGAAGAGATTACCAAACTCGAAACCGCGCTCGAAGAACTCAAAAAGATTGACATTGAAGCCGAGATTGCGGCCCACAAGGCGCACAAAGTATGGGATCAGAAGCGCAAGGACCTTAACGACCTGGCTGGACAGATCTCCCGCACGAAGCTTGATAAGGACCGCGAGAACAAAAGCATTGAGAAGCTTGGCAAGGAGATTGCGACACTTGAAGATCACACATGTCACACTTGCGGGCAGGCTTTCCACGACCATAAGCACCAACAGGTCCTGGCGGGTAAGCAGGCTGATCTGGCAAGAGCGCGAGAAGCGTGCCAAGAACATACACAGCTCCTTTCAGAACTCGAGACTGCCCACACAGCCTTGGGCACGTTAGGGCGACCACCTGCTATGTTCTATGATAGTGAAGAGGATGCCATACAACATCGTAGCAGCATGGCTGCCTTGCAAACTCAATTGACAAACAAACAGGCCGAAACAGATCCCTACGGCGAGCAGATAGCGGACATGCAAGGTCAGGCTTTGCAGGTAGTAAGCTATGACACACTCAATGAGCTGACCAGACTTCAGGAACATCAAGACTTCTTGCTCAAACTTTTGACCAGCAAGGATTCATTCATACGCAAAAAAATCATTGAACAGAATTTGAGTTATTTGAATGCCAGACTCACACACTACCTGGATAGGATTGGCCTGCCGCATACCGTGGTGTTCCAGAACGATTTGACTGTGAGCATCGAGGAGCTGGGTCGTGAGCTGGACTTTGACAATTTGAGTCGTGGCGAACGCAACAGATTGATCTTGAGCATGAGCTGGGCCTTTCGTGATGTGTTTGAAAGCCTATACCAGCCCATCAATGTGCTGTTCATAGACGAAATGATTGATTCGGGCCTGGACACACAGGGTGTAGAAAATGCTCTTGCGTTGCTGAAGCACATGAGCCGCGAACGGCACAAGAGTATTTGGTTGGTCAGCCACAGAGATGAGCTAGCCGGAAGAGTTGAAAACATACTCCGAGTGGTCAAAGAAGGCGGCTTTACCAGTTACAACACGGATGTAGAAATTGCGTAGAATACGAGTCTTACACATTGAACCCACCGACGTTTGTCAGGCTGCATGCCCGTTGTGTGCCCGAGAGACTGACCCAAACTTTAATAAAAGTTTAAAGCATCATCTCAGAGTAGAGCACATACAAAAACATTTTTCAGAACAAGTAATTTCCAAACTGGATAAAATGTTCATGTGTGGCAATTATGGTGATCCGGCTGCAGGCTACTATACCATGGACATCTACAACCACTTTAGAAAAGTCAATCCAGAAATTGTGTTGGGTATGAACACCAATGGTGCTGTGCAAAGCACGTTCTTTTGGCATGCGTTGGGACGATTGTTCAATCAGCCCAAAGATTATTGTGTGTTTAGCATAGACGGATTAGAGGATACCAATCACGTTTATCGTAAAAATGTCAATTGGGCCAAGCTAATGAGCAACGTTCAAGCCTACATTGCCGCAGGTGGAAGTGCCCATTGGGACATGCTGGTGTACAAACACAATCAACATCAAGTGGATGCTTGCCAGCAACTGGCTCGTGACATGGGATTCAAGTGGTTCCGTGCCAAGGTCAGCAAGCGTGGATTCACTGATCATTTAGAATTTCCCATCGGGTGGCAACCGCCTGCGGTCAAGGCGGGGCCCATCAAATGCCATGTGATTAATGAAAAAAGCATGTACATTGATGCGCAAGGTCGTGCCAGTGCCTGTTGCTGGCTTGGTGCCACGCAACAAGATTTTGTCAAAGATGATTTGGCAACTGTAAAATTAACTTGGAAAACAGACACACCCAATCCGGTGTGTGTCAGTGCTTGTTCCACAAACAAAAATAAAACCGTATTCCAAGACCAATGGCAACGCGAGGTACAACTGTGTTAGCCACCTGGCATTTTCATATCGAAATCAGTTCAAAGTGTACCCTGCGTTGCCCACGCTGTGCCAGACAAGAGGTTCCCGACAGTTTAGTAAACACTGAACTGGATTTAGAATTTTTTAAAAGAAACTTTACCGCAGAGTTTGTTCTTGACAATGTAGAAAAGATCACATTTTGTGGTGACGACGGTGATCCTATCTATGCTCACGACCTTATACCAGTGATTCAATACATCAAGTCAATCAAACCTGTTGAGATTGTAGTTGTCACAAATGGATCACACAAGAAACCAGAATGGTGGCGTGAACTTGGTGGCGTGCTTAGTGAGCAAGATACTGTACACTTTAGCATCGACGGTTGGGACTACCCAAGCAACAATCTGTATCGTGTCAACAGTGATTTCAACAGTATTGTCGACGGAATCACTGCACTACGATCAACCTCTGAGTGCCACCTTGTGTGGGCTGCCATTGTCTTTGGGTTCAATGAACACCAACTGGGCGCTATGAAAAATCATGCACGTTTGCTAGATATGGATGTATTTCAACTTACCAAGAGCACCAAGTTTGGCTCCGTTTATCTCTCCTACGGTCCAATCGATGAGCTAGAGCCCAGCCGGCCGTTTGTCAGCAGTTCACACAGATTTGAGAGAGATGTTACACCGATAAGCTCGCGTGGACTCAATTCACAGACAAACACCAAGAACATACAATTATACAAATCTGCTGTAGAGATCAACGGTGTAAAACCCCTGTGTGAAATTGGCAACAAAGGACTTTATATTGACGCCCAAGGTAGATTATTCCCTTGCTGTTGGGTAGCAAACCGCTACAGTCACAATTCAGAATGGAAAGCTATTGCTAACAAATTTGATTTGAATCGTCGCACACTGGCCGACGCTGTAACTGACGATTTTTGGTCAACAACATTTAAAACCTTTGGGTGGCAAGAGTGCCAGACTAAGTGTGTAGCGAGCAGGGTAAATGAAAAATATGCAACTGAGTGGTAAAATGATAAATTATAGTCCATGGTATGGCTGTACGAAAACACTCCGATTGAACAACTACCCGAAGACTGTGTTGGTTTTGTTTATTTGATCACAAATAACGTTACCGGCAGAAAGTACATTGGAAAAAAATTAGCAAAGTTTAGCAAGACCTCATATCGAGTAGTAAAATTAAAGAACGGCTACAAGAAACGTAAAAAGATAAGAAGCAAAATAGATTCAGACTGGCAACTATACTATGGCAGCAACGATCAACTCAACCGAGACATTGCAGAGCTGGGCTCAGACAACTTCACAAGAGAAATATTGTTTTATTGCCGATCAAAAGCAGAATGCAGTTATGTTGAAGCACGCGAACAATTCAATCATAAAGTATTGGAATCAGATGACTACTACAATGGACAGATTGTTTGCCGTATACACGGAAGTCATATAAAAAACAAAATTTAAACTTAGATAGGCAACAACATGACTCTGCGGTAGGACTACCTACCCCCATTGAGGAACGGTGAGATACCCGGTCCAGATTCTTGGGTGTCAAAGGCAATTGCTAACTTAAGGCAACAAATGGTTTGAGCTCTGTGAAAAAGACACAACTCATGCTCATAGGACTTGGTTCTTCTCGGGTCACTAGGGTTCCGTTGATATGTGAAGCTTGAGTAGGGGGTACCGGTCAACCGCCTCCGCGTCGCGAGACAATCTCATTAGAAACGAAGTGACTGCTCCGACTCGGATAATGCGGCCTTTTTCACCCGGCAACGGGTGAATTGTGACCACATGATCTGGATAATACGGAAAAAGAAATCATTGATGAGCGACAGCGAATCAATAGATCTCTAAGAGATCTCAGAACTGATCAGGAAAGTCTCGGAAAAGTGCGTGCTGAATGTTGCCACTCACAAACTGATTAAAACTTTTGTGTTTGGTTTCTAGTTCACCTTCAAGTGGTGCGACTCTTCGGAATGCCGCGTCCATTTGACCCATGTCCTTGAATTCCATTAGTATCATGAATTCAGGCATGTCTGCAATACTACGAAAACCCATCTTGCATCTAGTGATTCTATATGATTCCATTTTTCCTTCTGAGATCAAATGATCAAAGAAACTTTTCATTCCGTTGACCCAGTCCAGGTCTGAGATATTGCCTTCTTTGTCTGCCCAAATTGTATATAAGTCTGCCATTATTGTATAGGTCCTAAAATTTCAAAGCCTTCGAGGCCTTGTTTGTACAAGTGTGCTTGATCCAAGTACAAGTAGCTAAAACCGCGATCTCTGTAGATAGCACATTCGGTCTTCAAACTCTCAACCCCGAGTCTAGTTTTTGGATTGTGATATGTCCACGCAAACTGACTGGCCAATACATTTTTATCATTCAGCCGCTTCATCAAACTAAAAGCCACCAGCTCATTGTGCTCTTTGTAGCCGATTACATCGGTCATGGCATCGGTGAACTGGCTGTCAAACAAGGGCATGACGCTGGCAAAGTGTTTGTAGATGCAGTAGGTCCTGTAGATGTCTTTGAGCTGTGCGATGTTGGGCTCACGTAGATATTCCCAGGCCACTGTGGCCTTGTAGGTGGTTTTTCTCAAATCAATTCTAGCAAACTGATAGGTCATGTTCTGGGATCCTGTCTGTGCTGGAATAGTTCTTGCAGGTAATTTTCAGGCCAGGTCGCGTAAAATCCCTGACGTGCCATTGACCGTGCTTTTTGATCCAGGTCACTGAGACTCTGTACCAAGGCCAAGGCATAGGTACCTTGATTCATGCTCACGCCGTTGACCATTTCTGGCAAGCCCGGATGATCCTCCAAGGCCAACAAGTCTTGGTTCAATAAAAATTCTTGGTTGGCCGAGTCAATGTGAACATGAAACTGCTCGGCAGTATAAGCTGTTGATTCATATACAAAAATTATGACACTTTTGGCAATGCCAGTCTGCGACACGACTTTCAAATCAAAATAAGGATTCATGCCCAGCCTGACTTCAAAGTCACGATCCAGCCGTGCCCGGCGGGCATACGGACACGGAGCCCAGCCGCCCAGGGCCGGATGTGGAACCTCCACAAACGTGGCCATCCAGCGTTCAATGTCATAGGTAACAGTTTCTAAATTTAACATTTTTTAAAAGAAAGGCAGGCCCGTCTTCTTTGTGGTTTCTAAGTTTTCTTTGATCAAGTTGCTGATAGTGTTGCGCTCTTGTACACTGAGATGTAGAGCTTGATCGTAGCTGATGCCGCCACGCATGTACCAGGCCACTTTGATCGCTTCTTGTCTTATGTCCTGTGTTTCTTTGTCCATCTGATCCACGACTTTGGAAATCTGGTCAGAGTCCAAGACTAAGAGGCGGGCACGAAAAAACTGGCCATGTCCAAGGTCAACACCTGCTCGTACTGGTGTTTGCAGGCCGTGCATTCCAGGTTGAGTGGTTGAAGTTCGCTTTGTTCACGCAGTCGCAACACATGATCACGTATCTGATTGAACAGATCTCGATCGCAGTTTTTCAGGAATTCTTCAATGAAAGCTGGTTCTCGGACCAGGGCCTGTGGAGTTTTAATTGTGACAATGCTGATGGCCAGGCTTCGCACAGTGATTTCAGTCAGCTGTCTGAATGCTTGGTTAAGGGCAGCCATCTTGTCGGCTTCAGATATTGTGCTGTCAGGTATGACCTGCAACAGTTTTTGTTGTTCGTACTGCAATGCACTGTTGTCATTGAGATTTTTATAGCTCAACGGACGGAAATAGATCTCCAAATCGCCGTGTGCAATGTGTGCCGCGTAGTCAGGCGCTCGCAGGGCATCCAACATGGTTCTTAAATCTATGGTGCGTTCTGACGTGTCGTTACAGGCCGGGCACGTGGTTGCAAACTCCATGTCATGTCCGTAGCTGGCTATGCGTATGGCTATAAGGATGGTGTCTAGATCAATACCGGGCACTGCCCAGGCATCTCGGATGTTTGGCACACAGCTCTGTATCACGTTGACAGTGGCCTGTCCGTTGAACAAGGCATCTGGTGTGCGATAGGTAATTTCGTCTATGGCAGTCATGGGATACACTGGCAATTCACCATTGGCTGGCATGTTTAACGTGCCAGCAGGATAGTTCTGCCCGCCACTGGGCAACTTTATGTAGATGCTGGGTTGTCGGAAATACTGACTTAAAGGATTGCTCATTTTACCACCATAAATATTGTGCTAATACTTATACGTGGAAAACATGGACCCAAATGAATTACAAGCCGTATCCGAAGCCCTAGAACAACTGCGCCAAGGCGGTACTATTTCGGCCGAAACCTTGGCCAAACTGGGCGGAACCACGCAGAGTGTCAACAAGGCCCTAGAAGGTTACACCAAACGACTGCTGGGCGCGACCTCGGCCATAGGTGGCATGGCCAAGCAAGTGGCCGACGGCGAAGGCAGTTTCAAATCTCTAGGTGGTGCTATTTCGGGATTGACCGGCGTGGTTGGAAAACTGGCCAGTGCCATACCCTTGGTTGGTGGTGCAGCCAAGGCTCTGGCCGAAGGTGTAGGCGAAGCGGCCAAGTTTGTGCTGGATCAGTTGGATGTCATGGCCAAGAACTACCAAACTCTGGGCGACGCCAGCGCCACTGCTGCTGACGGGGTAGACGGATTATTACGCCAGTTCAATCAGATGGGCAACTACAGCCTACCGGCTTTTGCCAAAGCAGTAAAGGCCAACACTCAAGGACTGGCAGCACTTAGTGGAACAGCTGCCCTGGGTGCCGAAGAGCTCAGCAAAGTGTCCGGAGTATTGACCACCGGCGACACTGCCAGAAAGTTTTTAAAACTGGGCATAGGATTAGATGCTGTGGGAGATGCCACAGCACAGTACCTAGCTGACAGTGCCAGATATGGCATTACTCAAGGCGCTACTACGGAACAATTGACCAAAAAAACACAAGACTACATTGTAGAAGTCGACAAGATAGCCCGACTCACAGGACAGACACGAGAACAACAACAACGAGAAGCACAGAAAAGTCTAGTGGATGCTAGATTCCGCGCCAAGCTGGCAGAAATGACAGCCAATGGACAAAAGGATCAAGCAGACCAGTTGAGATTGTACGTAGACGGGCTGGGCGGAGCTGCTGGAGATGCTGCCCGTGCCTTGGTCACAGGAATTCCGTTGACCAAAGAGGCTGCAGAAGCCAACTTGTTTACCGGTGATGCCCTTAGACAAAATACACAAGATATCATAGCAGGAAACAAAAGATCTGTGCAGGCCATAGCCGACACTGAAGAAGCCATGTCAAGAGGAGCAGACACATTTGGCACTCTAGCTCAATACGGCAAAGATTTAGGCGGCCTCACTGTGCAGAGCTTGGATGCCAAGGCCAGAATACAAAACAAAACATCCTTGCAACGTCAGCAAGAAATTTCAGACGCCCAAGAAAAAACAGCCAATGCAGCAGGCAAGGCCACAGAAGAGTTTACAGACGCACAGTTGGCCACAGCCGGCGCCAGCAAAAATCTACAAAGCCTGGGCTTTAGTCTAGCTACCTATGCCGTGCCCGCAGTCAACAAGTTTGCCTCGGCATTGGAATCAGTTACCGGCAGCATGAACAAGTATCTTGGAGTAGGCGGCACCAAATCAACTCCTGCTGGTGTGGATCGTGGTGCTGCCGGCGGACCCAGAGCTGCCATGGGCGGTGTGGTTCCGGGTAGATCGGTAACCATTGGTGATCAAACTAGAACTGGAGGCGACCGCAACTGGCGCAATAACAATCCAGGCAATATTGAATATGGACCATTTGCCATCAAATATGGTGCCATTGGCAGCGACGGCAGATTTGCCATATTCCCCACAGAAGAACAAGGTCGCATGGCACAAGATGCCTTGCTCAAAAGCAAAAACTATGCCAACTTGAGCCTGGCAGATGCTGTCAAACGTTATGCTCCATCCAACGAAAACGACCCCAAATCATATGCTCGCCAGATAATGGCTCAGACTGGCATTGACCAAAACATGCGATATGCTGATCTCACTCCAGAACAACAAAGTCGAGTATTGGATGCCATGAAACGCATCGAAGGCGGACGAGCCGGTACAATCAGTGGACCTTCGGGCAATTATTCCAGTACCATGTCTGGGGTCAATCCACCATCGGCCGGTGTCACCACACAAGCACAAGCTGATGCCAATTCTGAAGAAGTTAGGTCCGTTAATCCGCTGAACAAAATGGTCACTCTGTTGACCGAATTGGTAAGAACCGAGCAACAGGCCACGGCCTATCAACGACAAATATTACAGAATAGCAAGGCATAGCCGCTAAATATACTACCATGGCAGACAACGACAACAACCGCAAGCGCGGCTGGAAAAAGTACTTTAGAGTAGCCAACACCGGCGGACAGCTCAGTCCAATTTCAGGACAAAATCAATTTGGCCTGCCCAACTATCCCAGACAAACCGGTGTAGGATACTCAGACGGCACTGGAACACCCAATGACTTTGCGTTTCGCAACTATGCGTCACGCCTGCCCGAAGTATATTCGGGTCATCCCAACCGTATTGAACGCTACAATCAGTATGAAAACATGGACTGCGATTCGGAAGTCAATGCCTGTTTAGATATCATAGCTGAATTCTCGACGCAGATAAATCCTGACAACAAAACGCCGTTTGACATTGTGTTCAACGACAAGCCCACTGATCACGAAGTGGAAATCATCAAAAAACAACTGCAACAGTGGACCAAGTTAAATCAGCTGGATCAGCGCATATTCAAACTGTTCCGCAACACCATCAAGTATGGCGATCAGGTGTTTGTGCGCGACCCAGAAACCTTTGAAATGATGTGGGTGGACATGGTCAAAGTGGCACGTGTGATCGTCAACGAAAGCGAAGGCAAGCGCCCTGAACAGTACATCATACGCGACATAAATCCCAATTTCCAAAACATGAGCGTGGCACAAAAGACCACAAGTGACTACTATGTGAGTCGTGCCACAGGTGTAGCAGGTCAAAACAACTATACCGCACCCAATGGTGGTGGCTATGGTGGCGCAGGTGGCGGCACTGGCAACAGCAGATTCACACAGGCCATGAATGAAACCTGTATTGATGCACGGCACGTGGTGCATTTGAGCTTGAACGAAGGCTTGGATTTCTTTTGGCCGTTTGGACAAAGTATCCTGGAAAACATATTCAAAGTGTTCAAACAAAAAGAACTGCTGGAAGATTCAGTGCTGATCTATCGTGTGCAACGTGCTCCAGAGCGCAGAATCTTCAAAATTGACGTGGGCAACATGCCCAGCCACATGGCCATGCAGTTTGTGGAACGGGTCAAAAACGAAATGCATCAGCGTCGTATTCCTACCAACACCGGCGGTGGTGCCAACATGATGGATGCCAGTTATAATCCGTTGAGCATCAACGAAGACTACTTTTTTCCTGTAGGCGAAGGTGGTCGCGGATCTGACGTGACCACTCTGCCGGGTGGCTCAAACCTGGGCGAAATTGACGATTTGAAATACTTCAACAACAAGATGGCCCGCGGTCTGCGTGTGCCTTCAAGCTATCTGCCCACTGGCCCCGACGACTCTGATCGTGCCATGAACGATGGACGTGTGGGCACAGCACTCATACAAGAATACCGATTTAACCAATACTGTATGCGTCTGCAACGTGCCATAATGCAGAAGTTGGACGACGAGTTCAAGATGTTCCTACGCTGGAGAGGATTCAACATCGATGCAGGTCTGTTTGCTATCACGTTCTGCGAGCCGCAGAATTTTGCATCGTATCGTCAAAGCGAGTTGGACACCAGTCGCATAGCTTCGTTCTCACAACTGGAACCCATGCCCTACATGAGCAAACGCTTTATGATGAAACGCTATCTGGGCCTCAGCGACGAAGAGATCCTGGAAAACGAGCAAATGTGGCAAGAAGAACGCGACGAGCCCGAACTCAGCACCACACAAGGTCAAGATCTGCGAAGCATTGGTATCACTCCAGCCGGCCTTGAGCAAGACATTGCCACCGGACAAGAACTAGCCGGCGCTGAAACAGGCGTAGAAGCTGGCGCCCCACAGGGCGGTGTTGCACCAGTCACAGCGCCAGGCACAGCGGCTCCGGCCGGTGCTCCTCCAATACCCACAATCTAATAAATACTGACATGATACTCAAAGAAATCTACGAACGTAGTCCCGAAGCTTATCAGGATGTGAGCCAAGACAACAGCCAACCCAGACTGGGTGATCTGCGTAAAACACGCCTGACCCTGCGCCAGCTCAACAAACTGCGCCAGATGAACGACGTAAGAACCTACGAATACAAAGAAAAACTCAAGCAGGTCAAGAAGCAATACGCACCACCGGCTGCCCCGCCAGCACTGTAACAAAAAAGTCAAAAAACACCCAGTTTTCCACCTCAAAACTACTAATATTACTTGTTAATAGTAAATATCTAACGAGCCATAACCTACGAAGGAGATAATATGACATCGAAATTTGAACAGTTGATCGAATACGTGATCAACGACGAAGAGGCGAAAGCCAAAGAACTTTTCCACGATATCGTGGTAGAAAAGTCACGTGAAATCTACGAAAACCTCATGAGCGAAGAAGAGCTTGATGAAGCCGAGTCCACAGACAAAGAAGACGAAAAAGCTGAAAAAGCCGGCGAAAAAGTCACCAAGGACATCGAATACGACGACAAAAAAGATCGTAAAGAGCGCATGGACGAGGAAGAAGACGAAGAGATGGATGAAGGCATGATGGGCGGCGACGCCAGTGATGACTTGATCGACGACGTTGAAGCCGAAGAAACCGGCATGGAAATGGCCGAAGGCGAAGGCGAAGAAGATTTGGAAGATCGCGTAGTTGACTTGGAAGACAAGCTCGACGAACTCATGGCCGAATTTGAATCACTTATGGGTGACAACGGCGACTCAGTAGGTGACGAAATGGGCGGTGACGACTTAGAAATGGACGACACAGAAACAGCCGATTTTGACATGGGCGACGGTGAAGAAGAAGAGTCTGATTCAGAAGAAATTGAAATGGGCATGATGGAAGCTATTAACCTAGCCAAAGCTCCTGCTCCTGTAACGTCTGAGCCAGCCGGTACTAACACCAAAAGCACAAACGCCAACAACAGTGGCGCCAAAGGTGCAATGGCACACCCTGTAAAAATGACAGGTGACACAGCAGAAGGTCGCCCAGCTCCTAAAGCTGGTGAGTTGATCGGTAAAGTGCAAAACAGCGTAGGCGGTGACAAGAAAATGACACCGGCTACCAAGCCACATCTTGCACAAGCCACTGGTGTAAACACAAAAACTCCATTTCCCAAGGCATAATAGTTAGATATGGCTCGCTATCTAAGAGAACATCTAAGCTTCACTCAGGCAAGAGCAGAAATCTTGCTTGAGGAAGCTGCGGATGGATCTGGCAAGAACCTGTACCTCAAAGGCATCTGCATTGAGGGCGGTGTTCGCAACGCCAACGAACGAGTATATCCTGTCAACGAAATAGCCAAGGCAGTAGACACCATCAACGAACAGATCAAGACTGGTCACAGTGTCCTGGGTGAAGTAGATCACCCCGAAGACTTGAAGATCAATCTGGATCGTGTTAGTCACATGATCTGCAATATGTGGATGGATGGCCCTGCTGGATATGGAAAATTAAAGATATTGCCCACACCCATGGGCGAGCTGGTCAAAACCATGCTCACTAGCGGTGTGAAATTAGGTGTTAGCAGTCGTGGCAGCGGTAACGTCAACGACGCCAACGGACATGTCAGTGATTTTGAAATTGTCACTGTAGATGTGGTCGCTCAGCCCAGCGCTCCCAATGCATATCCCACAGCAATCTACGAAGGCCTGTTAAATCATGCCGGCGGAGCCAGACTGTTGGAAATGTTCAAGGACCCAGCCAAGAGCGGCAAAGCACAGAGATACGTAAAAAGCGAAGTAATGCGCCTGATACGTGGTCTCAAAATCTAGGAGAAATAAGCATGCAAGATGCTATTAAACCGTTACTAGATAGCGAACTATTAAGCGAAGAAGCTCAGCAAGAAATCACTGAGGCTTGGGAAACCAAGTTAAATGAAGCCCGCGAACAAGTACGTGCAGAACTCCGCGAAGAGTTTGCACAACGCTATGAGCATGACAAACAAGTGATGGTGGAAGCCCTGGATCGTATGGTAACAGAAGGTCTCACCGCAGAAGTCCAAGCAGTGCAAGCCGAAAAGCAAGCACTGGCCGAAGACCGTGTCAAATTCCAAGCTCGTATCAAAGAAGATGCTACCAAGTTTAACAACTTCATGATCACCAAATTAGCTGAAGAAATTGGCGAACTGCGCCGAGATCGCAAGACACACAACGAAGGAATAGAGAAGTTAGAATCATTCGTTGTTCACGCTCTTGCACGCGAGATTCAAGAATTTGCCGAAGACAAACAAGATGTGGTCAACACAAAAGTGCGTCTAGTGGCCGAAGCTCGCACCAAGTTGGAACAATTGAAAAGCCGTTTCGTCGCAGAATCAGCCCGTAAAATGTCCAACGCTGTTAGCCAACATCTCAAGGCTGAACTCAACCAACTCAAAGAAGATATCCAAGTTGCTCGCGAGAACAATTTTGGACGCAGAATCTTTGAAGCATACGCCACTGAATTTGGTGCAACTCATCTCAATGAGAAAGCCGAAGTGCGTAAACTACATGACATCATTGCAAGCAAAGATGCCAAGTTGGCTGAAGCCGTCCAATTCACCCAGAAAGCCAAAGTTCTGGTTGAATCAAAAGAACGCGAGATCCGCATGATACGTGAATCCAATCAACGCGAAAGCGCCATGGAAGAACTGCTCGCTCCTCTCAATGAAGAGAAGCGCGAAATCATGAAGAACTTGCTCGAAAGCGTACAGACAAGTCGTTTGTCCAATGCTTTTGAAAAGTATCTACCAGCTGTACTAGCCGAAGGTACTGTGAAAGCCCGTAAAGTGATCACAGAAACTGTTAGCGTGGCCACTGGCGATAAATCTGCCCGCAGTCCAGATGCAGATCAAGCGGCTGACAATGTCAGCAACGTGATCGATCTCAAGCGTTTGGCAGGGCTGTAACCCAAGACATAATAAAAGGAGACTTAAATGTCACAAGAATTATTAGAAGGCCGTTGGGACGAAACCAAAGATGCACTCTTGGAAGGTTTATCCGGATCCAAGCGTAGCTCAATGAGTGTAATCCTTGAAAATACCAAGAAGTACTTGCGTGAGAACGCTTCTTCTGGTTCCACAGTATCTGGCAACATCGCTACATTAAACCGTGTGATTCTGCCAGTGATCCGTCGTGTTATGCCAACCGTTATCGCTAACGAGTTGGTTGGTGTTCAACCAATGACAGGTCCTGTAGGTCAAATCCACACATTACGTGTTCGCTATGCACAGAGCTTGAATGACACATCAGCAGCCGCCACAAGCGTTGCAGCTGGTTCTGAAGCTTTGAGCCCATTCACAATCGCTACAGCTTACTCTACTGTACCTCAAGCTACCGCAACAGCTACAGGTTACACAGGTAACAACACAGCGACCATGGAAGGCACAGGCGGTAAGCAAATTTCCGTACAGATCTTGAAGCAAGCTGTTGAAGCTAAGACACGCAAACTCCAAGCTCGTTGGACATTTGAATCTGCACAAGACGCACAAGCCATGCATGGCATTGACGTTGAAGCAGAAATCATGGCTGCTCTTGCACAAGAGATCACAGCTGAGATCGACCAAGAAATCCTGTTGAGCTTGAGCACATTGGCTGCTACAGAGTTTACATACAACCAAGCTACTGTGTCTGGTACAGCAACATTCGTTGGTGATGAGCATGCCGCTTTGGCAGTGTTGATCAACCGCGTTGCTAACTTGATCGCTCAGCGTACACGTCGTGGCGCTGGTAACTTTGCTGTTGTATCTCCAGCAAGTTTGACAGTGTTGCAATCTGCAACAACATCAGCTTTTGCTCGCACAACAGAAGGCACATTTGAAGCACCCACAAACACCAAGTTTGTTGGTACACTCAATGGCGCAATGCGTGTGTTCTGCAACAGCTACGCCGCTGACACAGCTAGTGTGTTGGTAGGTTATAAGGGTACGAGCGAGGCAGATGCTGCCGCGTTCTATTGCCCATATATTCCTTTAATGAGCAGCGGTGTTGTTCTTGATCCATCAACATTCGAACCAGTCGTATCATTTATGACGAGATATGGCTTCGTAGAATTGACAAATACTGCAAGTTCCTTCGGTAACGCTGCAGATTATGTGGGAGAAATAGCAGTACAAAATTTATCATTCTCATGATCAAATCAGTACTACATTTCTAAATGTAAAATTCTCAGGGATGGGAAGCAGAAAAGCGCCGAAAGGCGCTTTTTTGTTGATTACAAGTTTAGGTAAAAGTGAGGTTTATCATAAATAATATTATGAACAAATACAAAACTTGGTATAACAACATTACTGAAAACGCCAAAACTCGTATATCGGATGGATATACGGAACGGCATCACATTATCCCTCGAAGCCTAGGCGGATCTGACAGTAAAGAAAACTTAGTTGATCTCACAGCCAGAGAACATTTCATATGTCATTGGTTACTGATTAAAATGCATACTGGCGAATCAAAAGCTAAAATGATTTATGCTCTAAATGGTATGAAACGAAATGGCAGATTTAACGAAAGATATGAAACCAAAATAACAAGTAGAGTTTATGAAAAGCTCAAACAAGAATTTTCTCTTATACACTCTGCCAACATGAAAGGTCGCACTGCCCACAATAAAGGTGTTCCTGCCACAGAAGAACAAAAAGAAAAAAATAGGCTGGCCGCAAAAGGTAGGAAGATGAGTCCAGAATCAATCGCGAAAGGTGTAGCCAAGCGCCGCGGACAAAAAAGAACAGAAGAGCAAAAGGCAAAAATTGCAAAATCAGTAAAAGAAGCACTTGCTAAAAACCCAAGAGGCCCAATGAGCGATGAACATAAGTTAAAAAGGTCATTAGCATCATTGGGTAAACCAAAGCCAGCTGGGCATACTGAAAGAAGACTTGCGACTCTTGCCAAGCAGTTGGCAGAAGGCACGCATTATAGTCAACAAAAAAAGACCTGTCCACACTGCGGAGTAGTTGCAAGTAAAGGTCCTTACACAAGGTATCACGGACCTCACTGCCAGGCCCTCAAACCTTAAACCTTGAACCAGCCCAGGTACTGATGTATACGATCTGTGACCGACGCCCAGTCACCCATGGCAGGTTGACGGAACAGTCGGGCAGTGGTATACCATGGACTGCTGTCACGATCCAGCAACCAACGCCAATCCAAGGCAAATTGACTCAGCATGACCCAGACCGGACGACCCAGAGCACCAGCCAAGTGTGCCACAGCAGTGTCTACCGCAAGTACCACATCCATGTGCATGATCAAGGCCGCCGAGTCTGCAAAACTTTGTATGGCACCCGGGTAGGCCTTGACGCCGGCAGACAACAACTCAGCTTCTTCCTCTGCGGTGCAATCAACCTGTAGGTTGACCCACTCGTAGTGGGGATTTCTTTTTATCAATGACAACATTTCGCCAAAGGGCATGGCCTTGTGTCGATTGATCCAGGTATCTCTGCGACCCGACCAACAAAATCCCACACGCAGGCGTGTTTTTGGACCCAACTGTTGTTGCCAGGCCTGTTGCAATTTGGCATCAGCGGTTAGATAGTACTGTACACTGGCAAGATTTTCCAGGGTCGATCCAACGATGCCTGGGATACTCATGATAGGAGTCCAATAGTCAAATGCCGGCAATGTTTCACCAAATGCAACAATGGTCTTGATTTCTGGACTTTGAAACAACGGTATCAACAATTTGTCAACAACCAACACAGACTGTGCACCTCTTGCGGTAATGTCGGTTACAAATCTCACAAACTGTATGTTATCGCCATGCCCCTGCTCGCCAATGATCAACACGGTTTTGCCCGTGATGTCCTGGCCAGTCCAACGCGGCTGATCAAATTTTGGCAGTGTGCCAGCTAGATGTTCGTAGTTCCAGCGTGTTTCGTACTGCGGCCAACCACGGGCATAATCACCCATCAACAGATAGGCCACGGCCAAATTAAATGGAGCGGTAGGATGGCCTGGAGCCAACTGCATGCTTCGTTGCAAAAACGGAACAGCACCTGCAGGATCACCGCACTCGCGTAGCACATTGCCATAGTTGTTGAATGCACTGGCCGAATTTCTATCTTGAATCAAGGCCTGTGCATAGTATTGTAGAGCCAGTTCGGGGGTGTTGTTTTCCCGGGCTTGATTGCCTAACGCTATGAGTTCTTCTGTGTGCATGGTTCTATTTAATTTGTGCATAGATCTCCAAAATATTTGTTGTTGAATAAATACTTGTCAACGCAATCCTGCGTTTTATGCGGCTCTAACCCAGCCGCGTAGTCGCTAGAACCGACATTGGGCTTCTTTAAGGAGAAAACAAAAATGGGACGTCCTCTCAAAATTAAAAAAATTATCGAAACTGGTTATAATTCTACTACCGGTGCAAACCCTGGTGTTGACATCGGTTTCAATGCACTAACTAGTTTGACAGCACCTGTGTACCCTAGTCCTGTATGGGATTCGGCCACAGAATATCTAGGCGTGGTTGGCGGAGCTCAGCCTCCTACCGTGGCCAGCACCAACTATCCTATCGTCAAGTGCCGTGTGTTTGTCACAGGTTTTGCCGAAGCAGATGGTCAAATTATTCGTCAAAAAGGCGCACACAAGTTCTTGGTAGCAGATACAACCAGCAGAACAGCACTGGTGGCCAATCAGGCCTATCGCATTACTACAGTAGGCAACACAGACTGGGCCAGCTATGGTGCTCCCAACGCACAGATTGGCACAATCTTCACAGCCACAGCGGCCTTGGGCAATACAGGCACAGGTCGTGTCAACGCGGTTGGCATCTGTGTGTTGGCCAACGATTTGAGCCCCACAGCCGGCAACATGAGCATCAGCTACTTTGATAATTCATCCACCGAAGTTGCAATCAGCAAGCTAACCAACAAGTTCTTGCAGAATTTCAACGGCGGCGAAGCTGGTGGCAATGCCGATACTGGCAACGTTTGGGATTACACACAAGTGGTCAACAACGTTACCTATGCTGCCAACTTCTTCAGCGACGAAGGGGTCACAGCCAAATCGGGTGCAGAAGTTGACACCTGGGCAGGCACCAGCCAGCTCAGCAGCGGCAACTTGGATCTTGCTATTGTAGAAAACTACAATACTTAATTTTTTTGTAGCCAACCCAAAATCCCCACAATAAGTACTGTGGGGATTTTTTATGAGCACAGCATTTGTATTGGGCAACGGTGTCAGCCGCAGAGACGTCAGCGTGGTAACTCTGGCCAGGTGCGGCCGCATCTACGGGTGCAATGCTCTGTATCGAGAACACACTCCGGATGTGTTGGTCTCAACCGACAGACCCATAGCCGAACACATACAAAAAAGTGGGTACAGTGCCCAACACGAGTTTTACACACGCAGACCCTTGCCCGATCTGGGAGCTCGAATTGTGCCCAAGCCCTATTTTGGCTACAGTAGTGGACCCATAGCCCTGGGCCTGGCAGCCATGCAAGGCAATGACTTGATCTACATGCTGGGCTATGACATGGGCCCCAGTGCCACCAACACCATCAACAATTTGTATGCTGGTACCGAATTCTACAAACCTATCACAGCCTCGCCCACTTTTACCGGCAACTGGCTCAAACAACTTGTACAGGTGATTACCGATCACAAAAACACGCAGTTTGTACGGGTCACTGGGCCTACCACAGCACGTCTAGCCGAGCTGGAAGCCCTGCGCAATCTAGAACACCTGGACATGCACATGTTTTTAGACCGCATAAATAATCAAAAGGATCTATAAATGACCACGAGTTACAAAACTGTCAACGGCGATTATACCATCACCTGCAATGAAGGCCTTGGTATTTTCACGGTTAATGCAGCCAATTTGATATTCAACGGCAATATCACTCAAAGCGGAAACACCACCATTGTTGATCCGTTTTTGGTAGTGGCAGCCAACAACACCGGTACAATCACAGACATGGGTGTGCTGGCACAAACCGGTCCAACAACCTTTGCTGGTCTGCGCTTTGATGTTACTGCCAATGCCTGGCAGATCAGCAACAGTGTCAACGGATCCGGCGGCGCCATTGCCAGTTATGCCAACATATTGACCACAGTTACCGCAGTGGCAGTTGGGGGCTCTAACACACAGATACAGTTCAACGATTCAGGTGCTTTTGGAGCATCGGCCAATTTGTCGTTTAACAAAGCCACTAATCGACTGTTTTTGGGTGGACATCAAGTTTTTGCCAACACAGTCGCTCCGGCCAATGTGGCCAATGCTGTGGCACTGTACAGCAATGCAGTCAGCAGCGGCGGCACAGGATTGTATTTTACATCGGCCGCGGCCAACGACGAACTGGTCAGCAAAAGTGCAGCCATAGTATTTGCAATCATATTTTAAGGAACATAAATGACAATAACAACACAGGTAATTTCTAACACAGTGGTAGGCAACACAGTTTATACCAGCGGCGGAAACACTGCTATCACCTGGATGAGTCTCAACAACTGGGGCCCAGCCAACGTGACTGCCAATGTGTTTGTAGTGCCTAACGGCAATACCGCAACAACCAGCAATCAGATTTTGTATGCATTGCCATTGGCCAGTGGTGACACCTATCAACTATATGCTGCTGGAGAAAAATTATTGTTGGGCTCCGGCGACTTTGTGCGAGTCATAACTTCGGCTAACACAGTGACCGCGGTAACTTCGTATACCTCGATTTAATGGGATATTTTGTAAAAAATCGGCAGTTGCAGAGCGGCAGTTCTGGGGTGGTTCTTCCCTCTGGCGACAGCGCCCAGCGTCCACAAAATCCAGCATTTGGACTCATACGCTACAACACCGATTCGTCGGGCTTTGTGGAGTTTTTCAACGGCACCGAATTTGTGGCCCTGAGCTCAGGAGACGTTCAATACACTGTGGACAATTTTGTTGGCAACGGAGTGCAAACAGACTTTACCATGAGCGTGGCCGAAAGCACAGCCACACAGATCATGGTATATGTGGGATCAATCTATCAAGAACCCACCACGGCCTACACAGTCAACGGCTCAGTGACCTTATCTTTTACCAGCGCACCTCCAAACACAGTACCAATCAACGTGATACACACCAGCTCTTGACCGATAAATACCTTGACAAGGACCATCTATGGCAGTTAATTTAGTCAAAGGGCAAATACTTTCCAGCATTCTTGAACGCGATGGCATTGACATCAGCATAGCCAATGCCAATGTGGGTATCAATACCAATTCGCCCACAGTCAGACTTGAAGTAGTTGGCAACGTAATAGTTGGAAATTTCAGCACAGCTGGCAATGTGGCCACAGGAAATCTGCTTACCAATAACCTGCTGTATGCCAATGGCACACCTTGGGATCTACAACAGCCAGCAGGCAACAACACAGAAATACAATTCAACAACAACAGCCAATTTGGCGCCAGTGCCAACTTGACCTTTGATACCACGGCCAACTTGCTGACAGTAAATGCCACGGCCAACATAGCCAATCTCAATGTTGCTGGTAACACAAGCGTGGGCGGTAACATCACAGGTGGCAATTTACTGACCAATGGCAATGTCAGTGCCACTGGCAACGTTACTGGCAATTATTTCTTTGGTACATTTGTTGGTAACATATCGGGCAATTTAACGGTACCTGGATCTAGCACACAGGTTATCTACAACTACAACGGAAACGCCGCAGCAAGCCCGGGGTTTACCTTTGACCAATCCTCAAATGCCGTGGTGGTTACCGGCAACGTGACAGCTGGCAATGTAAACACAGTTGGCAATGTCACAACTGGTAATTTAAACACAGTTGGCAATGTCACGGCTGGCAATGTCTTGGTTGGAAATATTCTTGTTCCTGCTGTGGGCAACATCAGTGCCGGTAACGTAAACATCAATAATCTGTCAGATCCAGCGGCCAATCAAGATGCAGCCACCAAATACTATGTAGACCAAAGTATAAGCAATACAGCAGTTACCAATCAAATCTTGTACGGCAACAATGTGGCCACCACATTTACCTTAAATCGGAGTACCACCACAGCTGCGGTCTTGATCATGCTCAACGGTATCACACAAGTGCCAGATCAGTCCTATGCCATGGTTCCTAGCCCTAGCACCAATTTGGTGTTTTCAGAAGCTCCTGAAACAGGCGATGTCATAGACATTAGATTCCTGTAAAAATATCCCTGCTACGTCACGGATTTTTTGCTGAGAAATAAATACAGTATCCTTCCAACAGACCACTGCTGTCTACCCAGCAACACCGTCTCTCCAGAGCGAATAGCTCCAAAAAATCGTGTTGCAATATCCAAAATATCCGGACTCTGGTAAATACATCATAGCCCGTGAATTTTCACGAGCTTAAAATTTAAGGTTGATGACATTGAGTCATCAACAGTGTTGTAAAAAGGCAATCGGAGATAAAAAAATGCCAGTCACACGAATTAATAACAATCAAGTCACAGACGCTTCAGCAGGCAATACCATTGTTGGTATCAACGCAGGCACCAAACTGCAAAATTACTCGATCACTGCTACCAAGATCGCCAACAACTTGACCTATGGTTCGGATTTGACTATCACAGGTAATTTGACCGTCCAAGGCAATACCACAGCCATTGACACCACGACAACTACCATTGAAGATCCGTTGTTGTTGTTGGCCTCAACACAAACAGGAGCCCCATCAGTAGACATTGGTTATATTGGCGAGCGCGGCACCAGCGAAAATATTGCATTTGTATGGGACGAAAGTGCCAGCGAATTTGTTACGGCTTTTACCAGCACAACTGATTCCAACACAACCATAACTATCACCAGCTATGCCAATGCTCGCGTGGGCAACATGGTAGTAGGTGGCACTACCAGTTTATCTGGCAACGTGATTGGCACAGCAAACTTCACAGGCAACGTTAATGCAGGCAACGTGAGTGCAGTTGGCACTATGAGAGCTGCTTCAACTGTGGGCGGTGTGATAACCGGTTCGAGTGCAAGTGTCACAGGTGGAGTCACTGCCGCATCGGTTGCAGGTGGAGTCATTACAGGTACAAGTACAAGTGTCACTGGCACACAAACAGCTGCGAGTACAGTGGGTGGAGTCATAACTGGCACAAGCGCAAGTGTCACAGGTGGAGTCACTGCCGCATCAGTGGCAGGTGGCGTTATCACCGGAACTTCTACTTCAGTAACAGGAACACAAACCGCCGCCTCAACAGTGGGTGGCGTCATAACCGGTTCGAGTGCAAGTGTCACAGGTGGAGTCACTGCCGCATCGGTTGCAGGTGGCGTTATCACCGGAACTTCTACTTCTGTAACTGGCACACAAACTGCTGCTTCGACAGTGGGTGGTGTAATCACCGGAACTTCTACTTCTGTAACTGGCACACAAACCGCCGCCTCAACAGTGGGTGGTGTTATTACTGGTTCCAATGTCAGTGTCTCTGGCAACGTTGTTGCTGCAGGGAACGTAAGTGCCGCTTGGTTGATTGGTAACATACAAGGTTCAGTGACATCACCTGGTGCCAACACACAGATCTTGTTCAACGACAGCGGAGTGGCCAATGCCACTGGCGGATTCACATTCAACAAAACATCAAACTTGGTCACTGTAGGTGGCAACGTCAACGCAACCAATTTCAATGGCAATGTGTTTGGCACAAGTGTCAGTGCAAGTGGTACGGTAACAGCTGCCTCAACTGTGGGTGGAGTTATCACAGGTACATCAACTTCTGTAACTGGCACACAAACTGCTGCTAGTACAGTGGGCGGTGTGATTACAGGTTCAAGTTCAAGTGTCACAGGAACACAAACAGCTGCCTCAACAGTGGGTGGCGTAATCACCGGAAGTTCTACTTCCGTAACTGGTAGTCAAACAGCTGCCTCCACAGTGGGCGGCGTAATCACTGGATCAAGTGTCAGTGTCACAGGCACAGCCACTGCGGCCTCAACTGCGGGCGGTGTGATCACTGGATCAACCATCAGTACCACAGGCAACATCACAGGTCCCAATGTCAATGCAGCACAACTTTACAATGCCACTGCGGTCACGGTCAAAGCCGGCACAGGCAACATTAATCTTGATACCACTTCAGGCAACATCGTGGTCAACAATACCTACATCAACGGTGTACAATTAAACCCAGTACAGAACTCGGACGTGGCATCTAAGTATTATGTTGACCTCCAGGCTTCAACAGCATTGACCTTCCACTCAGCAGTGCAAGCGGCCACCACAACGACCCTGGCCACAACCACGGGTGGTACTATAACCTACGCACAACCCAATGGTGTTGCCAATGGCGTTGGTGCTACGTTAACTACAACTGGCTCGTTCAACCTCATCGACACAGCCAACGTTCAAACCGTGGGCACAAGAATCTTGGTCAAGAACGAAGGCAATGGTGTATTCAACGGCGTTTACACCTGGAGCAATGCCACAGTGATCACACGTGCCACAGATGCTGACGTTTACGGACCCAACGATGCAGAAGAGCTCAGCCTCAACGACTATTTCTTTGTGGCTGGCGGCAACGTCAACGTGGGATCTGCCTGGGTGGTTGATGCTCCACAAGGAGTCATCACATTTGGCACTAGCAACATCCAATTTGCCCAGTTCAGCCAAGCCCAGATTTATTCAGCCAATACCTCAGCTGGTTTGAGCCTAATAGGCACAGTGTTCTCAGCCAAGGTCGACAACAATACCACGGCCTTTGACGGACAAGGCAATATTTCAGTCAAAGCTGGCGCAAACCTGACCACACCCAACATTGGTGCTGCCACAGGTACAAGTTTAAGCGTCACTGGCACAGTCACAGCCGCATCAACCGTGGGTGGAGTCATAACTGGCACAAGCGCAAGTGTCACAGGTGGCGTCACAGCCGCATCGGTGGCAGGTGGTGTGATAACAGGTACAAGTACAAGTGTCACTGGCACACAAACAGCTGCGAGTACAGTGGGTGGAGTCATAACTGGCACAAGCGCAAGTGTCACAGGTGGAGTCACTGCCGCATCAGTGGCAGGTGGCGTTATAACAGGTACATCAACAAGTGTCACTGGCTCACAAACAGCAGCCTCAACAGTGGGTGGTGTGATTACGGGTACAAGCGTCAGCGTTTCTGGCAACGTAACAGCTGGCAACACCAACAGCAACTTGTATGGAACCACAGTCAGTGCCAGTGGCACTGTGACTGCTGCTAGTACTGTGGGTGGAGTAATCACAGGAACTTCTACGTCTGTAACCGGCACACAAACTGCCGCGAGTACAGTGGGTGGTGTAATTACTGGATCAAGTGTGTCAGTCACAGGTGGTGTAACAGCCGCTTCAGTGGCAGGTGGAGTGATCACTGGCACAAGTACCAGCGTAACTGGCACACAAACAGCGGCATCTACAGTGGGTGGTGTCATAACAGGAACATCTGCTTCATTGAGTGGTAACGTCACTGGTGGCAACATCCTAACCAGCGGCAACGTAAGTGCCACAGGCAATGTCACAGGTGCTTGGTTGATTGGTAACATACAAGGATCGGTCACATCTCCTGGTGCCAATACCCAGATTTTGTTCAACGACAGCGGTGTAGCCAATGCCACAGCAGGATTCACGTTTAACAAGACCTCAAACTTGGTCACTGTGGGTGGCAATGTCAATGCCACCAATTTCAATGGCAATGTGTTTGGCACCTCAGTCAGTGCTAGTGGCACAGTTACAGCCGCGTCTACGGTGGGCGGAGTCATAACCGGATCAAGTGCTAGTGTAACAGGTACTGTGACTGCTGCATCAACAGTGGGTGGTGTGATTACCGGATCAACAGCCAGCCTTAGTGGCAATATAACTGGAGCCAATCTCATACTGTCATCGGGCTTTGTAGATGGTCCAGCCGCAGGCAGGATCACCATCAATGGAAGAGACTTTGATACAGACTTTGCTGTGGATGGCAATACTGCAGCCAACGTGTTCTATGTGGATGCCGGCACAGGCACAGCCAGCTTTGGCAACAGCACACAGGTCACCAATGCATTGGTATCTTTCCAGAGCACAAACTCAATCCGGACGCCAGTAGGCAACACAGCACAGCGTCCAAGTGTGGGTGTCACAGGTATGTTGCGTTTCAATACCACTACCAACGCTGTGGAAGTCTATGACAACAGTCAATGGACCTCGGTGGGTGTTCCAGTGTTCACAGTGATAGCTGACCAACAGTTTGCGGGTGATGGCAGCACAGTAGCATTTACACTGGGCAGCACACAGACAACCAACAGTTGTATTGTTTCGATCAACGGTGTGGTACAGATTCCAACCCTGGCCTATGCAGTAGCAGGCACCAATCCAACCTGCGTGCTCACATTCACAGAAGCTCCGGCTGCTGGTGACGTGATTGATGTGCGCCAGATCACCACAACAACCACAGTTACTCAGATCAGCAATAGCAGCGGCAATGCTGCGGTCTCAACCAGTCCTAGCTCTGCACAGGTCAATGTCACTGGAGACCTCAGTGTCAGTGGAAGTATCTTGGGTGGTAATATCAACAGCACTGCTATCACCAATGGCACATCAAACATGTCAGTGGTCAGCAGTGGTGGCAACATACGTGGCAACGTGGGCGGCACCACAGTCATGACCATAAGCCCAGGTCTAGTAGACATTGTGGGCGACTTGACTGTGTCGGGCAATGCCACACTCAGCGGCAACATCCTGGGCGATCGTGTACAGAATGGTACAACCAGCATTGACATCCAAACACCCAATGGCAATGCCAACATCAGTATTGCTGGCACAAGCAACGTGGCTGTGTTTACCACCACTGGTGTAAGTGTCGCTGGCAACGTTTCGGCTGGCAATGTTCTAATCAGTGGCAATATTGTTGACACAAATGCGTTAAGCATTATTACAGGTAGCAACGGTAACATTGCTTTGGCACCCAATGGCTCAGGCATAGTCACAGTGAGTTCTGCTTTGAGTGCCACCGGCAACATCACAGGTGGCAATCTTAGATTGGGATCGGGCAGCAATGCGGTATTGGATTTTGCCAGCGCCAATCTGCACATAACAAACAACAATGCCAGTGGCAATATCACTTTGTTTACCAATTTTGGTGGCAGTGGTGTTGTTGAGGTCTTCAAAGTACTTGGCACAGGCACACAGGGGGTGTTTACCAATGGAGATATTACACTCAGTGGCAACATCAGTGACACTGGTGCACTTAACATTAACACAGGCAGCAACGGTAACCTGACTCTTAATGCTGGCAGTGGTAGTATTATAATCAACAGTGGCATCCTCAACGGTCAAGCCAATGCCACAGGCAATATTGGTAGCGCCACCAGTTATTTCAACACCATATTTGCCAAAGCCACTTCAGCACAGTACGCTGACTTGGCCGAGAAATACACCGCAGACGCAGAATATGCACCGGGTACAGTGGTACAGTTTGGTGGCTCAGCTGAAGTTACCTTGTGTGTCGACGATGGCTGTGCAAGAGTGGCAGGTGTAGTTTCTACCAACCCCAGCTACAGAATGAACGATGGCTTGCAAAGTGCGCATACTGCCATGGTAGCACTCACTGGTCGTGTGCCTACAAGCGTAACTGGCACAGTGCGCAAAGGTGACATGATGGTGTCAGCTGGCAACGGCACAGCAAGAGCTGAAGCCAATCCACAGGTAGGAACAGTGATTGGCAAAGCCCTGGCTGACAGCGAAGGCGATGCAGTTATAGAAGTAGTAGTCGGCCGCGTTTAATAGCTTAAAGCTGTGAAAAATAGGACTGGTCACAGTCCTATTTTTTTTGGCTAAATATTAAACATTAATGGAACTACAATGGGATTAACCAAACCGCGTGCCGCGCAGATATTTAATTTAGATTACAAACAAAGTACGCGAGTCGTTACCGCCACCAACATCACCTTGAGTGGCGGTGCCCCTAACAGTGTAGATGGCATAAATCTCAGCTTGAATGACCGTGTGCTGGTAACAGGTCAAACAGCAGGCAGCCAAAACGGACTTTACCTGGTGACCACACTGGGTTCTGGTAGTAACGGAACCTGGGCTAGAACCAGCGACGGCAACGAAAACGGCGAAATTGAAGCTGGCATGATTGTCATGGTCACCGAAGGCATCATCTATGCCGACACACAGTGGAAACTGATCACCGACGATCCTATAGTGATTGGCACCACGGCCCTGACGTTTACGCAAAACTACATGGCCAACTCAATATCGAGCGGTACATCAAACGTGGTGGTTGGTAGTAATGCCAATGTGACCATCAGTTCAGCAGGCACCGCCAATGTGTTGACTGTAAGTTCAACAGGTACAGTTACATCGGGCACAGGATCAGTTACCGGAAATATCACAGGTGGTAATATCCTAACTGGTGGCCAGGTAAGTGCCACAGGTAACATCACTGCCAACTACTTTTTGGGCAACGTGGCCTGTGCTTCGGGCATATTTTCATCCAGAATATTCAACGGTACTAGTGAAGCCAACATTGGAGCATCGGGTGGCAATGCCAACATCAGCATAGGTGGCACATCAAACGTGGCAGTATTTGCCACCACAGGTCAATTCGTAACTGGACTGATTAGTGCCACAGGCAACATTACAGGTGGTAACGTTTTGAGCGGAGCCAACATCAATGCTACTACTTACACAGGAACTACAGTTTCAGCCACAGCCAACATCACTGGCGGCAACGTATTAACCGGGGGGATCGCAAGTGCCACAGGCAACATCACAGGCGGCAATATTCGCACAGCCGGCACGGTTTCGGCCACAGGCTGTGTTTATGGTATTGAACTTTATTCAACTCAAAGCAGCGGAGATGAAGGTGGCCAGTTAAATCTAGCATTGGCCGCCACAAATACAACGTTGTCAACTTCGGTGGCCATAGATATTTTTCAAAACCGAGTAAGGATTTTTGAAACTGGCGGAACCAACCGTGGTGGATATTTTGATCTGTCAACCTGTAATGCTGGTGTTGGCACTAACTTTGCAGCTGGTGGTGGCGGGGGCGGAACTCCTGGAGGAGCCAACACACAAGTTCAATATAATAATTTAGGGGCTTTTGGCGCCAGTGCAGCCTTTACCTTCAACAATGTATCTAATGCTGTGGTTGTTACTGGCAATATCACCGGCGGTAACTTATTGACTGCTGGTTTAATTAGTGCCACTGGCAATATCACCGGCGGCAACATCTTGGGCGGAGCCAATGTCAATGCAACCACGCATACAGGAACCAGTGTAAGTGTAAGTGGTGGTGTAACCGCTGCTAGTGTGGCTGGTGGTGTGATCACAGGAACATCAACATCGGTAAGTGGAGGAGTTACAGCCGCATCAGTAAGTGGTGGTGTGATCACAGGCTCAAGTGTCAGCGTGTCTGGAACTGTGACAGGTGCAAGTTTGGCTGGAACCATAACTACTGCCAGCCAAACAAATATCACCGCTGTTGGCACATTGGGCAGTTTGAGTGTGACAGCCAACACAACTGTTGGTAACTTATTGACCGGAGGTTTGATTTCGGCCACAGGCAACATCAGCGGGGGTAATTTTAATATTACAGGTAACATTGTTGACACAGGTGCATTGGCCATCATCACCAGCTCCAACGGTAACATTACCTTGTCACCCAATGGCACCGGCGTAATCGTAGTCAACACCGATATTAGAAATGGTCAAGCCAATGCCACAGGTAACATTGGTAGTGCTACAAACTACTTCAATACTGTGTTTGCCAAAGCCACTAGTGCTCAATATGCCGACTTGGCAGAAATGTATGCCAGTGACCAGCCGTATTCTCCTGGCACCGTAGTAGAATTTGGAGGATCTGCAGAAATCACACAATCTACCCAAAGTCATAACACACGTGTGACTGGTATAGTATCCACCAATCCTAGTTACTTGATGAATGCCACACTCACGGGCGATCATGTGTTGCCAGTGGCCTTGGTGGGACGAGTCCCTTGTCAGGTTGTTGGAACCATTGTCAAAGGCGATCGCCTGGTGGCCAGCGACAAGCCCGGTGTTGCCACAGCCCTGGATGGGGCCAAGTATCAGCCGGCTTGCATTATTGGTAAGGCCTTGGAAAACTATGATTCTACAGAAGTTGGAACCATAGAAGTGGCCGTGGGCAGGACCTGATGCAAGCCCGATATCGCACAGACTACGCTGGCGAATTTGTCATACTAGAAACACGCTGGACCGGTGGCCGTAAAACTGAAAACAGAGAGTGGATTGCTAATCCCATTGAAAATCATCATATCTCGGGCCGGGCTGCTTGTATTGGCAGCGATCTAGATATCTGGCAGTTTGATCATTGTCGACTGCAACGACATCGTGGTGGTTTGCTGGGTTCAAAAAAATTGCAGACCTATGGCACCGGTGCTATAGCTCAACAGATGCGCTTGGATTTTACTGTGGCTACCAGTCAGTCTGATCTGGACCTGATCATGGCACAGCAATATCAAACTCAAAATATCGTTTACACCAGCCCTCGTCATTGCATCCTAAATCCGGGCGAATTTTATTTAATTCCCTACAGGCCTAGGATTACCGACATGGCCACCATCATATATCTGGCCGCATTCGATGGTCACAAAGAAATATTTTTATTGGGCTACAATGACGAACTGCCAGGCGGCCACAACGAATGGGTACAGCAGATCTCCAAGATATTTGAAGCCTACAGTGGTGTTAAATTTTATTTGATAGGTCAAAAAACACGCATGCCAGATGTCTGGTTGAATTGTGCCAATGTGCAAAACATGACTTATCGCGACTTCATTGGCTACTGCGATTGTTGAACCGTGGCCTCAATGGTCATTATTTTACTTTGCACTGCTTGAAAATTCACGGTTGACCAAAGTCCTGGGTGCATGGGTCTAGGCCAGGTTCCAGAATCAATCCAGGCATAACCCAGATGCTCGCTGTTGAGTGTAGGTTGGAATTCCTGATCGACCACACAGAAAAAAGTGTGATATTCAAATCCCGCATCGGCGGTGGTGAATTTTTCCAAAGGTATCAGTCTGAAATAGTCGGGCACAAAGCCCATTTCTTCACGGCATTCGCGATTCATAGCTGCCAAAAGAGTTTCTCCGTGTTCCACACGACCGCCAGGAAGACCCCAGCTGCCTGGATGCTTAGGATCACTGCGCATTAGATATAGATAGCGTTGAGTGTTTATGGCATAGAACCATACACCCACAGCAGTTACAGTACTAGACTCCATTCGCCTCCGGGATAAAGACCCTGATATGATTTGATCCAGGCACTGCCAGTCCAGCGATATTGTAGCTCTGTGGTGAGATTGGTGACATACTGTATATTATCTGGACTTGATGCCGAGTCAAAACTTATTTGCCACCGTGAGCCATCGTATTCCACTATGTCATTGGCCTGGGCCACCAAAGGTTGTCCGCTCACACCTTCCCAGGCGTCAGGATTGGTCAAGCCAGGATTGTTGTAGTTGCCGGTGGCCTGCGTGAACAAATAACGCTGACCTGCGGCGGCCGCTGGTAGTCCAAATCCCGGACCACTGATCAAGGGATCGATCACGGCCGTGATAGGTGCCAGGGTATTGGGTGGCACAGTGCCTTCGTTGACCGTGAACAACAGGAATCGGTCATCGGTTGGATCATAGGCCACTGTTCCGGTGATTTCGGTGCCATCTGGTTGTTCCAGGGTGATGTAACTGATACCCGGACGCAGAGTGCCATACAAGTTGACCACACTTTGCCACAACAAATTGCTGGAAGGACTGTCGGGCGGGGTCAAACTAGCATTGGGTTCGTCTACGACCTGTTGTTTTCTCAAGGCCTGTAGTTTGTTGTCGATCAGCAACACTTGATACCCGTATGGAGTAAATCTTTGTCGTGTGCCCAGCAGGAGGTCACTGTTGGTCAGGCTTTCAGCCAAGTCACCTTGCACGTCATACACACTGGCAATGATACGTTCAATCACACCCAGTTTTTTGACCTTGGCCGGAGGAGTTATCCACATGGGCAAGGTAAACGACAAAGTGGCTATGTCAATGGGGTTGTCGGCGTTTACAGGAATAGTTCGACTGCTCCAGCGCACATCTTTGAGATACAGCACTGTCAAACTGGTCCAGTCTATGTAGTTGTCGGTGCTTTGAATTTCCAGACCCGGATTGAACAAGGTCAGGATTTGTTCCAACAACTGCATTTTTTGATTGGTGTTTGATGTCCAGATATCCAGGTTTATGGTCATCTCATAGGGCACAGGCATGGCACGCTCAATGGTAAATGCATTGCCCTGCGTGGTTTCGTAAGTGTCAGTGTCAGCATCATAGGTTCGTTGTCGCACCTGTATGTTGTTGACAAAGTAAGGTTCTTGCATTCTAGGACGATCATACTTGAGATCCGTGACGTAAAATGTCATCAAGGGCGTTGCTGGCATGTCGTTGGCCGAGTTGTTTTGCAAGATAGTTTGGGCCTGTCGACTGGCATCACCGTAGCGCACAGGCACACGTACCAGAGTGTCTACGTCTGAACCAGGTCCTTGTCCAGCCTGGTTGGCACCATACTCCACATCAAAATTAGAAAATACTCGCGCAAACTGCAACAAGAAGCGACGGATTTGAGCGTCGTAGAAAAATTGAGCGATGATTATCTCCCTGGAGGTCTTGGGTTGGGTGGTGTAATATTGCCACCTTGGTCACCGTTGTCGGCTTGTATTTCCAGGATCTTGCTCAAACTCTGGCGGCTTGGAATGTTTCCAATGTCTGTGGTAGGAACTGTGTAGGTGTTGTTGACAAAGCTGGCACGCTGAGTCAAGGCCTGGGTGGCATAGTCTAAGTCAGTCCTTACATTGTCAGTGATGGCCAGCCAAGCCTGTCCGTTGTAACGGAACAAGCGATTGGGGAAATAATCCAGTCTCAGACAGTAATCTCCCAAGATCGGTGTGGGAGGAAATTGTGTGCCAGGCGTGACCGGAAGACCATTGGGTGCATGAGTTGATCCGGTGAGGTACCCTTGTGCATAGCCGAAGCCGTTGGGTGTGATTCCTTCTCCGGTTTGTGTGCCATCCACGGTGTTAGTAGTGTTGTCAGCAGTGAGTCCGGCACTGGCAGGTTCACCATTGGGCCCGGTGGGCAGGATGTAAAATTTAACGTTATCATAGCCCGAAAGTGGAACTTCTTCATAGGCCTGTGTGAGTATGGCATCGTTGATGGCCAAGTCTTTGGGTCGTGTGCTTTGCTTGTCACCCACGGTGTTGGGCGTGGTGATTACCGCCCAGTATGCGGTGTTTGAGATGTCTGTGCCAGGTGGTACATTCTGTGCGGCCTGATAATAGGTGCCGCCGTTGTTGACTATTTCGCCTGCAGGATAAAAGTTGCCAGGATCCCAGATGTTTTCAGGCATGAATGGTTGATCAATGATTTGGCTGTATTCTTGTGCATTGACCATGGGCGTGGCCTTGATGCGCCACAGGTGTGGTTGCCAGGTCTGGCTGAATCCTTCGCTGGCAAAATTGCCATCTTGTATCACATAGTATCTGGCCAGGCTCTTGACCAAGGTGGTATCCAGGGGATGATAATCTCGAAGATTGGGTATTTCAATTACATCGCCACTCATGAGCTTGCGACCCAGGGTGTCTATCATGTCGTTGTAGTGGAAGGTGATAAACAAGGTATCACCGTTGAGAAACAGGCCAAACTGCGTAAGGTCAAAATCTATGTCTTGGGTTCTATAAACACCGCGCATGACAAACACATCAGGAGCATACACTCGATCGCGGTTTTCCAACAACAGGAGATCTTCGATAAAAAGTGGATTGGTACTGTTGTAGTTGGGTATAGTGGCATCATTGTTGCCGTTGTCGGTGCCAGCACCCTGCGGACCAAGATATTTGTGCACCAGGATATCAATGCCGCCCACAGTGAACATTTCACTGATGTTGCGATCAAGATATTGGTAATCGTAGGTTCGATTGGGGCGATAAAGGCTCAAGCGTGGCATAGTCTTGTATTTATGGGGCAAATTGACTTGACATGCCAAAGCAGTTATAATTACAAGCATGGATGAACTACTAGAACGTCTGGACCAAATTGAGCGCAAAATACCACAGATCCGCAACAAAGTGGCCCGCAGAGATCTAATGAAAATGCTCAAAAACATTGATGCGGCCATTAATGAGATCAGCCGCGAAAGTGTAGAGTGTCGTAGATTGCATAAAGAAACCCTGCGCCACAAGGAATTGGTCCAGCAGGTCAAAACATTGATTGCTAATCTGGAGCAACACCTAACATTTGCGGCCTTATTAAACGGTTGACCAAAAATGAGTCACATGTTATAATAATCAAATAACCTAGGAGAACCCATGAACGCACGAGCCGCAACTGTGATCAAACCTTTGAATCCCAAAGGCGCTGAAACCAAATATGTTGGGCACGAACCCGACTGGAAATTCCAACCCACAGAAGATAATCGCATCAGTGCATTCAGCAAGGCCTTTGCCTGGTACAACTATCACTATGGCAAAAAAGATGCCAAGGACATGCTGTGTCAGTATCTGGACGTCAATCACCGAAGCAAGGATGCCAAACTCATGCGTGGCATTCCGGACAGCCAGATTCGTTTGACCCCGGCCTGGGTGTGCAGGATGACCTTGATGGGTCTGACGCTCAACGAGCATGAACAATGTATCATTGACGAACAGATCGCCACGATGCTGAAAATCAAACAAGAAGTCAAAAAGGTCATTGATGAAGCCGAAGTGGCTGTGGCAAAACTGACCATACAGGATCATCTGCGTGAGAAAGTGTCCGAGTGTGCTGGCGAGCTAGAAGGCATGTTTGATGACTTTATCTCAGCTGGCGCCAAGATGACGGCGGACTGGAAACCCATTGCTCAGATCCGTGGCATGAACATCAGTCCCAACATGGTGGGCACCATTGCTGATGTGTGGAAAAAGAAGTTGGCTGAATTTGAGGAAGTGCTAGAAGGAACCGATGCTGACTTGGCTGAAGGTTACAGTCATTTAAACAAAAATCAAATCAAACAGTGCATCAAATTCATTGAACAGGTCATTGCTGACTGTGGCAACTATGTGCAGATCAAAAAAGTGGAACGCAAACCTAGGGCCAAGAAAGCGGTTAGCCCTGAAAAACTATCAGCCAAGTTCAAGTACATGAAAGACTTTGCCGAGCTTAAACTGACCAGCATAGCACCTGCACAATTGGTCAATGCCAGCGAAGCTTGGTTGTACGACACCAAGAAACGCAAGTTGATCCATGTGATGTGTGACAGTCACTTGGGTTCGTTCAGTGTCAAAGGATCGGCCATTGTGGGTTTTGACACCATGCAAACTGTACAAAAAACTCTACGCAAGCCTGTAGAACAGCTCAAAGAGCTATTAAGTGGTGGCAAACCCGCGGCTCGTAAGGTGTTCAAAGATATCCGAGCCACAGAAACCAAGTACAACGGGCGTGGCAACGAGAATCTGATCATATTGCGGAGTTGGTAAATATAGGAACACGGAGTTCCTATGGCACTAGAAAGTCAATCCAGCACTGAAACATTAAAACAAGAACTTATAGATTATGTGCGCCTGCAATTGGGCGATCAAATCGTCGATATCGAGCTGGATGCCGAACACTACGAAGCTGCTTATCAACGCACCATTGGTGTTTACCGTCAACGGGCACAAAATGCCTATGAAGAAAGCTACAGTTTCTTAGAGCTTGTGACCAACGTCAACATCTATGACTTGCCACAAGAAGTGATTACCGTGCGTCAAATATTCCGCAGAACTTTTGGCGATAGCACAGGACCGTTTGCATCAAATTTTGACCCATTCAGCCAAGCCAGTCTCAATGTGTATTTGATGAATTTCAATGTGGCTGGTGGACTTGCTACCTACGATTTCTACAGTCAATATGTGGAACAGGCCGGCCGCATGTTTGGTGCCTACATGAACTACACCTGGAATCCTGTGACCAAGAAACTGCAATTGATCCGCGACCCCAAGGGCACCGGCGAAAATGTGCTGTTATGGACCTACAATCTCAAACCCGAATTCAATCTGCTGAGAGATTATCAAATCCAACAATGGATCCGCGACTACATGGTTGCGGCCTGCAAGATGATCATTGGTGAGGCACGTGAAAAATTTGGACAGTATGCGGGCCCACAAGGCGGCAGCCAACTCAACGGAACTGCCATGAAGGGCGAAGCACAGGCCCAAATGGACAGCCTGATCGAACAGCTCAAACTCTATGTAGACGGCAGTCAGCCCATAACCTGGGTCATAGGTTAATCACCATAGACTAAAACCAAAATACATGCTATAATCATAGCATGAGCACCAGTTTAATGATCGACATAGAAGGCCTGGCCACTGGACCAGATGCCACCATCTTGACCATAGCGGCCCAGAGCTTTGATCCATTTGGAACAGGTTACTATGACCGTTGCTACTATGCCAGGATCACTCTGGAAAGCCAGGAAAATCGCGCCATTGAACAAGGCACTGTAGATTGGTGGGCAACGCAGAAGGAAGCACAGGTCGAAGCCTTCATGGAAGAAGGCCGTGTGCCGTTGGACCAAGCACTTGATAGCTTGTACAAGTTAGCCTGGCAACACAAGTTTATATTTGCAAACGGTCCCACCTATGACATGAATATTCTGGAGCATGCCTACAAGAGTTACAACAAGGCCCTGCCTTGGCAGTTCTACAATGTGCGTGATGCCAGAACCATCTATAGTTTATGGCCTGGGCTACCTCGCCCTGCTACCAGCCATCATGCTCTTGAAGACTGCCGTAGACAGATTGACATGTTGCAGGCCACACTTAGACATTTGAACGTTAAGGAGATGAGATGATCATTGGCGTATGCGGACTTATAGGTGCCGGCAAAGACACCATTGCAGACTATCTGGTAAACATACATCAGTTCAGACGTGAAAGTTTTGCCAACACTTTGAAAGATGCTGTGGCCAATGTGTTTGGATGGGATCGCGAACTGCTGGAAGGACGCACACGGCACAGCCGAGAATGGCGCGAACAAGTGGATCCTTGGTGGGCCGAACGCTTGGGCATGCCCGATCTTACTCCAAGATGGGTGCTACAATATTGGGGCACCGAAGTGGTGCGTAGAGGATTTCACGACGATACCTGGATAGCCAGCCTAGAAAATCGCCTGCGAAAAACCACAGATGATGTGGTCATTAGCGATTGCAGATTTTCCAACGAAATTGATGCCATTAAAAGAGCCGGCGGCGTGGTTATTAGGGTGGTTCGAGGTCCAGAGCCCAAATGGTACCCGCTAGCTGAATCTGTAAACGCAGGACCCACAAACATCACCTGGTCATTGAGCAAAGATCAATTGGCCAAATACAAAGTTCATGCCAGTGAAACTGCTTGGATTGGCACTGAGTTTGATGCTGTGTTAGACAACAACAGCACCATGGATCATTTGTACAGCCAACTCACAGGTCTGGTTCAAGATCTCCAGGCCTCCAAACCAGGTCCGACCTGTTGATTTCTATCACACAATTCTGACAAATCGTTTTAAGATTTCTCAACGTGCTGTTGTTGAGATTGCCGTCTACATGATATACCACAAGCTGTGCTGAATACTTGGCACGAAACCCACAGCGATCACATGTGGGTTTTTTCTTATAGCCTGACAATTTCCAACGCGGATCCGGCGGTCTTTTTTTCTTGGATTTATTCAAGCACACAGAGCACTTGCTGCGATAATATATCTTGTTGTATTTGTGATAGGCCACAGCACGTGGTCTTTGGCGACAATCTGGACATATAGGTCTATTCATAGCCGTATTTAGTACACGGACCTACATATAGGCGTCAACAACCGCCGGGTTTTTTGGTTTCGCCGATAAATATCTTTAATTAATAAAAAGGAATTAGTCATGGCCTTACTATCCCCAGGTGTACAAGTCAGTGTAATTGACCAAAGCAATTACACGCCCGCCGCTGCCGGCTCAACCCCATTTATGCTTTTGGTTACTGCCGAGAACAAAATATCCGGCGCTGGCACTGGCATAGCTCCCGGAACCTTGGCTGCAAATGCCAACAAACTTTACTTAATGACCAGCCAACGAGATTTGCTCAGCACGTTTGGTGTGCCATTTTTCTACAATACCACAGCTGGAACGCCCATCAACGGTTACGAGTTAAACGAATACGGATTATTGGCTGCTTATTCGGCCCTGGGTGTGACCAACCTGGCTTATGTCATGCGAGCCGATATTGATTTAGCGGCCCTTACAGCCACACTGAATCGTCCAGTGGGTGCGCCGGCCAATGGCACATATTGGTTTGACACTACCAACAGTACATTTGGCATCAATGAATGGAATATCTCCACATCAGAATTTACCAAAAAAACTCCCAGCGTAATCACCGACACTGTGTATTTAGAAACACTCAGCACAGTACCTTTGTCCAGTTATGGCAGCATTGGTGACTATGCAGTCACTGCCACAAGCACGTTCAATCCTATCTACTACAAACGCGGCGGTCCTACCACAGCGCAAGCACCCGGCTGGTTACAAGACGGCGCCAGCGCCGGTGTCTTGTACAATACCTGGGTACTTGTAGGCAGCGACGAATGGAAAACAGCCTGGCCTACTATCCAAGGAACCTTGGCTCCAACCAGTTTAACTGCGGGCAATAGTTTTGCCATCAATGATGTCACAATCACAGTGGCCGCAAGCCCCAACAACACAGTGCTGTACACAGCTGGCCTGATCAACGCGGCTCTCAATGCCAGTGGTGTTTACGCTGCCAACATTGGCGGAAAACTCACACTGTATGCAGACAGCACAGCCACCAATGATGGCAGCACAGAAGGCACTGGAGTGATTGCCATCAACAACGTTTCTGGCACACCCTTGGCCACCTTAGGCATCACCGCTGGTCAATATGCTGCTCCTGCCTATTTCCATGGTGCCAGTTATCAAGCACCAAGATGGCGTAGCACCGACACACAACCGGAACCCACTGGCAGCGTGTTTCAACAGACCAATGCTGTCAATCAAGGCATGCTGATACAGGTCAAACGCTATGATGCCACTCTAGGCACTTTTGTATTGCAGGCATGTCCAGTGTTTTTCAATGATGCCGCAGCAATTTATGGCTTGGATCCGATCAACGGTGGACAAAGCATTCCTGCAGGAACAACTTATGCACAGATTGATCCACTGAGAAATGAGACTGGTGGATTTGAAATTCTTGAAAGAGTTGCTACCGGAGCCACAGTGGTCACCGGACTTGTGACAAATCCAGTGTTTGTAAATGGATCAACATTCCGGATCTCAGCAACTGAACCAGAGACTCCAAATTATATCATCCCGTCGGTGTTGGCTACCATAAACGGTACCACAGCTGCAGATTTTGTAGCTGCTGTGAGCGCTGCTGCTATTCCCAACGTAAGCGCCGAAGTCAACTCGGCCGGCGCCATAGTGTTTACACATGCCACCGGAGGTGACATATCATTGAAAGAAGGCACCAACACACCTCTAGCTGATGCAGGATTCACCGCATCTACACCCGGATGCAGATTTGACTATTCTGACGATGGATTATTGCTCAGCAACTGGGTTGGTTCACCAACGTTTACCTACACAGCTAGTGCCAGCACACCCAACATAGATCCTGCCAACGGCACCTACTGGTATTACAGTGATGCTACCACGGTAGACATCATGATTCAAAACAATGGTATCTGGAACGGCTATCAGAATGTCACCAACGATGTGCGTGGATTTAACCTCAGCCTCACCAATGAAGCTGGTCCTATTTTCAGTACCACAGCGCCTACCACGCAGACCGATGCAGCTGAAAGTCCCTTGGTGCTTGGCGACCTTTGGATTGACACCAGTGATCTAGAAAACTATCCTTTGATCAATCGCTGGCAAAATGTGGATGGTGAAAATCAATGGGTCCGCATCAACAACACTGATCAGACCACTATCAATGGTGTGCTGTTTGCTGATGCACGTTGGGCACCCAATGGCACCACCAATCCCATCACTGATCCTATTCCTCCCATAGCCACTGGTAGCACTCCATTGATTACCAGCAATTATGTGGATCTTGATGCCCCTGATCCAGAACTGTATCCCGAAGGTATCTTGTTGTTTAACACACGGCGTAGTGGTTTCAATGTGAAATCGTTCCAGGTCAATTACTTCAATGCTCAAGACTATCCATCACCTGCGGTATTGCCTAGTCAGACCGATGCCTGGGTCACAGCTTCGGCCAATCGCAACGATGGTAGTCCCAACATGGGCCGCCATGCACAACGCTATCTCATTGTGCAGGCACTGAGAGTGGCCATTGATACCAGCACACAGATCCGTGAAAATCAAGCACAGTTTAACTTGATCACTTGTGTACAGTATCCAGAATTGGCACCCAACATGGTGGTACTCAACAACGATCGTGGCGAAACTGCGTTCAGCTTGGTAGATACGCCATTGCGCCTGACTCCGCAAGAGATTGTTACCTGGGCCACCAACAACAATGGACTGGGTCTCAGCACCGGAGACGGAAACTTGGCTGGCGGCGATGCATACGCAGCCTCATTCTATCCCAGCTGTACCACCACAGACCTCACAGGAAACGTAGTGGTCACAGCACCAAGTCACATGATGTTGCGCACCATAATCCGCAGTGACGCCGTGGCCTATCCATGGTTTGCACCAGCCGGCCTGCGCCGTGGTGTGGTAGACAATGCGTTGCAAATTGGTTATCTACAAGCCCAGACTGGTGAGTTTGAACCCTTGGGTGTGAACCAAGGACTACGTGATGTGTTGTATTCTAACAATGTTAACCCAATCACGTTTATTCCAGGCACGGGCATTACCAACTTTGGTAACCATACCTTGCAAGGCACGGCCACAGCATTGGATCGTATCAACGTGGCACGTTTGGTGGCCTTTATACGCGGTCGTCTTGAAATCATTGGCAACCAATACTTGTTTGAACCCAACGACACGATCACTAGAGCTGCAATTACCAACCAGATCACTGCACTCATGGTTGACCTGGTCAACAAGCGTGGCTTGTATGATTACTTGGTGGTGTGTGACTTGACCAACAATACTCCAACCACCATTGATCGCAACGAACTGTATGTGGACATAGCCATTGAACCAGTCAAGGCCGTGGAGTTTATCTACATACCAATGCGTATTCAAAACACAGGAACCATTGCGGCACAGGCGGCAGCGTAAAGCACACAGGCAAATTTCACCATAAATTTGCCTGGCTTGCATGCCATAAATAAACACATACTAGGATGATACTCAAATGACAACAGCCTCACTTACCAAACTAACAGTACCACTGGCCAGCGATCAAAGCACATCGGCACAAGGTTTGCTGATGCCAAAACTCAAGTATCGCTTCCGCGTTACTTTTTTGAATCTGGGTGTTACCCAGCCCACAACAGAACTGACCAAACAGGTCATGGATTTTACACGTCCACAGGTCACGTTTGACAACATTGACCTGCCCATCTACAACAGCACCATACGTTTGGCCGGCAAACATTCATGGACAGATATCACTTGTCAGGTGCGTGATGACGCAGCCGGCAATGTCAGCCGCTTGGTCGGTGAGCAACTGCAGAAACAGTTGGATTTCTTGGAACAAAGCAGTGCCGCTTCGGGCATTGACTACAAGTTTACCACAGTGTTTGAAGTGTTAGATGGAGGCAATGGTGCCAATGCTCCTATTGCCCTTGAAACCTGGACCATCTTGGGTTGCTATCTACAAGGGGTCAACTACAACGATGCCAACTACGGTTCTGGCACAGAGCCCATGACAGTGAGCATGACCATACGCTATGACAACGCCTTGCAGACCTTGACTGGTGCTGATGTGGGTGTTGGTGCGTCAATTCCGTTGACAGTCAACAACGTAGCCACAGGTTAATAGTCTATGGCGTTTGGCCAAGACACTCTTCAACCGTTTCCTCCTGGCGAAGGTCTTCGCGATTATCGCCACGCGGAAAAAACTTTTCGAGCAGGCGGCTACGATCTCGCGCCTCGCAACAAGTTTTTATTTTATGTTTATTTCAACTTAAACACCAACATACCTGCAGTGGCCAACCTGACTTCGGGCGGCAAAAGCAGCACCATTGGACTCACAGTCAAAACAGCACAATTGCCCGGCTACACCATTGATGTGGCCACAATGAATCAGTACAATCGCAAACGGCTGGTCCAGACCAAGATCAACTACAATCCTGCTCAAATTGTGTTCAACGATGATCACAGTGACCTGGTACGCAACATGTGGTATCAGTACTATCAGTACTACTACAGCGATCCGGTCTACAAATACGGCAACACACCCAATCAATCAGGAACTCTGGGAGAAATCAGTAGCCTGCTCAGTGGATTCAGTTACAACAGCAACGACACCTATTCAGCCAGCAGACCTGTACAAAAATGGGGCCTCAATGGTCAAGGCTATGCCAATCCCAGTCTGCAGAGTCTGGCCAGCAGTTTGTTAACTGGCCCAGCCAGCGGACAAGAACCTTTCTTCAGAGACATCACCATCTACGGCATGAGTCAAAAGACCTATGCTCAGTACACCATGATCAATCCGTTGATCACTGACTGGACTCATGACACCTATGACTATGGACAGGGCAACGGCATCATGACTCATACCATGAGCATACGCTATGAAAATGTCAAGTACTATTCTGGTGCAGTGGGTGGCGCACAACCCAGTGATCCGGTCACAGGTTTTGCCAATCCTTCGCACTATGATGTGGCACCAAGCCCAATTGCTGTACCTGGCAGCACGGCCACAGTGGAAAGTCAAGGCTCTATACAACCCAGCCCCAATGGCAGCAAGCAAGATCTACAGAGCCTGGCTCAAGGACAAAATACCTTGCAAAATGTACTGGGTGCTGTGGGACAAGCCTTGGTACCCTCGGCGGCCAGTTTCCTAAACGGTCAGTTGGCTGGTTCAGGTGCCTTGGGAGCAGCCTTGGTCACTGGCCTGGGTGTAGCAGCCGGTATTGGTGTGCCTGGCAGCATAGGTCAAGTGCCCAATGGAACTGGTGGCATGAATTTTCCCACCCCCGCTGGTGTGGACGCCGCTACCAAACTTAGAAATCTCATCAGCGGAGGTTGATCATGGCGTCAGTAAATGCTATCAATACCCGAACCGATCTCACAGTACAGATCTTTGACAGATTCTACGGCTATGAACAGCAGGTGCCGGTGGACGCTTATGATTCGGTATTGAGTTATTTTAAATCAGTTTTTCGATCAGCTACAGCCGCCGGCAACTTCACTGTGAGTTTGTTTCGAGTCAGTCAGCAATCTGGTATACCTGTGATGACCCTGTTGCAACAGTTTCAAGGTCAAACTGCTCCACAAATAAATCTTACTTTGGCCTATTATCTCAACGGCATTAGAAGCTCCAGCACTTTGCTGGGTGTGAACACACCCACCCAACCAAATTTCTACATAGCCAGAAACATCAGGATCTAGATCATGCCCAATTTTCGTCAAGGCACATATCTGGTCAAAAACACGCAAAAGTATGTGGGCAAAGGCACACCCAGATACAGATCAGGATGGGAAATGACTTTTATGATGTTTCTCGACAGCAATGACAACATCGTGCAGTGGGCCAGTGAAAGCATCACCATACCCTATAGAAATCCCATCACTGGCAAGCAGAGCATGTATGTGCCAGATTTTTTTGTGACCTATCGTGGACGTGACAACACAACTCGAGCAGAACTGATAGAAATCAAGCCCAAAAAACAAAGCCTGATCGAAAGCCGAATGACGGATCGAGATCGTGCCATAGTAGCAGTCAACTACGCCAAATGGGCTGCAGCAACCAAATGGGCACGGCGCAACGGACTCACATTTAGAGTGATCAACGAAGATCAAATATTTCAACAGGGCAGCAAACGGACCGGTAAATAGGTCATGACCCGTAAATTAGAATCTCTTTTTGACTTTCCGCCCAGTGGTAGCGAAAGCGAAACCACTGAACCGGAAAGTATACCTGCGACTCAACTGCAACTCCGAGAAATAGAGACTACAATAGACAAAATTGATGCGGCTCTACCAGCAGTACGTGGACTAGAAGCGTCTGACACTGAAATGGACGATTTAGCTAACAAAGCTCAAGAAACCTTTGACAATTTAATGGACTTGGGTTTCAATGTAGACAGCAGATACAGTGCTGAAATATTTGCCGTGGCTGGAACCATGCTGGGCCATGCGCTCACAGCCAAGACAGCCAAACTCAACAAGAAGCTGAAAATGGTAGATCTACAGTTGAAAAAGATGAAAATGGATCAGGACCAAGCCAGCAAGGGCGGCGATCAAGCTGTGGAAACAGCACACGGACAAGTGCTGAGTCGCAACGATTTGTTGGAACGACTCATGAGTACAAGAGACCAAAACAATAACAAAGCATAAATATCGTATAGGGATACAAATATGAAAAATTTTCAAGAATACCTGGCCGAAAGCCAAAGAACCTACAATTATCGCGTGAAAATCGTGGGTGATGTAGAACCTGCTTTTGTAAAGGCACTGGAAGAAAAGCTGAAACAGTTTGACCCAGTCAAGGTGTCGGCTGTGAAGAAAACTCCTATCCAGGCCAAGCCCGCAGACTTTCCTGCTGCCGCCAATGAAAGCGTCAGCTCCATGGATTGTGAATTCCGTTATCCAGCCATTGAGCCACAGATCCAACAGATTGCTCAACTCTTAGGACTTGATCCAAACCGTATCCGTTTGTTGACCACACCCTATGAAGAAAGTGTAGATGTGGAACGTGAGCGTGTGGAAGAAGAAAACAAAGACCTGCTGACCGACACTGACTACCCTGCTCCCAACGCAGAACAAAAAGCACTCAGCAAAGATTATTCGGCACCATACGATGAGCATGCTGTGTTGAAGAATGCCTACCGCAGTGACTTTACTGTAGCCGGCGGCAAGACACCACCTGCCCGGACCACAAATGATTTACCAATGGGCACATCAAGCCCAATGACCAAAGTAAAACGCCCACCACGCCCTGCCACTGGTGCCAACCCAAGAGGATAACAGCATGACATTTTTTTACGACCTAAACAAGAAGTTGGCTGACCTGGCCAAGAAACAAGACCTCAACGAGAGCGTTCAACCTGCTGTGGCCGAAGGCTCAACTGGAGACTATTCAGCCAAAAAGGCTGCGGCAGGCAAAGACATTGGCAAGCCAGGAAAAATGTTTAGCAAGATCGCAAAGAGTGCTGGCAAGCGTTATGGCAGCAAAGAAAGTGGCGAGCGAGTTGCCGGCGCTGTGTTGGCCAAACTGCGTGCCAAAGAAAGTGTAGAAGAGTCAGACATGGATGAGAGTGCTCTACAAGCATACCTAGGCAAAAAGAAATATGGCGAGACCGGCATGAAGGCCCTGCAGAAGGCCGGACGTGAAGGTGCCAGCAAAGAGACCATGGCTCGTATCCGTGCCAAGCACGACAAAATGGATGAAGAAATAGCCGACGAAGGCAACGCATTCACAGCCAAACTTAAAAGCACACCCAAGGGTGGCGAGTTTGAACTGGACGGCAAAAAATATCGAGACACCAGCAACATCGAAGAAAAGAAAGAAACCAAAAAATCACGCAGTGCTGGCACAGCATTTGATCCAGAAGTGGCCAAATCTATGTTTGCCAGCAAAGATGAACACCCAAGATATGATGTCAAAGACACGGGCTACAGCAAGCGTTATACAAGAAAAGAAGAGCCTGCGGCAGACAAGGATGATGCAGAAGTCAGTGATCAACCCAAGAAGAAAGGTCGCCCAAAATCTGCAAAACCAAAAGATCAAGAGACTGTGACCAAAGGAAGTTGGAAATATAAAATGGTCAATGGCAAGCGTGTGAAAAAAGAAAAGACCGACGAAGATCTTGACACTGATGGCGTCATGATGACACGTCCGTCAAATATGAGCAGTGAAGGCATTGAAAGCATTGCCTTGGTAGACAAAGGTGAATATGACCGCGAAGGCGACATGGCCAAGGAACAGTTGCACACCATCAAACTGGCTGCACGAGAACTGGCCAGCATACTCAGCGATGATGAGAACCTGCCAGAGTGGGTTCAATCAAAGATCACCAAGGCCATGGACTACATTGACACAGCACGTGACTACATGATAGCAACTAAGGCCGATGGTGACATGCAACCCGTGGCAGAAAAAGCCGTCAGTCAAGCACAACGCAGAGCCGCTGGCATAGCACATGCCGCTCAAAAGGGTGAGATACCCAAGAGTGAATTGCGTGGCGCATCAAAAGAAATGGCCAAGATGCCCAAAGGTGAACTGCACAAGTTTGCCGCGACCAAAGAAAAAGGTCTGCCAAAGAAAGTCAAAGAAGCCGGCAAACCCGATTTCCTGGATCTAGACAAAGATGGAAACAAAGCAGAACCCATGAAACAGGCTGCCAAACAAGCCAAGAGCAAGACGAAAGATGAAGTTGAAGAAACAACCGTAGCCGGATCAGTGGCCACAGCACCCACTGGTGGTAAAGGCAAAGGTGGCATGCAGTTTGGCAAAGGTGTGTATGAAAGCATGGACTCCAAGTTCCGTCAAGCACTCACGGAAGGCATGAACATTAGTGTGAACATGAACACTGGACCAGATGGTCAGCCCAGCAAGAATATCACGGTCAGTGCCGACGGTGAAGATGCCGAAGCTTTGGCTGCATTGTTGAAGATGGCCGGCATCAGCGGTCACAGCGACAGTGAAAGTTGTGGCACCTGTGGCAAAGCACCCTGTGGTTGCGAAGAGCTGGATGAGAACAGCCCAGACTGGCCCACAAACACAGAAACGTCAGACAATGCCATGCAGTATTCAGGTGGCCTAAACGGTCCCAAGAGCACAGGGCAAACTACCGTTCCTGTCGTTGCCAGCCAACTACGTCGTCAAGTTTCAATGGAAGAGTCAGTAAAACTTGAGCGCGATTTGTTTAGACTTTATCAAAACTACAAAGCCCAATGAAATCGTTAAAAGACTACATCACAGAAAGCGAACAATGGATGAACACACCTGCAGCAGGTGATGTCTTTGCGTTTGAACTGCCTGATGAAGTCTTGTGTGAGACCTACATCATTGAGGTGGCCGACGATTGTATCCTACTAGATTCTACACCAGAGATCAATGCGGCCTTGAGTGAATGGGCCACTCTTGAAGACACCGACGAAGGCGATTCTGGTGTGATCATGGAAACCATGGGCTACGGAACATTGGTGGGCGAAGGTTCCATGAAAAAAGAAATGTATGCGTCTGCACTACGCATGAGTCTGGAACAGTTCAAAGACCGCTATGGTGACGAAGACTGGATTGAAGATTTTTGGCGTACATCCACCGGTGAGCCAGAAATCTCAAAAGATGTGGATGAAGATCAAGATGCCGCTGTGGTAGCAGGCAAAGAAGCTGCCATTGATTCTGCACAACAACTGGCCACCGACGAAGCCAAGTATCAAGGCCGTGAGGTTCAGTTAAACAAAAAGATGCCAGGAGATCAGGCCAAATTTAAAGTCTATGTCAAAGATCCTGCCACAGGCAATGTTAAAAAAGTGAACTTTGGCCACGGCGGTAAGACGGCCAAGAGACTAGGTCAAAAAACCATGCGTATTAGAAAGTCTAATCCTGCAGCTAGAAAAAGTTTTAGAGCAAGACATAACTGTGACAATCCGGGCAGCAAATTAAAAGCCAGATATTGGAGTTGTAAGAACTGGTGACGTCAATAAGTCGTGCTAAATAGAGCATGACGTCTATAATCTACAAAATCACAAATCAACTTACAAACAAGTCCTACATAGGTTGGACCAGTCAATCTTTTGATGCAAGATGGTGCCAACACAAAAAGCTGGCACAAAAAAATCAAGATAATCGACCATTTTACAATGCTATAAGAAAATATGGAATAGATTGCTGGACTCAAGAAATTCTTGAAGAAGTGTGTGACAAAAATTTAGCAAAACAAAAAGAAATAGAATACATCAAACTGTTTGAATCCTATGACAAGGGATATAATGCAACCAGAGGAGGAGATGGCAACAACGACATAAAAATGTCAGCTGAATCTAATTTGGCTCGTAGCCTGGCACTTAAAGGAAAACCAAAAAATTACGTCCGAGCGCCAGGAAAAAAACAGTCAGCAGAAAGTCGTAAAAAGATATCTGATGCACACAAGGGCATGAAAAAACCCTGGGTAAAATGGACTCAAGAACAAATTGTTAAACGTGCTATGACACGCCGAGCCCTTAGTGAACAACAATACAATCAAATTCATGAGTTAAGAAAAACCGGTTTGAGAATTTGTGACATTGCAAAACAAGTTAATACCAGTTCTGACCTAGTCAAAAAATGGCTCAACAAGTCTTGGAATTTGAGCTAAATAACAAAAAGGGATTCTATAATGGCCGCAAATGTATACACCACACTAGCTAACACAACTGTTTACACAGACAAACTACAGATTGCCACGGCTGCCAATGCAGTGACTTATCAGGTCTATGCCACAGCCTTGGGAAGCGCCGCCGCCATTGGCAATATCTACACTGCACCAATCACGATTCCAGCCAACACAGTGTTTGAAGTGTATTCAGGTGCTGGAAACAAAGTCACAGTGGTAGGCTCGCCATTTACAGCATTAGAATTGGGCACACAAAGTTCTGCACAATACAGCGTGTTCAACAGTGCGGGACAGTGATCATGCGTGCCCGGGAGTTCCTGGCTGAGAAACGCACAGGTCAAATAGGCAATCGACGCCAGGCAGCCACAGTGGGTCTACACAAGTTCCGTGACACAGGTGGGTATGATCGTACCTATGAACTCAACCGTGTTATGATGGCCGTGGCCTGCGCAGATGGGCACACTCCCTTGGATATGGACACAGAAAGCTGGGCAGGCCGTTACAACACAGCACATCCTTATACCGATGTGGAAGATGCCATGTTACGCCAGGCCCTAAAAGCTACTGGCAGCGAACACAAAGATTTCAATCAAGGAGATCTGGACAGTGGTGAACTTGACAGCACCAATGTGATCAGTCCTGTGAAATCCTTCAAAGGATACCCCAGATGAGAGCCCGAGAGTTCATCACAGAACAACATGATCTGCCACCTGAGATAGCCGATCCCTTGCGCTATACCTATATCCTGCCTGGACTCAGTGCCGCAGATCCCTACCGCAACTACAGATTTGGCGTGGCCATGGCCCGTGCCAGAAGTGATCGCGGAACAGATCACGACCAAATAGATCAATTTATGCCATCATGGCAACCAGAAACTGCTTTTGGTGAGCACGGTGTTATTTCAGGCTTTGATGCCAACGTGGATCCTGTGATTGACTTGGCCTTGAAAATGACCAAGACACCAGGCGGTAAAAAATTAGTCAGCTCGGCTGCCAGCCAAGAACCCGCCAGTGTGGACAAACAAAGTCCGATCAAAGCATTCAAAGGATATCCTAGATAATGGCCAATCCGCCACCACCCTATGAAGATCTCACGGGCATAAGCCGTACAGTGATGAAGGACAACGCCCAGGAAACTGTGACCAACTACAACGGCAATGCCCGACCTGCGGAAATGACAGTGAACATCAATACCAATGAAATCTACATTGGCAATGCCACTGGAGCACTCACAAAAATCATGCAAGTTACCGGAGCCAACACCTTTTTGGGCAATGTGCGTGTGGCGAATAGCACTGCTGGACTCAATCAACTGTACTTTGACCCGGCCACGGGTGAAATTGTCTACTACCAGCCCTGAGCTAAATACACTACGGAAACTATACTATGAAAATCGCAGACATTTTACGCACACTGGCCGCCAATTTAGATCATGCTCAAGGCGGAGCTCCAGATCCCAGAATACAAAATCCTGGTGCACTTATTGATGTTGATATTGTGGCCAACCCAGATGCAGAAAAACCCAGTCCAAACGGTGTCACAGCGTCGGGCAACGACAAAGAACCAGAAGAATTGTTCCTTCCACCCTTGCAACAAAAACAAGAGTTACTTAAAAAAGCCGTGGGTGTAGAAAATGTCTATGACGACGGCCGCCCAGGAGATGCCGGTGATGAAAACGCACAAGCACCCACTCCCGAAGAAGAAGATCTGCTAGACAAGATCAAGCGCATGGCCGGTGTTCCTGTAGCCGCTGTCCAAGAACTCAGCAACGACGAAGTCTTTGACGACTAAGGGGCTCTAACATGAGCTTCATCCAAAATCTTTTTACCAGCCGTGACAACAATGCCAATGGCGCTTCTTATGTAGGTCAACAAGATCGCATCTGGTGGAATCCCGACACCAACGCTTTTTATTACAGCAATGGCAATACTCCAGGTGGCATACCCATTGGCGCTGGTGGTGCAGGATCACCCGGAGGCCCAGTCAGCAGCATACAATACAACCTAGGTGGCGGCACCTTTGGTGGCACAGCCAATCTTGTTATTGATGGTGCTGGTCTCAGTGCTGTGGGCAACATCACAGCCGCATGGTTTATTGGCAATGTTTCAACCACGGGCAACATCACTGGCGGCAACATCTTGACCAACAACTACTTGTATGCTAATGGTCAAAGCATATTTGCCAACATACAACTCACAGGCAACATTGATCTGGGCAATCTCTACATCACGGATCAGACCATATACGGAAAAAATCTCAATGCCAACATAGGTCTGAGTCCTGAAGGCGATGGTTGGGTAGTTGTGCCCAAGATTGACATCAGTGGCATGACCGTGGCCAATACCGGCACAGCCGTACAGTTTGACACCGACGCTGGCATTGATCTACAGTTTGGTCCCGGCACCGGTGGCAACATACTCACAGCCGGAACCATAAAACCCACCAGCAACAACCTGGCAGGCCTGGGAGCCGTGGGCAGTCGCTACACGGATCTATGGCTGGGGTCAGGCAACATCAACATCATTGATCAGACACTCAATCAAAATCAACAGATCTATGCCAATCAGGGCAATCTGATCATAGGCAATGCCTCGGGCTTGACCTTTGGAAACTTCCGTTTTTATGGCAATGTCATGGCCCTGGGCAATGCCGCTGCCAACATTCAAATAGGCACAGCCAACGCCACTGGCTATGTGAACTTCAATCGTTCCATAGCGGTCATACCCTCGGGTAACGTGGGAGCCGCCAAGGTGTTTGAAGTGGCCCGAGATGGCCGCACAAAGATCTACGCATCGGATCCGATCCCCCTCAGTGACGCAGCTTTCCAGGTCATAGGAAGCAGTTCGGGCAACAGCCAGCCCAGAAACTTCACCGGCACCATGATGCAGGTCACCGGACAAGACGATGCCACCAACCGCATAACTTTTGATGCGTTTGGTGTGGCCGGCAGCACCAATGCCTACAACGTGTTGGCTTCGCGTGTGGCACGTGGCACCGTGGATTCACCACAGCCCATACAAAGCAACGACATCCTGTTCCGACTCAGCAGCCAAGGCTGGACCGGCAACAATGCCTATGCATCAGGTGTGGCCCGGCTCAGCTTCGGTGCCGCAGAGGCCTTTGCCAGCAATGCCGCAGTGGGCACCTATGCCAACATACAGCTGGTGCCTGTTGGTAGCAATGTGATCAAAACCGTCACAGGATTCAGCGGCTCGGGTATCAACTTCCCCAATGCCATCTCTGGTGGCACTGGCAACCTGGGCATAACCTTCCAGGACGGCACGTTCCAGAACACAGCCTACTTGCCTTCTGGTGTTGTGAGCAGTCTCACAGCCGGTGCTGGCATCAGCTTGTCGGGTCCTACCGGCGATATCACAGTGACCAACACCGGCATCCTGGGCGTGATTGGCACACCAAACCGTGTCACAGTGGCCAGCAACGTGGGCGGAGTAGTGACCCTGACCACGCCGCAGGATCTCAACACCACGGCCAACATGACTTTGTATAGTCTCACCGTCACAAACCTCAGCGTGACAGGCAATGTGTCAAATGTGATACCCAGCATAATTGATGGTCCTGTCGTCTTTGTGGCCAACACGGCCACAGTCTACAATGACATCAACACGTCAGGCCTGATCACCGGCAACATTGCCAACAGCACGTCAGCTGGCATACTATACAAAACGGCCACCAACACCTGGAACTTTGACTATGGCAACAGCTGGGGTATTACAGCCAATACAGTTTATGGCAACTCGTCGTTTATCAACAATTTTGCGCATGTGGGCTATGCCAATGCCACAGTGGAATATGGCAATGCCACCATACAGGCCGACAGCAGTGTAGACAACTTCAGCCAGATTGTGCAACAAAACCACTTCCAAGGAGCCAACGCCAGTTCAGACTTTGTGGCCGTGGCCAACAACGGTGACGAAAGCAACTTCTATATAGACCTAGGCATCAATTCCAATGTCTACAACAATGCCGACTATGCTGTGACCAAGGCCAATGATGGCTACCTATATGTCAATGGTGGTAATTTGGTCATTGGCACACAAACTGCCAGCCGGGTCATCAACTTGTTTACTGGTGGCACCAGCAACACACAAAACTTTATCCGTGGCACTGTCAGTGACACCGGTCTCAGCATGGTGGGCAACGTCACAGCCAACAACTTGACGGGCAACACTTTATTCTCAACCGATGGCATCAGTGCTGCAGGCAACATTGCAGGCACCAACCTATCAGTCACAGGCATAGTAACTGGTTCAAGCATCACAGGCAGCGTGGTCAGTGCCACAGGCACTGTTACCGGCGGCAACTTGAGAACTAGTGGCACTATTTCAGCCACAGGCAATATCATCACAGCAGCCAATCTGGTCACAGCCACCACAGTGATCAACAGTGGTGTCAGCACATCTGGCACGGTCACAGCGGCCAACATCAACGGTGCAAATATAACAGCCTCGGGCACCATCAGTGCCATTGGTAATATTAGCACACCCAACTTGAATGCGTCCATAGCCATTGTTTCCACCCTGCTCAGCATCACCGGCAACATTGACGGCGGCAACCTACGCACATCAGGCATAATTTCCACCACAGGCAATGCCACATTTGGCAATGTGCAGACCACGGGCCGCGTATCGGTCACAGGCAACATCGACGGCGGCAACATAAGAACCGCAGGTATCATCACTGCCACGGGCAACATCAGCACCGCTGGATTCTTCATAGGCGACGGTGGATTCATCAGCAACATCACTACAGCAGTTCCGACCAAGATCGTCAATGGTACCAGCTGGGCCAACATAGCCGCATCAGGTGGTAATCTGGTCATTGCCATAGCCGGCAACACCGTGCAGACTATCAGTGCAGGTGGAGCCAACATCACTGGTTATGCCAATGTTTCAGGCAACATCACAGGTGGTAACCTGGCCGTGAGTGGTATTAGTAACTTGAATAGCAATGCAAATGTCAAGATCACTGGCGGTAGCACAGGACAACTGTTGAGCACAGATGGTGCTGGAAATTTGTTCTGGATCAGTTCGGGCAATATCGCCCCAACATCGGGCACTTGGACACCCACTCTAGTTCCAGAAACTGGCTCTTACACATTAACCATCAACAACACTTTTTATCAAAAGATTGGCGGCGTGGCCTTCTGCACATTTGACATCACCATTGCCAGTGTATCCACACCAAACGGCAATGTGATCATGGGTAACTTGCCGTTTACATCCGCAAGCACCGCGGCCACCACTGGATCACTGGCAGTGTCATTTTACACAGGCATGAACTCACCTACCAACGTTGTCTCGGGCACTGTTCCTGGATCAGCCAACACCGTGACCATGTATTGGCAAGGTTCTTCTGATACCAAAATGGATCCATTGACGCATAACAGGCTCAAGGCAACCACTCGATTGGTTGGATCAGTTTATTACGCAACAGTATAAAAATATCAAATGAAAAAATTACTCTTAGTATTACTATTCACACCACTCGCGGCCCTGGCACAGATCAATGCTCAATGTCCACAGTTCACAGTCAATGGCACACCCGAATATCAAGCCCAACCTGGCGATCAGGAACTTTGTAAACAAAACTATGCCGTGATCCATCGTTGCGGTGTCAAGGCTCCGGTGGCAGTGTTTGAACACTTGACCGTTGCGGCCATGACCGGTCCTGCTAAAAGAAAAGATGATTTCCGTCCAGATCCGCAAGTGCATGAACAGTGCCGTGCCAGTCTAGCTGACTATGCCACCGTAGGAAAGACGCACGATCGTGGTCATATGAGTCCTGCTGCCAACAACAGTCAAAACGAACAAATCATGAGCGAAAGCTTCTACTTGAGCAACATGCTGGCACAAGTTGCCAACAACAATCGTGGTGCCTGGAGACTGTTAGAAGCCGCCGAACGCCAATGGGCCATGCAACCCGGCACAGATTTCTACATCATATCCGGAGGTATCTTTGATCCCGGTCATCCGGTCACAGGCAACGGCCTGGGCATACCCACTAGACTCTACAAGATCATCATAGAAAAGAACAGCCGCCAGGTGCAGGCATACCTCATGCCCAACGCACCTATTAGCCCAGCTACCAGCTGGCCACAGTATCAGACCACCATGACCGAAATCGAGCGTGCCACAGGCATGCGATTCAACCTGGGACAATGAGATTTAAAGAGTTTGGCAAAGGCGTGTACGGATCCAGCAAGCTGAAACCCTTGTCCGGATCCAACATCAGCAAGACCGGCACACACGTGGCCCGTTTCCAACGTAACAAAAACATCCAACCTGGCACCGACCGCTGGTTCCGGTTATGGTTTGCCAAACCCGGCCTCACCGGCGAAAACCCCTATAAGTAGTCCATGAACTCATTTTATTGTGCGGCTCCCTGGCGAGGCCTGCACATCAATCCACGCGGTGATGTCAAACCCTGCTGTGCAGGAAATCCCAACATGCTGGGCAATTTAAACAACAAAACCATTGAAGAAATTATAAACGGGCCCAAGCTGAAAGAAATCAGATCAGCATTGCGACAAGGCCAGTATCATGAATTTTGCCGAGGGTGCCAAGTACGGGAAGCTCATGGCGGCGACAGTGAACGGACTTGGCATAATACCATAAATGATTCATTTGATTCCACACAAGCTGGATTAGAATACGAATATCCTACCCTGTTAGACATACGTTGGAACAGTACCTGTAATCTTAGTTGTAACTATTGCGGCCCAGCAGACAGTTCAAAATGGGCTGCTTTGAAAAAAATGCCCATAAACAACAACACTAGAAATTATTATTTAGAAGTTTGTGAATTTATTGAAAACAACAATCAACATGTTAAAGAAGTTGCACTAGTTGGCGGAGAACCCCTGCTGTTGCCGGAAAACGAACGCCTGCTAGATGCAATACCCGCAGACACTGTTATCACTGTTATTACCAATCTTAGTAATAATTTAGAAACAAATAAAGTTTTTCAAAAACTAGCACAACGTCCACGAGTGGGCTGGAGTATGAGTTTTGAAAATATAGGCCCAAAGTTTGAGTATGTGAGATATGGCGCCAACTGGGAATTACAGTTGCACAATCTTGATCTGGTCCAGTCTCTAATTCGTGATCGAGGACATTGGGGCGGCATACATGCAGTGTACAATCTTTACAATGCCACGCACTTGGTTGAATTTAAAAACTTTGCTCACGAACGCGGATTATCTATCAAATGGCAACCATTGGGTACACCGTCGGCATTGGATACAAAAAACTATGGACAAGAAATTGCTGTGATGGCCGCTACAGAAATTCAACGCATGTTTGACACTTGCAACATAGACGATGAAGAACGTGTGTTGTTTGGCACAGCACTTGCACACTATCAATCGATTGTTGATACCAAGCCAGAAAAATTAGAAGAATTAAAACGTTTTGTTGATGAAATTGAACAATACCATCCAGATCAACAAGGAAAGTTTCATGAACTATGGCCAGAAATAAGTAGTTTACTATGAGTCAAACTGAATCAACTTTAGTCAAAGCACCGTATCGTCAACAACATTGGACCGATCAGCAGTTGGCTGAGTTTATGGCCTGTGCCGACCCTGTGACCGGGCCAGAATACTTTATGGATCACTTCTTTCATATACAACATCCTACCCGAGGCAAAATGTTGTATCATCCATTTGACTATCAAAAGCGATTGATTAACACATACCACAATTACCGCTATTCAATATCAATGATGCCGCGACAGACCGGTAAGAGTACCAGTGCCGCAGGATACCTGCTGTGGATGGCCATGTTCCGCCCTGATTCCACAATCCTGATCGCCGCACACAAATACACAGGCTCACAGGAGATCATGCAACGCATACGCTATGCCTATGAACTATGCCCGGATCATATTCGTGCTGGAGTAACATCATACAACAAAGGCAACCTGGACTTTGAAAACGGATCACGCATAGTTTCAACCACCACAACAGAAAACACCGGTCGTGGTATGAGTATTACCTTGCTGTACTGCGACGAGTTCGCATTCGTGCGACCCACCATAGCCCGCGAGTTCTGGACATCCATCAGCCCTACCTTGGCCACTGGTGGTAAAGCAATTATTACGTCAACACCCAACTCAGATGAAGATCAGTTTGCTCTGCTATGGAAAGGTGCCAACAAGACCGAAGATGCCTACGGCAATCCTACTGAGTTAGGAATAAACGGATTCCGGGCCTATAGATCATACTGGAATGAACATCCTGACAGAGATGAACGTTGGGCCGCTGAACAACGAGCGCAACTGGGCGAAGATCGTTTTCGACGAGAGATGGGCTGTCTAGCACCAGATTCGGTGCTGACCCTTAAAGATCGTTCTGGAAAAATATTTAAAAAAACTATCGATGAATTAAAAGAACTGCTGAGTTTATCATCAATGACAACTAAATAAGTTTATGAAAAAACATAAACATCATGTTATTCCTAAACACATGGGCGGATCTGACGACCCATCTAATCTAATAGAACTTACTGTAGAAGAACATGCAGAAGCACATCGATTATTATACGAAACACACGGACACACTCAAGACAAAGTAGCCTGGCTTGGACTTGCAGGCATCATGCCCTACGCTGAAATTATATACACTTTGCTATCAGAAGGCAAAAAAGGAAACAAAAATCCAATGTTTGGAAAGCCGGCACCCAACAGAGGTATTAAACGCCCAGGTGTAGGCGGCCGTAAAAAGGGCACTAAATGGTCAGCTGAAGAACGAGCAACCAAAGAAAAAATAAGATCTACTTCAGAATACAAAGAAAAAATGGCAACTGTATATTCAGATCCGGTTCGAAATGCCAATATTAGTAAAAATAACAAGGGTAAAATTGGAGCCGCAACCGGTAAGGCTTGGTATAACAACGGCATTGAAGAAAAATATTTTGTAGTTGATCAACAACCTAAAGGATTCTTTCGTGGCAGACTTACTAGAAAATAATTTAGGACTACAGGTACTAACCGATACTGGTTGGAGTGATTTTGAAGGATTGCTTGATAAAGGGTCAAAACAGATAGCCTTATTACAATTGACCAATGCCTCTATCAAAGCTACCTTGGATCATAAAATCTATACTGATAAATTTGATATGATTCCGGTTAGTCAACTTCGAGTTGGTACACAAATATATACATCATCTGGATTACAAAAAGTAGTAAGTGTTACACTAGACAGTACTAGTACTGTCTATGATTTGTTAAATGTAAAAAATAATCGCAGATTTTTTGCTAACGATATTTTAGTCTCAAATTGTGAATTTATCATCAACGATGAAACCTTGATAGCTCCAGCCAAGCTGATAGATCTACAGGGACACGAACCCTTGTATAAAACTGGCCAGGTACGCTGGTTTCAACGTCCCAGAAAAGATAGAACCTATGTGATAGCACTTGATCCCAGCCTGGGCACCGGTGGCGATCCAGCGGCCATACAGGTATACGAAGCAGAAACCACTGAACAAGTGGCCGAATGGCGACACAACAGGACCACCATACCTGAACAGGTTCGCATCTTAGCCAGCATTTGTGCTCACATCAATGAAACTGTGCAGGATCCTCAACAGATCTACTACAGCATAGAAAACAACACCATTGGCGAAGCAGCCTTGATCAGCATAGCTGAATACGGTGAAGAACGCATACAGGGCTATTTTCTCAGTGAGCCCGGCACGGGTGGCGGGCGTAGATATCGCAAAGGATTCAACACCACCAACAAGCCCAAACTGGCGGCCTGCAACAAGTTAAAATTGCTGGTAGAAACGGGCCGCATGAAAATCCGCAGCACGGGCTTGGTTTCAGAGCTCAAAACCTTTGTGGCCTCAGGCATGGGCTATGCTGCCAAACCCGGCGAAACCGACGATCTTGTCATGAGCACAGTGCTGGCAGTGCGCATGCTACAACTGCTACAAACCTATGACAATGATATCAACAACCAGCTGAGAGATCACGGTGACGAAATCAAACCACCCTTGCCCTTCATAGCAGTCATGCGATAAATAACTTACTATGGCAGATATTACACCCGCTCGTAAATTGTTTGACCTTTTGATCAGCAGAGATTTTGACCCAGAAACCCTGGATTCCGCTGGCCGTCCAGCTGCAGACCCTGCCGAAGCAGAAATATTCAGCTTTGATTTCCGTGCCGAAAGTGGCCGAGATTATGGCACAGTGGTTATCATGCTCAGCGACACAGGAGATCTAGATGTGTACTGTGCGGACAACGTGGGTAGAACCATGGAAGGCTCAGACAAGGATGATTGGTTTGTTTTTCTTGAGCAACTGAAGAATTTTGCTGTTCGAACCAATCGACTGAATTTTGGTGTAAAAAATCTCAATCATTTAAGATACAGCATGCAAGGACAGGCTGCCATCAAGGAAGGCCTATTTGAATCATGGTCTGGCAAACGAGACGTCAGTTGGAATGCTGGAGCCACAGAAAGCCGACTCATGATCAAACACAAACGGGTCATGGGCGAAGGTGAAGCCAGATTTCGTTGCATAGAAAGCCTGTTTATTGAAACAGCCGACGGTGAAAGATACAAACTGCCATTCCGCAACCTCACAGCCGGCAAGGCCATGTTGGAACATGTGCGTGCTGGTGGACGACCCTACGACGATCGTGGACAACACATTGCAGAAATGGTCACGGAATTAAATGTGCTCAGCAGATTCCGCAGAGCCAACACAGGTAAATTATTAGAAGGCGACACTGCTGTGTTGGTTGAGAAGACCACGGCCTATTACGAAACACTGCGACACACATTGAAGAGCCTAGCCACACGTGGTGGTTATGGACGATATTTTGAAACTTGGAATCCAGTGGAGCTCACCGAAGAATCTGCCGTGATCGATGGACTCAAACATTTATTTGTAACACAGAGCATTGACCAGCGCATTGAAGATGCACTGCCGTTGATCGCTAGAATTCAACAACAGGAAAACGCCATGAAAGAAACAGAAATATTTGAAGCCTGGGCTGAACAGCTCACAGAAGGAACCTGGCAAACACCAGACACACCAGAAAAGCAACAGAGATTGATCAAACTGTTGAGCACAGACTTGCCAGTGGGTGCTGATGCTACCAATGCCACAGAACAATTGTATGATCTCCTGGGCGATGACCAGTTGTTTGATCAACTGCAGGCCTTGGCTGACAGTGATGCCAACGCAGATGCACGCCAGGTCGTACTGAACCGCATGCAAGAACTGGATCAGGATCCAGATGTAATGAAAGTTATTACCAGCTTGAACATTGACGCTACAGCAGAAATGAATCCGCCTGAGCAGACTCCAGCAGATTTAGATGTTGACCAAGATATGAAAGAGGCAGTCAAAGATCCAGCGGATCAGACCGAAGATCCTGAAGGTACCAAACAACCAGCCTATCCTGAATATGATCAAGACTTGAGCAGTATCTTGAAACATGCAGGTGTGCCCGCCCAAGAACGACCAGCACCAGATTATGAACTGGAAGTGGCCGAAACAGCCAATCCGGGTGTGACCCCAGCCGACATCGACGGCGTGCCCACAGAAGAATTGGATGAAGCAGATCGTTGCAACATGAGCGAAGCTGGTGAAAGTTGCCCAGTGCATGGACTCCGAGAGTGCGGCATGTACGAAGCTTCGGCTCTGCAAGGACAGTATGGACACAGTGGTAGAATGAAACCGGTGGCCGAAGACACTGGATTCTTGACTCGTCTCAAAGAACTTAGCGGTATGATCCGCAACTAAATTTGTAATCTGAACAACCGCGTCATAAATACTCTTGACGCTACTCAAACCAGCGTGTATACTTGCTAAAGTGTATGCGCTTTTTTGTCAGCATCACAGGCAACGTAACATCTAAACATTTAGATAGGCAACACATAGTAAACTTTAGAAAGGCAACTCAACTATGGCATCATTAGCAGAAATTCGCGCAAGACTAGCCGCCAGCGAATCCAAACAAGGCGGAAACTCCACAGGCGGTGACAACTCGATTTA